GTGCCCCCGCCCCCGGAACCCCCGGAACCCCCGGAACCCCCGGAATCCCCGGAAGCCCCGGGGGTCGCCGCCGAGCGGTCACCATCAAGTAGCACCCAACCCAACACTAAGGTACCCACCTGGAACAACCGATCACACACCATGGCTATCACCCTCGCACCCCGCACGCAGAAAAACACCCCCGTGAGCCCCGTCAACCCCAACCCGCGTCACGGCAGCACCGCAGGTGCGCCTGGCGGCGCGACCGCTAAGCAGCCGCCCCAGCCGCCCGCACACGCCATCCACCTGCCGGCGTTCGCCAAGGACGGCAGCCGGCTGGCCAAGGACATGCTCCTGGCCCGCCTGGTGGTCCGCTGCCCGGACTTCGCCTGCAAGATCCAGGGCGGCACCGTCTCGGCCGCCGGCCACGAGATCAAGGGCAAGCACAGCATCGGTCGCTACCGCTACGACGTGGGCGCCGAGATCTTCGCGGACCTGACCACCAACAAGACCAGGATCGACGCCGTGCTGCACCAGTTCTCGGTGGTGGACGCCGAGGACGGCTTCCGCATGGTGCCCATGGAGAAGCGCGAGGACCTCTTGAAGGCCCTGGAGCCGCTGATCCAGAAGCGCATGGGCTACGGCCAGTGGCTCGATGAGCACTGGTTCAGCACCATCGTCCCGGCCATCCAGGCCGAGCATCCCGACCACTTCGAGTACATCCTGCAGCGGGCGGTCACCCCGCCGTTCGAGCCCCGGCTGGAAGTCGTGCTCAGCATGCGGCCCCTGGGCGTGCTGGGGCCCAACGACTTCGACTGGGACAAGCTCACCCCCAAGGAACGCGAACGCTGCATCCAGCGGATGCGCCAGCAGGCCGACGACCTGGCCCGCGAGCGGGTGCAGAAGATCTTCGACGGGTTGCTCAACCCGATCGCCGATCTGGCCGTCGAGATCAACGGCCAGAAGCCCAATCCCAAGTTCAACCCCGACCAGCCCGAGGGCCCCAAGAACCGCAAGTTCCTGCCCGGCATCGGCGATGATGGCAAGAAGGCCACCGTGCTCGATCGCATGTTCCGCGAACTCGACCGGCTCTTGAACTTCAAGAGCTTCCTGACCCCGGAACTGGTCAACCAGGTCGAGCAGGCCCGCACCAACGTCTCCCAGGCCGGCGGCAGCCTCGATCGGGTCAAGGCCAGCGCCACGATCAAACAGGCGATTCTCGCCAGCTTCAACTCCGTGGCGGCCACCATGCGCCAGCAGTCCGAGGCCGCCCAGCAGCACGCGCGACCCGTCTCGTGAAACACGAGACGGGATGCGAAGGCGCAAGCGTACTACCATCACCCATGGGCAACGCAGACCATCCGACCTCGCCGAAGAAAAACTTCCGGGGGAGTCTGGGGTTCGAGCGCACGGTCTCCACCGCCTTCGAGGACGTGCTCTACTGCAAGTTCATGCCCGGGTTCCTGCTGGCCGAGGATATCGAGCCCCTGACGCTGCACCTGGGCTATACCAACCCCATCCAGATGGCCAAGGACCACCTGGTGGCCTCGCCCGGCTCGACGGTCGTGAAAGACGGCGCCATCCACCGCCTGGGGACCCTGGTACCGGCCCGTGCTCCCATCGGGAGCACGGGCCAGCTTGCGTTTGGCGAGTCTTCACAGGGCCCGTGCAAGTTCCTGGACCGCAACGACCGCTGTATCATCCACGCGCAGGCGCCCTGGGCCTGCGCTTTCTGCGACTCGATCATGTCCAAGGCCGAAGGCGATCGCCGAACCCTGGCGGCCAACATCGAGTTGTGGAAGTCCTGGCACGGCCGGGCAGACGGCTACGCCGACCTGTGGCAGATCCTGTGGACCATGGGCCGGCGCGGGATCGCCCCGCGACTGTCCCGGGCCCGCATCCTCGCCGCCCTCAAGCAACGGGGATAAGCCCTAAGAACCCAACACCAAAAAAGTTTCCCGCCAAACCGCAAGCGTGGAAGATGGTCGCTTGCGCCTGCACATCATCTTGGTGAGATATCCCATGAGCATCAGCTTCACCACCACCACACCCAGTGTAACGACTGCACCGTCAGGTTCGCCCTCGTCGCCACCGCCCAGCCCTGCGGCGCCCGCCCCCGGCGGGCTCACCGAGCAGGAACTGGAACAGCGCCGCCGCTACATCGGGGCCAGCGAGGTTCCGGTGATCGTTTTGGGCGACAGCTATCCGTGGCGCCGCTACTTCAACCAGCTAAGCCTCTACCGCCAGAAGCTGGGCCTGGAAACGCCCCGGCCCCGCACCGCCGCCACCGACGCGGGCCTGTGGCTGGAAGACTCGCTGATCCGCTTCGCCTACCACACCGTGGGCAAGGGCAATCGCAAGCACCGCCGGGTCACCCATCCCAACGGGGTCATGCAGGCCACCCTCGATGCTAAAGTTCCAGCACAACGTCGGGTCCTGGAACTGAAAAGTGTCGGCGAGACTTCGGTGCGTTGGCCCCGCGAACGCTGGGGGCATCCCGACCAAGTCGTCACCGGGCCCGACCAGTGCAGCCCGTGTCTGGGCTTCGACCCGCATGGCGGCCCAGTGTTCGGCGAAGGCGTTGTTCCCATCGAGTATTACTGGCAGGTCATCGCCCAGGTGGCCTGTATCAACGCACGCGGAGCGGTGCTGGCCCAGCAGCACGGCAAGCCGTTTATCCCTTATCTGGGCGGCTACCTCGCCGCCCACCTGCCCGGCACCCATCAGCCCTACCGCCTCTACACCATCGACGCACTGCCCGAACACGTCAGCTTCGTCGAGAACACGGTCTGCGACTGGTACGAGCAGCACCTGGTCAACCAGGTCGCCCCGGACATGGTGATGACCGTCGGTTCGTTCCTGAACAGTGTGCTCGCCGACGACACCGCCGAGGTGCCCGACGACCTGTTCGAGGCCGTGCTGCCGCTGCGACAGCAGCGCTCCGAGCACGAACGGCGTTCCCGCCAGTTGGAAAAGCAGATCAAGGAGCACGAAGCCGCCATCTGGCAGGCCGCCGGCAACGTCAAGCGGGTCACCTGCCCCGCCGGCCACGTGGCCGAACGGGTTGCCCGCCACCGCAAGGCCATGGCCGCCAGCACCTACCAGCAGACCGTCTACTACGCCCCGCCCCTCGGGGATCAGCCAGACACCGACGACACGCAGGAGTAAACCATGAGCACCCCCGGAAATCAGCCCATCCAGTTCAACCGACCGAATCGCACGCACAACACCCAGCCCCGCAGCTTCACCCCGGAGCGACCCGCCACCTCGCCGCCCGCCGCCAAACCGCAAGCGACGCCGCAAGCCTCGCCGCAAGAGCAGGTGCACGAAGGAACCGGGCGCGGCCCGGCCAAGTGGAAGCAGCGCCCCAACGAAAGCTGCACGCCGAAAGAAATCCTGGAACTGCTGGCCAGGTACCAGGCCCGCATCCAGGAACTGATCCCGCCGCAGGTCACCCTCACCGCCGCGCGGCTCATTCGGCGGATCGAGGTCCAACTTCGCCGCAATCGGGAACTGGGCCTGTGCACTCCGTCCAGCGTGGTGACCACCGTCGGGGCCGCCGCCGCCATGGGCCTGGATATCTGCGACGGCCAGGTGTCCGTGCGCATCAACTGCGCCCGCCATGAAAGCGAGATCGTGTTTCGCTACGCCAGTCCGATCGTGGCGTATCCCGGCCTTCTCCTGATCGCGGCACGCAACGGCTTTGCCATCTCCGCCCAGGCCGTGCACGAGCACGACCAGTTCGAGTTCGGACACGAGGGCGATCAGTACCACGTGCACTGGCGGCGGGCCCTCGACCAGAAAGGCAAGCTGATCGGGGCCTTCGCCAAGTTCTCCGACAAGGCCTCCGGGCACATGGTGCACGTGGAGTTCATGGACGCCCAGCAGATCGACCAGGTCGCCGGCGATCCCAAGTACCGCAGTGCCACCTGGAGTGCCTGGCCGACCGAGCTATGGAGAAAGTCACCCATTCGCAGGGGTTTCAAGATGCTGCCGGCATTGTCCGACAGTCTCAAGGTGGCCATCCAGGTCACCCAGCAGGATGAGACCGGCGAACCGCTGGACGACCTGCTGGACCTGTACCCGGAAGCTCACCCGGAAGATGGCGACGACTTGACTTGATCCTGGTGCTGGCGCAGGATATGGCCGGGGCCCGGAGTTCTTTGGGAAGGTGCCGCCGGCACTGGCTCCGGACCCGGCTCGTATCCACTTCGCCAAGGAGTCTGCTCCCATGACAGCGGACACTGTCGTAAGCCCCGACATACGACCCGAGCAGGAAGCTCAAGACGACCAGGACATCCACGTCATCGCTGACAGCAAGTCCGGGCGCTTCTGGAGTGCCCAGCGACAACGCTTCGTGCGTCAGCACTTTTACGCCACCGAGTACCGGGACCCCAGGCAGGCAGCCGGCACCGCCAAGCGACTCGCACAACACTGGGGTCACAACAGCAAGGGATACACACCGGGAGCAACCAAGTCACCCGACCTGGTCGTGCTGCATCGCAGACAGATCCAGAACTTCCTCGATCGCCAGCAACGCACGGACAAAGTCACCATGCAGAGCACACCGCAGCCCGGGCACGCCGGCTCGCCGTTCACCGCCCAGCAACTACACGAGATGGGCTACGTGGTGATCGACATCGACGACGGCACCTGCTACGGCGGGGCCCAGAACCCGCACTTCTACGCCGACTGGCAGCGGGCCCACGAATACAACCGGCTGGGCAACGCCACCAACGTACTGAGCAAGATCAACGACCCGACCCGCTTCGCCGTGGTCCGCACCGGCCACGCCCAACGCATCCGCCAGGCCCTGCTCGGGGCCAACGGCCGACGACCACAGATCCAGGTGCTCGACCCCGACCGCGTGCACATCCACACCCCACCCCCGCCCCCGGAAGCCCCGGAAACTCCCCGCGTAACGGCAGCACCGCCAGATGCGCCTGCCGGCGCGACCACCAAGCCGCCCCCGGAAGCCCCACAAGCACGCCCGGACACCGCCAGGGCCCTGGAGAAACTCGCCGAAGCGGTCAACCAGTACGCCACCGCCCACCAGCAACTGGCCCAGGCCCGGGAACAACTCCAGCAATACGCCGAGTCCCTGCGGCACAACCTGCACAAACTCGAAGACGAGACCCTGGCACTGGGCCTGCAAGTCGAAGAAGCCGACACAGCCCTGAAACAAAGCCTGATCAAGGTCCCGGACAAACCATGAGCCACGTCACCCGCATCAAGATGAAGATCAAGAGCCTCGACGCCCTCAAGGCCGCCGTCGCCCGCTTCGAGAACCTGGAATGGCGCGAGGGTAAGAAGACCCACAACTGGTGGGGCAGATTTCAAGGCGACTACAACGACGGAACCATCCGTCCCGACCAGATGGGCAAGTGCGACCACGCCATCGCCCTGACGGGATCACCCTGGCTGGACCACGCCGACCGCAGCCAGCCCTACGAGGTCGGTGTCTGCGCCGAGCCCGACGGCACCTGGCGGCTGCAACTGGACTTCTACAGCGGCGGCCGGGGCCTGTGCTCCGTGGTGGGCGAGAAGTGCCAGAAGCTCAAGCACGCCTACGCCCTGGAGTATGCCAAGGAGAAGCTCAGCACGCAGATCGGGGCCGGCTGGCGGGTCACCGAGGTCCCCCAGGAAGACGGCAGTGTCAACCTGGAGGTCAGCGAGTCGGCCGGCAGTATCGCCGCCGGCTGGAGATAGCCCCGGCGTTGCCGCGTCACGGCAGCACCGACAGGTGCGACTGCCGATGCGACCGCTAAGCCAAGGAGCAACCACAGATGCGTAAAATCATCGTTCACGTCCCGGCCGACCCGGAAGAAGACACCGTCACCGTCACCACCGAGGGCTTCGACGGCCCGGCGTGCCTGGAGGCCACCGCCGAACTGGAACGGGCCCTGGGCGACACTGTCGCCGAGGAACGCACCCCCGAGTTCTACGAACGCCAGGACGACATCCGTCTGGCACAGGAAAGATAGCCGCCAAACCGCAAGCGACACCCACAATCCACGCTTGCGCCTCCACATTCGGGAATCTCCCATGATCGCACGTACCACCCTCAAGATCCATCCCGACGGCCAGATCGAGTTTATTCACGACGATGAGCTTGTCGAGATGTTCCAGGACGCCATCGCCGACCAGCACACCACCCGTGCTTCCCACGTCGAGCCCAGCCAGACCAGCCCCGGCACCTGGGACGCGGACTTGTCGCCGGTGGGTGGTCCGCTGCTGTGCGGATTTGCCAAGCGGCAAGCCGCCCTCCAGGCGGAAGTCGCCTGGCTCAACGCCCATTACCTGCACATATCATCGTAACCGACATCGCATCCAGCACCCTTCACAAGGAGACCCCATGCCACGACCCAAGAACCTGATCCCCAAGATGCGTACCGCCCAGGACCTGGTCAAGTTCCTCCAGGACCTCAAGCACCGCCGCGAACAGGCCCTCCAGCAGGTCCACGAGATCGACCAGGTCTTCGCCAGCTTGCAGACGCTGGACCTGACGGACCACCAGCACCAGACCAGAACCAACGCCAAGCCGCAAGCGAGAACCCGCACCACCCGGGGGGATAAGGCCAAAGCCTACCGCGTGAAGAAAAAACGGGCGTTCAGCAAGGCCCAGGCCCGCAACACCCCCGGAAGCAACCGCACCACCGGCCGTGAGTTTGTGCTCACGTTCCTCAAGCGTTCGGGCCCGGCCAACACCAAGGCCATCACCGGTGCCTGGCGCAAGGCCCGCCGGTCCGCCCGGCCCGACCAGGCCATCAAGACCCTGGTGGACAGCGGCCTGGTCGCCAAGAAGAACGACCCCGAGACCAAGGGTTCGCTGTACACCCTGGCGGAAAAGAAATAACCATGCAGCTACCCGAAGCATACATCTCCCCGCATCCGCAGGTGGACCGCCTGCTGCTCGATGTCAGCGACCACTTCACCACCGAGGGTCTGCTGCCCGGCCAGATGCTCTGCTTCTGGTGCGCCCGGCTGGACGATGGCAGCCTGGAAGTCCAGACCCGCAGCTACGTGCTGCAAGATCAGGACGACAAGGGCAAGTCCGCCGACGCCATCCGGGAACTGGCTGCCAGGATCGAGCCGTTCGCCCTGGTGACCATGTCCGACGCGACACTCACCCTCGTCAGGCCCGACGGCACGCACGAGCAGACCGACGCGGTGATCTTCACCATCCAGGACTACCACCAGAACAAACCCCGCACCCAGCAGATGATCGTGCCCTACCGCCAGGAGGTTCAGGACTCCAAGCTGACCCGGACCCTGGGCCAGCCGACGGTCGGACTGACCGGCGCGGGCATAGCGAGCCGCTGGCAGGACCTGCTGCCGCCCAAAGATAAGTGAACCCGCAGACCGCCCGGGTGCCGGGCCACTACGCGGCGGGGTGGAACTCCGCCGGCCCGGCCCCGGGCTTTTCACCCACCATCATGACCCGCAAAAAAGACACCTACCGCAAGCAGAAACCCATTGCCATGAGCCAGTGGGGCAAGGACCACTGGTCCACCCTGGCCTACATCGAGTGCCGCTGCGTCGATCACGGCGGCGTGCCCGACCGCCGGCACATGAGGGCCAACCCCGAACTGCACCCGCAGTTCGCCCACATTGCCTGGGAAGACGACATCCCCACCCGGCGCAAGGGCGGCAAGCTCAAGCACAACCACGACGACTGGAGTTGCGTGGATGACATGGTCGCCGAGGGCCTGGTCCGCTGGTTGGGCACGGGCATGAACCCCGTGTTCAAGCTGACCGAGCGCGGCCTGGCCGTGTGCACCGCCATCCGCAAGCACAAGGCGTCCGGGGGTAACTTCGCCGGCTTCATCCCGCCCCCGGAAGACACCCTGCCGCCCCGGCCCGAGCCCCAGGATCAGGACGAGATCGACCTGCGCGAAGCCCTGCACCTGACCGCCGACGGCCATCCGGTGCACGGCTACGCAGGTCCCGCCGCACCACTGGGGCCCACGCCATGAAAATCTATAAGGTCAGCGTCCACGATCCCGACGAAGGAGCCTGTCTAAGCTGGCACGCCAGTCTGGCAGAGGCCAACAAGGCTCGCCGCAAGGCCAAGCACACCATCTACATGGCCACCCAAATCTGCAAGGACGCCCGGAGGGACGCCGGTGAACCGTCCCACATCACCACCATGCAGATCCCCATGACCAAGCAGGGCCTGCTCGATTGGCTCAACAGCCACTTCACCCACGACAACGGTTAGCCATGAGCAAGACATCATCCTCCACCTGGTTCGAGGTAGACAAGGACGGCCTGGCCCGGCTGCTGGCCCGGCAAGGCAAGAGCTTCGTGGTCTTCGAGCTACTGCAAAACGCCTGGGACGAGGACGGCGTGACCGAGGTCCGCGTCGAACTGACTCCCGTGGCGGGCCAGCCCCTGTGTCAACTCACGGTCACCGACTCGGCGCCCGAAGGCTGGAAACGACTCTCGGACGCCTGGACCCTGTTCGCCGACTCGACCAAGAAAGACAACCCCTTGAAACGCGGCCGGTTCGACATCGGCGAGAAGTTAGTATTGGCCATCTGCCGCGACGCCCGGATCGAGACCACCACCGGCACGGTCATCTTCAACGCCGACGGCACCCGCCAGCGCAGCAGTTGCAAGACCCAACGCGGCTCGTCCTTCACCGCCTACGTGAAAATGACCCGGGCCGAGTACGACACCGTCTGTCAGGACGTACAACGGCTCATCCCGCCCGAGGGCATCAAGACCATCTTCAACCGCCAGGTGCTCCAGCGGCCCCACATGCCGACCCGGTTCGCGTGCACCCTGCCCACCGAGACCAGCGATGGCGACGGCAACCTCATCGAGACCAGCCGCAAGACCACCGTTGAGGTCTACATGCCCCGGGCGGGCGAACAGGCCTGGATCTACGAGATGGGCATCCCGGTGGTCACCTGGGATGCACCTGGCAACTGTCACGCCAATGTCCTGCAGCGGGTGCCCTTGAACTGGAACCGCAACAACGTCACGCCCGGCTACCTCAAAGCCCTGCAGGTCGCGGTGCTCAACCACGTCTTCGAGCATCTGGATGCCGAGCAGGCGGCCAGCACGCCGGTGCGGGAAGCCTGCGGCGACCCCCGGGTTGATCCCCAGGCCATCCAGAAGGTGCTGGACCTGCGCTTCGGCAGCAAGCGGGCCAGCTACGACCCCAACGATCCGGAATCCGCCGGCAAGTTCCAGCACGCCGGTGGCCGGGTGATCCACGGCGGCGATCTGTCCAGTGCCGAATGGCAGCAGGTCAAAGAGCACGGCCTGGTCAAGCCCGCTTCCCACTACACGCCCAGCCCCGACGCCTACAGTGCCGGGGGCCGGCCCGAGAAGGTCATCGCCGAGAAAGACTGGACGCCGGGCATGAAGAAGCTGTGCCTGTTCGCCTACGACCTGGCCCGCCAGATCCTGGGGCACTCCATCAGTGTGCGGGTAGCCAGCGAGCCCACCATCTGGTGGCGAGCCAACTACGGCCAGCGGCAACTGACCCTGAACCTGGGCAAGCTGGGGCACCGGTTCTTCAACGACTTCCCCGACAACCTGGAAGACGCGCTCGATCTGCTGATCCACGAGTTCGGCCACGATTTCGAGGGTGGCGACGACCACCTGTCCGACCAGTACCATCGGGCCCTGACCCGCCTGGGTGCCCGAGGGGTCCTGCTGGCCCTCGACAACCCCCGCTTCTTCAAGCAGTTGAAAGTAAAAGCCGAGCCGGCCGCCCGGCCGACGGTATAATTGACACGACCATGAGCAACCAGATTCTCACCATCGCACCGTACCGCCAGCACGGCACCTGGGTCTTCGACGACGACGCGGCGGACCTGCACCAGGAACCGTTCGTCGCCGGCGCCCCCGAGATGATCGACGTGCTGGTGGCCGACATCCCCCAGGCCGCCGCCGGCTTCCGCCTGTTGTTCTCGCCCGAGCCGTTCCCGGGCCACCAGCAGGTGCTGATCCACGACGGCGAAGAAGACGGGGGCAACTGGTACCGCACCCAACAGCCCGCCATGCGCGGCTGGCTGTGCCCGGCCCTGTTCAAGTATTTCCGCATGGCCCCGCAGCGCATCTACGTGAAAGCCGAGGCCCTCGCCCAGCACCAGGGGAACAACCGCCATGAGTGAAACCACCCTGCATCCCGTACTCTGCCAGCAGCTTGAAGAAACCGACCCGGGCCACGACCTGGGCTACCGTTACCAGGTCGTCCAGCCCGACGGCGACTGCCACCGCTTCCGCACCCGCGAGCAGCTTGAGCAGTTCGTCGGTCGCCACGGCCTGCGGGCGGTCACCGAAAGCGAATGGTTTGACATCACCCACGCCGGATCGCCGAGCCCCAAGTCGAAACTCCACGGCTTGTCCGGCCACGTCACGCACGACGAAATGGCCTACAACCCCGACGATCCGGACAACCAGCCGTTCGACCCCCGGAACCCCAACGGCCCGCCGGACGACACGGACCAAGACCCGGGGGAGCTTCCGGAGGCCGGGGCGGACCCTACCTGACTGGCTTGCGGGGGCCGGGGCGGGGCCGGGGGCGGCCAAGCCCAGGCAAGCCACGTGACCCCGGCTTCTTCGCCGGCTGGCGGATGGGCCGCCGGGAGCGGTTCCGGGGTTCGACCCTGCCCTATCTGCCCGCCCACCACTGGTGGGACTGGCTCACCCCCTGGCTGGGCCTGTTCGTGTTCTACCTGCTGTTCATCCGGGGCTGCTCGGGCTGAACCCTTGCAACCAGAACCGGTGCGCGGTATGATACCCCGAGAAGTTATCTACTGGGCAGTTGTGTATTTGCCTTCATGCGGATGTGGAGAGAGAAACCCTGGCGATCACCTGGTCCAAGCGGTTCCCCGAGCCGGCCACGCTCGACGAGGCCGAGACCCGCCTGCGGGCCCTGCGGCGGGAGGTCGAGCGCATCGGCATCCAGACGCTCACAAGCCGCCCGGGACGCGGCAGGATGGCGTACAAGGCGTGGGACTGGCGGGGGCGGGCCACCAGGGCCCTGGGCATCAAGCGGGCTCAGGCGGCCTGCCTGGCCGCCTGGATGCAAAGCCAGGCCCGTCCGACTCAAGTCGCACCTTCCGAGGGCCGACCATAGGTCTATGCCCCGATCGGCCAGGAACATCCCAGGTTACCCAGGTTACCAGGTCGATCAGGCCGGCCGGGTCTTCACCGAATGGCAGCGGCGGGGACTGGGCAAGGGCCAGGGGTTCGCCTGGTACCGCTCGGGACACTTCCGGCCCTTGAAGGTCCAGTCCGGACTCTGCGGCCGCCTGTACGTCCGCCTGCGCCGCCGCGAGGGTGTCTATGACAAGCGATCCCCCAGCACCCTGATCCGGCTGGCCTTTGCCCCCGAAAGCTAGAGGAGAATGAGCCGTGGCCCAATGGACCAAGCCCTACACCCAGACCAAGATCCGTCCACCGATCAAGTGCCACGGCGGCAAGTTCTACCTGGCCCGGCGACTGCTGGACCTGGCCCCGCCCGATGAGATCGGTTACCTGGTCGAGCCGTTCGCCGGCGGGGCCAGCTTCATGCTCAACCAGAACCTCAAGGTCACCGGGGGCCGCATCCTCGCGGATCTCGACTGGTTCCGGGTCAACCTGCTGGCCTGCATCCGCGACAAGGGCCCGCTGCTGGCCGAAGCTCTGCGCCAGGTCCAATACACCCAGGAGACTTTCGACTTAGGCAAGCTGCTGGTGGCCCACCGCGAGCAGCCCAGGACCACCGACCCGGGCCCGGGCCGGCCCTGCTGCGTGGCCACGGCGGTGGCATATCTCGTTGCCAACCGCATGTCGCGCGGTGGCATGGGCAAGGCCTTCGCCTGGTCCACCCGCAAGCGAGGCGGCCAGCCCGGAGACCTGAATGCCTGGCAGACCATGATCGAGCAGATCCCGCTGGTCAGCCAGCGGCTGCAAGGCGTCAAGACCTACCACAGCGAATGCCTGCAGACGCTGCGCAATGTCCAGTGGCAGCCGTGGGATCTGATCTACGCGGACCCGACTTATTTGGCTTCCACCCGGAAGGCTCCCCGGGTGTACGCTTTCGAGATGGACCGCCAGCGGCACATGCTGCTGGCCACGGCCCTCAATGCCGTGCCCTGCCGCGTGATGCTCAGCGGCTACGACAGCGACGACTACCAGGCCTGGTACGACGCCCAGGGCGGCTGGCAGCGGATCACCTTCGACATGCCCAACCACTCGGGCCAGAACAAGACCAAAGAGCGCCGCACGGAGGTGGTGTGGCTGAACTACTGCCTGACCACCGGCCAGCGCCTGCCCGGCGGCAATCGGAGACCCGCCGCATGAGCAGCGTCAAACAAATTGCCAGCCGGGAGATCTGCAAGCTCTGCTGGCACGTGAATGCCGTGGGCTTCCAGGTCCCGGACGCCGTCTGGGCCGAGGTGGCCCCGGCCCACCTGCTGTCCAGTGTCATCTGCCTGCAGTGCTTCACCCGTCTGGCCGATGAGAAACTTATTGCCTGGGACCGGGCCATCACCCTCTACCCGGTGAGCCTGGCCACCCACCTGGAGATCAACCCATGAACCCCATCCAGATCACCCACATCGACACCGGCCTGTACCCCCACGGCATCATCGTCCACGGCGAGGACCCGGCGGGCGCATGCTGCCAGGCCCGGCTGAACTTCTACACCGTCAAGGGCAACCTGGCCTGTGATTTCCGCCAGATGCAGAGCATGGCCGGCGTAGACCAAAGCATTCACATCTGGCTGGACCTGGTCAGCAGCCCCAAGCCCCTGGTGGCCATGTTCGGCTCGACCTGGCGGGTCACCGGGATCTCCCCGGCCCCGGCCCCGGAAAAAGCCCCGCAGGCGGAGTGTGCCGCATGACCCGGCAACCCTTCGAGGATATACTCGGCGGCATGTTCGGCGCAGGCAATCCGTTCGGCCACCAGCCACCCTTCACGCCCGACGAAGTTCGGGCCGGCGAATCCTGGCTGGCCGGCAGGTGCCGCAGCTTCGTGGCGGGGTTTACCCATGCCGCCCGGGCCGACACGCACCACAGCCAGGACCGGAAGCTGGCCGCCTTCCAGAAAGTCTTCGGGCCCCTGCCCGATCGCGTGGCTTTGTACATCCTGACCCAAGGGGGATAAGCCCTATGACCATTCGCGTCGAAAATAAAAAGCACTTCCAGGGCCAGGGCATCTACATCGGGCGCCCCAGTGTGTTGGGCAACCCCTACACCCTGGAGATGTACTCGCGGGAGCAGAGCATCGCCCTCTACCGCGAGTGGCTGGCGATCGAGTACCCCAAGAGCCTGGCGGTCCGCCGCCAGATCAACGCCCTGCTGCAGCTTTACGAGCGCGGCGAGGACGTGGTGCTCATCTGCTGGTGCAAGCCCTTGCCCTGCCACGGCGACGTGATCGTCGAGTTTGTCCTGGACCTGAACGCCGGCACCCGCCCCCGGATACCCGACGTGGTCACCGGTTGCGTAGACCCAGCTTCCGGGGGTAAAACTTCCGGGGGCGGAAGCAAACCGCCCCGCCACGAGCGGCTGTGCGATTTCATCGACGAGTTGATCGAGAGTGACCAGTTCGACTGGTGCCTGCCCACCCTGGAGGGCATCCGCCAGACGGTGGCCGACAACGAACGGGCCAGCATGGGCCAGATCCAGGCCATCGTCAACATCGCCGAGACCCGCGAGTTTTCCGTGCCCGACCTGGAGTAGCCATGATCACGCACGACCCGTATCCAAGCATCATAAACCCATGCAAGTACGAATGCGAGAATATGTATCGCGTCGCCACACTGCAGGACGGACCCGCCTTTCAGCAAGCCATCATGGCCCTTAACGACCTGATCATGAAGCTGCACACCTTCACCGCCACGCCCAAACTGCTGGCCCGGAAGATCGACGAGGGCCTGCAACTGCTGCCGCCCGAGATCAACACCCAGCCCACCAAACCATGAACCTCCAACCCGCCAAGAACAACCCCCGATCCAAACGCAAGTTGACCCAGGGCTCGTGGACCGAGCACTTCACGTGCGTGCTGCCCGAGATGCAGCGCGGCCCCTGGACCATCGAACGCTTCGAGGTCCCCAAGTGCAGCATCGAGAACATCCGCCTGGCCTTCGACGGCCGAGCTTGCCAGCCGGGCGTCTACACCCGGCTGATGCACAAGAACCTCGGACACGACCCCGTAATGAGCGACACCACCGCCGAGATGTGCGATCAGATCGCCGTGTTCCGTCACGCCACCGGACGGGTGCTGATCCATGGCCTTGGCCTGGGCTGCACCCTGCAGGCGGTGCTGGACAAGCCCAAGGTCACCCACGTGGACGTGGTGGAGATCGACCAGGACCTGCTCCTGCTGGTGGGCCCCTACTTCGTGGCCGACCAGCGTGTAAACTTCGTGCACGCCGACTGCCTTGCCCACAAGTGGCCGCCGGGCACCCGCTGGAACACCGTCTGGCACGACATCTGGCCCAGCTTGAGCGAAGACAACCTGCCCGAGATGCACCGGCTGCACCGCTCGTTCGGCTCGCGCTGCGACTGGCAGGGCTCCTGGGGCTCGGCGTACCTCAAGCAGCAAGCCCGCCAGTGGCGGCAGCGTGACCGGTTCTTCGAGTGCGCCGCCCGCCGCCGCCTGGGAGTCGGATAGCACCTGCATGTTCCGCGAGTTCACCCTGACCGAGACCGACTTTCCCTTGGGTTGCCGGGTCATCAAGCCGATGTTGGGCCTGGGGCGCGATCGCACCGGCACCGTGGTCGGCCACGACGTGTACCCCTATGCCGGTTATCAGACGCTGGTGCTGCTGGTAACCTGGGACCCCCGGAACCCCCGGAACGCCGCCCCCCCGTGTAACGGCCGCGGCGCAGTCGCCGGTGCCGCCAACAGCAAGCCCGGGAAAATCACCCGGCACCCGCTGGTGCACGACTCGCGGATCACGAGACTCGACGATGGCAACCCCCCGGAAGAAAACCCCCCGGAAGAAAGCACGCAAGAAAAAGGGTCCCCACCCGCCGATCGAGCACCCGATCAAGCCGACCCCGATCACCTGGGTGTCTGACATCGGTCAGACCCGCAACGTCATCCAGGACACGCTCAACCGCGCCGACCCCGACGATCGCGCCGGCCATGTCCCGCTAAAGCACAGCCTCTCACGACCCGATCAACAACGATGGAGAAAGTGGGTGGGCCGCACCCCCGAAGGGTACGACCGGCCCACCGAAAGCTACCAGCGACCCACCATCGGACCCCACACGCCGCCCGTCACCATGAGTGCCAAGACCGTCACCCAAGTCCGCCGGCCCCGCGAAGTGTTCGGGGTGAACCTGGGCATCGAGCCGATGGTCCTGGTCCGCAAGGGCCTGACCGAACTGTGGTGGCTGCCCGGACGGCAGATCGGCGGCCAGTACCACCAGCCGGAACTGCGGCTGGTCAACCTCGATAACCACACCCTGGTCAGCCGCACTCTGCAAACCGGCGGCAGCCTGACCCAACACACCCTGAGCCTGCGCAACCGCTTGCTCAGCGACAGTTTCGGCGTCGAGGATCTGGGCCTGTCGCTCGATCCGACCAAGACGACCGTCATCACGTAGGAGAGCTTCTGATGAAACTGCTCGTCGTTCTTTGGACCCTGTTGTGCGATCTGCTGATGCTGGGAGCCTGCATCGCCGTGTTCCTGGTGGTCAAGCCCGTGCTGCTGGCCGTGGTGATGGTGGCCGCCATGGCCTACATCTGGCTCAGCAAGCACCCGTCACCGTTCGTGACCTGGCAGCCATCCAACCTCAAGAATTACTGGACCCAGGCCCAGGGCACCTTCGACCTGTGGAAAGGCTCCTCCTCGGGCACCTGATGTTGCCAGGCCGGCCGCCGGCTGCTAGAATGCAGTCATCGGGAGGCCCATCCATGAGCGATCCCTTTGTCAAAATCGGCGTGATCCTGGTGCTCATCTGTCTGGGCATCGTCGCCTGGGAAAAGCTGACCGGCCGATGGCCGCCAGACCAGCCCAAGCCGGTGGTCGTGTTCACCCCCGAGGAACTGGCCCGCGACCCGGCGTACCAGGAAACCCGGCGCCTGCAGGCCGACGAGGAGGCCCGCGACGCCGAGAGCAAGCTCCTGGAGATCATGCGCCAGCATCAGGACAACCCCCGAGACTAACCCCGGGCAATCAGGGCTAACTTCCGGGGGCGCTTCAGTTTCTTGATCTCGGCTTCCCGTCTTGCGGCGTCAGCCCTTGTGGCAACGGGCTGCCGCCAGACAAGCAGGACGGGCAGCCGGGATCTTGTATAGCGGGACCCCCGGCCGGCCATGTGATCCATGAGCCGACGGTGCAGGCCACTGGTCATGCCGCAGTACAGCGACCCGTCCACGCACAGCAACAGATAGACCCACCAGGCGTTCCGGGGGCGGCTGCTTAGCGGTCGCGCCGCCAGTCGCACCTGCGGTGCTGCCGTTACGCGGCGGGAGCGGCTGGCGTTGGTGCCCGCCCGCATGGGCTTGACTGGTCCCTGCCGGGTCACCATTCAGGAATCCTCGGGGAAGTTCTGGGTCAGCACGTTGGCCGGCGGTGCGGCGGTGACCAGGGCCACCATGGCCCCGAAGCTGTGATCGTGGGCCAGCTTGTCGGGGATCTTGGACAGGGCCGTGATCGAGGCCCGGATCGCCAGGGCATTGCGCACCGACAGGCTGAGCACCTCGTAGCTCTTGATCCGAAACAGCTTGATCTTGGCCCCGAAGCCCTGGCTGCGGCAGGCCTTCTGCAGGCCCGTGCAGATTTTCTTATCGAGATCGTCCGGCTTGCTGTGGAACTGGGCGAAGCTCAGCGTGCCCAGCACCTGGCGCAGCACCATCTCGCCAGCCTCGGAAATCAGGAAGTCCGTGTTCTCGCTGGCGGTCAGGAACTGACCCAGGTCCTCGACGGTGTAGGTCATCACGGCGTCCACCTCGATGGGCACACCGTCGCGCAGGGTGATCTTGATCTTGTCCACCACGTTGTAACACAGCGTGGTATGCGTATCCTCCATGGTCTGGAACATGGTGGCCAGGTGCAGGCCGGGATTCAGGTTCGAGCCCGGCCGACCGAACGTGAACCGCACACCCAGGTTGCCCTTGCGCACGATGATCGCCTTGATCGGCAGCATCAGGTAGATGACGCCCCAAAGCAGTTGGAACAGTTGGATGATGGCCTGAATGAGTTCCGCCATGGCGATCTAGCTCCTCTGCTGATAGTGGCGACTCTTGCCCCAGTACCGCTGCCAGCGGGTGGCCGTGCGCATGGCACGCCCCATGCGGCTGCTGCGCGGCTGGGGCCCGCTGACAGTCACCGCCCCGAACGCCTCCAGGGTCCGGGCCCGGCACCCTGGACGCTGGCATTGAAAACCATGAATGCCCTGGGGCTGACCGTCGGCACCCAGGCCGCCCGGCCAGGTCTTCACCTGCTGCCAAGGGTGCAGGCCCAGCCGGCACTTCAAGTGGCCGAACCAGGTTGTCTTGACTTTCTGCTCCGCCATCTGGATCTCCCCTAATGTCTAAGCGTCCCGGCTCTGCAGACCACCGCCAGCATGGTCCGGGGCGACCTGCAAATGGTCGTGCACGATCCGGTGGGTGTGGCTGATGATCGCCGCCGCCAGGCTTACCGGGACACACTTGAGGTCCTCGATGCGTAGCTGCTGCATCCAATGGGCCCGAGGCAAGGCACAATCCTTCTCCAGCACCTGGATCATCTGCTCGACCTGGAACGGTGCCGCCACTTGCGAGCCGGCCACCGGCGGCTGGGCCGCAGCCGCTGCGCGAGCATCACCCGGGGGCAGTTGCTGCATGCCCTGGAACGGGCTCTCGTCCTTCTCGTACAGGTGCAGTGAGAGGCCGAACTTGGTGGCCGCCTTGCGCAGCCCGTCGGTGTGGGCCGCCTTCAGGTCGTAGCCGAAATTGTCGCACCCCCCGGCCGGGTTGCGCGACAGGTCCGCCTGACCCAAACCGTCCTTGTCAATGCTGACAGGGCTGCTTTCAGTCTGCACGTAGACCGTCAGCCGCACGTGTACCAGCACCTGGCCCTGGTCGGGGCTCAACCAGTGGCTCAAGACCCGGTCCGACCAGGCGTACCCGAACGCCTCGTTAAGCTGCCGGATCAGGGCCGCCGGCTTGGGGTACCACGGTGTGAAGCCGTCGCCCCCGGCCCGATAACAATCCTGACGAATGTCCGACGGTTGCACGTGCCGATCAAGCACCTCGGTCACCGTGACCGGGAGCCTGATCACCATGCCAGACGTAGCCGCTTGCTTGTTCGTCATGCTGGGGGTCCACCTGGTTTTCTCGAATCGCCAGAACCCCCCGGGATTCCCACGGTCAAATGCTCGCGGCTGTAAGCCGCCCAGGCCCGCCGCAGGATCTCGGGGCCGTCCAGGGGCCGGTAGTCCCGCGCCGGCAGACTCACCGCCGGCCAGTAGTGCAGCATTCGCACCCCCGGAAGCCCCGGAAGCCCCGGAAGCCCTGCCGGGAGTTCCGGGCCGCCGGCCTTCGGCTCGTCCTGACCGAGGGTGTGGCGAATCGAACGCTCGGCCCGAAACGATGGATATGGCCCGATCGCCCCCGTGGTGATTTCAGGAGCAAGCTGCCAGCCCAGGTGAAAGTGGCTGACCAGGGTGGGCATCCAATCGTCCACGCGGGCGTAAGCGGGCAGCACCAGCAGCCGCAGCACACTCGGGTCCTTGAGCAGTTGCTCCTGCCGAATCGACTCGATGATCCGCCACTGCCAGGCCTGCTCCTGGGCCATCGGGAACCAGGCCCACACCGCCACCACCGGCACGCTGCCGTCGAGCACGCGCGGCCGGTAATGGAACGGAAGCTCGGTGTACTCCTCGCCCGGCAGCATCAGTTCGCTGTGCTTGTTCCACTGGTAGGCGTCACGCCCGCTGAAGGTGGTGTTGCACACCATCAGGGGGATCTGGCAGTTGGGGCACAGCGTCTGGCCGATCTGGTAGCTGGCCGGCCACGGCTCGGCCAGGTGCACCACGTGCAGGCTCTTGAAGCCCGGCCGCCCCCGGAAGTTCCCCTTGCAGCACGGGCAGCGCAGCGGTGTCGGAAGCTGAGGCAGCAGATTGTTCGATCCGATCTGGCTCATGCTCACGCTTTCTGGGGCCCGCGTCGGGGGTCAGGCGCGGCTTTGCCGCTGCTGCTACGCATCTCCGGCTTGGCGGCTGCCGCACCAGCGGTGCCCGGCTTCCGGGGGGCCATCTGGGCGGTCATCTCGCGGATGGTCTGGTCATACTGCTCGTTGGTCTGCTTCAAGGCCGCCAGCAGTTCCTGCTCGGTGAGCAGGCCGCGACGCTGCAGGGCCAGTCGCAGGGCGGCAAGCTCCAGTTCCACCCGGGTCAGCATGTTCATCAGCATGATGAACGGGCCGGCCTGCTCGGGCAGCTTCTCCGGGTTCAGCATCGCCCGCTGCTGGGCGTCAAGCGTCAGCAGGTCCGCCACACGACCCTGGTCACCCACGAACACCTCGTCGCCGATCGCCGCCTGGTCCATCGGCGGCGGGATCGCCGCGCCGGGCCGGCGCACGCGAAACCCCTTGCCGTCGAGGCTGGACATGCGATTGGGGTTGGGTGGTAGCTGGCTCATCGGCTCTTGCCTTTGCGGACCTTCACCCCGCCGGGCTTGCGCTGGTGCTTGGGCCGGACCTTATAGCCCTGGTTGACCTTGCTGACCTTCTGGTCCCAGTCGCCCTTCTTCTTGGCCTCTTGCATCTTGCCCAACGGGTCGGGCACGTTGCTGACCACCTGCACGCAGGGCTTGCCGGTCTTGGCGTCGATGTAGGCCGAGCCCAGTCCCTGCCTGGGGATCTTGCCGCTCCTGGCCAGACGGTTGAACTCCGTCTGGTAGTCCGGGGCCCGCTGGTGCGGATGGTCGATGAACCGGAAGTTGATTTGCTCACCGTTGATCCGGGTGGTCATCATGTCGCCGGAGCCCTGCGGGTCCACCTGGTGGGTGGTCCCCCGCACGATGACCTGCGGCAGACTCAGGATGCGCACCACGCGACCGGTGCAACCCTCCAGCGGGCAGGGCACGGTCGCCCCCAGGTCCGGGGCCTTGCCGATCGGGTAGTCGATCAGGAAATGACCGACCTTGCCCTCACGGGCCGCCTGGCATGCCCGCGAGGGCTCATCGCCCTGCTGCTGACCCGGGCAGGCACACTGGCACATGAACTCGTATTGCATCGGTCAACCCGCTCCCTTCCGCCGCTGACAGGCCTGCCCGTCTCGACGTTCCAACACGGTCCACCACCAGCAAGGCAGCAGCGCCAGGGCTTCACCGCCGACGAACCCCACGGCCGAGGGCCACCAGACCGACCAGGCTTCCTGCATCGGCCAGCCGCCGCCATGGATCGCCGCCGCCAGGCCGCCGAGCCCACCGGCAACGGCCAGAACGAACAGCCACAACACCGCACGGCTGGTGTACCAGTCCAGCGCACGTCTCAGCATGAGTAGTTCTCCTCTCACGCTCATTGTACATGAGATCATAGCAAATGCAAGAAGAAAACTCAGGCAGTAGATGATAAGCCAGGCTGGCAGAGCGGTTTTTAACTTCTGGTGGGGATCTGGCTGGGGGCCTGGCAGTCCGAAAGCCGCGTCAACCCGGTGCAGAAGTACCCGGGCTTGCGCTGGTCCTTCGCCAGGTTCACCAGGTAGACCTTGGCCCGCTCAACCGGCATAACCCGACCGGCCTGCTCGTACGCCGCCGGGAAGATGGGCACCGTGATGTCGCCGGCCAGGCCGGCCAGGTCCAGGATGGCCATCGAGCGGCCCTTGGATTTGCCCTGCTTGACCACCTTGACCCTGACGTTGCGGGTCAGGGCCATGATCACCGCCTTCTCGTAGGGCGGGTCCTGGTCTTCCAGGTCGGCGGGCGTGAGCAGTTGCTGCTGGTGGTGCAGGTGCACGAAGGAGGTAAACGGCGAGCAGGACAGGAAGCAGCCGGTAAGTTGGCGCTCTTTCTCCAGCAGCGTGTCCAGGGGAAGCTCGGGCAGCGCGTCCTCGTCGGGCTGGTAGCGGTGGATGAGGTCCAGCCACTCGTCGGGGGTGTGCCGGGGCTTGCCGCCGCTGGTGATCTTGGCGGTGGTGTTGTGGTACTTCTCGGTGAGCTTGAGCAGTTCGGGCAGCATGGCCACCAGGTGCGGGCGGCGGCCCAGGTCACCGTCGAGGTAGCAGTCCATGGCCCCGCACCAGATCAGGGTCTCGATCTCCGCCCGCGAGACCAGAACGTAAGGCTTGTACTCGTCGTCCTGGGTCTCGATCTTCCGGCCCTGGCGCACCACGGTACGTTTCTGGCCGGTGGGCCGGACCTCGATGCAGGCCCGCACGAAATCCTTGAAGCCCCCGCCCCCGCAGGCCGCCGCCTGGCCCGCAGGGCTGGTGATCCAGCGGGCCGAGCTTTCCGACAGGCCCTTGACCAGAGACAGGCCGAACCGGATCTCGTTCTTCCGAGGGTCGAGCTTACAGATAGCTCGGGAACGCTGGACACATGGCTGAAGAACGTGAATCCCCAGTCGGCGAGCTTCTTCGACATAATCGGCGACCTTGAAGTTGTAGCCGTCTTCCTTGCTGGTCTTGCCACTCTCGGAGTTGATCAGGCACGTGAGGTAGGGCAAGGGGTAATTGGCTTTGAGGTAGGCGGTCTGGTAGGCGACGACCATGCCGTAGGCCGAGGCGTGGCCGAGGCAGAATCCATACCGACCAAAGGTTTCCATCAGCGACCAGACGTAGTCGGCCTGGTCCCGCGTGGCCCCCTTGGCCACCGCGCCCTTGACGAACAGCGGCTTCATCTTGGCCAGGATCTTGGGCTTCTTCTTGCCCACACCCTTGCGGACCTCGTCAGCCTGGCTCATGGTGAACCCCGCCATGTCCCGGCAGGCACGCATCAGGTCCTCCTGAAAGACCATGACCCCGTAGGTTTTCTTGAGCGTGTCGGCCAGCAACGGGTGCGGCGGGTCCGGGGGCTCGTCGCCCGAGGCACGCTTCAGGAACACCTCGGTCATGCCGGCGTCGAGCATGCCGGGGCGGATGATGGCCACCAGCACGGCCAGGTCCCAGGGCTCCATGCGCTTGAGGTCCATGCGCTGGGCGAAGGCCCGCACATAGGGCCGCTCGATCTGAAAAACGCCAGCCAACTCACCCCTGGCCAGCATGGACCAGGTCCCTGGGTCATCCAGGGGGATCTGGTCGATGTTGAAGTCCGGCTGGTACAGCCGTCGGATCAGAAACTGGGCCTGCTCGATCACCCGCAGGGTGGTCAGGGCCAGGTAGTCCATCTTCAAGAGCCCCCGCTTCTCGGCGTCGTACATATCCCACTGGGTGGCCGGGAAGTTCTCCTCCTCGGTACGCGAGTCGGGGCTCTTGCGGTAGTAGGCGGGCAGGTAATCGGTGATGGGTCCCGGGGCGATGATGGTGCCGGCGGCATGAACGCCGGCCTGGCGGGCCTTGCCTTCCAGCCGGCGGGCGATGGCGAAAAGCTGGGGGAACCGGGCCTGCATGGCACGCAGGTCCGCACTGGCAGCCAGGGCCTTGTCCAGGGTGACATTGGGCCCCGGCGGAATGTAGTTAGAGATCTCAGCACTGAGCTTCTGGTAGTCGGGCAGGTCCAGGGCCCGGGCGGTGTCGATGATCGCCGCCTTGGGTTTGAGGGTGCCGAAGGTGCACAGTCGGGCCACATGATCGGCTCCGTACTTGTCCATGCTGTACTGCATGACAGCGCCCCGGCGCAGGTCGTCGATGTCCATGTCCAGGTCGGGGTTGGAAATCCGGTCGGGATTCAAAAAGCGCTCGAAGGGTAGCTGCCATTTCAAGGGGTCCAGCCAATGGTGGGAGATCGCCAGGGCCCAGACGCAGACGCTGGAACAGCCGCTGCCGCGCACCACGTAGCGGATGTTCTGGTCACGCATGAAGCGGCACAGATCAGCCACGATCAGGAAGTAGGGCGCGAAGCCCATGCGGGCGATCACGCCAAGCTCGAACTTGGCCCGCTCGACGTAGGCCGGGTCCTGGTCTACCCCGTAGGCGGCCAGCCCCCGGAAGACCTTGAAGGCCAGCAGGTCGATCTGCTGGCGGGCCTGGCTATCGTTGGTGCTTGCCGCCGTCATGCGTTGCCCAATAGGAAAAGGCCCACTGCATCAGGTCGATCTTCAGGCCGTACAGCTTGACCAGAGCCGTGGCCAGCAGCATGAGCATGCGATGTTTCATAGCGACGCTGCGGCCGGTTCGTCCGTGATCGCGTCCAGGTCGTGGTCCACCATCTCAGCCACCAGCCCCTGGAAGTCCACCTGCGGCTCCCAGCCCAGAACCTTTCGGGCCTTGCGGGGGTTGGCGATCAGGACATCCACCTCGGCCGGCCGGTAGAAGCGCGGGTCCACGGTGACGTAATCGCAGTAATCGCCCAGGCCCGCGTGCTCGAAAGCACACTGGCAGAAGTCAGCCACGCTGTGCGTCTCCCCGGTACCGACCACGTAGTCGTCCGGGTAAGCCTGCTGCAGCATCAGCCACATGGCCTTGACATAGTCGCGGGCATGGCCCCAATCCCGCTTGGCGGCCAGGTTGCCCAGGGCCAGGGTCTGCTGCGTACCGTCCTTGATACGGGCCACGGCCCGGGTGATCTTGCGGGTCACGAAGTTCGGCCCCCGCCGGGGGCTCTCGTGGTTAAAGAGAATCCCGTTGCAGGCGAACATCTTGTAGGCCTCGCGGTAGTTGACCGTCACCGCGTAGCCGTACAGCTTGGCGCAGGCGTAGGGCGAGCGGGGGTGGAAGGGCGTACTCTCATCGCAGGCCACCTCGCCGTGCTGGCCGCCAAAGAGTTCGCTGGTCGAGGCCTGGTAGAACCGGGTGAAGAAGCCCGAGGCCCGAATGGCCTCCAGGCAATACAGGACCCCCAGGCCGCTGGCCTCCAGGGTGTAGGCCGGCTGGTCGAAGCTGGTCCCCACGTGGCTCTGGGCGGCCAGGTTGTAGAACTCGTCGGCCCGGGCCAGCCGGCACAGCTTCACCAGGCTGGGCAGGTCTCCCAGGTCGCCCTCGACGACCTCCAACCTGGAGTGGCCGATCAGGTGCTCGGCGCAGCCCGGATCATCCCCCGAGCTTCGCCGCTTGAGGCCATAGACCTTGTAATTCATATCCAACAGCAGGTCGGCCAGATAGCTGCCGTCCTGCCCGGTGATGCCGGTGATAATGGCGGTACGTTGCATGCTTTCTCCTGCTCCGGGCTCAGCCCGGCAGTTGCCAATTCTCATCAATCTCATAGCCCAATTCGATCAGTTCCTGACCGACAACCTCCTTGAATACGGCGACTTCCTCGACGGTCCACCGATGCCACCTTTGGTTACAGCCGGCGACTTGGCCAAAGCTCGAATGCTGGTCGGCTTCCCGGCTGCCGGCTTCAATTTCGGCGGTCCGGATCAAGGCCCTGTCATCGGGCTGCAGGCCCAGACGCTGAATGAGCAAGCTGACCGTCAAGGCCGGGGCCGCCACCAGGTCCTCGAACTTCACCACCCGATAGTTGGGCAGGTAGTGCAGACAGTCGGCCACCACCCGCAGACGGTTGCGGGCACCCAGGCACTGCATACGGAAATAATCCAGCCGGTCCCGCTGCTGAAACTCACTGTCCCTCTCGCCCTTGGTCCACCGCACCGACTCAATGTGATTGCGGGGATCTCGCACCAGAGTCACAAACTGCCAGTCTTGTATATTGCCCGGGAGCCGGACCAATTCCTCGCGGCCCCAACGGTTGATGCTCTCGCCTTCGTAAGGAGCGGGCACCTGATCGCTGTCCGATCGTTCGCCCCACCAGTTCCACACGTAGTTGTAAAAGACCAGGCTGGGCGTCGTGGTAGTCGCCAGGCAGTCCCGGATCGCCGTCAGCGGATCAACCTCCTTCGCCAGGTGCACGGTGGGACAGACACGCGGCGGCATGGTGCACAGGTAACCGTCCTCGGCGTACGGGCAGCCGTCATTTTGGCCCGTGGGCGACAGGGGTCGGCCCTGCAGCATCTTCAGGAAGAAGCACGAGCCGCCCCGGGGATAGACGAAGAAATAAATGGGATTGGTCATGATTCATGGTCCTTCCAGTCACAGGTGCCACCCGGCGCCCGACCATTGATGCGGTCGGCATGCTCAACGACCCATCGGTACAGCCGCAGGTCCCATTGATTGCCCTCGGCGATGCGCCGGTGCAAGTCAGCATCCAGATCGACCACCTGCCGCTGGCGGGACCGACGGTTCAACCAGGGTAAAGGCTCGGACTTCCAGCCCAGACGGGTGGCCAGAACCTCCGCGTCCTGCTGCAACTGCTCAAAACGGCCAATCCAAAAGAATCGCTGCAGGTTGGCGATGGCCCGCTCGTAATCGAGCATGGTGAGCCGTGGCAGGCAACCAGGTTCTGCCAGCCGCACGCCCGGCACCCGCTCGGTGATGGGTCCGTATTGTTCCAGAAGCGGGCCGGCCGCCAACATCCGCGTCATGTGATTGTGTGCCCTGCCCCACTGCCAGGTTGCCGTCCCCGGTTCAAGACTTCCGTACCAGGCCTCGTCGAACCACCGCGACAAGTCCGCCCCGCGAATCTGAGCCACCACAGTGTCATCAGGAGCCTTGGAGACCTGCGTGTATTCGTACTCGCTGAGCACCCGCTCCAGAGGGTCGCGCACGATGGTCAGGTAGCGTGGCGATCCGACCAGTACGCCGTGCAACCCGACGGGCATGTGTCCCCAAACCAGCTTCAAGCCGTTGATAGGGCCCTGGCCCGGCACTAATACCGTCCGGGTAGCGGCAGCATTCTGCACCCACAGGTGCTCGCCGGACCGCAAGTGACTGTACAACCACTGGCCAAGGCTGTTGCCGGCGGTCTTCACCAGGTGCACGAAGATCAAGGGCTGGCTCACTGCAAGGTCTCCAAAAAGCCCTTGACCCGCTCGAACTCGGCGTCGAAATCCACCACCTCACGGAAGCGTTTGACCGTGCGTTCGGACCAGGCCGGCCAGTCGGCCGCCGCCCGCTCCAGTTGGCGCGCTACGCCCGCCACGCCGTGCCTGGCCAGGTCAATGCAGGTCTGCCCGTCCGTCATCAGGTGGCTGGCGATCTGGTCGCGGATCTCCTTGAGGCTGACCACCATGGGGCGTCCGCAGGCAAAGGCGTTGTGGATGTTGAACCCGTAGCCGTCACCCCCAGCCTTGACGTGCCAGACGAAGCCGTGCTCGCGCAGGGCGTCTTCGGGCCGATAGACCGCCCGGTCCGGATTGCCCGCCCCGTAATTATGGAAAACCCAACCCTTGGTCACCAGCCGGCCGAAAAGCTGTTTGAACTGATCCAGGTACGGAGGCCGTTGGTAGTGCATCAGGTTGCACAGGCTCTTGGGCTTGGCCACCGGCCAGGGCTGAAACTGATCGAGGCTAAACTCCTGGTGGTAGCGCACGTGCTGAACGCCTTCCGGGGGCTGGAAGCTGGTGGAGTTGAGCAGGTTCTTAACTCCGGGCGGCAGCGACCAGCCGACGTTGCCCATCTGGAACACGTGCTTGGCCTGCGGGCAGTATTGCTCGCAGAACTTTTCGTAACGAGCGAAATGGCCCGGGATACTGGACAGCACCAGGTCGAACCCCATCTGTTTGGCCAAGGGCAGAGTCACGCAACGGTACACCCGCTCGCGGTAGACCGGGTCTTCGCACAGGTAGATGCCATCTCCGGTGGTGGTGAAATACTTGTTGATGCAATGGCGAGGCCCGTGCTCCTGCTCGACCGGCTGGCCCCAGATGTCCTGGGGCGTGGCCCGGCTGGTGTCCAGGTACTGCTGGGCGGTGTTGACGTGTGGGTAGACCGCCCAGTAGTCCTCGTGAAACCACTCCAGGCCGATGGGCCGGTAAAGCTCCCAACCCAGCCGGTCCTCAAAGAGGATTCGCAGGGACTCGTACAGGTCGGTGTGATGACAGTCGGCCAGAACTCGCATGACTTGCCTAACTCCCCCACCGCTTGGGTTCGCCGGCCGGCAGCCGCCATTGCGGATCGCCGACCAGCAGGTTGTTGAACGGCTCGCGGATCGACCAGTCGTTCACTCCCAGGGCCGGGTTGTCGAACGGACGATTGAAGCGGGCATTCAGGCCCGCTCCCCCCCACTTGGTCTGCAAGTAAACCGCCATGCGGTGGGCGTTATGCTGATAGAGTCGCAGCAGTCGCGGCTCTCGAAGATTCACGCTGGCCGCGTAGGAGTGGCAGAACTGGCCCTCAGCCAGCACCCGCTTCTCACCCACACCGTTGAAACCGCTACGACGGAAGTAGTCGGCGTCCTCGTGATAAGCAGGCCAGAAGTTCTCGTCGAAATACCCACCCATCTCGACGCCCAGTCGGGTCAGGCCAAAGCAGTGCAGATTGCGGAACAGGTAAATGCTGTGAGACTGCTCGGCCTCGTGCTGTTCGATGAACGCCAACATCTCGGCCAGCGGCTTGTCCAGCACCGCCGACACCGACATGACCAGGGCCAGATCGCAGCCCTGCCCCATGGTGCGGCGGATACCCAGGTTCCAGCTTGCCGCCACCCCCAGGTTGTAAGGACAGTCATACACCTCGGCCCCGCCGGCATGGGCCTGCTGGCACAGGGCCCGCACCTCGGGGATATCGAGGTTGCAGACCATGATCAATTTGGTCAGATCGCCCACGTCCTTGAGCTTCTGGGCCACAAGCTCGGGGGCGTTGGTCACGGGAATGACGACGCGGTAGTCCATGTTCACGCCTCAGCGATTGGTTACCCGCCAGCAGTCCCAGTAATCCCAGGGCAGGCGGTAGTCGTCGCCTTTGCTCTCGGCGAGCGTGCTGGTCGAGAAGAACATCACGATGCTGTCGCAGTCCAGGTCCTGCCAGCCGTTGAAGAACCCCGGTGGAATCCAGAGCAGTTGCGGTTTTGCACTACTCAACACCCAACGGGTTGCCCAAGGCAACTCGATCGCCACCCGGCGGCTGTCGCCACTGGCCATGTAGCTCTTGGCGTTCGCCAACATGGCCGGGGTCATGGACACCGTGCCCACCAGGATAGCCCCCTGGGCCACGTAAACATACTTGCCCTCGTGCTGGTGGCCATGCCAGGCCCGCACGCACTCGGGATTGTGGTTATGCACCTGGTAGAACCGCTTGACCGGAGTCATGTCGAAATCGTTGGCGAAGGTAATCTGGCCGCGATCATCGACGGCCAGGCCGCCCTCAACGATGCAGGGGCAAGGGGAGTCCATCGTCGCTCCTTAGAAACTGGGCGTTGGAATAGTTCGGGTCCCGGTGATTGCGCACCCGGCCGCTCTGCACCAGATGGGCGATCTCCCGCACTCCATCGTCCAAACTGAAGGCTGGTTGCCAGCCGGTGGCCTGGATCTTGGCGGTGCTGACCTGGTAGTTGCGCAGGTCGTCCGGGCTGATATCGCTTTCGTCGATCAGGGCGTGGGGCACGTAGCGTCGGATCACCTCGGCGATCTGGCCAAGTCGCTTATTGGCCCAGGCCACGTTGTGCACACCTTGAAGATTTTGAGTGATCGCCCAGAACAGCACGCCGGCGGCGTCAGCCACGTGCATGAATGGCCGCCACTGCTGCGGACCGATGATGCTGACCGGCTCGCCAGCCGCCGCCCGGGCCGACAACAGGTTGACCACCAGGTCCAGGCGCAGGCGGGAGTAGGCGTCCCCGCTGCCGAAAAGAGTGCCAAATCGAGCCACGAAATGGTCCGCCACCCGTCCGGTGACGATCTGCTCGGCGGCGTACTTGCTCTTGGCATACAGCGAGATGGGTCCAGGTGTGCTGGTTTCGTCGAGCACCCCGTCCTGCCGGCCGTAGACCGAGCAGGTCGAGGCAAAGATGATCCGCCCCCGGTAGTTCTGCACCAGCCATTCGACCGCTTGGGTGTTGATGGCCATGGTGTGCTCGGGGTCGCAGTCGCAGGCTCCGTCACCCACCAGGGCGGCCAGCCAGACCACCACGTCATAGTGGGGCAGAATCTGGGCCAGCCGGCGCCGGTCACGCACGTCGGCATGGATGAAGTGCACCGGCTTGAAGTAGCGGTGCTCGTAGGTCAGATTATCCAGGACGGTGACCGACAGGCCCGCCCGGGCCAGTTGGTCGGCAAGGTGACCGCCGATATAGCCGGCTCCGCCCACGATGAGAATGCGGTTGCTCATGATTCAGACAGTTCCCTGTAATCCTCGGTCTCCTCGGCCACCTGGGCGAGCATGTCGTCCCAGGACGGCTTGTCGATACCAGTCGCCTGGCGAAAACGGTCATCGACCATGGTGCGGTCGCAGAGCACGCTCTCGTCCGGCTTCACACGCAAGTCGAGATCGAAATGACGGGAGATCACGCCAAGCAAATGCCACTTGTTGATCTCAGGCCCGGCTACCTGGTACAGACCATGCAGGTCCGGGTGCTCCAGTATGACCAGCTTGATGATGCGGGCCAGTTCGTTGGTGGTCACACCGCTGTACAAGGCCCGCACGTAGCCATTGACCTGTTTACCCTTCTGGCTGAGAACCCATTCCAGCAGGCTGTAGCGATTGAACACCTCCCGTCCGATGATGCTGGTGCGCAGGGTGAGTGTATTGTGCTGGTCCACCACCTCGCCCAGGGCCTTGCTCATGCCATAGTGATCCAGGGGATCGGTGGGCGAATCTTCGGTGTACTGCCCGTGGAGACCAGAGAACACGCAATCGGTACTGACGTGGATCAGCCGATTGCTGGCCTGACTCAGATCGTGCGGTAGGATGCTGTTGACCCGCACCAACTCGCGGGGATCACCAGTGACACATCGCGGCTTGATGACCCCCGCACAATTGATCACGAACTCCGGCTCGCGCTCGAAGATGATCGCATCGTAGTCGTGAGCATCGACTTCGTGTATCCAATAAACGTCGGTCACGGACATGCCAGGAAGATGTTGAACCGTATCGCACTGGTGGAACATCCGCACCAGAGCGGTGACCTCGAAGCGGCCGTCCTGAGCCAGCACCTGGGTTACCTTGTGTCCCAGCATCCCACTGGCGCCCGTCACCATAACGCGGATCTTGCTCACAGCTTGCTCACTTTCTCGGCCATGGACTGGCAGGTCTCGCACGGTAGGCCGGCCAAAGCCACCCGCAATTCTTCGTAGGTCACCCGATCCATGCACGGCGGCGGGTCCAGGGGAACCGGCTGCGGGATGCAAGTGAACCCGCATAATCCGGGTTCCGGGGGCAGGAACCAGCAGGTCAGATCCCGCTGCGTGGTCAGGATGTAATGCAGCAGCTTGTAGGCATCCCCGCTGAACTGCGGGGCACACTGTGCTTCGCAGGTGGGGATCATGTCGTGCAGGAAGATCACGCCCCCGGAAGCAAGGTGCTCGACGCTGTGGTTGTAGTCCCGCACCACCTGGCGGAACTCATGGCAGGCGTCGATGTAGATCACATCGAAGACTTCATCACCCACCTCATGAGCAAAGAAGTCGTCGGTGGTCATCTGGAAGGTAGCCGGGTACTTGGCGTCCACCGAGAACTTCTCGTTGGCCCGCACCGTCCCGAAGGTGGCACCCTGAAAGACGCCAAGCTCCAGGTACCGCTTGCGGTCCATGTCCGGCACAGCATTGATAATATCGGGAATGGCCACGACTTATTGCCCCTTGATCCAAAGGGTCTGTTGGAAATCCAGCACGCACTGCCAGCCGTGGTCGGCCAGGTAACACTTGGCCAGCCGGCTCTTGCCGCCGCCGGGGAAGTTGTTGTCGTCGATCAGGATCACCGTGCCGTCGTGCACCTGGGGCCAGGCGGCCTGCAGTTCGGCCAGACAATGGGCCTGACATGGGTTGATCAGATGGCCGAACTCGGCCAGGATCTGCTCGTCGGTGCTTTGCCGGTACTCCTGGGGCAGGCCCTGAGCGGCCAGCCACCTGACGATGGGCACGATCGGATAGTCGTAACTGTCCAGGTACAGCAGGTCGATCCCGCCCCCACCCGAATGCACCTGGGGCATGCCATCCTGCTTGAAGTCCAGGGCCCCGGGCTGGCCCAGGCTCAGCAGGTAGGCCACCGAATCCTGACAGGTGAGCGTGCGGACCGGGGCCCACGGGTCGGTGAGCCGGGCACACACGCTCAGGTTGTCGGCACTGATGTCCACCGTCCACAGGTGTCCGCCGTAGCGGCTCAGCACCTGGCAGAACAGGACGCTGGAGTACCCGGCCCCGTAATCGTCTTCCTGGCGGACACAGCCGGTCTCGACGATCCGGGTGCCGCCGCGTTGCAGGAACAGGTTCAAGGCCGCCCGCATGGTGGGCCAGCGGCTGTCCATCCGGGCCCGGTGGGTCTGATCGAACCAGTTATTCACCAAGGCGAAGTTGTGCATGGCTACAAGGTCTCCAGAAAGTTCCGCCAGCCGGCCTTGGCAGCGTCCTTGGAAAACAACTCCACGGCCCGCTTGCGCCCAGCCCGGGAAACAGCAGCCGCCAGATCGTCGTTCTCCATCAGGTGTCGAATGATGCCCTGGGCCTCGACCACGTCGTCGCAGGTAAAGCCGCTGATGCCCTCCTGGATCAGGTCCGGAACCTCGTACAGGTCGTGGCCCGGGAAGTAGTCGGCGTTGCCCAGCTTCGGACCCACCGCCACGATGGGAATGCCGGTCATCCAGGCCTCGATGAAGTTCAGCGTGTAGCTGGCCGGATGGGTGCCCACGTACAGGTACACCCGGTGGTCGCGCATGGCAGCTTTAAGCTCGTCGAAGCTCACCTTGCCCTGATTGGCACTGCCGGCCGCCTCGTTGCCCGGACCGTAGAGCTTGGTGGGAAAGCCGCTGGTCACCTGCTTCCAGAAGTCGTAGTTGCACTGCCGCACCCGGTCGGGCAGGGCCTGGTTGAACGTGATGACGGCTTTCTCGTGCCCGGTCCAGCCACCGAACTCCTCGGGGTCCTTGTAGAACCGGATCAGGGCGTCCTCGCCCAAGTACCCTGGGATGGTCCGCTCCCGGGGCGAGTAGCGCACCACCTTCAGGCCGTCCTGACGGTAGCGGGCCAGACCCATCTCGACCGGCTGAATGCTCTGGCCGATGGTCCGCCACACCACGGGTTTGTGCCGCATGGCGGGCCAGTTGCCGGCGATCCACTTGGGCAGGTGCATGACCACCACCGCGTCGAAGCGATCGACAAACTTGCGGGTCAGGTGATCCTTGGCATCCTGACCAGGATACTGGGCGCACAGGGCGTGCCAGGCGGCCAGGTCCTCGGGGTCGTACTGAATGTTGGCCAGACCGGGGCGCATGCCATCGCCGGAGACCGCCGGGTCGATGTAGCAGCCAGGCGAAAAGACATAGTGGCCAAGCTCGCCGAGCAGGCTGACCTCGTCGTACTCCAGGATCGAATGGCAGGACAGGTACAAAATCCTCATGGCTGAGCGGCCCCTTCCCATTGACCGCTGAGCTTCAGCACGTTGAAGGCATCGCGGTCGGCTTGCTTCCTGGCGTTGAAATCGGCCCAATCGGCGTCCGCCTTCACGTCGTAGGCGGGAAAAAGGTACTTGAAATCGTCGTCGCCCTCGGCAGGGATGTGCAGGTCCACCCGGTCAGCCACCTCGCAGGTCCGGTCGTACATATCGGACGTGAAAAGCTCGTGCTGCATCTCGCTGCGCTGCCGGATGCTGTAGACACCCTGGTGTTCCTGGCCGGCGGCCAACCCGTCACCCACGGAGCCCTTGCCGATGCGTGAGCAGACCGCCTGCAGGACCGCATCTTCCGGCTTGGCGTAGTGGCAGTCACCGGCGACCACCACGGGCACGTCCAGTTGGCGGGCGACCTCCAGGATCTGCGGCACGGCCTGCATGTAGCGGTCGAAGTCGATCGGCTGCACCTCGCAGTAGTACCGGTCGCCGAACACGTCGCGGCATCGCTTCATGACCTGGAAGCTGCGGGTCGGGTCGTAAAGATAGACGGGCACCTTCCGACCGTCCTCCAGCACCCGTAAGGTCTGCTGCTGGTTTTCCCGGGGCGGCTCGAACTGCTGCAGGTGCCAGGCCACGGCCCCCTTGAAGCAGCCCGAGAGCACGATCAGGCCCTGGTGGTGCTCGGCCAGCATCTGCCAGTCGATGCGCGGCACGTGGTAAAAGTGGTCCCGGCACGCGGCAGTCGCCAGCAGGCACAGGTTGTGGAACCCGACCTGGTTCATGGCCAACACCGTCTGGTGATACTCGAAGCGCACCGGCTTGTCGGTCTCGTCCACGTAGGGCACACGCACGTCGTCCACCAGGTAGAACTCGCAGCCGATCAAGGGCTTGACACCCACCTCCCGGCAGGCCTGGTAGAACTTGAAGGCCGCGAACAGATAGCCGTGGTCGGTCAGGGCGATGGCCTGCTGGCCGTTAATCGCGGCCTGCTCGGCAATCTGCCGAGGGCTGGCCACACCATCCAGAAACGAATACATGCTGTGCACGTGCAGGTGGCAGAACCGGTCGTCGGTGGCCAGGGCCCTGCCGCGATACAGGGAGTAGCCGCCGTCAGCCGACAGGTCCAGAATCTTGCGGGCCAGGCGTCCCAAGTCCGGCACGGCCAGGGTGCTCACGCCGCCGAGGTCCTGACTGGCGATCAAGTAGGCCTTGCTGCGCACCCCGTCCAGCAGGACCGTCCAGAGCGACGCAAGGCCGGGGAACTGGCTTCCGGGGGCCCAGCTTCCGGGGGGGTCGATCTGCCCTTGCGGTCCCACGGCGATCGGCACCACGTGGTAGGTGGCCCCGGTGTCCGGGTTGGTGGCCAGATACCCTTCGGCGTGCATGTTCACACCCAGCGCGTCCGCCCCGCGATCGGCAAAGAATGCCGTCGCCGTGCGGGCTTCAAGCTCGGATGCCGGGTTGTAGTCCGGTCCTCGGGGCATACGGCACCCGACTCCTCACACAAGGGACATCTGTGACAAGTCCCCTATCGACTCATCACACAGCGAACCTAAGCTCAGGTCAGAGCCACCTCGTTGGCGATGGCCGTCAGCCGGTCACCGAGCTTCTGACAGGCGATCTTCCAGGAAAAGCGTGTGCTCATGTCGCGGCGGGCCTGCTGGCGGATCTCGGCCATCCGATCACCCAGGCTCGCCTCGTAGGCCAGCCGCATGGTGGCGGCCAGTTCATCCAGGTCGCAGTCGGCCCAGTGCTGCTCCTCGTAGTGCCGGCACTCGCCCCGCTCTCCGCGATTGGCCGGCACCAGCTTGTAGTTCTTCAGCAGCAGCGAGTTGTCATCGGTCATGAACTCGGTGTTGCCGGACCAGTTCACCGCGATGGTGGCGCATCCCGAGGCCATGGCCTCACTGAAGGTCAGCCCCCACCCTTCACCGCGTGAGGGCAGCGCGTAGCAGTCCAGGGCCGAGTAGAAGCCCGGCATGGCGGCGGCGGGCAGAATGTCGGTGACCAGGGCCACGCGCGGGCAGGTGCTCTCGCTGTGACCGCAGGCCGCGCGCAGCTTCTGCAGCTTGCCGCGAATGTAAGCCACCGAGCGTTCGACGGGGTACTGGTAAAACACCTTGAGCACCAGGCAGACCGGGTCCTTGCGGGTGAACGTCCGGAAGTACGCGGTCAGCAGGCCCTCGGGGTTCTTGCGCGGACTCCAGTCGAAGTTCGAGCCGAACAGAAAGTAGTCCTTCTTCAAGGCCGCCAGTTCCGGCATGGGCTCGGCCCCCGGATGATAAAACGCGGTGTCTACGCCGTGGGGTACGACCGTGATCCGCCGGCGAATGCCCTGTTTGCGGAAGACCTGCTTGTTGAACTGGGAGAAGACGATGATTTCGTCCATGCTCCGGAGCGGTGCCTGCCAGCCCTGCGGCAGACCGTCGGTCTCGAAGGTGGTCATCCCGATGTGGTAGCGGCACTGCGGCGGCCCCACCAGATAATTCTCGGGCGTCAGATGCTGCAAGAACAGGAACGGGGCCCCCACCGCCAGGGTGCGGTCCTGCATGCGCATGAGGGCGGGCAGGGCGTTGCCCACATCCAACTGTTCGCCCTGCCAGAAGTACCGGGGCTTGAGATACAAGTCGAAGCCGCCGGCCGCGTCCAGGCCCAGCAGGTATCGCCGCGAGGCCTCGCCGTAGCCCGAGGGGTCCATGACCGAGCCCGACCAGACCAGCGGCACCCCCGGAAGTTTCTCCACGGGGTCTGTCGCCACCGGGCCAACACGATCGAGTGCACGCGGTGTTGCTTCGGGTGATTGCAGCATAACTACAGCACCTCCACCCGGCCGGTCTCGGTCGTCTGTTCGGGCAGGGTCACCGGGTCGTACTCCAGAACCTGGTTGATCAGGGTCTTCCAGGCCCCGGTCGCCTTCTCCCAGGTGTACTCGGTCATGCGGTTGCGTCCGGCCAGGGCCAACTCACCGCGCAGGCCGCGCCCGAAGGACAGCTTGCTGCGCACCAGGTCCATGTCGGCCCCGTGGTGCTGCAGGTAGGGCCCCCACTTGGTGAGAAACTGGTCCTTCTCGTAGTAGAACCGGTCCATCTTGAAGACCAGGTCCAGCAGGTCCACGATGGCGTGCTCGGCGCAGTTGTGGGCCTGGGTGACCATCTCCGAGACCTCGATGAACTCGGCGGCCCCCTGGCAGAAGTCCACGTGACCCGAGTAGCAGGTGACCAGCACCGGCACGCCGCAGGCCATGGCCTCGGCGATGGGCAGGCCCCATCCTTCCCCGCCGGTGGGCAGGACGAACAGGTCCATGCCGTTGTAGACGCGATTGAGCAGATCGTCGGGGCATCCCACGCCCTCCTGCATGCCCTGGGGCATGCGCACCATGTCGTCCAGACCGAAGCGGCCGACCAGGGTGATCAGGTCATGCCCGCAGTGGTCGTCCCACTTGGTGTGCAGGTAGAGCATGGCGTTGGTCTTGGCCGGCGACGGCACCAGGGTCGCATGCTCGGCCTGGCACTGCCCGCAGGTGTGCTTGGTATTCGCCGGATCATCCAGGAACATGACGAAGCCGCAGGCCGGGCAGGTGAGCGTGGCCCGGGTGAACTGCCGGAAGCCCTTGAGCAAGCGCGGCAGCATCTTGCGCACGTTGTTGCGGGCCACGCAGCCGACGATGAATCGGTCCGGCGAGCCCACCAGGGTGCTGCGGCAGGCCATGACCTCCGATTCATCGGCGATCGGACGGAAGGTCTCGATATTGACGCCGTGGGCGATGGCCGCCGCGTCCAGGCCCGGAATCGCGGCCTCGATGGCCCGTTTGCCGAACGGGCCGTAGGCCACCACCTTGTCGAAGCTGGCGATGGTCTTGACCCACTTGCCCACGACGGGGATGCCGTCGATCGGCAGGTAGCCCACCATCTTGTGCTCACGCGGACGGGCGGCCAGGTGCCGGACCATCCACTCATCGCCGATGGTGATGACCAGGTCGGGCTTGACCCTCTCGATCACACTGTCGTAGGAGACCTGGCCATAGGCGTCCCGGGCCTTGGCCTCGGGGCTGTGCCGCTCGGTGGAATAGACCTTGAAGGGCACGAGCCGGTCGGTGGGCCGATGGAACCAGCCGTGCTGGACCACGTCGTACTGGCCACTGGTGGTCAGGGCGGTGCCGATCTCCCGGGCCACGCGGGCGAAGCCGGTGTCCAGGAACGCCGAGTCCGAGCAGATGAGAATCTTGGGTTTGCGGGTCCAGGTGGTCATGACGCTTGCTCCTGTTGTCTGCCCCAGGCCCACCAGCCGTAGCAGTTGTTGGCGAAAAAGAACACGAACACCGCCGCCGCCGACCAGTTGCCCGTCGAGCAAGCCTGGGGCAGCAGCATCAGGACGCTGCAATTGAGCAACGGCCAGCACCACCGGTTGCGCCGGGCGATCAGCACACAGCCGAACATCTGCAGGAAGGTGCCAATCCAGGCTACGATTTCCATCACTTCTTCCCCTTCTTCGCCGGCTTGGGCGGTTTGGGCGGTTTGATGGCGTTGACTTCCAGCCACGGGTTGGTGGTGGTCTCGCGCATGGAACTGTTCAAGGCCGCCAGGGCCTGGGTCTGACCCTGGAAGGCTTCGAGCACCTGGTTCTTGGGTCGCGGCGAGAGCACCGCCGACAGGCCGATCTGGCAGCGATTGGCCTGGTCGATCACCGCCTGGGTCTCGAAGCTGCGGATCTTGTTGCGACGGATCTTGGCCCGGTAGTGCTGGAGGTTCTCACCCTCGCCCGTCTGGGTTTCCAGCACGGCAAGCTGGTGCTGTTCCATCTCGCCGATCAGATGCTGCTTGAGGGTGCTCTCGGCCTTGTCGATAATTTTGAGGTGCTGGCCCAGCATCTCGATCCGGGCCATCACGTCGCCGACGGTGAGCTTGGCAAGCTCCTCGGGCGTCAGGCCCTGGACCTGGCCGAAGGCCTCGGCGATATGGCTGCGGTAGGCGACGCACTTGGTGAGCCGGCGCGAGCAGCTTGAGCAGAAGCGGTTGGGTGTTTCCCGGGCCTTGTCCGGATCGAGGTCCCGCAAGCGCTGGAACTCCATAGCGAGCCAGCACTCGTAATCGGAAAGCTGCTCGGCCGTGGGGGCGACCAGTTCACTGGCGTAGGGCCCGCGCACCCAGAAGAACTGAAAGTCCTTGGACCGGTAGCTGGTGAGCATGGGGTCGTAATGCACGGCGATCAGGTTCATCAGCACCTGGTCGTCGGACCACATATCCGCCTCGTCGATCTGGATGTAGCCGGTCTTGAAGTCGATCAGGCCCAGCCGGCCGCCGCCGCGATCGACGCCCAGGTCGATGATCAGGTTCATCGGCAGTCCGGCGGCCGGGCCCTGGTTCAGGGTCCCTTTGTACTGCCGCTCGGCGAACAGCACGTTCATCTTCTCGCGGGGGTAGTAGTTCAGGATCTGCTCGAAGCAGCTTCGAGCATCGAGCACGCTGGCCGCCTCGCGGGGCAGTTCCTGGTCACCAGCCACCTCGACGATGGCGTTCTTGAACGCCACGTCCGGGTCGGTGATCGGATGTTTGGGCGTGCCTGCGCACATCTGCTGCCAGGCGGCCTGGCCCCGGGCCACCGGGTCAGCGATGGCATTGATGGCCTTGACCCATTCGGGGTTGGGCCGGTACCAGTGCTTGGCAGCGGCGTGGGCCAGGGTGCCGGCCAGCGTGGCCTCCATCTTGACCTCGTCGGCATACTCCTGGTCGGGGCTGGCCATGGCCACGGCCCGGGCCTCGCACAGGCGGATGCGTTTGACTTTGCTGGGACTGAGTCGTCCGATCTTCATGGTGCTTTAAGCTCCTGTCTCACCCAGTTCCGCCCGGGTATGCAAGGCCTGCTCGGACCGCCCGGTGGATGCAGGCCGCTCGCGTTCGCCGTGGTTGATGATCCCCAGGATCTGGTCGAGATAATACTGGTTGATATTCTCGACCATGAGGTTGAGCCCAGCGACAATCCGCTCGGCCTGCTCGACGGGCATGTCATGGCCCTGGGCCCGCACGGTGCTCAGGAATCCCTCGACGGTATGGATGGGCTCGCAGTGACAGACAGGTTCGCCCTGCTCGATGGCGCGGTTCGCCGTGACCACCGTCTGGCCGGGCCCGGCCTGCGGCGGGGGTTTATCCGGGTCGAACGACTTGGCCAGGCCGTCGGCCAGTTCGGGGGGCAGAAAGCCAAGCTCGATCATGCGGCGGGTATGCAGGAAGCACATGATGTTCCAGGCCGCCGCCTCGGCGTGCGGCTCATCGGTCCAGCCCTGGGCGGTCTTGGCCAGGTGCCTTGAGGCGGAACTGATGTACTCACGCAGGGGAATCCCCTGCTCCCAGTTGCGGTCGCCGTATTTCTTGCAGCCGGCCTCGAAGTGGCGGGCCAGCGCTTCCAGGGCGTAGTATGGCAGCAGGTCGAACCGGCCCTTGTTCTCGCCCATGTCACGCACGGCCCCGGTGCCGAAGTCGCGCCGGTTACCGGAATCCTTGATCACTGGACCGTTGGTCATGGTCGTTGGCTCCATACAGGGGCGGCTTGGCCGCGCCCGTTACGCCTCCCCCGCGTGGCGGCTGCAGCACTAGCGGCGCCCTACAATTCCACCAGCTTCATCTTCTCGTCGTCGCTGAGCTTCAGGGCCTTGCGTTCGCTGAGGCCCTTGACCTTCTTGAGTCGCTTGCGGATCAAGGCGATCTGCTGGAACTCCGGCAGGTCGCCGATGGGGGTGATCCCCCGGATGACGTTGATCACGATGCCGGCCATCCAGGCGTGCATGTAGGCGTCGGCCTGGTCGTCGTCACGGAAAGCCTTGCCCAGGCGCTGGTGGACCTTCAGCAGGTACGCGGTGTCCTTGCTGGTGGACCCGTCAGCCAGGCAGAAGGCCTTCATGGTCTTGACGTTCTGCACCACGAACAGTTGCTTGGCGAAGCGGGTGGTTTCCCAGGCCGCCGTCCGCTCCTCGATGTTGTGGCCGGTGCCGTAGCCGAAGTGGTAGCCGTAGCCGTGGCACAGCCACTTGATCATGCCGCCAATCTCGGCCAGGCGGGTCAGGTTGTTGCTCTTGCCGCCGACCCCCACGGCGTAGTCCTCCATGACCACCACGTCCGGGTTGTGCTGCTCGATCACACTGGCGATGCGGGCCATAAGCTGCCCGGCCCGCTGCATACCCACAGCCTCACCATGGTCGAGGCTTTCGAGCACCACCGGCTCGGCCTGCTCGGCGAGGTCGTCGAGCAGGCAGAGGCCGGTGTGCCGGATGGACTGGTCGATGGCGAAGATTCGCACGTTGAGGCTCCAGTACGGCGCGGCTTTGCCGCTGCCGCTGCGCATCACCGGCTTAGCGGCCGCACCGCAGGTGCGCCCTGTTTCCGGGGCGGGGGCGGGGTTAGAACGGGATCTCGTCCTGGGGCACCGGGCTGGAAGGCTGCGGTGCGTACCCGCCCTGTTGCTGCGGCGGCTGCTGGTAGCCGCCCTGGGGCTGCTGCTGTTGGGGCGGATAGCCACCGGGCTGACCAAAGGTCTGGCCCTGACCCTGCGGCGGGTAGCCGCCTTGCGGCTGCTGCGGCGGCTGGCCCTGGGGTGGATAACCACCCTGCGGCTGCTGGTAGCCGCCCTGGGGCTGCTGCTGGTAGCCGCCGCCCTGATGTCCGCCGCCCTGCTGCGGGGGCCGTTCGTCCACGTACTGCAGGTGCCCGATGACGGCGAACCCGGCCGGGTCCCGATCGTTGACCGAGATCTTGGGCAGGCGGATGATCTGGCCCTGCTGGTTCTTGAACGAGTCGATGCGCATCTCGCCCTTGACGGCGATCATGGTGCCCACCTGCAACTGGTTCATGATCTGCTGGCCGCGCTGGCCCCAGATCACCACCCGCAGGTTGAAGGCCCGCACTTGCTCGGAGCCCTGGCTGGTGAAGGTCTTACGGACCTTGACGTTGATCTGCAGGTTGCCCTGGCCGCCGGTGCGGCTGGGCTGCCACTTCACGCCGTTGGGCACGCTCTGGGTGGGTGCGACCTGGCCGACCAGGGTGACCTCGTTGACATAGGGGAACTGGCCGGAGCCGACGGCGGCAGCAGCCTGTCCCGCCCACGACGGAAGCTGTGCCTGGGGTGGCGCCTGCTGGCCCTGTGGCTGCTGGTACCCACCCTGTGGCTGCTGGTACCCACCCTGCTGCGGCTGCTGGTAGCCGCCTTGTGGCTGCTGGAAATAACCCTGGGGCGGGGCTTGGTAGCCCGTGGGAGCTTGACTCATGGTGCTTTCTCCGTAAGTTGCTTAAAGCCGGCGACACGGGCCGGACAATGGGCGGTGGCTAAAGGGGCCTGGCTGCGGCCAGGGCCTGCTCGAAGACCGGGCGATCCACCAGGTCGCCGGGGTCCAGGGTCGGGGGTGGCGATGCAACAAAAACCGGGGCGCGTTGAGCCAAGGGCTTCGCATACGTCTCAACGCTCACTTCACCTGCCTTGTCGGCGTCCATGAACATGATGATCTTTTCCAAAGCGTACTGTCCTATGAGTCCCAATTGAATCTCACTCGGATTGGTACCCATGAAGCATAATACCTGAAAAACACCGTGTTGCCAACAGCGAAAGACATCTGTGAAACCTTCCACCACAATAAGTTCACGTTGTTCTCTTAGGGCAGTCTGGGTAAGCCCGCACCATAGTGGATAGAGTGTGAAACTCTTGCGAGTGCCGGGCAGGATCTTGTACTTCTGGTAGCGCAGGGCGTCATAGCGGCGACCGGAGAAGCCGATCAGCCGGCCGTCGGGCAGGCGCAGCGGCACCGACAGGCGATCCTCGAACCAGCCCTGGCGCTGAGCGGGGTTCTTGGGGTGGGCCCGGACCCAGGCCCCGGCCGGCACGTGACCGATCTGCAGGGCCCGCAGGTCAGCCGGATCAAAGCCCCGCGCTTGCAGGTAGGCGTCGGCGACCGCCTGCTGCCGCAGCGAAAAGTCCACCATGGCCTCGTCGAAGAACTCGGGGACCTGGCGGTCGTCCAGTCCCAGCCGCTTGTTGAACGCGGCGATCTCATCGCGCTCCACCAGGGCCGGGTCCAGGCCCGGGCCCGAGCCCTGGTCCAGGCGAATGCCGGCGAACTGGGCCAGGAAGGCCAGGGCGCCCGGCTCGTCGATCTGGTAGTGCCGCATGGGCAGGGTGATCAGCGGGCCCGTACCACAACCGCGCGAGTAGCATTTCCAGATGGGGATCTCCCGGTCCACGAAGATCACGAAGTTCATCGGGCCGTCCCCGCGATGCAGCGGGCAGGTCGAACGGATCTCGTGCTGGTAATCGCAGACCTGGTCGGCCCCCAGGTATTGCAGCAGCCGCATCAGCAGATGCGGGTGCTGGCGGTACACCTCGTGGACCTGGTCCACCTGGCGGTTGCGATAGGGGTCGGCCACCCGGCTCACGGCGACCCCCCGCCCCCGGAAGCCGGCCCCTGGACACCGTCCGCGTACCCCTTGAGCATGGGGACGGCCGCCTCGGGCGGCGCGTCGAGCATGCCGTCGCCGCCATTAAGGGCCTGCTGATTCTGCACCCGGGCAGGCCCCTGGGCCATCATCCGCCCGCCGGATCGTCCGGGCGGGCCCTGGTGGCGCTGCAGTTGGCGCATGAAGCGCTCGACCTCGTCGTACTGGCCCCCGGCAGCCTGCCCGTCGGGCGACCGTCGCCAATCGTGCACCTCCTCGTAGCGAAACAGACCACGATGGTTATACAGGGCGATGCCCACCGTGCCGGGCGGGCCGTGGCGGTTGACCCCTTCGTGCAGCACCTGATCGTAGAGCAGCTTGCCCCGGTCGTGGCCCTGGGGCCGGGCATTGGGCCAGTGCTCCTCGATGGCCTGCGCCTCGTCGTCGGTCACGTGGCGCAGGTCGAAGCGGGCGGTGCAGAACCAGTTCAGCCGGTCACTGGCGGCAGTGGCCAGGTCCCCCTGGCGGTTCCAGTTCTTGCGGTCGATCTTGACCGCCTCCTTGTTGTGCTGGGCCCCGGCGACCACCGTCAGGTCCAGGTGCTTGGCCGCATCCTTGATGGCCGAGGCCTGGAAGCCCAGGGCCTGGAACTCGGCCTGCTGCTTGGTGATCGAGTCGCCACCCGGGAGTTTGAGCCAGTCGTAGATGGTCAACGAGGGGTTACTCACCCGGTAGGTCCGTCCACCCACGGCGATATCCTGGTAGCCCACGTAACGGCTGCGGAACTGCCGCATGGCGGCGGTGATGAAACTCACCGGCCGACCGGCCACGTTCACGTAGTACAGCGGGATGTTGTTAAGCTGGCCGACCGCCTGTTGCACCGCCCTCTCGGCGGTCCCGTCGGCGAGCATGCGTCCGGCCAGGATCTCGTGCTCCTTGTACCCCGAGCAATGGGCCAGGGATCGTGAATAGATTTCCCCGCGCGACATCTCGTTGTCGATGTACAGCACGGGGATACCCTGGCTGGCGGTGTGCAGGGCCAGGCACATCAGCAGGGTGGTCTTACCGGTCTTGGGCCGGGCGGCCAGGATGGTCAATCCCTCGCGCCGGAACCCGCCCCCCAGGGCGTGCATCCACTGGGGGAACAGGTCGCACTTGAGGTAGAACATATTCAAGTGCGGGTAGTTCTGGTTGATCCAGATCTTGGCCTGGGTCTCGGGCCCCTGGTCGCCCATGCGGGTGATACTGGCATCGCCCTCGCCGTACTGGAAGGCCATGCGGGCGAAGGTGCTTTCCGCCTCGACGGCCAGTTCCTGGGCCTTGGGGTTGCCCGCCAGGTTCAAAGCCGCTTCCTGCATGGTCCGGGCGTGGCGATAGATCTGCACCCGCATGGCCCGATCCTGCAGGGCATAGATCGCCTGCTCGAACTCACCGGGCTTGAGGTTGTAGCCCAGCCGCTGCAGTTCACGGACCTGGTCCAGCAGGTCGGTGCTGGCCAGCAGTCGCTGCTCGTAGGCCCTGCCTAGCCAGTGGGCCACGGTCAGCATGGCCGTCGGCTCGAAGCACAGGTCCCAGCCGTGCTCACCGGCCAGGTCGGCCATGAACAGCAGGATCTGGTAGATCCGCCGGTGCATCTGGCCGAACACGGCGTCCGCCGGCACGGCGTGGCGGGCCCGGTCCACCAGGTCCGGCTGGCGGATCAGGCAGGCCAGAAAGATACGCTCGGCGGCCAGGTGGTAGAGCCGGGCCTCCTCGTGGCGCAGCACCGTGGGGTCGATCAGGGTTCGGGTTGTCTGGGTCTGCGGGTCCAACGCTGGATGCAACTCCTGGCGGCTGCTTAGCGGGTGCGGCGTCAGCCGCCCCGTACAACGGCGTAAGGGGCACCTGCGGTGCGGCCGTTACGCGGGGGAACTACGGGGTATGGCGGGTGTTCATGCCCGCAGCCCGCATTTCCTCGACCCGCACCTCGATGGCGCGCTTGAGGCCCTGGGCCATGACCAGCACCGCCTTGCCCATGTCCGATAGCTGGGTATGCACGGCCTGGGCCAGGATGAAATCGTTGCGCAGCTTGCGCATGTCCGGGTCGGCGACCAGCAAGGCGTTTTCCTGATCGGTCTTGGTGGCCCCGCGATGGCTCTGCCGGCGGATCTGCATGACCCGGGAAAGTTCGCGGCCCAGGTGGTCGTAGCGGCCGTGCCAGCGATTCTCCAGGTCCTGCACGAAGGCGTGGTGGGCCGAGAGCACGGCCTCGAACTGGCAAAGCTGGCCGGGTGCCATGTCCATGAGCCGGTGCGGCTCGTACTTCATCAGGTGCATGGCGTGCTGGGCCGGATCGTTGGGGTTGTAGCGTTCGCGCTGCTTGAGCGCGATCAGGCCGGTCTCGCTGTCGAGCCGGGCCAGGTACTGGTCGATGGCCTGGCGCTGCAGGTTCACGGCCGCCAGTTCGTCCTTCTCCCGGGCCAGCTTCTCGGCGAGGTTGGCCGCAGCGGCCGGGTCGGGGGCCGCAGGTTGCGGTGTGGTGACCGCAGCCGGCTGGGGCTGGGCCAGATCCCAGGGCTGGCCGGCCTGTTCACGTTCGGGCGGCAGACCGCTGGGTCCCGGTGCCGCCCCGGCGATCGGCGGCTCGTCCTCGGGCCAGGCATCGACCAGGGCGTTGTCGTCCCAGCCCTCCTCGGCCCCGTCATCGGCCTCGCTCACCGGGGTGGCCGGGGCGTCCGGGGTGGCCGGGGTGGCCGGGGGATCGAAGTTGGTAAAATCGGGCACCCGGGTCGTACCGGCAAGCTGTCCCTGGCCGCCGGCCACCGGCGCCTGATACGGCGGCAGGGCCGCCGCCGGGTTCGGCGACGAGGGTGCGGCCAGATCGCCGACGGCCTGCAGGTCCTGACCGGCATCCGCCGGATCACACACCGAACTCAGGTGTCGGGGCGTGAAATCCACGGGCGGATCGGGCACGGCCTGCGGGCCCTCGTCCGCCTGTTTCTTGCCCTTACCTTTGCCTTGTGATTTGGGTTTGGCCGGCTCACTGGCGGCCTGCGGGGCCTCCGAAACCACCGGCGGCTGGGCCGCGGCCGTTACACGAGGAGAGTCCGGGGGCGAGGTGGCGGCTTTCGGGGCAACTTCCGGATCAACAGCTTCCGGGGGCTGGTCGTACATCTGGTCCAGATCGGCGATGGTGGGATTGGTCTGAGCGGTCATCTGGGTTCCTCGCGGTTGATGAGCTTGAGCAATTGGGGCCCGGTGATACGGCTGACAGTCTTGCTGTCCAGGGTGATCAGGCGGTAGCCGATCCGGCCCAGGGCGGCCTGTTTGGCCCTGTCCCGCTGCTGCTGGCTGGCGAACTGCTCGGGCGAGCCGTGAAAGTGCGGGGTGTAGGCGTAATGCTGGGCCCCATGCACCTCGAAGGCCAGCTTCAGGCGCGGGATGCACAGGTCCACGAACAACGTGCTGTGCCGGCCATTGACCACGGTCTGGATCGAGGCTTCCTCCTCGATGCGAAAGCCGGCGAACAACCTGGTCAACAGGTCCAGCAGTCGCTGGTGTCCCTGCGATCGGGTGCCCTTGCCAGGTTGGATCTTCTTGCGGGCCATGGGGGTGTCAGAAAACCAACGGATAGAACCATCGGCGCCAGGCCACCGACACAAACAGGCAGGCGACGGCGGCCAGCAGCAGGGGCACGACCGCCAGCAGCAGTGCGACCAGGGCCACCAGCACCAGGCCGATGACCAGGAGCGACACCGCCAGCAGCACGGGCAATGCGGTGACCACCTGGGCCAGGCTCACGATCCAGGCGAGCAGCCGCAACGGACGATCACTCACGACTATCAACCAGTCTCCCACGGTCATGTTGGTACCCATCAGATCACCTCCTGCAGGCCCGGCTGGTCCATCTGGTCCTCGACACTGTGATCGACCGGCGGCACGTAATCGGGCAGTAGCTGGCAGTCGGGCGTCAGGCCCCGGCTGGCCAGCACCGCCGTCAGCAGCCGGTCGCGCAACGGTGCGGCGACCTGGCCCACCCGCTCGCGCATCTCGGCCACCAGGTTGGCCAGGCCCTGGGTTCGCAGGCCCAGGTCCGGGCACGCATACCAGGCCCCGCTCTGCTCGATGATGCCCCACTGCACGCACAGGCGGGCCAGTTCCAGCAGCCGTTCGATGCCGTAGCCGTAGTACAGCGGGATGGTGGCGGTGCGGAACGGAGCGGCCACCTTGTTCTTGATGATGTTCACGATCATGTCGTGGCCGGCCGGCGGCGCCCCGGCCGCGTCGGCGGCGATCGACTCACCCCGCCGCACGTCGAAGCGCAGGTTCGAGTAGAACCGCAGGGCCCGGCCCCCGGGCGTGGTTCGCCCGCCACCGTAGCGGTTGATCTTCTCGCGGATCTGGTTGATGAACACCAGCACGGTGGGGTTGTCGGGTCCCAGCTTGCCGCAGTAATCGCGCAGCGACTGGCTCATCATGCGGGCCTGGGTCCCCACGTGGGTGTCGGTCACCTCGCCGTCCAGTTCGCTTTCCGGTGCCAGGGCGGCCACCGAATCCACCACGATCATGCCGAACAGGCGGCTGCTGAGCAGGCGATCGACCACCTTCAGGGCCTGGTCGCCGGACTGCGGCTGGGTAAACTCCATCTCCCCGGTGCGGACCCCCAGGTTCTGGGCGTAGCTCTTATCCACGGCGTGCTCGACATCCACGTAGGCGGTCGAGAGCGGCAGCTTCAACCCCTTGAACAGCCGCTGGGCCCGGGCGATCAGGTGCAGGGCCAGGGTGGTCTTGCCGGTCGATTCGTCCCCGAAAATCTCGATCATCTTGGCCGGCGGAATCCCCGTCATCCACAGGCCCTCGGGCGTGCGGCGCAACGGGCCGATGGCGATGTCCAGCCCCAGCGAGCCGGTGGGGATCTGGTACGGGTGCAGGTCCCCGGCCTGCGAGCAATCGAGATTGACCAGGGTCCCCTCGCCGAACTCCTTGTTGATGTTCTTGCGCACGGTTTCCAGCATGGCCGCCCGTTCCTGGTCGCTCAGCGACGGCTCGGCGGCGGTATCGGTCTTTTTGCTGCTCTTGCGTTTGGCCACGGTTTACTCCTGGTTTTGCGGGGAATCGGCGGCTTCGGCGGCGGCCTGGGCCTGGGCGATAAGCTGCTTGCGCTCGACCGGACCCATGGCCTGCAGGGCCATGCACTTTTCCTGGACCAGGGTGTTGGCCAGGGTGATTTCGTTGAGTTCCAGGGTCAGCCCCCGGGTCATGAACTTGATGACGCTGAAGTAGGTGACCGTCCAGCGGATGGTGTTGTAAAGCTGGGTGCTGGAATCCGGCAGGCCGCTGATGACCCCGATGATCTTGCCCCAGTTCGGGTACGGCAGCTTGATGGGCAGCCCGCGTTTGTCGCGGTGCCAGGAGAGCAGGTACCAGTAATACCCGGCGAAATGCGGCACCCGCCACTGGTTCGGATCGGGCACCCACTGGCCGGCGGGACTGCGCTGCCAGCCGGGCGCTCGTTCCCAGTCCATCTCCCCGCCGGCCCCGGCGGCGATCAGCTTGGCGTCATCCGGCTCGGCCAGGGCGGCCTTGCCGAACTTGATCCAGCGCTTGATGCTGGCCAGGTCGCGGCAGACGACCTCGCGCTGGGCGGGGGTCAGCCCGTGCGGCAGTCGCGGCGGCTTGTTAGCGGTGGTGGACGCGGCCGGTGGTTGGACCGACGGGTCCTGGACCCCCACGACGCTGGGGGCATGGGCCCCGGGCGGCGTCAATCGCATCGGATTGGGCAACTCGATGACGCAGCCGTCGTACAGACGGCTGGCCTGGCGGCGGATGAGCTTCTGGGTCCGCAGTTCCGCCACGGCCCGGCAGATACTGCCGCGCTTGGCCACCCCCAATTGGTGCATGAACACCTGCGGGCCATGCCAGACGACCTGGTCACGATCGCCGTTGACCGAGGCGTGGATGACCATGAGGCGGAAGATCCAGGAAGCCAGGTCCTTGCGCCCGGCGACCAGTTCGAGCCGGCGCAGCAGCTTGTTGGGCGCGGTTTGCAGCAGTTCGATGGGGATCATGGGAGGTGCCGATCGGGCCCACGATCGGCCCGCAGGGGAGTGGTCATGCGTCTTTCATCCTCTCGCGCCGCCGTCGCAGGGTTCGGCTCGGCAGGCGTCAGAGTCTACCCGACGTTGGTGTGATCGGCAAGGTGGTATGGTGCATTTTCCAAAACTTTCATGAGTATGTCCATCGTCACAGACGTTCAGCTTTGACGACTTTAACATTCATGGGTCTGCAGGGGTCTGCAGGCACCACTTCTTCTTAGCCAGCTTAACCAGGCTAAATCCAATTGGACTATGAATAGGCTTATAGGGGCTCGGTTCACCCTGGGGCGCTGCTTTTTTCACCCTGGGGCGCTCAGGACGGCCGACCGGGGGTCTGCCCAGTTCACCCTGCGGCGCTCCTTTTTTCACCCCGTGGTGAAACGGCCCGCGCGCCAATGGCTGGTTACCACGGGCGCCATGTCCGTCTGTGCCGGCAAGATGGTGACGGAGATTGATTAAATAGACACACGTGTGCTTGCCAGTCGTACCATTATGGAGTAAGCTACGTGCTCACTCTATGACTTGGATCACGCCTGATTCCTTAAAGAGAACAGCACCATGAGCACCGACCCGTCTGCCGCCAGCAACCAGCCCGATCCCCAGGCCGCCGCCGAGCCCACCGACGTGGTCCCCGCCGGTGACGCGCCGCAGGCCAGCAACCAGCCCGAACCGGCGGCCCGTCCCGCCGCCCGCACCGGCCCGCGCTTCGTGCAGGTGCCCGTGCCGCCGGGACTGTCCGAGCACGCCATCCTGGCCGCGACCCAGCTTGGCCTGCAAATCTTCGGCACCGTCCATGCCAGCGGCATGGTGCTGGCCTTCCCGCGCATGAATCAGGACGCCGGCGGCCAGGCCCGCCCCGGGGTGGGACTGTTCAGCGTGCTGCTCTTAGAGCCCAAGGACGGTAAGCGGATCTTCGACCTGGCCACCCGGATCAACCAGGCCAACGTCAAGGTCGCCCGGCAGCGGGCCCAGCGGGCGACCGACAAGGCCGCCCACCAGACCGCCAACGCCATCGCCGACCGGCTGCTGGCCAACCAGGAAAAGGACCAGGCCGAGCAGGCCGCCAACAACCCCGGAGGCATCGTCGTCCCGTGACCCCCGGAAGCTGTCCATCACGTGAACAGCATCGCCTCGACCTGTGGATGCGATTGTATCCGCACCAGTCCTGGAGATGGCTCGAATGGCTGCTGTGGCAGGGTATGGGCAGTCAGAGTGACACCTGGTGGCGATTCAGGTGCTGGCGCATCCGTCGGGCTCGCCTGCACCGTTACGGTCAGGTCAATCCCCACCGGCCCGTTCACCGCTTCACCCCCATGGGGGAACCGATCTATGACCACGACTGATCCGCAATCACTTGGCCCCGAACAGGAAGTCGCGGCCATGACCGTGCCGTCCTGGCACACCTGGTTCATGGCCATGACCTTCCTCTACGCCATGCGCAGTCCCGACCGCCAGACCAAGCAGGGCTGTGTGATCGTGGACTGGCCCAGCAAGATCCCCATTGGCTTTGGCTACAACGGCCACCCGCGCGGGGCGGTAGGCCTGCCCGTGGACCGACCCGACAAGTACCCCTACATGGTCCACGCCGACAGCAACGCCGCCGTCAACTGCATGGGCCGCTCCGAGCACGCGGTGGTCTACCTGCCCATGCCGCCCTGCGAGCGCTGCCTGGGCCTGCTGGTCAACATGCCCTTCGTGCAGGTCAGGCAGATCATCTACTACGAAGACCGCGATCTGCCCAACACCCGCCTGCTGGTGGAAGCTCTGGAACGCGGGCCCACACAATCACCCCAACTGGTGCCTTTCGCCATGGTCACCGAACCCGGCGACCTGCAGCGACTGCTCAAGCAACTGACCCGCTACGTCCATCTGCGCACCGCCTTCAGCGACGCGCTCAGCACCCGGTCCTGCCGGGATTACGGGGCCGAAGGAAACTCGCATCATGATGCAACACCTGCGTGAGACGTGGCTGCTGTACCTGCTGGCGGCCATCACCCTGACCATGCTGGTCTTCGCCTGCGGCTGTCAAAGCCCGGGCCTGGATGCGGTCCAGGCGGTGCAGATTCCCCCGGCCCCGCCGCCGCCGGAGGTGATCGCCCCCAAGCTCGATCAGGCCGCCGACGATCAGCAGGCGGTGATTGATGCCACCCGCTCGGAGACCGGCAAGCAGCGGCAGGCCGTCGTCGAGATCCGCACCGAGGACCCCAATGCCCCCCAGGTCCCGCTCAAGCAGATCGAGGACAGTTCCCAGCGGATCGACCGGCACATGGAGATTCTGGAGCTTCAGGTCCAGCCGGCCATCACCGGGGCCGCCGCCGGGGCCCGAACCTGGGAAACCAGCTACCAGAAGCTGGTCAAGCAATATGAGAAACTCTCCCGGCTGCTCTTGCGCCGCGACCAGGAACTGGCCCGCCTTAACAACGAGCACGCGGCTGCCGTACGCGACCGGCTCACCTGGCTGGCGGTGATCGGCTTCGCCGCCACGGCCGGCTTCCTGGCCTTCGGGGTGTTTTCGGGCAACCCCCGCCTGTTCATCATCGCCGCCGCCTGCGCCGTGTTCGCCGGTACCATGACCGGCCTGGCCATCTGGTTCAAGGCCATCGCCCTGATCAGCCTGATCGGGATCGGTGTGCTCATGCTCGGCGGAGTGATCTGGATGGCCTGGCTCTACCGCTCGCGCAGCCGCCAGTTCGGCGAGGTGGTGCAGTTGACCGAACACGTCAAGGAAGCTCTGGGCAAGGCCAACGGCGAGGGCAAGGCGGCCCGCAAACAAATCTTCGGCGGCCCCCGCGACAAGGGCGAGGCCGGCAAGCTGCTCAGCTACGACACCCAGAAGGCCGTCGCCCGGCAACGGGCCAGCAAGAAGACCTGGCTGGCCGACAGTATCCACCTGTAACCCCCCGGAAGTTAGCCCACGGAAGTTGGCCCACGGAAGTTCCCGGAGTGACCCATGCAGATTGATCGACACTACACCCGGCCCGGCGAAGATGCTTTCGACCGCTTCGAGTACGAGCAGCGCGACGTGCGCGTGCTCGACCACCGCACCGGTGAGATCAGCTTTGAGATGAACGGGATCGAACTGCCCCGGCACTGGTCCAAGACCGCCGGGCAGATCGCGGTGGCTAAGTATTTCCGCAAGGCCGGCGTGCCCGCCGCCACCTGCGAGCGATCGACCAGGGTCATTCTGGCCGACGGTACGGAGCACGTCACCCCCAACTGGCTGTGCCCCAGGAAAGCTGCCCCGGACACCACCTTCGGGGCCGAGACTTCCATCAGGCAGGTGGTCCACCGCATCGTGGGGCACTGGGCTTACACCGGGCTGCTCAACGACTATTTCGAGCCCACGGAGGACCAGGTCACCCAGCTTCTGCAGGGGCACGAGAACTTCAACCGCGAGGACGCGGCACGGCAAGCCCGCTCGGACAATGCCGAGGCGTTCTACGACGAGATGGTCCACATGCTGGTGGCCCAGGTCGGGGCCCCCAACAGCCCGCAGTGGTTCAACACCGGGCTCTGGTGGGCCTACGGCATCGAGGGCCCGGCCCAGGGTCACTGGTACGTGGACCTGCCGGCCAACACCCAGCACATGGATATCCTCCCCGATACCATCGGGGACATCGCCGTTGAAGTGAGCGACCTGCGCCGCTGGCTAAGCAGAGAACGCTGCCTGCCCAGCCGCAACGCCTACCAGTCGGTGCAGGCCCACGCCTGCTTCATTCTGGACGTGAATGATTCACTGCTGGAAGAAGGCGGGATTCTCGACTGGTACCAGCGCGAGGCCCGGATCTTCAAGTACGGCTCGGGGGCCGGGGCCAATGTCTCGAATCTGCGCGGCCGGGGTGAGAAACTCTCCGGCGGTGGCACCAGTTCCGGGGTCCTGTCCTGGATCGAGGTCGCCGACCGTTCGGCCGGAGCCATCAAATCCGGCGGCACGACCCGCCGGGCGGCCAAGATGGTGGTGCTGGACGTGGATCATCCGGACATCGGCGAGTTTATCTCCTGCAAGATGCAGGCCGAGCAGCGGGTGGCCGACCTGATCACCGGCAGCAAGCTGAATCTGGAATGTGCCCAGGCGATCATGGCCCATCCGGGCATTCCCCAGCCGGTGGCCGACGCCCAGAGGCTGGGCATCCCCGACCACGTCATCGAGCGGGCCCGGCTGGCCCGCCGCGAATACGGGGTCGAGCAGATCGGCTGGGAGGACTACCAACTGGATGCCGACTTCGAGGGCGAAGCGTACCAGACGGTCCCCTTCCAGAACGCCAACCATTCGGTGCGGGTACCGGCCGGCTTCTTTGACCGGGGCGAAATGCCGCTGCTGTCGCGGACCGATGCGTCGGTGATGAAAGTCGTCAGCACCCGCGACCTGCTGCGTGACATGGCCTGGGCGGCCTGGAGTTGCGGCGATCCGGGTATCCAGTACCAGACCAACATCAACGACTGGAACACCACGCCGGAAGATGGTGAGATCCGGGCCAGCAACCCGTGCTCCGAACACCTGCGCCTGGACAATTCGGCGTGCAACCTGGCCAGCCTGCGCTTGACGGCCTTTCTCCAGGACGACGACGACGACTCCGAGCCGCAGATCGACCTCAACGGCCTGGAGCACGCGGTGTGGATGTGGGTGCTGGCCCTGGATATCACCAACACCCTGGCCCACTTCCCCGATCGCAAGATCGCGGTCAACAGCTACCTGTACCGCGACATCGGCCTGGGCTTCGCCGACCTCGGGGCCCTGCTGATGAGCCTGGGCATCCCTTATGACTCGGACGACGGCCGCGAACTGGCCGGGGCCCTGAGCGCCCTGATCCAGGGTCAAGCCTACCTGGCCAGTGCCGACCTGGCCCAGGGCCTGGGCCCCTACCCCCGATTTGGCGCCAACCGCGAGCACCACCTGCGGGTGCTGCGCAACCACCTGCGGGCGACCGGCATTCTGCCGCACCCGGAGATCGCCGTCCCGGAGGCTTACGAGAAGCTGACGGTCACACCCCGGGAACTGGACGCTGACCACCTGCCGGGCTTCCACGGTCAGAGCCTCAAGGCGGCGATCGCGGCCGTCTGGCAGCAGGCCGAACGCCATGCCCGCCAGCACGGCCTGCGCAATGCCGAGATGACGGTCATCGCCCCCACCGGCACCATCGGCATGGTCATGGACTGCCAGACCACGGGCGTGGAGCCGGTGCTCAGCCTGACCGTCACCAAGCAGCTTGTCGGCGGCGGCACCGTCGAGCAGACGCCCACGCGGGCCCTGATGCGTGGCCTGCAGACCATGGGGTACGCCCGCCCGGGAGACCTGGTCTTCGTCAAGCAGATCATCGAGGACCTGGGCCGGCAGCACAACACGGTGTTCGCCACCGCCCTGGGCAGTGAGGGCATCGACCCGATCCGGTGGGAGGCCCACCTGGGGATGATGGCCGCCGTGCAACCCTTTGTCTCCGGCGGGATCTCCAAAACGGTGAACATGCTGCACGACGCCACCGTCCAGGACGTGGCCCGGGCGTTTGCCATGGGTCACGAACTTGGCCTCAAGAGCATCGCCATCTACCGCGACGGCTCCAAGCTCAGCCAGCCGCTGACGATCACCGCCGGCAAGCAGGGTCAGACCCCCAGTCCGCCCCCGGCCCTGGCCCCGGCCCCGGCCGAATCAGTCCTGGAACGCACCGAGCGCATGACGCAGGCCATGGGTCAACTCATGGAGCAGGCCAAGACCCAAGGGGTCTGTTCACCGCCCCTGCATCCGTTCCGGGTGCGCCTGCCCAACGTGCGCGAGAGCGGCATCGACGTGTGTGCCCAGCTTGGCCCGGGCAAGCTGTACGTGCATACCACCCGCTATCCCGACGGCAAGCTGGGCGAGATGTGGCTGACCTACTCGGCCGACCAGGGCCTGTTCCAGGCCATGCTCAGCCAGTTGTGCAAGCTGGCCAACGTCGCCCTGCAGTACGGCGTGCCGCCCGAGGCCATGCTCAGCACCATGATCGACTCGAACTTCGAGCCCAAGGGGATGGTCACCGGCCACGTCGGCATCAAGACCGCTCCCAGCGTGGTGAACCTGGCGGCCCGCCTGATCGCCTACCACGAGTTCGGCGACACCAGCGTGCTCAACATTCAGCCGGACGCCAAATTGTCCGAGGCCGACACCCAGGCGATCGACAGTGTGCTGCAGTCGGGTGAAGGCGGCCTGATGAATGACCGGACCTCGGTCACCGTGGGCAACGAGCCCTGCCCGGCCTGCGGCTCGCACCGGTACGTCACCTCCGGCGCCGGCTGCAAGAAGTGCATGGACTGCGGATTCTCCGGCGGCTGCGGTTAGCCACCGCCGTGCGGCGGTGCATCTGAGATTTGAGATTTGAGATCGCCCGCCGGACGGCGGGCGGGAAGGAGCAAGTGTCATGGCGAGTGGATCTGGCAGTCACTACTACGGCGGAATTGGCTTTTTCGGCCTGTTTTTCCTGGTGCTGTTTGTGCTCAAGGTGCTGGGCAAGCTCACCTGGTCCTGGTGGTGGGTCACCGCCCCGGTGTGGGGGCCGTTCGTCCTGATCGTCGGCATCACGATGCTGATCGTCGCGGTCGTACTCCTGGCCAAGGGTCTGGTCCGGTTCCTGGAGCGCAGGAACAAGAAGCAGAAAAAGACGCTGCCCCGCCACTGAACATCACCATTTACCACGCCTTGCCCCGGGGACAACTTCCGGGGGCGAGGGCTAACTTCCGGGGGTCCCTGGGAGGGGAAAGAAACATGGCAGAGAACAGCACCCACACGTGGACGGTCGATGAGGACAGCTTCATCATCCAGCACGCCCCCAACACCGGGCAGATGAGCTTCGTGCAGATCGGCGACAAGCTGGGCAAGCTCACCAAGAACCAGGTCCGGGGCCGATACCTGCGACTGCGTGAGAACTTCCTCAAGTGGCTGCACGACGGCAGCAACGAGCAGGCCGGCGGTGACCAGGGCCCGGCGGCCAAGGTCACCAAGGACACCCCGGGGGTCGAGTGGGACCAGGGCACGGACAGCCAGGTGGTGACCGTGGTCTCGGACACCGTGCGCACGCTGGAGGACGCCCTGAAAACCGCCCGGGTGGACCTGACGGTCTGGGACGTGGAACGCAAGGTCATCAACAAGTGGGACTGCGCCGCCAAACGCAAGCAAGGCTTCGAGGTCGTGGAACTCTGGCAGGTCAAGGTGTGGCTCCAGCGCAAGACGCCCAGCCGCGACGAGAACGTGGTCCAGGCCCTGGTCCAGAAGCTCAAGGCCTTCACGCCGGCGATTCCGCCGGTCAACCACCGCCGCCTGCCGGTCCGGGCCGAGCACTTCATGCTGGAGGTCTCGCCCATGGACCTGCACGTGGGCAAATACTGCTGGGCGGCCGAGACCGGCACGGACTACGACCTGAAAATCGCCGGCGAGGACTTCATGCACGCCCTGGAGACCGCCCTCAGTTACGTGCATGCGTTCCCCATCGGCCAGGTCCTGTTTCCGGTGGGCAACGACCTGATCCACGTGGACACGCCCGAGGGGACCACGGCCGCCGGCACCCGCCAGGACGTGGACACCCGCTGGCAGAAGCTGTACATGAAGACCTACGACCTGATGACCCTGGCCATCAACCGCCTGCGGCTGCTGGCCCCGGTCAAGGTGCTGGTCATTCCCGGCAACCACGACACGCAACTGTGCTTCACCATGGGCCACAGCCTGGAGTGTACCTATCGCAACGCCCGGGACGTGGACGTGGACAACCGGCCGACCCGCCGCAAATACTTCCGCTACGGCGTGAACCTGCTGGGTTTCACCCATGGCCACAAGGAGAAGAAGGCCAGCCTGCCCCTGATCATGGCCCAGGAGTGCCCGGCCGACTGGGCCGCCGCCACCACCAAGGAATGGCACGTCGGGCACCTGCACAAGCGGGCCCTGGACAAGTACACCGCCGGTGATTCGCACCAGGGGGTGGGCGTGCGCATCCTGCCCAGCCTGTCGGGCACCGACGCCTGGCACGCGGAGATGGGCTACGTCAAGGGCCCCAGGGCCCTGGAGGCTTACCTCTGGGGTCTGACCTCGGGCTACGCCGGGCACTTCTCGGCCAACGTGCCGCCCGAGGCCCATACCCAGGTCGCCTGACCCGCGTCATCGCTACCGGCGGACGGCTCCACGAGCATGTTTTCAACTACCAGCTTGTGTGATGCCAACCGCACGATATACTGGTTGAGCAATGACTGCCGTTATGACCAAAAAAACACTCTCAGGTGATCGCATTCAGTTCGCAGGTATCATCGAGAGCATCACCTTCACAGATGAGGAGTCTGGCTATGCTGTAGTCCGGATCAGGGCCGACAAGGTCAGCCGCGAGCAACTGCCGGCCAGCCTGCTCAACAAGGCGGGCTGGGTCACCTGCCTGGGCCCCGGCCTGGCCGGCCTGCCGGTGGGCGAGAAGCTGCGGATCGACGGCAGCCTCAAGCGCCATCCGCAGTACGGCGACCAGGTGGCGGTCGAGGACTTCGAGATGGTCGAGCCCAGCGAGCGGGTCGAGATCCAGAAGTTCCTGGCCAGCCACGTCCACCAGATCGACACGCACTTCGCCCGCCTGATCGTCGAGCGCTTCGGCACCGACACGCTCAAGGTGGTCGCCGAGGAGCCCGAGCGGCTGGCCCAGATCAAGGGGATCGGCAAGGTGCGGGTGGCGGCCATCAAGGACGCCTGGGGCCTGATCGCCGCCGAGCGCGACCTGCTGGCCATGCTCACCCGGTGCGGGCTCTCGGCCCGCTTCAAGGGTGCCATCCAGAAGGCCTACGGCGACCAGGCCCTGGCCAAGATCCAGGAGAACCCCTACGCCCTGATCCACGACATCGACGGGATCGGCTTCAAGACCGCCGACGCGGTCGCCCGCAAGCTGGGGGTTCCCGAGACCAGCATCTTCCGGGTCCAGGCCGCCATCTGCCACGTGCTGGAGAACGGCTCGACCCAGGGCCACAGCTTTGCTTACCGCGAGGAACTGCTGCCCACGGTGCTGGAGTTCCTGGGCCGTGGCGACCCGATGATGAACCTGGACCTGGTCGCCGAGGCCCTGGACCAGGCCCGGGACCAGGACCTGGTGACCGTCGAGGATAACCGCATCTACCACCCCAAGCTGGCGGTGGTCGAGAACCGGGCGGCCGACCTGCTGCGGGGCATGGTCCGCTGCGGCCCGGTGCTGGACACCGAGCGCCAAAAGCGGGCTTTCGACGCCGCCGTCAAGGCCGCCGGCGTGGATCTGCACCCGGTCCAGCGCGAGGCCCTGGCCGCCAGCCTGCGCGGGCCGGTCAGCATCCTGACCGGCGGCCCGGGCACCGGCAAGACCACCATCACCCGGGGCCTGGTGGCCGGCTTCCAGGCCGTGGGTCTGTCCGTGCACCTGATGGCCCCCACCGGGCGGGCCGCCAAGCGGATGACCGAGGTGATCGGCGAGCAGGCTTTCACCATCCACCGTCGGCTGCTGCCGATCGCCCGGGGCGAGCCGGCCCTGGAGGGGGCGGTCGTGGTGGACGAGGTCTCCATGGTGGATATCCGCCTGCTGGCCTGGGTGCTCGATTCGATCACTCCCAGCACCATGCTGGTGTTCGTCGGGGACCAGGACCAGTTGCCCAGCGTCGGACCCGGGGCGGTGATGCGCGACCTGATCGACTCGGGGGCCATCGCCGTCACCCGCTTGACGCACATCTTCCGCCAGGCGGCCCAAAGCGACATCGTGGTCAATGCCCACGCCATCAATGAAGGCCGCATTGACCGCCTGCACCGCATCGGCCGCCACTGCGGCCTGCCCACCGGCACGGACATGATGTTCGCCATGGTCGAGGGGCCCGAGCAGCAGGCCTCGGCGGCCTTGTGGCTGGCCAGCGACCTGGCCCGCCGCTACGGCTTCGATCCGACCAGCGACGTGCAGGTGATCAGTGCCGGGCATCGCGGCCTGACCGGCGTGACCGAACTCAATGCCCAGTTGCAGCGGCGCTTGAACCCCGACCCGGCCGACGCCCTGGAGCGGCGGCCCGGCGTGATCTGGGGCCTGGGCGATCGCCTGATGAACCTGGCCAACAACTACAAGCTGGGCATCTTCAACGGCGACGTGGGCCGGCTGGCCGCCATTCACCGCCAGGACCCGGACAAGGCCGACCGGGTCACCGGGATCACGGTTGATTTCGAGGGCGAGAGCGTGCTGGTCGAGCCGGACTGGTTCAACTGCCTGCGGCTGTGCTACTGCACCACGGTGCACAAGTGCCAGGGCTCGGAGTTTCCCTGCGTGGTCATGGTGCTCTCGGGCAGCCACCACATGCTGCTGCAGCGGAACCTGGTCTACACCGGGGCCACCCGGGCCAGCAAGCTGCTGTTCGTGGTCACCGATCACGGCGCCCTGTCGCGGGCCCTGGCCAACAACCAGGTCGCCCGGCGCAACAGCTTCCTGGCCGAGAAGATCCGGATGGAGGCCTCCGCCGCATGAAAAGCCAGAACAAGTACACCATCTTCAAGGTCGAGGACATCAAGGCGGCCCTCTCGGCCGAGGAGCTTGGACAGCTTCACCGCCTGCTGCAGAAGGTTCACGCCACCCGCGTGGCCCAGAACCGTCCGACCAACCGCTACTTCGTCCTGAACCTCACCGACCCGTTCGCCCGGGCGGCCCTGGATGCCTATGTCCAGGCCGCCGAAACCGATCCGCAGGTCAAGGGCAACCCATGCGTGCAGGAGATCCTCCTGTTGCTGCGCGACATGCTGTTCGGCAGCCGCCTGGAGTGCGACGAACGCCTGCCCGACTGACCCGTGCACGAAGGGTCACAGCCCAAGGAGAAAGCACCATGCTGATCAGTCTCAAGCCCAAGCGTCACGTGAACCTCAATGTCCTGTACGACGAGGTGACCCGTCTGGAGGCCGGCGTCAAGCAAGTCAGCCGGGCCCAGGCCGGCGAGGTTTCGTCGTGTCTGCTGGACCTTCTGGCGGCCCAGTGGGAAACCAATCCCAGGGGCGTGGTGGACCTGTTCAAACAAAGGCACAGCCGCCCGGTGGTGCAGAATCTGATCCGCCACCTGCGGCACAGGAGATAGTCCCGTCATGCCCAGCTACAAGCAACACATGGCCCTGGTCCGCGACTGCCCGGACACCGACGAACTGACCCCCCTGCTGACCGCCCACGGCATGCCCGAGGACCAGGCCGCCGGGGTCGGCGACGTGGACCAGGAGCCCGACAGCGTGGTGGGACTGCTGGCCGTGGCCTCCACCGCCACCATCAAGCGGCTCAACCGCCAGGACATGACCACCGACAAGGTGGAAGTGCCCAAGGACGACACATTCCTGTTCCGGGTGTTGCCGGTCCGCGACCCGGCCAATCCGCAACTGGCCTTCCTGGAGGTCTACGACGGCGGCCAGAAATCAGCCCAGACCGTCAGTGAGTTTCTGGCCGGCGATCTGGCGGCGGGCCTGGCTCCCGAGCCGATCGAGGTGGACCTGCAGGCGGTGTACGCCAGACTGCGGACCTTGCATCCGGACGTGAGGATCGCCGCCGCCCAGATCGGCGGCTACAAGCTCAACGACCAGGTGGCAGGCCCCTACGCGCCCCGCTTCAGCGAGACCGCCACGGCTCTTGATTTCTTGAGCAGCCTGCCCAAGGGCGAGGATTGCAAAACCGTCGTCAAGAGCGTGAAGCTCGTCTGGCGGATGGGCAAGAAGAAGGTGACCCTGACCGCCCGGCCCAACGCCGCTTTCGGCTTCGCCTGCGCCGAGGAACTCGAAGACCGGGTCCGCGACGTGGTCCGTCAGCTTGTCGGGGCCCCCCGCCGGCACGCGGGCTCGGCTCTGGCCGGAGCGTCCTGAACATGAGCGTGCGACAGTGGCTCGACGAGCAACTGGAAGACGGCCTGCTGGCCGACGGTTTTGACCAGGCCCTGATCGGCTACGTCGAGCAGTTCGGCCGGCCGCCGGTGGCCCTGTACGACCGCGCGGCGTGCATCCGGATTCTCATGGACCGCGACGACATGGGCCGCGAGGAGGCCGAGGAGTTTTTCGAGTTCAACGTGGCCGGGGCCTGTGTCGGAGAGCACACCCCTGCCTTTGCCGTGCTGGCACCCGAAAACGAGACCGTACCATGAGCGAACCCGAACACCTGTTCCCGTGCCAGGTCGCCCACGAGCATGAGATCGAGGTGACCGTCAATCTCGACCTGCTCCGGCAGCGACGCTACGCCGCCGTGCGTATGGCCTTCCGCCTGCTGTGCCGCAAGATGCGCGACACCATGCAGGAGCACCCCAAGAAACTCATCGTGCCCCACCGCGTGGGCCACCAGTTCACCGATCAGCACCTGCGCCTGTACGCCAAGCTGCACACCCTGACCCCCCTTGTCCCGGAGGAGACCGAACCGTGATCGACGAGCAACTCAGAGTCTACCTGGCCGCCAGCTACGTGCGGCGGGCCGAGGCCCGCAAGATCAAGGAGCAACTGGAGCGGATGGCCGAGGTCCGGATCGTCAGCGACTGGATGGTCCGCGATCCCGAACCGTCCGACCAGTGCGCGCCCAAGGACTACCAGCAACTGCACGATCAGGCCCAGGTCCTGGTGGTCCTGACCGGCGACACGCTCTCCAAGGGTGGCCGGCACACGGAACTGGGTATCGCCCTGGCCGAAGGCAAGCCCGTCTTGCTGCTGGGCCCGCGCGAGCGGAATGTCTTTCACCACCTGGCCCAGGTTACCCAGTGCGACACGGTCGAGGACGTGGCCAGCAAGCTGATCATGATGGCCAACGACTGCCCGCAGGTGGTGGTCGCCTCCTAAAGTCGCCGCCGGAAGCGGCCGACAAAGTCGCAGGATCAAACACTAACCCCGGAGACCCATCATGGAACTGCTGCCCGGCGTCCGCAAGAGCATGACCGCGAACCTGGAGAGGCTGTGCCAGGAGATCGACCAGAGTTTGGCGCATTACGAGAACGAGGGCCAGGACGGTACGTTCCACCTGGCCGACTACCTGCTGCACGCCCGCTATCACCTGCAGTTGCTGCTGGGGAACAACCACGGCCTGGACCCGGTGCGAGGTGTCATCGCGTTCCGGGAGATCGCCAAGTGGGCCATGGCGGGCTTGAAGAACTGCGGGCTGACCCGCATCACTCACGGCATCACCACGAGCACCCACGAGATCGTCGAGCACCCGACGACCGACGACGTGTGGCTCGTTGTGCTCGATGCCCTTGCCGATTCTGAGCGGCTGATCCGCGATGCAGACGGTTGCGGGCTGCGATCGCTGGGTGAACACGTGTCCGTGTTGCTCTGGATGTTCGATAAGGCCAACCTCGATATGGTCAGGACCGTAACCGGGTCGGGCCGTAGGGTGACCAATGTGGGCCTGGATCAGATCGCGGCCGTCTGTGCTCACTACTTGAATCTGTGTGAGGCCCGCGAGACCGCCGTCCGCACCAAGGCGGTCTGAATTACTGATCTGACACAAATTGGTTCTTCGTTGACATAGAGGAACACCGCCATGGGCCGCTGCCTGGACATGCTGGGCATCCTGTGGATCGTGATGATCGTCGTGGCCATCATTCTGACCAAGGTATACCCGTAACGGGGCGGCGTGGGAGAAAGGGCACGACTCAGCCCGGGCACGCGGCTACCCCTCGCCGCTGTCCGGGCTTCTTCTTGCGCGAAGTACCCAGCTTGCCTAGCTTGTCAATTGCTCGATAAAAGAGCGACGGTCGATCGACCGGTTGTAGCTCTTGGCACAGGCTGCCAGGCCGGCCACCAGCGCCGCTGCCACGCTCGTGCCCCTGAAGGGCCGCTGACGGGCGTCGGCCCAGTCGGGCGACGTTCCGACCGGGGCCGTCAGATCCACGCCCTGCGGGCTGTCAGGGCCGCCTACGGCCACCACGCCGGGATGCGAGTGGGGCCACTGCCACAGCGGACTGTGGGCGGCCACCACGATGACCCCGCGCCGATCCAGGTCCGCCAGCCGATCGTCGAACAGGCGGCTGTGCTCGGTGAAGGCCAGGGCCATCAGGACCACGTCGGCCCCGATCTGCACCGCCCAATCGAGCGGTCGGCACAGGTTCTGCCAGGCCATGCGGGTGCCGGGGACCTCGGTGATCACCTTGGCCACGTACAACGTGCAGGCTGGAGCGATCCCCAGCCGGACGGGGTCCTGGGACGCCACGATCTGACAGACCCGGCTGCCATGGGCATCACCGCCGCCCCCGGAAGCTCCGCAACTTCCAGGGCTGCTTGCAGGGGAGCTTTCGGGGTGGTTTCCGGAGGTCGGGGTCTCGGATAGAAAGCTGCGCACCTCCTCGGGGTAGACGAACGGCGTGCGGGCGTCCAGTCCCGAGTCCATGACCAGCACCCGGGCCCCTTGACCCAGGGTGTCCAACCACGCTTTGGGTGCTTGCGATCTCAAATCTCAAATCTCAGATATCACATCCGGCGGCTTCAGCCGCCGCCGGGGGCCTGGTCCGATCCGGCAAAAGGCGCCGCCGGCAGGTACTGCGTGCCGTGGACCCAGACCGTCTCGGTGCCGCCCAGCTTGTGCTGGAGGGTCACCTGGCACTTGGCCTGCACGATGCCCCCCAGGCACTGCTGCACCCAGCGGCCGTCCGCACCCCCGGAAGCCTCGCCGTAGGGGTTGTGCCAGGTGATAAGCTCGCCGGACAATTCCGGGGGCAGCTTGGCCGGCGAATCGTAGTAATACGGGTGGTCCGGCGGGCTGGCCGGGTCGTCGTAGTTCACGGTGCGATACCGGGACTTGTGGTCGTCGGTCACCAGGCTGTTGTGGTAGATCCCGATCGGGTCCACGGTGCTCGTGCCCCGGGCACAGAACGGCGAGAGGTAGGTGCCGGTTTGCACGTCGGTGAACGGCAGGCTCACCGTCACGGAAAAGCCGTCCCCCTGGCCGGGGTCGGCGCCAGGCAGGCGGGCCCAGTCAAGCTGGGTGACCGCCTGGTACTCGATCAGCGGCCAGATGTACAGGTTGTCCGAGAACGGCGGCGCGGCCGCCGGTTCCGGGGGCAGGTCCAGGTCCCCGCCCGCGTAGAGCATCGTCCCATGCTGCAGGTCATACTTCCTCGGGTCGTAGCTGTTCGGGTCGTAAGCCGGGTTGGTGCCCGCGCAGGGGCCGCCAAACAGGGCGTCGGCCCGGTCCTTGAGCCAGTGGGTCCGGTGCCGTTCCGTGTCGCTTATCACCTGGCTTTGCGTCGGGTCCAGGTAGTAGTCGATGGGCAGCGTCCGGGCGTTCTCCAGAAACGCCGGGGTGTGGTCGCGCCCTTCGCGGTACGGCCCGGCCACCATGCCGCTTTGCGAGCAGTCGTAGCGCAGCCCGCGCTGGGCCGCCGTCTCGGCGCTGGCCACCTTCAGGTCCCAGGGCTGCACGTACACCCGCCGCCACAGTTCCTGGACGTGGAAATACCACTTGGGCGTGCCCACCAGGGTGTACTGGTGCTGCTGGTTGCCGTCCCGGGATCTCGGGCCCCACAGGTCGGTGAGCGTGAAGGTGTAGTCCTGGCTGCCGGAGAACGCATCCTGGCGGTCGGGGTCCGCCCAGTCGAAGCCCATCAGGAACAGGTGGCAGTGCCCGAAGTGGTCGTACTCGACCCGGGTGTTGGGCCCCGTGGGATGGGTGTACTCGTAATAGTATCGCCACTGGTCGTGCCAGACCCAGAACAGCGGGTAGAACTGGATGCCTTCGGCCTCGATCGCCATGCCGCCACCTCGCGCCGGACCCCGGGGTTACCCTTCCGCGATCGTCGCCTCCAGGCGCACCATCAGCAGGGCCTCGATCCGCTGGACGAACTGGCCGACCAGGACATCGGTCCCTTCGCAGATGCGGTCCAGGTCCATCCAGTGGAACTCGACGAAGCCCACCGTCTTGTACTCGCCCTGCCGCAGGGGCACGTGGGCCACGGCCATGACGTTCAGGTTCATCAGCACACTCTTGATGTGGCTGTCGGCCAGGTCGTCGATCTGCCGCACCTCGATCGGCTCGCCGGACTTGTGCGCCAGCATCGGCTCGATGATCGGGGCCAGCATGCTGGCCGGCACGTTACTCTGCAGGTGCTGGCTCAAGCCCACGCCGCCGATGACCGACTCGTGGGTGCAACTGACCCGCTGGATGCTGGAGCCCGAGTAGAAGTGCTCGCCGTTGTGGAACTGGAACACGGCGGCCCGGGCGGCCCCGGAGATCACCCGCAACTCGGTGAGCAGGTCGTGGATCTGCAGGTCCAGACCGGCCAGCATCTTGAGGTTGGTCCCCTCCTGGCGGTGGTGCCGGCGCTGCTTGAGCCAGGTATAACACCAGCGGCCCGTGACGGTGGCCATCCCGATCACAAAACCACCGACCGCCATGCCGACGCTGATGCTGTCCATGTTATTATCTCTCGCTTGGTGAACGTCAAAGTGGGCAGCTTACACGATTCGCACGTCTAATTCTACTGCTTGCGACTCCATGGATGCTCTTTTTTACTTCTGCGAATTGTCACTTTGCCTACAACCATCCCAGGCTGACCGCTATCCGACCGGCGGCGGCAGGGGCACGGGGCTGCCGGCGGCCACCTGGATCAGCCCCCAGTAGCGCGGCGACAGCAGGTAATCGACCGCCCGCATCAGGGCGATCACCTGGTAGTCCTTGATCGGCGTGGGCCGGTTGCTGGGCACGCCCAGGTGCTGGCAGACTCCCTCGTACTTCGGCTCGATCAGCTTTTCATCGCACCACGGACTCCAGCGGTTGACCAGGCCGAAGGCGGCGGTGGTCCCGCCGTCGGCTCCCAGGGTCGGCGGCTCCACGCCGTCGATGGCCACCCGGGTCAGGCCGGTGACCCAGTACAGGGTGAACTCCTCGGCACTCACGGCGAACGCCGGGCTCACCCCGATAGCGCCAAGCTGCAAGGTCGTCACGGTCTGTTCTCCAGCGGTTAGAAGTCCATGTAGGGAATCTGGGCCAGTTGCTGCTCGTACCACCACGGGACCGGATCGAGGTAGGACCCGTAGCTTTCGGCGTTCTGGGCGGTCACCCATTCGCTGCGACGGTGGAACTCGTACTCCACCGGGTCATAGTCCTCAAAGAGCAGCCGGATTTTCAGGTCGCTGTCCGGAGCGATGCCGTTGACGGCCATCTTGACCGAACAGGCACGCTCGGTCCCTTCCCAGGAAGCCGGCACCTCGGTCAGGTGCCCGGCGGCCCCGAAGATCTGGCCGTCGGCACCGTCGGACCAGGTCCGGTCCTCCAGGCGGGCCCGGTAGATCCGGCCCTCGCCGTTGGGCAGCAGGAAATTAAACAGCAGGAACAGTTCCTCGTTGCCCCGGTACCGGTCCAGGTAAGCGCACGGGTAACACGGGGTCCCGGTCACCGGCACGCCGTCGTCCAGAATGGTGCGCGGCACGATCTCGGTCTGGCGGGAACTCCAGGAGATCCCGTCGTCCGAGACCACCGAGGCGATCACCCCGCTGTCCAGGTCCGAGAAGTACATCACCCAGGCACCATTCAGACGGATGACGCTGGGCGAGCCCACGCCCCCGGAAGCTGAATAGACCGCTGCCCCGCCGTTCTGCGGGGTGAACGCCAGGCCGTCCGTGCTGGTGGCATAGAAGATCTTGACGGTGCCGGCGTCCGACTTCTCGTACCACAGGTGATAGACCCCCGCCAGGTACACCACGCTGGGGTAGGCCCCCGCCCCCAGTCCGGTCAGGCTCTGCGGATCGCTGAAGCTGTCGGCGTCGGTCGAGGTCGAGCGCATCAGATACGGCAGCCCGGCGGACTGGGCCGTCAGGTACAGGTGCAAGGTTTCGTCCACCAGCGCCAGGGCCGGGCCGTAGATGGCCGTTTCCGCCCGGCTGTCCCAGCAGGCCTCGTACTCGCAGACCGTCGGCAGGGCCATGCCGCGACTCTGCACCGGACGCCACCGGTGTGAGAAGTGCTGCTTGGCCGCGAACAGGACGTACTGGCATTTCACCGGATCGTAGAGGATCGCCGGGCGGCGGCGGTCGCCCCCGGAAGGGACCCAGGCATACTGGTTGATGGTCCCGGTGTCCGTGTCGTCCGGGGCCCGGCGGTCCGAGACGTGGTCGATGGCGGTGTAGTCGGTCCACACCGGTGTTGTGGTCGCGGTGGACACCTGGTAAGCCGTAAGGCTCATGGTCTGGACCATGGGGTGGGCCTGGGCCTCGTAGCTGATCACGGCGATGTCCTGACTGGCGTAGGGTTGAATGCCGGTGATCAGCGGCCGGGGCCGGGCGCTGACCGGCCCGACGATGGCGTTGTAGGCGCAGACTCTCCACCAGTAGTGGGTCCCGCCCCATTGGTCCTGGCCGTCGGGCAGCAGGTCGGCGTCCTGAGCGCCGGGCAACTGGTCCGGGGGCAGCTTCACGCTGCCGCCCAGGGTCACGGTGTCGCGTTGGCTGCGTCCGCTGGTTCCGCTGAACTGGTCCAGGTCCTCGTCGGACGGCTCACCGTCCCAGGGCCCGGCCTGGTCCCGGGGGTCGTCCACGGCCGGGTTCTGGCGGGCGGTGAAGTCGGGCACCTGGTGGCGGCTGACGGTCAGCCGCTGGCCGTCGCGGTTGTACAGCACCGTGCGCAGGGGCCGGCGGCGGGCCTGGGACGCGAAGCTCAACGCCGGGTCAAGCTCCAGCCTGTAGTAGACGGCCTCCAGGGGCGTGCGGTCCTGGGGATCGAGATAGCCGTCGTCGTCGTAGATCCCGTTCGGGCCCTCGGGCACCGCCTGCACGCGGAATCGCCAGTAGCGGGTCACGTCGATGCCCGACGGGCTGACGTTGTTGTACTGGTTGACCAGCGGGTGGGTGATGACCGTTTCGCTGACATGCCCGCTGGCGTCCACCTGGAAATGCTGTTCGGCGTAGTAGCCCTGGTCAATCAGGTCCTTGCGGCAGGCCACCTCGCCGGCGAAGATGGCCGCGTGGGCCTCGGGCAGGTCATGGTTGACCAGGTCGTCGATGGCGAAGTTGACGCGGGCCAGGCTCTGCCCGTGGGTCTGGTCGCCGGCGTAGGTTTGATCGAGCCAGAGGGCATAGCCCGAAGCGTCGATCACCTGGCCCTGATCGTCCACCAGGCCGTAGTACCCGCTGGGATACAGCGGATCATCCGAATGGTTGCGGACCCGTTCGCGCTCCAGTTCCAGCAATCGCAATTGGCCGGGCGTGTAAACCGGCTCGCCCAGCTTGACCCACCGGTCAGAATCCGCGTCCCAGGCGAACGAATCTGTCCGGCCCAGGATGGCCTGCACCTTGGCCTCGGCCGGGTCGGTCACCGGGTTGGTCGGCGCGTACCACTTGAAGAACGGCAAAGTCAGGCGCTCGGCCCAGCCCACGGGCAGGCACTCGATCTTGACGCGGTACTGATCGCCGGCGGCCAGGGCGTAGTTCACCGTATCCCAATAGAGGGTGTGGGTGTTGCTGCCGGGGGTGCTCGACAGGTAGCTGGTCTGGCCGCTGATGTCACCCGCGCTGATCGACCGCCAGGTGATCCCGTCGTCGGACGAGTACCAGTAGCGGGTCAGCGTATAGCGCTCGGCCTGGGTATCGTCCAGGCGGAACGCGATGGTGACCCGCTTGCTCCACGGCTCGTAATCCAGACTGGTCACGCTCACCGGGTTGGGCGTGTCCGCGAGGATCTGGAAGTCACCCGAGTAGGCCCAGTCCGAGAAGCTATGGCTGAGCACGTCGTACTGCCGCACCCGCAGCTTGTAGCGGCCCCCGGCGGGGAACAGGGCACGGGAACTGGTGTTCCAATAGGCGTAGAAGGTGAGTGGCGGCACCAGGTATCGCCGGGCCGCAGCGTCATAGACCATGTTGTCCCCGAGCACGTCGGACCAGGCGCCCAGCGTGCCGCCCTCTGTGTACCGCGCCACCTGCAGGTGGTACATGCTGGTCTGGCTCCCGGTGGCTCGAAAGTGGACGGTGTTGTAGGCGTCCCACCAGGCTTGCAGGAACCTGAACGACAGCGGGTAGGCCTGATAAATGCGGCCGATCTGGCCGCCCACCAGCACGTTCCAGGCCTGCGGAGGCTGCGGCCGATTCGCGTGTCCCGGGTGACTGTCGGGATCGACGCCCCAGAAAAACGAATCACGCAGAGGTCCATGCTCGCCGCTGACCGGTTTGCCCGGCCCGTCGTCGTAAGCGGTGGGCAAGGTGATCTGACCGTCGGTCGGATATCCCTGGGCCGCGTCGGTGGCGTCCGGGAAGACGCCCAGGTAGCCGGCCACCGCCCAGGCTGTCTCCCCGGACGTTTGCTGCGGGGGTGGCGGCAGGTAGACCGGCAGGCCGCTCAAATCCTCGCCGTCGAGCAGCCAGTCCAGGCCCAGGTGCGACAGCCGGTACCAGACCGGCCGGAGGTAGGCGGACATCCTGGCTCTGCCATGGGCCATTTCCGGGGGCTGGCCGTGGTCGAACCCATCCAGGCAGTCCGGGTTGGAGCAGGCCGTGCGGGTATAGCCATGGCCGTCGGCCACCGGCACCCAGTGACGACCTGCGCAGATCGAACAGACGGGGTACTCGCTGCGCCCGAGATGGGCCAGTTGCACCCAGGCGTCGCCGGTCACATAGACCTCCCGCCCCGCGTGCCAGTCCGGCCGGGCATCCCAGTCGTAGCCGTCCGGGTAGTGGACCACGTTGCCGTTGAAGTCCAGGTAGCCACTGAGCATGCTGACCCGGGTCATCTCGCGGCTGTTAAATGGCCGAGGCCAGGCGTCGGTTTGCCCGTGGTAGTCGATGGGCGACGTGAACAGCCACCGATTGGCGGTGGCATGCGGATTGAGCTGGCCCCCGCCCGAGGGAAAGCTCACCGTCGTGTAGCCGGCCAGCAACGCACTGCGGGTATTGGCATCCCAGCACCCCTTGATGACACTGTTCCACCCCCGGAAGCCTCCCCCGCCGGCATCGTCCGCGTCGTTACGCGATTCCAGTGGCGCGATCATGGCCGCCTGCGGCCAGAGGTACGGTCCGGCGTACACCGGATATTCGGCTTCCTGCCACTGGAACTGCCTGACGCCCAGCACCCCATCGGCCGGCTGGACCTGCACCAGGTCGCTGCTCGGGCGCCGGGCCAGATGGGCCACGATCGGATAGCTCAGGGCATTGGCTCCGAAGCCGCCCCCGGGATCGGGCACCTGGGTATTGTCAAGGGTGATCGGTCCATAGAACGCCTCCGGTCCGCCGAATTGCCGGTTGTAGGCCGTGGCATACAGCACCACATCGTTGACCACGTCGTCGTCGGGGAAGCTGCGCCGGGTGCGCCACAGCAGGTAGCGGGTGCCGGTGGGCACCACCAGCGGACTGTCGGTGAACGACAGGGGCTGGCGGTCCTCGTCGGTGGGCACCTCGTAGCTGAGGCTGACGAACACCTGATCGGAATCGGGGTCCTCGATGTAGAGGGTGATCAGGTGATCCCCATCATCGGTGTTCAGATCCGTCACGTCGAGGATGGTGACCGTGGGCGGCACGTCCAGGTAGTTGCTGAAGCAGTGCACACGCGACCAGGCACCGAAATCCAGCGAGTCCGATTGCCGCACGCGGTAGAAGTAGGTCCTGTCCAGTCCCGGCACGAAATCCTCGACCGGTACCGGGTGCACCACGGTCGCCCCCTGGAACTGGGACAGGTCGTCGATCTCGTAGACCAGGTTGGCAAACAGCGGATCGCGGGCGATCTGCAGGTGAAACAGTCGGCCGCCGGGTGATGGCAGGGCGTCCGGATTGGTGCCCGCGTGCCAGGTGACGGTGACCTGTCCGCTGTTGTACAGCCGTTCCAGGATCGGGTCGTAGACGAAGTAAGCCGGTTCGCTGACCCACTCCATCTCGCCGCTGGAGACCTGCGACAGGGCCACGCTGACCGTGCACAAGCCGGCGAAATTGTTGTTCAGGCCCACCCCGAAGGGGAACTGGAACTGGCGATCGCTGGTGGTCTGGATGCCGCTGGTGGTGTAGGCCCAGCCACCCGGCTCGGCGCTGGCGACCCGCACGTTGAAGCGTCGTTGGGTGAAACCGGCGGGCAGTTGCCAGGCCACGTAAGGGTGGGCGTTGTCCGTACCCCGGGTGTTGGCGCTGGCGTCGGCCGCGCTGGTGCCGAGCAAGATGGTCACACCGGGGAGTGTCTGGGCCATGGGGCACTTCCGGGGGAACTTCCGGGGGCGGGGGCGGGTTCAGGTGATTAGCTGGGCGTAATACTTGCCGGTGATCTCGACGCTGCACCGTTTCTCACCGGCACTGGTGCTCGGATAGCTGGAGCCCGAGGTCCCGCCCAGCACCCAGACGGCCCGCCCGAAGACCCGACTGCGGGCCGCGATATCCCCATAGGTCGCATCCGCCCACGTCGAGAGCACGGTGCGGGCATCGGTTTTGCTCATCGACCGGGTCCACAGGAAGTTCTCCTGGATGTGCATGGCCATCTTGTTGTAGGTTTCGGCGGCCGTGCCCCGCTGGATGTCCCACGGGCGATTCAGGTCCAGCACCTGGTCCACCACATCCCCACCGGTGAGCACCACCTCGCCGTCGTTGTTGGTGTCGTAGCCCCGGGCCACGAAGTCCACCTTGGCGTCTTCCAGGGCGGCGTCCCCCTCGTTGACGATCTTCACGTCGGTGTAGGTGTAGTCGGGGAACTGCGGCGTGTCGTCGGCGACCACGATGGCATCCCGCCAGGCCAGGTCGCCATAGCCGTCGTTGCTCAGGCGCTTGTAGGTGTGATGCTGGTAGTCGGCGAACAGCCGCTGGCCGCTGGGTGGCACCGCGTCGGCGTCCAGTTCCAGCAGGCCCTTGTCCTTGTCCCAGGTGTAGCCGGTGGACATGCGACCGTAGCCGCTGGTCTCGTAGATCTCCAGCTTTTCGGCGTCGGTCGGGGTGAGGCTGGACCCGGCCAGGTTCTGCACGTAGACGTAGGCGTCCGCGTAGTCCAGGAAGTCGTCCTGGCCGGCCAGCCAGAGCGTGCCGCTGGGCGGGCTGCCGTCTTCCCACTGGTGGTAGGAGTAGTCGGCCGTGATCACCGGGCTGGCCCCGCTGGGCGGGGAACTGAAGGTCACCGTCCCCGCGTCGTAGTCGATGGTGACCGGCTGGGTGAGCCAGTCGTAGATCATTCGCTTGGTGGTGGCGTCGGCCGCCCCGGCGGCCGTGCCCAGGGAACTGTGCTTGTGAATCCACAGTTCGCCATGGGTCGCGTCGATGTGGTAGTTGATCCAGGTGCGGTCGTAGGCCGGCGAACTCTTGAGCTTGAAGCCCGAGCCCGTCCCGGCCGCGTCGGTGTACAGCACCAGGACCACCTTGTTCACGCCCCTGATCCAGTCGGTGTTGAAGCCGCCCTGGGCGTTGGAGTTCATGCGGGCCCCGCTGGTCAGGTCCATGACGTTGGTGCCCTGGCCGGTGAAGGCATAAAGTTCCGAGAGCAGGGTCGAATCGCTCAACTCCCAGCTTGTTTCGCCCTGGTCGTCGATGGTCTGGGTCAGGGCCCCGGCGGCGTCCGCGTTGTAGACCGCCAGCACGTCGCCGGTGTACGGCGCCGCCGTGTTGTACGGCGGTCCGTAGGCGTCGGAATTGAGGTCGCAGGATTCAAACTCCAGGCGATAGTTCCCGTAGCCGGTGGTGTCGATGACCCAGTACACCAGGCTGGCGGCACTGCTGGAAAGCATGTGCCCGTAGTCCTTGGTGCCGTCCTCGGTCCAGTCAGTGGTGATGGCCCGGCCCTCGTCGTCCAGGGTGACCTGCCCGCCGGCCACCAGCACCGCGTCGTGGTCGCTGTCCGACACGTTGTTCATGGCGATGGCCGCGTCTTCGTCCAGGTCGCCATTGGCGTCGGTGGGGTAGCTGTGCGAGGTCGGGTAGAAGATGTCGTCCCACAGCCGGATCGGGTCGTCGGTGATCGTCTGCGTCCGGGGGATGGTGACCTCGGCCCCGCCGGCGGTGACCTCCCGCAACAGGGGCTGGTAGGTGGCGCTTTCCACGCGCAGCGGGCTGTAGGTGGCCTGGTAGATGCGGGTGTTCAGGCGGATCTCCCCGGCCCCCACCGTCTGGTTGCTGGCCGCGTCCAGGAAGGTGACGCTGACCGTCACCGTGGCGTCGCAGTTGTAGTCGTCGCTCTCGGGCGACGAGGGGTTGGTGGTGAGATAGACCGTGGGGGTGTTGGTGTCGCTGTTGAGATTGTAGATGACGTTGATGTTGGCCCGCTGCTCCACGTCGGAAGTCGCCTCGATGCGGTAGCGCAGCGGGATGTCGCTGTCGGCCGAAAGCTGCAGGGTCACGGAGCGGTCCGGGCTGAACGATCCGTCACCGGCGATGGCGATGCCGGTGTAGTCGCCCGAGCCGGTCGAGCCGACGATGCCCACGGCGCAGTTCTGCGGGGCCTGCTTCTGCAGCCAGGTGGTCACGCTGCCGGTGGCCGAGCCGTTGTAGAACTCATCGTAGATCTTGAGGTAGAGGGTCTGCTGCCCGTCGGCGGTTCCCGCCGGGAACGCGAAGGTGACCGAGCCCGACCCGTAGGCGTGGAACGTGGCCGACGAAGCTGTGTCAAGCTGTGACACCGACAGGTTGGCCCGGAACCAGGTGGGCGTACCGGGCGGTGACGCGCCGTCGTGGCCCGACAGGCTGATCGGGGCCGCCGATGCCAGGGCGTTGCCGATGTACGCGCTCATGGTGGCGCTGCTGAGCACGGGCAGCAGGCTCTTGAGACTGAAGGCGTTGGAGGTGGAGGTGCCGGTCTGCTCCGAAGCGTCCGTGGCGGTCACCCGCACCTTGCAGCAGTTGCTGTAATCGCCCCGGGCCGGGAACCCGGCCTGGGCAAACGTCAGGTTCACGTCGATGGCCACTTGCCGGTCGGAGCCCTGGGCCACGGCGATCCCGTCGTACTCGCTGTGCAGGATGGCATCGTACCAGTTCGAGCCGTTGTCCACGGACAACTCCACCGTCAGGTCGCAGGCTCCGTCGGCGGTAAAGGTGACCTCGATCTCGACGATGGACTCGGTCAGCCAATCGCCGGTGCCCTGGGCCACGGTCAATCCGGTAATGTTGGGTGCGGCCATGTTGCTTTCTCCCCCCCGGAAGCTATCCATCGGGAATCAGGTTGTGCACAAACGTACCAAACAGGACGGGTCTTACGCCTCGGTCTTGACGGTCAACTGGTCGTAGGGAGACACGGTCTGGGTTCCGGGCACCTCGACGCCGTCCACGTACACGTTCAGGGGCCGGTCATCGTGGTCCTGCTGGACCCATCGCTTGCCGTGGCTGGCGGGGTAGGCGGTCTCCGTGTCGGCCTGGAAGGCCAGGCCGCTGGCCCCCACCACCTCATCGAGCTTCTGGCCGGTGACGTTGCCCACGTCCACCAGGTAGGCGTAGTTGGCCCGAACCGGGTCGGCCGCCGAATCCACCGCGCTGGCGAAGCTGATCAGCCCGTCACGGGCATTGAGCGAATAGGCATCGGGATCGACGAAGCTGGGGATCTCACCCGGCTCGTAGGGCACCCCGTCAATTTCCGAGGCATCGCCGGGGTAGTCCTCGGTGCCCACGAACACGTCCGGGCGCATCTGGTAATGATCGCTCACCCAGTTGTTGTGGTCGCCGCAGAAGTATCGGCTTTCGTCCTGGGTGTAAGCGTAGGTTGCCCGCACACTGGAAGCCGGCACGGTGGTTGCGTAGCTGTGGTTGACATCCAGGGAGGCCAGGGCCACCGGGTCGTAGTTGACCGACACCAGCACCTGGTTGAAGCTGTCGTTGGCCCCCTCATAGATGCGGCTGGAAGCCAGGGCCCAGGTGGTGTAGCCGCCCCCGGAATCCTGCAGGTAGAAGCTGGCGGTCGCTCCCGAAGGATACGGGGCCTGGAACACCAGCCCGTCGTCGCCGATGGACCACAGCGACTCGTCGATAAGCTGGCTGGCCCCGTCGTAGACCCGGATGCCCAGGTACCCCACCGCGTGCAGCACGTCGTCCCAGTCGTACCCGTCAGGCGTCTGGGTCTGCCCCGACGGGGGCACCAGGTCCACGTCGGTCTGCCGGCCCGAGCCCAGGTCCACCGGCTCCAGGGCCACCAGGTTCTGGGGCACGATGCCGGTCAGCAGCACGGCCTCGCCGGGAAGCTGGGACCGGTCGGCCACCGGCAGCAGTTCGTCGTTGGCCAGGGTCTGCAGATCGCTGTCGGCGTCTTCGCTGTAGCCGGCCGGAAGCTGGTACATTTTGATCTTCGGTGCACCCATGATGGTTCTCCACTCATACGGGCTCGGTCAGGTCGCGTTCCTTGAGGTACACCAGCAGCTTGGGGACCGGGCAACTGCCCGCCTTGCGGCCCTGGGATACAGGCTGGTTGTTGGCCAGTCGCCAGACCAGGGCCCCCCGCCGCAGGCCACCGGTCCGCTCGTACGTGCTCACGAGCCGGCCCTCTGACGAATAATACTGCCGGCGGGTGTACGCCTTGGCATACACCGCCAAATCGCCTGACAGGATGACCCCCGGGGCCCCGTACAGCGTGACCGTGCCGGTGGCCACCCCGCCGATCACCGCGTTGTCGCCCAGATCGCCGGTCTCCCAGCCGTGGTTCCCGGTCCAGAGATTCATCACCGCCGTGGGGGACCAGGCACCAGCCCCAAGCTCGTCGCCGCTGACCCACTTGAGGGTCCGGGGCCAGATGACCGGCTGGTGGTTGTAGCAGCGCCAGTCCAGGTCGTAGCGCTGCCCGGAAAGGCTGCGCAGGCGGACCGACGGGCCCATGGCGGGCAGGGCATCGCTGCTGACATCTTCCGGGAGGTCCGTGTCGTCGCCGGCGGTGTTGTGGGCGATGATGCTGATGCACTCGCGGTCGAGTTGGTAGCTGGGACCCGGTCCGCAGGCGGTGATCGGCACATCCACCGGGACCCCCGTGCCGGTGAAGTAGCTCACCGTCACCTTGCTGGGCAGGGTGTCGATGGTCAGCGGCTCGTCGGCGGTGTACAGGTTCTCGTTGAGCGTCCAGATGCTCAGCGTCTGGCCGCTGTCCGGATCGACGTAGCGGCCGGGCAGGACCACGGTGTTGCGTTTCCAATCGTAGAACCACTGGCCGGCGGTGATGCGCAGGTAGGTCTGCTGGCCGCAGGTGGTGGACGTGACCGTCCAGACGAAATCGTCCGCGTCGGGATCGTCCGCTTCGACCATGCTGACGGCCGGGTCGTCGCCAGCCACCACGGACAGGCTGGTGATCTGGGTGGGCTGGTCGGCCAGGCCGTATTCCGTGGTGCCGACGGAAGCCGACGTACTGTTGCCGGGAGCCAGGTCGATCTGCTCGACCTGGCCCGGGCCGGTGAGGGTCAGATCGCCGTCGGCGTACGGGTAGCCGAAGGCCCGGAACACCGTGCAGCGGGCGACATACTCGGTCCAGGTGATCCGGCACTGGGCGTGCTGATCGGTAACCACGGACTGGTCCAGGTGCATCACGACCGTTCCCGGAGCCGGGCTGGTGACCCGCACAATCATCGCCGAGACCTCGTTGCCGCCGTCGGCTTGGGCCATGGTGAGGGTGCGGCCGACGTAGGCACTGGTATCACCGTCCACCGGCGCGTCCCCGAACAGGTCCAGGGTCGTGGCGAACCGGGTCGGGTCGCCGGCGTACCGGCTGCCCGGGTGCCAGCTTGCCGCCCCTGGCTCGGCCCGTTCCGAGACCGCCGGCTGGACCACTTTGAAGCGCAGCTTGCTGGCCGCCGTGGTCACGAAGTGGGCTCCGGCTGCCCCGGCTCCCGCCACAGGGTTGCCCAGGTGGTCGCCCTGCACACCCGCGAAGCATGCGGGCAGCGACTCGTGGGTGTTCCAGGACCACTGGCTGCCGTCCCACGTCTTGAATCGGTACAGGTCCTGGTCGGCCAGGTAATCCACCCGCAGCAAATTGCGCCACTGGCCCAGGTCGGTGTGGTAGCCCTCGACCACGAACCCGTGCTTCAGATCCGGATCGAACCCGTCACCGCTGTCCTGGATGTCGATGGCCAGAGCACTGACCAGCGGATTGGGTGCCATGATCGGGTCATAGGCGACGGTGGTCACGCCGTCACCGCCGGTTTCGACCACGCCGTCGAGCAAGGTGTTACAGATCGGGCAATAGCGTGCGTGCATGCTGGGCGTGGTTCCACCGAAAATCCGGTGGGCCTGCTGCTCGTAGAGTTCGGCCATGGTGTAGCCGCCGGCGGCCACCCAGCAGCCCCGGGTGTTGGGACACGTCGCGTTCGAGGCATCCACTTCCGGGGCCTGGTACCGATAGGGACGGCGCCATTGCTCGTAGGGAACCTGGCGCAGGTCCATGGTGAAGAACTGGCTGACCGGACGCGACTGGCGACTGCGCCAGTAGTGGTTCGCGTCGGCCTCGGGCACCGGCCGCACCCCGGTGGACGTGTTCTGATCAAACACCGAGGTATCCGACCGGCACAGGCTCCACGGGTGGTACTGGTAGTAATTCTCGTCCTGCTCATCACGGCCCTGCGTATCCCAGGTGCTGACCTGGCGGACCCGTCCGATCCGATCGGATTCGGTCTGCTCGATGGGATCACCTTCGGCATCGGGCTGCGGCTGGTTGTCGGCCACCAGCGGCGTCATGTGCCACGGGTCGGTCAGCCACATGGCGGCCGCACCCGCCGTCAGCAGCATGTAGCGGTAGTTCCACCAGTAGAGCGGATCGTAGTCGCCGTCCACCGCCCCTGCGGGCGTGTCGTGGAACCGGTTGGCCAGCCCGCCGGTGGTCAGATCATAAGGGTCCGGCTGCACGATGTTGGTGTCCGTGCGTGACCGCACGAAATCGTACAGGTCCCCGTAGGCGACGCCCAGGTCACAGGTATAGAAACGGGCCAGCCGTTCGTTGTAGGCGCCCCGGATCTCGTTGGTCACCTCGATGACCCGCTCGACCGTACCCGCCTGCCACTTGCCGCCGCCGCCCCCGGAAGGCACCTGGGAGCCCTGGGCCTGCACGATCACCTGCGGGCCGTCGGCCCAGGCCGTGTCGGTGTAGACCTGCTCGATGTCGATGGCGCGGCTGAAGCGGCCGGAGCTGTCGTAATTGACCAGGTTCAGCCAGCCGGGGATCGCCTGGTGCTGGTTGGGGAAGATGCTGTTGCGGAAGGCTTCGGCGTAGTAGGTGAACGTCTGCTGGGCCCCGATCCCGCCGGTGGAGGCCTGGGCCAGCATCTGGGTGCTGTACATCTCGCGGGCCTGGTCGTACTGCTCGTAGGTCAAGTCTTTCCAGATCGCGTGCTCGGTGAGCAACTGGGTGAGGTTCTGGCCCCACGACCAGCTATCCAGGAACGGTTGACTGAAGCCGATGCCGTGCGACTGGTCGTAGAAGCTCAGTCGGGTCAGCGTCATGGCCGGATCGTAGATCCGCGTGTCTTCGTCGGTGGCCCGCCATCGCCAGGTGTTGTCATCCTGGAAGCTGTGGCCCGTGTCGGTCTGCAGGTGGGCGGTGACCCCCGCGTCACTGAGCGGCGCCCAGGGCACGCCGGCGTCCACCTGGGCCCCGCTGACCCAGTGCTCGCGGGAGTCGTACCCGGCATACCCGGGATTGCCCCAGGTGCTCTGCACGCTTCCGGCGGCGTAGGAGCCGATGTCGCCTTCGTGGTCGGTGGTCCACGGGTGGTAATGCTGCCAGTAGCAGTTCTCGTGTCCCCGGTAGACCCACCCGTCCTCGTTGGGGTTGCCGCTGCCCATCAGGTTGGTCTCGAACCCGTCGTAGGGCCCGACGCAGCCCAGGGGCGCGGCGGATGGACCGTCGTCCACCTGGTAGACCAGGTAGGCCTTGACCACGTCCTTGTCCAGGGGCAGCCGCCCATGCAGGAAGTAAGTGACCGTCGAGACCACCTGGTCACCGGTGTACGGCTGCATGCCCTGGTCGAGGTACGACTGGTAGGTGGCTGCGCCCACGGCGTCCGGGTCGGCGTCCATGTGCAGGGGGTTGGTCCCGCCGGACCGGGCGATGAACCCCACCCGCTGATTGGTGCGCCACCAGGTGGTGCCCACCGGGTAGTAGGCTCGCACCTTCTGACCCACCGCTTCGGTGCTGTCCCACTCGACGTAGCAGTCCAGGCCCGTGGAGTTGGCGGCGATCACCTGGGGCGGAATGGTGCCCAGGGTGTCCTGTGGCAGGGACCGGGTGGTCATTACGTAGCGCTGATTGTTGGCAAGCTGGCTCTGGGTGCTGTAGTCGCCACCGGCCGAATACTGGTTATCCTCCGTGGACAGGTCGTAGGCCAGCATGGGCAGGATGCGGTTGCGCAGCCGCTGGATCTGGGGCCGGGACATAATCTTCAGGCCGGTCTGCTCATCCTGTCCGTAGGGCCCGATCAAGCGCTCGTCGAGATCGAGCACCCCGGCCCCCTGGCCGATCCCCGACCCGGTCAGGTTACCATTGGGCGGACTGCCGGGGGTGTAGGGCTTGGCCAGGTCACCGTTGCGGCCGGCGGCTGTGAGTGTGTCGGACCAGAGATTCGGCGTGCCGTTGATATCGCTGGACCACTGCAGGATCGAACTGTCCACCGCATCCAGAATCCAGCGGCGCAGGTGTTCGTCGTACAGGGCATCACCCTCGTGGGTGTCAGGGTAGTCGCCGCGATCGGGTCGCGGGCTGTCGCTGGCCACCAGCGGCTCGTCCAACAAGCTGCTGGAGATCTGGGCCACGACGTTGATGATCACCCCGATCCGTCGCTGGGTGCCGTTGGGCATGGTCCGAACGAACCAGATCAAGTCGTTGGCCTGCAGGGTGCAGGCACCTTCGTCGGCGATGGCCACTTCGATGGTCTGGGTCTGGCCCAGGCGGCTGATCCGGGCCAGGTCGCGCAAGCCCCGGGCGGCGTAGTGATCCAGACCCAGCCAGGGCTTGACCCGGGCCCGCACGGTGGCCATGGTCTCGCCGGGCTGGGCCCAGGGGACCACGATCTGCCGATTGATCCCCGGGCTGTAGCCCACGGCGGTTGCCGCACCCGGCGACGGCAGGCGACCCAACTGCTCGATCGCCGCCGTCAGATGGCTGAACGTATAACCACCGCCTGACGGGTTGTAGGCTCCGAGCTTCTGCTGGATATGGGTCTCCTGGGCCCGACTGACCAGGGTGGGATGCCGCCAGAACAAGCCGTCGTGGCGGACGGTGGCCCCGGGCGGGGCCCACAGGTCCACATAGCCCCGGGACAGGCACGAGGGGATACGGTCCATCCCCTCCTGCTCGATGAGATAGCCGCCATCACCGCGCGGGCAGGTAAGCACCGCTCCCTCCGGAGCGTCCTGCCCCACGGCGTGATCGCCGTCGGCTGCGAGGTTGTTGACCTCCTGCTCGGTGGCATCGACCCCGCAGACATTGCAGCGGTAGTAATAGCGCTCGACGGGGGTCATGGTGCCGTCCCCGCCGGGCGGGGCGACGGCGACCTTGTCCGGCGGGAAGCTCAGGGACATCGGATCGTCCGGCAGCAGCGTCCACCAGCGGGTTCGAGGCGTGCCGTCCACGTCCACCGTCTCGCGGAACCAGTCCAGCAGGGCCTTGGTGTCGTTGGAGTAGGTCGCGCCCACCGAGGCGTAGCTGCCGGTGGCCTGCACACTCGGGTCGGCCGGGTCGTTCACGCTGTAGCCGGGCACGCCATGGATGGGCCGGGCCCCGTCCACGTTGTCCGGCGGGATGTTCAGGATACGGCTGTCAACGTCCACCGCCTGCTCGTAGGTTTCGGCGCGGGTGCCGACCGTGGGGCTGCCGTCGATGAAATACTCGCCGTCGGCGTCGGTCCAGTAGCCGCGCGTGCCCACGTTCTTGCGGGCGGCCATGCCCCAGTGCAAACCGCCGAACTGGTTGCCGGCGGTCATGTTGCCGGGCGTCTGATTGAGGGCGTAATACCCGAAGTCGCAGCGGATCTCCCGCCCCCGGAAGTGGTGGTTCTTGTATTCGGGCGATCGGCCGCCCCAGAACGCCTGGCTGTTGGTCACACAGGTGGCGTTGCCGGTTGGTGAGACGTAGTCGTCGTGAAGCTCGACCAGCCAGGGAATGTCATCCGAGGTGCCGTACAAGGCCTCGATCGCCGCCTGGTATTCGGCGGGCACGGCCATCACGCAGAGATTATTCTCATCGTCGAACTGGACCAGGTGGGCGGCCAGGTGACTGTCGGTGTGGGTGTCGAGCCAGGACGGGATGTCGTAGAAGAAGTAGGCCCGGAAGTAGCGGGTCTCCTGGGTGTCGGGGTCGGCGTACTCGAACCGTGGCTGCCAGTGCCCGATCACCGGCACGCTGTCGGGCACGGTTTCGGGTTCTTCGAGCACCGCCACGCCCAGGGCGTTGGCGTTTTCCTGATCCTGGAAAGTTTCCGCGTCCAGAAACTTGAGTTGGCCGGAAACCACGAAGGCTTCGACCAGGCCATCGCCGCTGAAGGCGTCGATCCCGCTGGCCCTGAACGGGGTCAGGATCTCATCGAGCAGGATCTGGTAATTCGCATCGTACTCGACCGCCCGACGGTCAAGCTGGGTGTAGGGGCATTGGGCTCCGCCGTAGTGGCAGTAGGAATCGGTGCCGTCGCAGGCCGGGTAGCCGGGCATGCAGGCCGCGTGCCCCTGGAAGTCGAGGTTGGAATAGCGGCCCCGCTGGAAGCCGGGGGCCAGGCCCCGGGTGGTGATGATGCTGTTGCAGTGTTCGGCCAGGTAGCACGGCTGCACGTTCTGCATGATGCGGTAGTTGATCTGGTTGACCAGTCCGAAGAAGGGCGTGTCCACCCCCCGGAACGGCTCGTTGGCCTTCTCGTCCAGCGGAAAGTAGCCGGTGCCGGGTGTGATGGCGAGCCCGGACTCCGGGTCGGTGCGATCGGGCTGGCCGTCGTCGGTGTCGTAGAACGTCTGTTTGCCCTGGGTCTGCACGACCTCGGGGCTGTAACTGACCGACACGCGGGTCCGGCGATAGCCGCTGTTGGGATCTTTGACCTCGATCTTGGGCGAGGCGATACCCCGGAAGATGCCCAGGTCCACGTAGCCGCCGGCCGCACTGAGCAGGTCCCCGGCCCCGGGTACGGGTGCCTGGGTGGCCAGGCGCAGGATCTGCAGTTGCCGATCCGTGTCGGCCACTCCCGAGAAGGCCGCCAGCACGCGCGGGCCCTGCGGAGTGTAATAGGGGCAGGTGCCCCCGGCGGCGGTGTAGCTTTGTCTGGCTTGGGCCGGCGTGTCGCCCAGGTACATGGGACACAGGCTCTTGCTGGTGACCGGCCGGGCCAGGTTATCATTGGCCAGAAACCGGGCCTCGTTGGCCGACCAGTAGGTGCACTGGCAGCTTCCGGCTGCCCCATGCCAGAACGCGCAGCCGCGATGGACCAGGTCGCCGTCGGTGAAGTTGACCTCGTCGAACTGGTAGTTGCTCACGTCCGCCGGGGCCATCTTGGGGATCGGCACCTCGATCCCGTCGTCGATCGAACCCGGAAGCTCGTAGGTGAACGTGCTGCCCGGAGGCCCGTCGGTGCCGCTGAGAGTCACCGGGGTCAGGCTCATGCGGGCGGCGTTGTTCCATTGGCCCAGGCTGATCCCATCGGCCATGAACACCGCCCCCCCGGAAACAGTCATCTCGGGGGTAAGCGTGTCGTAGATCGGTGAGCCCGCCCGGATCTCGATGTGGGGGGTGACCCGGCCGGTAAACCGGCCTTCGGGCCGGAAGTAGTCGATGGGTCCCAGCATGCCGAACGTGCGGGTGGGCACGTTCTGGCTGTAGCCGTGCCGCAAGGATTGGCACCAGACCGGCTCGCGGTAGAGTCGCACCCCCGCATTGGGCTCCTGCTGGGCATAACGCACCACCCGCCGGCTGGTCGTGGTGCGGGTAAAGCGGGTGTTGATCGAGCCGTTGTCCAGCCGCTCGCGCCAGTGAGTGGCATCCAGTTCCGTGCGCCAGTAGTACGTGCCGGTGGCGGCGCTTTGCCAGCGATATTCGATCTCGGGGCTGACCCGCTGACCCGGTGCCACAAGGGTGGCTGGTTGCTCATTCAGGTAGAGCAGCACCGGCGTGTCGCCGCTGCGATCGCAGGCCGTGGGCAGCACCCAGGGCGGGCAGACCACGCTGCTGGTCACACTCTGGGCGTCGTCCAGGTCGCTGCGTTTGCCGCAGCCCTCGACCACGTACTCGGTGAACATCCACGGGTCATGGACCTCGGGGAACAGGCAAGCGGTGGCGTTGTAGTCCGATCGGCTGGCGAAGCGCCAGTCCTTCTGGAACTTGCTGATCCACTGGGTCCAGCCCATGAACGAGCCGTCGGCGTTATAGCGAGGGAAGCTGGGCAGGTCGTAGGTGCCGCCCTCGTCCCAGGCCCCGTAGCCGTAGATGATCTGCTGGGGCGGCAGGTCGAAGCACCAGCCCGAGCCATCGGGGTAGCGGAAATGGGGGGTTGGCGTGTCGCTGTGGTAGGCCACGGGTCAGGTCTCCTGATGGTGGAGGCGAGCCTCGATGGCCGCGACGTGCTGGCGGGTGAAGCGGCGGTGGCCCCCGACGGTGCGCCGGGCGGGCGGGATCAGGCCCTGCTTTTCCCAGACCCGCACGGCCTGGGCGGAGACCCCGAACAGGGCCGCCAGTTCGCTGGGCTTGTAGAATTGTGGGGCCTGGTCCGTACCGCTGGTCATGCCGTGTCCTTCACCTTACCTTGACATCAATGGTACGGCGGGACACACACAACCTAACTTTGGGATTTTTAACTTTGTGAAGATGCAATCGAGACGTGCAATTAAAGCCAACCAGCATAGCGTGTTAGCTTATTTCAGTCAAGAGCGAATTGCCAAATCAAGAGGCTGAAGCGCCATTCCCCGGAGGTTGAAGCTCCAGCGACAGGGGTCGAACCTGTAACCTGCCGGTTAACAGCCGGCTGCTCCACCGATTGAGCTACGCTGGAAAGTAAAAGTAGCCCGCCGATCACCGGCGGGCCGATAGAAGCTGGGTTCCGTTCTCCTCGGGGTCCAGCGTTTGACGGAGCGCTGGGCCTCTTGGGTACGGGAGAAAGCTGGCCCGGCTGGATTTGAACCAGCAACCTCCTGGTCCAAAGCCAGGCGCTCTGCCGCTTGAGCTACGGGCCCTTGATTTCGGGCAGCGGGGTCGGATTGAACGCAACAGTCTCAGCCTCGACCGTGTGGTGGGTGCACACCACCGGAATGGTATGCTCCAGGCCCAGGTGCCGCAGGGCCTTGCTGAACAGCTTGGCCACTTTCTTGTAGGTCTTCTTCTCGCGCACCGGGAAGTGGTCGTTGCCCACCTTCACGTGCAGCACCTGCGGGCACTGGCCGGCCCCGGGGGCGCTGAGCAGTCGGGCGGTGGCCTGCAGGACCTGCTCGGCCCCGGCGGTGCGATTGGGCCACTTCCAGACGCACGGCCTGTCGGGGTCCTGGGCCAGGCTGATGCTGGTCAGGTCCTCGTTCGGTTGGTCACAGCCGTCGCTGAACACGTGCAGATTGACGCAGGTGTCGGACCAGACGCGGGTGATGATGGCCGCCGCCGGCTCGCTGTCCGGCTGGGGGAAGTAGTGGACGATCCGTCCCACACTCGGCTTGGGCTGAGGCATGTCAAACTCCTGGTACGTTCGCAGGGTTGCACCCAGACGCATCAACGTACAACGCGATGCGTTCGGGTACGCCGTAGATCTCGAAGCAGTGCACGCACAGGGCGGCGACGATGCGCACCCGATCCAGGGCGCAGGTATCGCCCGGCAGGCGATCCCATCCGACCATCACCCGGCCCCCCACCGTCGCGGCGCCGGTCGGACTGTCCGTGGCCAGCCGGTTCTGGCACCAGGCGAAGTCGGCCTGCCACAGGTAATGCCGCAGCAAGGTGGCGAAGTCGTTAATGGTCTTTTTGCCACCGGGCCGGCTGGTGATGCGATTCGGCGGTAGGTCGCGCTGATACTCGCGTTCCTCCAGGACCACGTCCCACACGTCGTCGAAGCTCATGGGTAACCGTCCGCCCGCTTCATTCAGCCGCGTGCTGAACGCGACGGGATGGTCTTGGCGTCGGGGCACCCCGAAGTGCATCAGGCAGGTGATGGCCAGATTGGCCACCTTGCGCATGGGATCGAGGGCGGCGTCCTTGCCGTTCACGTCGATGCAGGCTTCGCTGACCTGCCGCACGTAGCAGTCCATATAGGTCAGCCAGTCGCCCACGGATTTCTGGCTGTCGGGCACCCGGTCGGTGGCCCCGGCTCGCTGGGCCCGCCCGGGCCAATCACCGCTGGCGTACTCGTGCTCGGTCAGGATGATCTGCTTGATGGCGTCGCGGTCCATCATGGTGTGCTCCAGATCCGGCGTCGGCGTGACGCGGGTCTGGTTCTGGTCGGCCTGCCCGGGGCCCGACTTGAGTTCCTGGTGAACTTCCGGGGGAACTTCCGGGGGAACTTCCGGGGGTAATGACCTGGACCGGAATCGAACCGGCGACCTCCGGGTTGAAAGCCCGGTGATGCGAGCCAACCGCATCTGCCAGGTCCAGGCCGGGCCGACGGCCCGGCATTTGAGATTGGAAATCTCAAATCTGAGATGCACCCCGCAGGGGTGCCAAGTGCGCCCGGGAGGAGTCGAACCTCCAAAGTCCGATGGACGGCTGCTTTACAGGCAGTTGACCTCAGCCACATGGTCGTGCGGACGCAGAGAATAAAAAGGCAAGCGGAAGGCGGAGGACTTGAACCCCTAGCCCTTGCAGGCTTCACCGGTTTTCGAGACCGGGGCCGCGCCCGGTGGCGACATCACCTTCCGAATCGTAAAGCATCTGGTACTCGTACTGGCTCAAGGTCCCCGGTGGTAGATCGGCCACAGCCAGAATTGCTTCGCATATCCGTCGTCGCACGGTCAGTGTGCGTTCGATCATAAACCGGCAGTGCAGGGCCAGGACCAGGTCGATCGGCTCACCGTGGGCCATGGCCAGGATCTCAGGCACATTGGATGGCAAGGCGAAGGCGAAGGTCATGACATAGGTGGTATCGGGATCTGCCCGAAGTCGTCATTGCTCAAACAGTCTTCAAGCATTCGCCGCATCACGCATGATTGCTCAATCTGCGATAGCAGCAGGGCCAAGGTCTCGGCATCCATGATCTCAGCCAGGCCCATCGTTCGGCACTGGCGAATCAGCAGGTCCACGATCACCCGCTTGCCTTGCGGGGTGCTGGCCCGGCTGATCCAGTTGTCCCACTGCTTCTTGCGGTCCATGTTCAGCCTCGCAGGTTTGGCAGACCAGCTTATCCAGCTTGCCGCGCACGGTCAGCATGCCGGTCGGTTCCCAGTGCACCCGCAACTCGCGGATGATGTACGGGCCCTGTTGTTCATGAAAGTCGCGTGCCTTGATGACCATGTTGAGAATAGCCTGTAGGCCGCGCTCCGGTTCGTCATGGACAACGCTCGCGGGTATGCCGCAGTCGATGTTTTCCGGGACTTCAATCCGTTTCAGACTCATGGTTTTCTCGCTGGCTCCTGGCGGAACTGGTCTTGGGCCTGCTCGAACCGGGCGGTGTACTTGCCCGTGCCGTACTTGGTCCAGAACTCACTGTGGCCCAGTCTCACCATCTCGACGTTGACATTGCGGCCCCGGGCCCAGACGTAGGCCAGCAGGCGTCCGAAGTAATCACGGGTTGGCGCGCCGTCGGATTCCGGGGGCTCGAACTCCAGAACCACCGGCTGGTCACCGATCAGGTACTTGAGGGTCTGGGTCGCTTCGGTGTAGCCCGGCTCCCCTTTCTCGGGGGTGTCGATCCGCAGCAGCCGGACGTATTCCAGCTTGCCCTGGTAAAGCACACGGATGGTGTCCCCATCGACCACCTTGACCACCGGGTACGTGGGCCGGGGCGTGGGACTGGCCGCACACCCGACCGGCAGCACCCCCGCAAGCAAGAACAACGGCAGGAGCAGGGCTTTACGCATACTGATGGTATCGGCCCCGGGACGTTGGCGCTTGAGCTTCCGGGGGAGCTTCCGGGGGAACTTCCGGGGGAAAGCGGAAGACGGTGGACTTGAACCACAGACGCCATATGGCGCCCCACCCGGTTAGCAGCCGGGGCCGCACCCAGTGCGCGATTCATCTTCCGGAGAGGTTGGTTGGACCCAGCGGCGGACACTGATGATCACGCCCTCGGTGGCCAGCATGGCAACGATCGGAATCTCGTCGGTCAGCAGATCCAGCCAGATATACAAATGGCCAAGCTGTTTGTGTTCTGCCATGGCGAACTGCATGGCTCTCACTGCTGTTCGCAGACTGCGGCCACACCGCCAGGTGGGCACGATGATCCGGGTGGCGGTGGCCATCACCTGGGGGATCACGCCCACGTCCGGGCAGACCAGGGCCGGTGAGGATTGATCCACCAGAACCTCCAGGTTGTGACCGAACTCACTGTAATCGAAGTGGCTGAGTCGAATCATTGCTTTTCTCCAACACCCAAGCAGGGCAAAGGGCGGAGCGGGAGTCGAACCCGCGTGATCGGGGTTGCAATCCGATACCTTGGCCGTTCGGTCATCCGCCCGAATCGAGTGTGTCGATGCCGCCGAGCAGATCCTGCTCGGTCCACGTGCCCTCCATGGTCATTAGGCCGTACTTTTCAAAGTGCAGTTTCAATCCCTGCCAGACCTCCTCTACGCCTTGTGATTCGGCGATGGGGTGCCGGTAGCTGAGGAAAAAGCCCGGCAAGGACGTGTAGCACTTGACCGCTGTGACCAGCACGGATCTGCCCGTGTCGCCGTCGCGGACAACCGCCATTTTGACGAAGGTAATGCCCACCGCGAGACCCAGTTCGATGAACCGGGCCGGGTCCGTAAGGCGGTACGGGATGGTGTCCATGCTCATGGTTCCCACGCCTGGCTGACCAGGCGGCTGACCCACAGGGTGAACACCACAATGCTCACCGCCCCACCGATGCAGGCCGCCACAATCAGGGGCACCAGCCAGTCGTGCACGGGTGTGCGATACTTGTCGTCAGGCGTGTCGGTCATAACTGGCCTCTCAGGATTTGAACCTGAAACCTTCCGGTCCAGAGCCGGACGCTCTACCAATTGAGCTACAGGCCAAAGGGTACCACAATGCGACAGACGGGACTCGAACCCGTGGCCTCCACGTTGGCAACGTGGCGTTCTGCCACTGAACTACTGTCGCCCCCGGAAGCTGGCCCGTCGCAAGGCGGGCAGCTTCGGATTATTCCATCATCACGATCGTCACCCGGTCACCCAGGATAGGCACCAGCAACAGTTCGACATCGCCCCAGGCCAGTCCGCCGTTGGAGCAGCCGGGAGCCGGTAGTATCACGTCCCACACCCGATGCTCCTCGATCGCCTGGACTAGACGGTTGGCGCTGTTCACGATAAGTTGCGGGTCCGACGCCTCTCGCCAACGATGCTTGGTGGGAAAGGTGAACAATCGTTCAGGGGGTAGCAGGTGTACCACGTTGCCGTACTCCCGCACCAGTCGTCCCAGTCTGGCAGCGATGCCGGGATACCGATCGCGGGCCTGTTTGGCGACGCCGGCCCCCATGACCAGTTCGCCATTGATCTTGACCACCCCGTTGGTGGTGATCCCCCGCCAACAACCGTCGAAGCGGGGGTCCCACAGGTCCAGGTTGCGATAGACGTGCATGGTTTAAGCCTCCCTGCCTATTATCGTAACACGTCCACGAGGACTTGAACCTCGAACCTGCGGCTTTGGAGACCGCCGCTCTGCCAGTTTGAGCTATGGACGTAAAGTCGTCAACCGAACCGGCCGATGAAAACCGGTGAACCTCCAAGGGTTCCGTTGTTCATCGACCCCGCCAGGCCCATCCCGCCCGGCGGGGTTTTTCTTGAAGCAAGCCGCCAGCCGGCCACGATCCGGCAACCTCCGCTTTACGGGAGCGGCGCTCTGCCTCTTGAGCTACGGCGGCGAATACCCCCGGCAGGAGTCGAACCTGCACCTTACGGGTTAAAAGCCCGCTACTCTGCCAATCGAGTTACGGGGGTGTGAAGTGCCACCGGCAGGAGTTGAACCTGCAACGTCCCGATTAAGAGCCGGGTGCTCTGCCAGTTGAGCTACGATGGCGTGGTGCGCCGGACGGGCCACGATCCCGCAACTTCCAGCTTGGAAGGCTGGCACTCTGCCCACTTGAGTTACCGGCGCAAAAGAAGAACTACAGCGGGTACCCGTCGTCCTGCACGGCTTGCCAATATCGGCCGGCGTGCTCGATCTCTGCGATCTGCACCCACAGGCGCCTGAAGGGCCAGACCCGCCGCAAGACCTGGTAGTGTGTGGGACCCATGTTGATGTACGGCGAACGCATGGGGTCGAAGCTCCAGGCCAGCAGCCACCATTTCCATTTGAACGGACTCATAGTTTGGCCGCCCGCTGCTGATCGTCACGCTCCGTCTGGGTCATGCCCCGGGGATTGCCGAACGGGATGAACTCGTAGTCGAACCAGTCGCAGGTCTGCATGTCCCGGTCCATGGCCTGGCGGCACACCAGGTGCATTTTGTCGCGCTGGAAGTCCCCGTCGCAGATCCCGCTGGCGAAATGGTACACCTCACCCGGCTCGATGGTCTGGCCGCACCAGGTGCAGCGGTGCGGCTTGCGGGCCTTGGACTGGCGCTGGTCCAGCAGCACGTAGCTCACGGGTACGGTTCCTTCCACGGCTCGTTGCGCGGGTGCATGATGCACTTGACCACGTCGTCGTCCACGATCACGCGCGGGCTCTGCACACCCCAGAGAATCCCGTCGTGGGGAATGTCGTGCTCGCGGAGGGTGCGGGCGGTGACGGTCTCGCTGTACTTGGGGTGTTTGGCCCCCCACTCCTCGTTGCTGCGCCGGGTGATCAGGATCACCTCGTGGCCTTCGGCTTTCAGGTGCTTGAGCCAGGCGATCGCCCCTTCCAGCGGCTCCTGGGTCGAGTGTTTGAGAATGGTCCCGTCCAGGTCGATGAAGTAGGTGGCCATGCGGCCTGTATCGGCCAGGCCCGGGGGCAAGTTAAATCAGACTGAGTGGATTTGAACCACCGACCTCCTGGTCCCGAACCAGGCGCTCTGCCAAGCTGAGCTACAGTCTGTGGGGTGACCGACGGGATTTGAACCCGCGACCGCAGGCTCACAACCTGCTGTGTTGCCCCTACACCACGGTCACCATCTGAAAGTCAGGCTGGCCGGACTCGAACCGGCGACTTCCCGGCCCCAAACCGGGTGCTCTGCCAACTGAGCTACAGCCTGTGTCCCGCTCCCGCGTAACGGCCGCGACGAAGGCGCGCCTGCCGGCGCAGCCGTTACGCTGGAAACGGTCACTCCTGCAATTCCACCGACCAGTACGCCTCGTCAACGAACTGGCTCCAGGTCTTCATCCGCTCACGGGGCACCTTGACCGCCACCTTCAGCGGCTGTGGTGGCCGGATCAGCTTCATGCCCGCTTGTTCGGGCGTGCGGTCGTTCTTGCGCGAGTTGCACTGGATACAACTGCACACGATGTTGTCCCACCGGCTCTTGCCGCCCTGGCTGCGCGGCAGCACGTGGTCCAGGTTGAGCCGGCTGGTGGGCAGTGTCCGGCCGCAATACTGGCAGGTGTTCTGGTCGCGGGCGTAGACGTTGCGGCGGTTGAACCGGATGCGCCGCCGCTTGAGCTTGTCGTACTTGAGCAGTCTGACCACGGTGGGGATCAGGATCTTCTGCTTGACCGCCTGTACGAAGACGAACTTCTCGGGCTCGAACCGCTCGCGGTGCTCGCTAAGCTCAGCCCAGGACTCGAAGTCGTGGCAGGCGTAGTCGCCTTCGGCGTCGATGGCCTCGGCCACGCCCCGCACCATCATGCTCAAGGCGTCGGCTGCCGTGGCCACCCGCAGGGCGGCCCAGTGCCGGTTGAGCACCATCACCGGCTGGTCGAGAACGAGTTCCATCGGACACCTCACTTTCACAACAGTGGAGCCAGTGGGATTTGAACCCACGACCTTCTGCGTGCCACGCAGACGCTCTCCCAGGCTGAGCTATGGCCCCATGTCAACAGGTTTGTACTGGGTCTGGCGCGTGGTCTTCCAGCCCCGGCCCCGGTTGGCCTTGGGGATGTCGTCCCAGGCGTCGGGCAGTTGCCGGGGCCGCCGTTTGCCCCGCACGCGGTACGGGACGGTCTGGTAGTCCTGGTTGGCCCGCTTTTCCTGGGTGGATCGCGGGCGACGGTAGTACAGCTTGAACCACTGCATGGTGATCTCCTAAGCGCGGCATGCGCCTAAAAGACCGTGCTACGGAATCGTGTCACCATGATCCGCCTCCTTTCCTGATGATGTTACGGCTACCGGAAGCCTTGATTCACGCCCGGCTAACTTCCGGGGGCGGGGGAAAGTGGACCCGGAGGGGATCGAACCCTCAACCTCCTGCGTGCAAAGCAGGTGCTCTCCCAGTTGCGCTACGAGCCCATGAAAACCAATGTCGTCGGAGGGAGTCGAACCCTCAGCGCCCTTACGGGCACCAGCACCTCAAGCTGGCGTGTTTGCCAATTTCACCACGACGACAAAACGTCAAGTAGCCCCGGGTGGAGTCGAACCACCAAGCGGCTGAGTTTGAGTCAGCCAGGTTTGCCAGTTTCCGTCACGGGGCCCCCGGAAGTTTTCCCATGGCATTTGCTGATCCACTGGAAAACTTCCAGTATTTCGACACAGACAGTCAAGTACCCACGGCAGGAGTCGAACCTGCAGAGCCCCTCACGGGGCACCTGGACCTGAGCCAGGCGCGTCTGCCAATTCCGCCACGTGGGCACATGGTAGCAAAGTCGGGCTGAGTGGATTTGAACCACCGACCTCGTGACCCCCAGTCACGCGCGCTGCCAAGCTGCGCTACAGCCCGTCCCCGGAAGTGGCCGAAGCCACCTGTTCATTGCTTTCGACACCGAGTAATCGGTAGCTCAGATTCCGTCCTACCGCTCCGAGCACCCGCCGGCCCTCGCCGGGCAGCAGGCAGGCGTGGGCCTTGACCGGGCGCAGGCTTTCGGGCATCCAGCCGTGCGGCTTGACCAGCACGACGCCCCAGTATCTGGGCAGGCCGCGTTCGGCCAGCCAGGTCACCAGCTTGCGACGCTCGTCGCGGCTCCGCAGGGCCGCCGGCGAGTCGAACCAGATCTCGGTGTTGAGTGCCAGGTAGCAGTGGGTGGCCACCTGGCTGTAGCCGTGCATCTTGCGGGCCCGCAGGTCTGCCAGCAGGTCGCTGCGGGAAGTCTTGCACTCGACCACGCAGATCTTGTCGTGCTCGCCCAGCTTCACACCCAGGGCGTCCATCTGGATGCCCTTCCAGTGGTAATGAATCCGGCCGTTCCAGCCACAACGGTAGGGCTCGCCGCGCACCTGCATGCCGACCTCGTAGCTGACCAGGTCCATCTTGACCCGGTGCAGCAGCCAGGTAGCCATGGCCTTGCACATCGCCCGGTGGTCCATGGTCTGGCTATCGGCCCAAAGCGTACCCGGCTGGAGTCGAACCGGCAGCCTCGACCTTCGGAGGGTCGCGCTCTTCCTGTTGAGCTACGGGTACCCCCGGAAGCCGCCCTGTGGCAACTTCCAGGCAAGTACGGCCGGCAGGGATCGAACCTGCATACCTGCGGGATAGAAGCCCGCCGCTCGTCCGGTTGAGCTACGGCCGCATGAAGAAAAACCACCGGCGTTCTGCCAGTTAAACTACCAATACGTTCGTGCTGACCCTCGGGTCGATGGCCCGGCCGATCTTTGGCGCCTTCGGTCCGGCGGGAACCACCACACACACGTATCAGGCGGGACTCGAACCCGCACTACCGGTGTTTTCAAGGCGGGTATCCTGCCGATTGGACGACCACCCCCGGGTGGGGGCGGGCGGGACTCGAACCCGCATCACCCGCGTAAGCGACCCCCGCAGGACTTGAACCTGCAGCCTCCTGGTTCGTAGCCAGGCGCTCTGTCCTTTGAGCTAGAGGGTCGAAGATCAAGGGCCACCGACAGGCGTCGAACCTGCAACCTGAGCTTTACAGGAGCCCTGCTCTGCCAGTTGAGCTACGGTGGCGATGGATGTCTACTTGCCGGCCATGTATCCCAGGCCGGTGGCCGCACCCTTGGCGGCGGTCTCGATGATCTCCTTCAAGGGCCCGGGCCCCTCCCGCACGTAGTCGGGGATGAGCAGCCCGGTGGCTGGCTCGAAGCGGTACAGGGCCGCCAGGTTGGGTCCGCCCAGCGTGGTGTCGCGCACCACGTACAGGTCGGTCTTACCCAAGGTGCCAATTTTGACCATTTGCGGGCCACAGCCGGCCGTAACCAGCCAGAAAAGAACACTTACGATCGCAATGAGCCGATGGCGTGTGGACATGGCTTTCTCCTGCTCCGGGGCTACTTCCGGGGCTACTTCCGGGGGCAAGCGGTCATGACGGGACTCGAACCCGCAACCTCCGGATCGACAATCCGACGCTCCGCCAATTGAGCTACATGACCGTATCGGCCCCCGGCCCCCGGAAAATTAGTCCGAGGGCTAAAGGGCTCTTAACTTCCGTGGAAAAGTCGCCGGCGGGTGTCGAACCCGCAACCTCGCCCTTACCAAGGGCGTGTTCTGCCGGTTGAACTACGGCGACACGGCTGCAGCCGCCAGGGGTCGCCTGACGGCTGCGGAACGGTTTGGACGCATGGCCCATCCGCAAAGTGCGCCCGAGTGGACTCGAACCACCGACTACCCGGTTATCAGCCGGGTGCTCTGCCACTGAGCTACGAGCGCTTGGTAAAAACTGGCCCGGCCCCGGGCGAGAACCCGGGGCGCAGGCCAGTAGACTTGCCTCTTACAATTCGCTCTTGACTTGTCAAAGCCCCCGGAAGGTCGAGCCGGGGTGCCCACGCCCTCGGCCGTGGCCTGCCACGACTCTGAGCGGGGACTCTCGCAAGTGGCCCAGGCCGGGTTTGAACCGGCGCGACCCTGTTCTTCAGACAGGTGCTCTACCAACTGAGCTACCGGGCCAGGATGTCGGTCAAGTGGGCGGTGCGGGACTCGAACCTGCGGCCTCCTCGGTGTGAACGAGGCGCTCTGGCCAACTGAGCTAACCGCCCCCCGGAAGTTGTCTTCCGGGCATACGGGCAATGGCGGTGGCAGGATTTGAACCTGCGATCTCCGGGTTATGGGCCCAGCGGGGACGGCCGCTCCCCTACACCGCTAACAAGTGACGATGGCAGGCGTCGAACCTGCAACCTGCGGGTTATGACCCCGCTGCTCTGCCAGTTGAGCTACATCGCCAGCATGCGTTCTCCAAGTGGCCCCGACAGGACTCGAACCTGTGGCCCCCTGCTTGTCGAGCAGGTGCTCTGGCCAACTGAGCTACGGGACCGTCAATGACCCCAACCGGATTTGAACCGGTGTCTCCGGGCTGAGAACCCGGCATCGTGCCGCTGGACCATGGGGTCGCGGGTGTGGACGTTAAATGGTGATTCGGATTCGCTTGCTTACGCCATGGACCCCGGTTCGCGGGGGGTCACGCTCGTGGACGTGACCGGCGTTTCGTGGTAAACCAGTCTTCCAGACTGGCGGGCATATTCTCATGCCCCTGCTTCGCGCAGACCACCAGCGAGCCGGCCGGTGTGCCGGGCAAGCGATAGAGGTGGCTGATGGTTCGTTGGCGAAGCATAGTCCTACCTTTCTACTCGATTATCGTCCGGTTGTCAAGACAATTCACCGACGGCAGTTAAAAAAAGTAAAAAGACCCCCGCCCCCGGAAGACTTTCTCTCCTCCGCCGTGACGGGAGGTGTGGTTCTCCGCTGTCGCGGGAACCGGCTTCCGGGGGCCGGGGGCCGGGTGGGCGGCCGGCCGTGGATGGTGGCGACATCGGGCCGCGCGATGCCTGGAAGACTCGCCGGCGAAAGAGTCAAACCTCCGACGCAGTGCGGGGATGAATGGCCCCGCACACTTCCTGTTTAACGTGCCCTCTCACGGCTCAGACACACCCCCGGAAGTTGCCCCCATGCGTTGGGGGCGGACGTTCGCAGGCTAATCGCCATCGGTCGTAAAGTCCTCATCGTCGCTTTCGTCGTCCGGCTCAAGCCCCCCGGAAGCGTCGTCCGGCGCATCGTCGGGTGCTTCGGAACTTCCGGGGGCCGGCGGAAGGCCCAGGCTGAAGCGCATGTAATCCTCGATCTGCCGCACCTGATCGTCGTAGAAGGCCTGCACCTGCTCGTGATTGGGGATGCCCAGGTTGTACAGGGCGGCCACCGGGTTATCCATGATCTGCTGGCGCAGGGCCGCCGAGTGCTGCTCGATCTGCTGGCGCAGCCGGGCGGTGTAGTTGGTCACGAACTGCTCTTTGCGTTGCCGGGCCTGGGGCAACTGGTCCATGACCGTGCGCAAGGCCTGGGCTCCCATGTTCAGGGCGGCGTTAAGGATCAACGGGCTCTGCAGGAAGTTGGGTGCCGGGGCCGAGTGCCAGCGGCTGGTCGGCACGTGCGGCTCGAAGGCGTCGTCCCGGTCTTCGTCAACAAAGTCAGCCATCCTGCTGTCTCCTGCGCCAGGCTGCTTTGGCGGCATCCGACCGCGACCGTGTGGTCAGGTACTTCTGCAGCCAGTGTTCCGAGCAGCCCAGCGTCTGGGCCACCCGCCGCATGCACATGGGGGTGTCATAGAGTTTCTGGGCCCGGGCCAGCTTCTCGGTGTCCAGCACCCGGGGGTTGTGCCCGTGCAAGCCGGCCTTCTTCAGGGCCCGACGGACCTGGGCCACCGTCACCCCGCACGCCCGGGCGGTCTGCGGAATGGTGTCGTGCGGATGTCCCTGGTGATGTTCGACGATTCTGCGGTAGCACTTGAGTGCCCGCCCGGCCCGATCGGCCGGAGCCACGCGGTACACGTGTCCCAGACTGAAACCCGTGCGTTCGGCCACCTGTCGGGGGGTCAGGCCCCGGGCCAGCAGGTCGCGGATCTGCTGATGCTCGGCCCCGGTGTCGGGTCGGGTGTAGGGCCGCAGGGTGGTGTGCTGGGCCAGTAGCTCGCGCATCTGTTCGGGGCGCAGGCCGAAGGCTTCGGCCACCTGGCGCAGGGTGCGCGGCTTGTGGTAGAGGCTGAGTGCCTGTTTGATCTGCCCGGGCTTGAGCCGGGGCGGGGCGGGTCGGGTCCGATAGCGGTCCCGGGCCGGTCCCAGCCAGCGATAGAGCGTCGAGGTGCTGATCCCGATCTGGCCAATGATCTGGAGCACCGGCACGCCCGCCTGGTACAGTTGCAGTGCTCTTGCTTGCTGGTCATGGCTCATGACACTTGCCCTCCATTTGATACTACGGCAAGTGTGATAGCCGATTCACAATACCGGTTTTTCGCACCCATGAGGCGCGGACGGGCGCGGCTGTGCCGCGGCCGCTACGCGGTCGATGCGTAGCTGCAGCGAAGCTGCGCCTGCTCAAATCGCCCAGTTCTGCTGGGGCAGATCGGTGCCCGGGTGCCAGACGGCGAAGGCGAAACCGCCGTGGTAGTTATCGCGGTGGTCGTGCACGCCCCGTCCGGGCAGGTAGCCGCCATCGTAAGGCCCGGTATGCCCGTGGGCGTTGTACCCTTCGCTGGCCGTGGCCGGCACCGGCAGATCATCGTTGAAGGCCGCGTTCCAGTTCTGAATGGCCTCTACGTCGTTGAAGGCGATCGGGTACTGCGAATCGTCGTGCCAGTGCAGGTGGGCCAGGGGGATGCTGAAGCGGTCCTGGTCCTTGTCGTCGTAGTGGTGGGCCAGGAAGACCGCCTGCAGCAAGGCGCTGGCGGCCTGGGCGGCGGTGATCAGCGTGCCTTGCAGTTCGTTCAGGGGATGGGGCATGGGACGGCTCCTGGCCGGCTAAGCGTGCGAGGAAGGATTGCTGGGATGCGGGATGAAGCGGCGGTGGTAACCCCCGCGATGGGGGAACGGGTGCTGCTCGGCGAAGCGGCGTTTGGCCTGGCCGGCCTTCTCCTCGCGGAACAGGCGGGCCAGGTCGGTCAGGCGCAATTTGTCGTCCGGTGGCATCTCGCCGGGCCGGGCCTCGATGCGGGTCAATTCCAGGGTGGTGGCGAAGCCCCGGTTAAACGAATAGGTGACCTTCACCACCGCCGCCCGGGCCTTGTCGGGATAGTCCACGTAGCCCAGGCCGCCGGCCAGGTCGTTGACCCGTCCCCGGATCAGCAGGCTGCCGCGCACCTGCAGGTCGTTGGCCTGCTCCAGCTTGCGCACCGCCATGGCCATCAGCTTGCTGCGGTCGTCGCGCAGTCGCCAGGAATACAGCCGGGGCCGGGCCAGGGCATTGGAGGCGAACACCGGGGCGATCCCTTCCATCTCGTAGAGCACCTCGCCGGGTGATGGCTGTTCCCACTTGAACAGCCGGGCCCTGGGGAAATCGCAGCCCGCCTGGCGCTTGGCGGCTTCCAGGGCCTCGGGCGTCATGCCGGCGGTGGGCGGGATCAGCATCCGCTCCAGGTCATCCTCGGTCGTCTCGATCACGGCCGAGGCGTCGTGGAGGGTGACCTGCACCAGCCGGTCGTGGTTGCCGAACTCGATCTCCTGGTCGCCCCACTGGGCCGGATTGATCTTGGCCACCTCGACCGACCAGCACCCGTCTACGATCGCGGCCTTGGCCACGTACTGGTTCTGCTGACCGTCGGCGTCGGTGTAGGTGAACTGCACCGGCTCGTGCTCGGGGTACTCGTACCAGTTGTCACGGATGTAGAACGCCTGCAGCCAGGCCTTGGCCGGCCGCCAGTAGCCCAGCGGCACCCCCCAGTGGTTACTGGTGATGTTCCCCGCTTGCGTACCCTGGTCCTGCACCAGACCGTCGCTGTCCAGCACGTAGGCCACCTTGGCGCTGGTGACCTCCATGCGCAGGGTTTGCCATTTCATCTCCGCCGGGATGAACACCGGCTGGTTGAAAATGACGCGACCCATGGCCGGGTCCAGGCTGGCCGGCATTTCCTGGCCGGTCATGATGGTGGTGAACGGCACTCGCACCTGGTCGTCCCAGGCCGGGTCGATGAGCTTGGCCCTGGGGCTGTCGGCCGCGATGCCGGCGACGGTGATCAGGTTCTTGGTCCAGCCGGTCAGGGGGTGGGGGAAATCAAAGTACCGATTGGCCTCGGCCAGACTGCCCAGGGCGTCCCAGGTGTCGTTGACGTGGGCCACCGGCGGCAGCCGGTGCGGGGTCAGGATGGCCTCCTCGTATTGCACGTAGGCTGACAGGTTGATGGTCAGACGGTTCTGGGTCTGGGCCCAGGTTTCCGCTTCGACCTGGGTGTAACTGGCATCGAGTGGGATCTCCTGGGCGGCCTCCTGCATGCTGCGGGCATTGGCCCGCCCGCTCACCAGCCGATCCTGCAGGTTGCGGATCTTGTACTGGGGCTTGAGACCCACGCCCCGGCACACCGGGCACAGGTTCTTCCAGGGGATCGGATAGGGCTGGCTCACACTGGCCAACCACGGCGTGAGCATGCCGTCGTAGGCGTCGGGATCGCCGAAGTCCTGCGGGTCGAACAGGTAGTTGGTGACCGAGAGCTTCTGAAACCGGTTGTCCGGCCCGCAACTGGTCCAGGTCACCGTCGGCGTGTTCGAGCCGCCGCTGTAGACCTCGGCCACGTAGCCCGAGCCGTTGCAGGCCGAGCAGGCCCCGTCGGTCTTCCACGCCTGGTAGCTGTGCAGATTGTCGGCAGCCCCCAGTCGCTGGATGCCCATGGCGTACTGCTGGCCCCGGGTCATCGGCTGGTACTCGGACTGATAAAGATAATCGGCCCCGGTCTTACCGGCGGGAATGTTCTCCTGCGGGCTCACGTCCAGCAGCATGACCACGTCCGGCAGGTAATCCTCGTGCACGTTCCAGTCGGGGAACAGGGGCATGCCCACCGGGTACTGTTGGTAGGTGCGGGCGTCCTCGAACAGCTTCAGCGGATGCTGGAAGCGGTAGTAGGCCCCTTCGGCGTTCCGGGCCCGGGCTTTCTGGTCGGCGATGCTGTCGTTCTCGACGGCCCGGAAACGGCTGCCGTCCGCGACGGGGCTGCCTGCGCCATCCACGGCGTTCTCGATCATCTCGGGTACGATCGACTGGCCGGTGTAGAAGCGGATGGGTCCGCTGGTGATGCGGCAGACGTTGGCGCTGCTGCGGGAAGTCCACTCGGTGCGATCCTCCTCGATGTCGGCCTCGTGGGCGTAGAGGTCGCCGGCCCCGGTCAAAGCCGCCTGGCTCACGTCGGGGTAGGTCAGGTCCCACAGGTCCCCGCAGTAGCCGCAGGCCAGGTCCAGCTTGACCACCACGAACCGACCGTGCGATCCGTAGGCCGGGTCGTAATGCAGCCGGTAGCTGCCGGCCTTGGCCAGCAGTTCGGCGATGGCCAATCCCTTGGGGGTATCGACGAACTGCACGTCGCTGGGCACGAACAGGCCGCAGGCTTCGGAGGCGTCCAGCCCGTTCCAGAAGATGTCCTGGAAGCTGAAATACTCCGTGGAGTTCCAGGCATCCTTGAACAGCATGATCTGCTCGACCAGTTCATAGATGGTCTTGAGCTTGGCCTCCATGAGCACGCCCGATTCCGGGTCGAACACCGGCTGCGGGTTCACCGGGTCGTTGAACAGGTTGGCCGTCAGGGTGATATGCGTTTCATTCAACCGTGTGCAATCCATGACCGCCCGGCAGTTGTACGCCATGCCCGTGGCGCTCTTGGTCTCAGTCACCGCGTCGATCAGGCCCCGGAACACCACCTGCCAATCGGCCTGCGGGGTCTGGCGCACGGCGATCTCCACCTGGTCGGAGATGGCCGGCTGTGGCAGACTGTACTGGGGCGGCACCGCGCCCGAACGCAAGCGCACCGAGTCCCGATCCCACATCTGGAAAAAAGCGACGTTGTCGTTGAGGTCGTAGCCGATGGTCAAATGCTGCAGGCGGACCAGGTTGGTGTCCGAGGTATAGCCCGGCTCGCCGTTGATCTGCACGCGGTAGTCAAAGGCGTGAATGCCATGGCCGTCAATACTGGTGCTCGGTTTCAGGCCCATTTAATAGACTCCCACCACCGCTACCCGGACACCACGCTCGGTCGGCTGAAGGTCGATCGTCGGCTGTTCAACCAGCAGATCGCTGAACAGGGTGCTGGTCAGGGCCCGGCCGTTGCTGAAACTGATCCGCTCCACGTCCATGGTGCCGTCCACCAGCGATCGGGCCAGGGCGGCTGCCTGTTCCGAAAGGTCTTCGCCGCTGGCGGTCGGCAGGATGCCCTGCAGGTGCACCCGGGTCTGGGTATAGTTCTGAATGTGGATCACGGCCCCTTCGGCGGCGATCATGCGTCGCTGGACGATCATTGGTCTGGGCGCGTCGATCAGCAGCCGGGCCGATTCCAGGGGTACCTGGTTGACCAGGAGCATACTGGGGGGCATGGGTCCTTCCAGCAGCACGGCCTGGTAGTGGAGCATGACCGGCCAGCGCGACTCGATGACGCTCAGTTGCTGGGGCAGGCCGTAGATTCGCTGGCCCTGCTGATCCGTGAGCCGTTCGGGCAGGGCCAGGCAGCGCGGGTCGTTCGCGCTGTACCATTGCTCGACGGCACTGGGCCGCGACTGTCCGGCCGCCTGGTTGAACGCCGTCTCCAGGGCCTCGTAGCGCTGGCTCATGGCCACCAGGGCGGCTGCCTCGTCGATCACCTGGCCGGTGTCCGGGTCCACGTAGGTGCCCGCCATGCCGGGGGCGGCGTCTTCAGCGTCGATGGTGAAGTAGCCTTCGATCATGAACCGGGCCTGGGTCCAGTAGCATTCGGCCTCGTTGTAATGGGCCACCTGCTGCTGCCCGAAGCTGTAGTATCCCCACAAGGGGTCGTACAGCCCGGTCTGGGGCACCCCCGTCCCCGGAAGCCCCGACGGCTCGGTCAGGTCTACGTTCTCGAAGTTCACCAGGGCCATGGCCTGACCTTCCTTATGGCAGCGACTGCGGCGGGCAGACCATCTGCAGCCGCACGCTGGCTTGATCGTTGACGAAATCCCAGTCCATCTGCGCGCCGCTGACCCACAGCATCCGCAAGGGCACGGCGTCGGCCAGCCGGGGGCTGATCTCGACCATGTCGAACACGCGGGGGTAGCCGCTGGGCAGTTCTGCGTCGGACCGGTCCGAGAGCGATCCCGATCCGACCGCCGTGGTCCCCAGTCGCTGGCTAAGCTGCTGGACGACCTGCTGCATGTCCTGGGTCCCGGCCGGAGGCTGCCAGATCCCGGACAGTTCGCAGACCATGATGTCGTGGGTCAGCAGGGTCCGAATGGGCGAGAAACCCAGGTCGTCATCCACGTCGATCAGGCCCGTAGCCAGGGGCATCTGCACCACCTGGTCGTGCACCTCGGAGAACGGCAGCCGCATGGAGAATCGCGGGTTGTGCAGGGTCAGGCCGAAGAAGTCCACGGTGTAGCGGGTATCGTCCGGATCATCGTCGGTGAAGTCCACGGTGATCCGCTGGTGGTTGAGCCAGGCGCTGGTGGGATAGTCGGCACCCTCGTAGCGGATGTTTTCCAGGGTGGTCCAGGGCAGGATGAGCGTTCCGCGTTCGCCGGTTTCCGAATCGCCCGGCGTCAGGGCGTCGAGGCCCTGGGTCTGACTGGCCGCCGTCTGGCGGACGATCACGGTCGAGACGCGGATGCGCTTGACGTGGCGGACCACCCCACCGCGCCAGGACCATTCGTCGGCCACCGCGATCATGGCGTTCTCGAACGTCACCGTGCCCAGGTTGTTGGTAAAGGTCACCGTGGCCATGGCCTGTCCTTATCATCCGCTGTTGGACCCTTGCGATGGGGCTCCTGGCGAGGTCCGCCACCAGTAGCCGGTCGGGTTGTTCTGCCGGTGCGGCTCGATCGTCGCATTGTCAGCCGGGTCCCGGGGCGACGGGCCGCCCGCCCCCTGCTGCTGCTGCTTGAGCAGGCTCACCAGTTGGTCCATGACACTCTTGGAGCCTTCGTCCAGGGTCAGGGTCACCGCTCCGCTGTGTTCGACCTTGCCCCCCGCACCCCCGGAGGCGAAGTCGGTCATGAACTGCTGCATGTCCTGATGGAAGGTGTCCACCGTCTTCTGCAGTTGTACGACCAGGCCGTTCAGGCCGTCCATCTGCTCGCGGGGCGTGCTGACCTCGGCGGGCGTGCCGCTGGCAGCGGCTCCGGGCGGGCCGCCCCCGGAAGCCCCACCACCGGGCATCTGGTAATCCTCGCCCAGGCCGAGCTTGGCCCGGATGTTGGCGTCCGACAGCCCGCTGCGGCGCAGGCGATTGATCTCCTTGCCCCGGGCCATCTGCATCTGGTACTGCTGGTACTTTTCACTGTGCGGGCCGTCGATGTCCACCATCCGCCAGTCGCCGGTCTCCTGGTCGCGCACCGCCCGCTGCTTGATCCCCTGCTCCAGGTACAGATCGCGCAGGTCCATGTGCTCGTAGCCCCCCGAGGGCTTGGCCTCCAGGTTCCACCAGTCCTCCAACTGGCGTGACTGCTGAATCTGGCGGCCCCGGCTGGCCTGGGCCAGAAACTCGGACGCCCGCTTGCCGACGCCCTGCAGGTTGGGCATCTTGAACTTGCTCAGCCAGCCCGGCCCGCTGCCGGCGGACCGTCCGACTGACGGTGCCGCCTGGGTGGACCCGGCCGGACCGCTCTGAGGCTTGGGACCGTACAGCATCTGGCGCTGGTGCTCGCGCTGGCGATTGAGGTCGGCGATGAACCATTCCGCGTCGGTCATGGGCCCGGTGGGTGCCTGGGGCCGGTTCTTTGCGGCCTTGTCCAATTCCTGCAGGTCGCGCAGGAACTGCTGGTCTCGCTGCTCGCGTTCGGCACTCTCCCGCCGTGTCAATTCTTCCTGGAAGCGTTTTTGCTGATAGGTCCAGCCACTGGCGTACAGTACGTCGCCGGTGCCCTGCTCGAACTGGTTTTGCGTCAGCCGGTCGGCCTGCTGGCGGTTGAGCACGATCTCGCCCTTATGCAGGATCGCCGGCGTCTGGTCGTGCCGGATGCGGCCCTCGGGGTCCACGTCGCGGCTGCCGGACTGGGCGAAGGTGCCGCTGGCGAACTCGGGCAGATCGACTCCGGCCTTCTGCAGTCGAGCCATAAGCTCCTGGATGCCGGTGGCACCCGGAATGTTCTTCAGGCCCAGGAACGCAGCCGGGTCGGGGATCTTGCCCGACTTGTAAATCTCCTGGCTGAGCATGCCCTGCTCGACCATCTTGCGGATGAACGCCTGCTGGATCTCCGGGGGCAGGCCCTCGAAGCTCTGGTACAGGGTGTTCAGCCCCCCGGTCAACCGGTTGTAGGGGTCCATGACCGCTGCCGCGTGACTTTGCAGAGTGGGCATCCAACTGTTCAACTGGTTGCGGTTGGCACCCGGCACGGGGTTGCCGTCCGAATCCAGGAACATCAGGCTCAAGCCACGCAGCGTGGTCAGCCGCTCGTTGTGTGTCCGGACGTATTCCTCGTAGGTGTTGGCCAGTTCGCCCAGGTGGCCCAACTGTTCGCTGAACTGGCCCGCCCCCTCCCAGCGGGCGGCGATGTCCGCGAACAGCTTGGGATCGACCTGTGACAGGGCCCGGGCCCCACGCTGTTTGCCGGCGGCCTGAGCGGCTGTGTTGACCAGGGGCACGTCCAGATCGCTGAGCCACGCCGGGGTCTTACCTTGCTGGTTGGCCATGTACCATTCGCTGGCGTAGCGGCCGCTGACCCCCCAGCCCTCGCGGCCATGGATGGCATCGAACATCTCGCCCAGCGTCTGGTGGCCGCCCATGTTGACCGCCAGGTGGGTCCAAGCCTCACGGAAGTTGTCGGTGTCCAGACGGGTCAGCCAGGTCGGGTCGATACCCACGGGTCCGCCGAAGCTCGCTTCGCGCTTGAGCAGGTCCAGGGCTCGCAGGCTGGCGTCGCCGATCAGGCCCGTGTAGCCCTCGGGGCTGTAGGACCGCAGGGCCTCGGCGTACCCGAACGCCTGCTCCATGGTCATGCCGGCGACCCCGGCACCCTGGTTGCGGCCCATGGTGATCTCGAAGCGATTGAGTCTTTGACCGGGACCGCTGGCGCTTTGTACCGTGCGCTCAAGCTGCTCGGTCAGATAGTCGCGGCGGCGCAGCAGACTGCTGCGGCGGTCCTGCATCTGCCGCAACAACTGGGCATAGTTCTTGGGTGTCTGGCCACCGCTGAACGTCTGGCCCATCCAGCCACTGAACCGGGAGATCAGACCATCCTCACTGTCCGGTGCGCCCAGCCAGGCGATTTCCGAGTTCAGCTTGCTGACCTGCTCTTTGACCGGTCCTCCGGCCATCGGGGCCATGCCCGTGGCCAGGTTCAGCATGCGCATGGCCTGGACGTTGCGCGGGTCCCGGTTGCCAGCATCGTCCACCATGCCGCGCTGGCCGCCGACCGTTTCCACCGGCAGGCCCGGGTAGTGCCGCTGCAGGGATTCGGCGGTGGCGAACAGCAGCATGGGCCGGGCCATCATGGTGCCCATCACACCCATGCGGTCGCCGCGTTCCTGCTCGGTCACTGCCCGGCGATAGGTTCGGATGAACGGCAATTCCTTACCGGCCATGGCCGCGAAGGTCATCAGCAGTTCGATCGGCGCCGTCTGGGCGGATCGCCCGGCCCACTGCGACCAGCTTTCGGCTTCACCCAGCGGGTTGTCGAACATGGTCTGGATCAGTTGCACCCCACCGTGCTTGAGTTGCTCGTCCACGTGATCGAGCACCTGACGGCGGTAGGTTCCATACTGACCGGTGACCGTCTTCCAGCCCAGCGTACCCCAGGCCCCGGCACCCTGGAACGCGGCGGCGAACGCGCCCATGTCACCTTCCATGGCCTTGTCGGAGATCAGTCCCAGGGCGTTGCCACCCTCCATGATCCATTGGGGGGTGCTGGTGGCCAGTTCCACGCTCATCAGCAGGTTGGCGGAACTGGCCAGGCCGCCGATGGAACTGGTGGCGAAGCTCGCGCCTGGTGCTCCCAGGAGCATGGTTCCCAGCTTGCCGCCAACCTTTTGACCCATCGTTCTGGTCAGGGCGGCCCGGGTCGAGCCCAGGATCTTACCTTCACCGCTCAGGCCCAGCAGGCGTTGGCCCAGGCGGGTGCCCATGCCCGCCCGGCTGGCGGCCAGTTGTTCAGCCGCCACGGTCGCCGCCTCGCGGCTCATGCCGCGAGTCACAAAGGCTTGCACCATTTCGCCCTTGCCGGCCAGTGTGCCGCCCAGGCTGCGACCCACCATCTGGCGGGCAGCGCGACGGGCCAGATCGCGTGACAGCCCGTTCTCGGCCAGGTAGCCGGCCAGGCGGGTCTCCGACGCCCGGGTGCCGCCACCGATCAGACTGGCCATGGTCCGCTTGCCCATAAACTCGGCCGGCACCCGCTGCAGGGCACCGCCGCCGGACATGAGCTTGGTGACACCCCCACCGAGCCATTCCAGGCCGCGTGCCGCCTTGGCCACGCCGGAACGGCCGATCAGGCCGGTGGCCATCCGTTCGCCGAGCCAGCCGGTAACCTGCCCGGTCTTACGGGCGACCATGGCCCGCTCGGCTTCGTGGGCCAGCCAGCCGGGCACCCGTTCCAGCAGAGGCATCTTCCACATGGCACCCTGGCCCCGGGACCACGAGTGCATGATCGCCCGCATGAAGTCCTTCTGCATGGCCGGATGCAGGGCCCGGTCGAACAACTGATCGGTCTTTTCCTGCCCGAAGGCCTGCGACAAGGCACTGTGTCCGCCGGTGAGCATGGCGGCCATGGCGCCGAAGCGCAAAACGTTACCACCGAGAAATCCGCCAATCCCGGTACCGGCTCGCCCGAGCATGCCCCGACGGCTGAGCCAGCGTCCCAGGCGGCTGCGCCAACCGAAGGGCGTGCGTTCCCCAGCCGCCGCTTCCACGCCGGTTTCGGCCGCCCGGCGGCCCATGGCTTCTTCAGCAGCCGCCGTGGTCTGGTAATCACCCGAGCCGGTCAGCACGGGCATGCCACCCAGGGCTTCGCTGGGTCGCATGTGCGGGCCGGACCGCACGCCCGGTGCCCCGCGTGAGGACCAGAACGGATCACTGTACGTGCCCGGCTCGGCGGCTGCGGCCTGGAACGGGTCCATATCGTAGGGCAGGATCGGTCGTCCGAAACGATCCCGCCGAGCGCCTTCGAGCATGGGCCAGCCGACCTGCTCACCGGCCAGGCCCCCGGCAGGCGGTGCGTAGGGCACCCCTTGCCGCAGGTGGTAAGCCCGGGCCACCGCTTCGGACTGGGCCACCCTCAACTGATTGGTGTCGATACCATAGGGCTCGACGGTACCCATGGGCCGTCGGCCTGCCAGGGTCGGGCGTTCGTAGTGCCGCTGCATGCGGTCGGCGTACCACCGCTGCCAGCGCTCGCTGGGCGAGCCAACTTCGTAGCCCTCGGCGGCCGGCACCATGGTGACCTCACCCGGACCGTACAGCCGCGTGCGGGCCCGGGCCATGCGGTCGGCGTACCAGGACTGGTAGCGACCACTCACCGGATCGTAGGGCTGACCGCTGCGCACCATGCTGATTTCGCCGGTGCCCGCCGAGGGCCCCCGGAAGGATTCGCCCGGATATCCCACACCGTAGGCTCGGGCCGCCGCGCGACCACCGCCGAACGCCGTGGTGCCAGCCACCGTGGGGCTGGCCGTTTCCAGGCCGTACAGGCCCTGCCGCCAGTTGCGGAAGCGTTCGCGCATCGTTCCGGCACGCCCGCCCAACCAGCGGGCCGCCCGCCCGATTCGTCCGGGGCCTGGCTCACGGATGTCCTGGAACCGCTGCTTGAGTTCCATGGTCGTCTGCGGCTCGACGCCGGCCCCGGCCAGGGCCTGCGTGATGCGGCGGTAGCGGACGGCCAGTTCCCGTTCGAGCGTGGCCCGGGAGACCGGGCGGCCCTGCTGACCCTCGTGCAGCATCTGGTCCAGATCACCGGCGGAGCGCAGGGCTTCCTGCACCATGCGGTGCCGGTAGCCCAGGGGCTGATGCCCGGCGGCGGCAAGCTGGTTGCGCTTGGCCAGGACCTCGGAGACGAACGCCATGGCACTGGTGGGGCTTCTGGTATCGCCCGAGGCCTGGGTCAGCCAGCCCAGCCGGTCGGCGTTCATCGCTTCCGCGTACTGCGGGTAGGTCTCCATGACCGTGAACAGGGCATTGCGCATGAGCGGGTCGCCCTCGCGGGTGACGTAACCCAGCAGCATGCGCTGCATACGGCCCAGGCCTTCAGCGACGTGCTTGGGCAACGCCTCGGCGGGCTGGGTCATGGTGCTGCCGGCGGGCGTGTACTCGCTGCGCAGGGCGAACGGCAGCTTCTCCAGGATGTTGACATCGCCGATGTGGCTGACTTCCTCACTGAGGATCGCCGCCAGGAACTGCGAGGGCGAACTGCCGCGCAGGTGTCGGGGCACGTTACCCAGGTCGATGCGCGGGCCGGCACCCGGGCGCCAGCGGACGTGCTCGCCGGTCGTGCCCAGCCGTTCGATATCGCCGAAGGTCATGCGGGCAAACTCGCTGCCGTCGCGGATGCGCAGCGGGTACTCACCCCGGGGCAGGTCGCGCATGCGTTCGAGCACCTGCTGGTTGCTGGCCCCGGCAAGTTCTTCCCACACGGTCTGGTCGGTGACCATGAACGGCAGTGCGGGCCCGACGGTGGCCTCCCGTCCGATGGTGAGGTTGCGGGTCAACTGGTCCACCTGGGCCGGCTTCAGGCCGTAGCGCTGGGCATGGCGCTTGAGCAGCCGCAAGGCCTGGCTGGTCGTGGCCACGTCCTCGGGCCGGCTCCCGGAAAGAGCCACGTCGATATTGCTGGACACGCCCATCTGCCGCAGGAAGGGCGAGATGTTGCGACCGCCGGCGGCGGCCATCGAGCCGCGCGGGTGGCGGTTCTCGTTCAGATCGCGGTAGGGCGAGAACATACCGCGTTCGTCCAGGGCCCTGTACAGTTGCACCAGGCGGTGGTTGTTCCGCTCGAAGCGCAGGCGGTTGGCTTCCACGCGGCGGTAGTCGCTGCCGCGCTCGGTGGCCATTTCATCACGCAGCGACGTGTACAGTTCATTCAACTCGGACTCGCCCAGATCCGTCGGATCAAAGCCGCCCTCGTAAGCGAGCGCGTTCAACCTGCGCAGGACAGACTCGTTGGCCTGGCCACGCATTTGCGACAAAGCCCGCCCGATGCTGCGGGCCGCCATGCGACGTTCGTATTGGCGGTAGCGGACGCTGTTGGGTTCGACCTGCTCGAAAGGCGGCATCTCGTCCATACCGACGGGCCCGCCGGCCTCGATGACCTCCGGCAGCACCGATTCGGATTGCAGCACGGCGTGCATGGCCCGGGGCAAGTGCTCGCGCTTACGCAGGCCGGGTCGCAGCGAGATGCTGGTGTACTGATCCATGCCATGCCGCCCGGCCCGGGCCCCGGTAATGCGCTGGGCTTCGAGCATATCCACTTCGGGATGTCTGGCCGCGATCATCCGCAGCAGGCGCAGGGTGCCACGGGTGCCCACGGTGTTGGACAGTCCCTGCGCGTCCATGGACCATCCGCGATCCGTCTTCTGCCAGATCCCGCCGATGTGGCCGACCCGGCTGCCCTGCTCCACGTCGAAGGACATGCGGACGGCACGGCCGGTGGGCACGTGGTGTGCCTCGTAGATGTGTTCCGTGCTGGTCGTGGTCCAGGGGCGGTGGTCCTCCTTGTAGATCTGCCAGATCTCGTCCATGGGACGACGCCCGCTGGGCGAGCCGCCGGCGGAGGCCATGGAGCCGCGTTCGGTGCCGGGCTGCATGTTGACCCGCATCATCTGCCGTTGGGCATCCAGGTACCGCCGGGCCCCGGTGATCCGCTGGGCCTCGATGGACCGGACCGTCGGATGGGTTTCCTGGATGAAGCGTTGCAGGTCACGGATGCCACCGGCCCCGACGGTGTGGGCGAAGCGCGGATGGAACGGATCACCCGGCACATCGCGCGGGGCCACGCCGGCGATCTTGGCCCACCCGGCGCCGGCGTGCACGTCCATGTCCATGTCGATCATCCGCCCGGTCGGCAGATGCTTCATGGTGTATTCGTGGGTGGTCACGCCCGGCTCGCTGCCCGCAAGCTGCCGCTGACGGGCATTGACCACCCGCCACACCTCGCTCCAGTGGTGCGGATCGCTGGTCCGCCCGCTGCGGGCACTGCCGGCGGCGGCCATGGAGCCGGGTTCCGGCTGGGCGTCGCGGATCGCCCGCAGCAGCCGACCTTCGGGCGTGTCGGCCAGGGAGGAGCCCGCACGCGGTCTGGCGGATGCTTCCGCCATGGCGTCGCGGATCGCGGCAGCCTCTGCGGCCATAATCTGCTGCTTGTGAGCCCGTCCGCCCTGGCGCAGACTGATCAGGGTGTGCTGGCGGGAGTAACGATCGGCCCGGGCACCGGTGATCCGCTGGGCTTCGAGCACGTCGATGTCCGGGTGCTTGTCCCGAATCAGCCGATTCAGCCGCAGCATGTCGCGGGTACCCACCGTGCCAGCCTGTCCTGGAGCGGTCATGGGTGTCGGCCGGCCCCTTTCGTCGGCACTGCTGATACCCTCGACATAACCCACGCCGTCTCGGGTGCTCATGGCAATGTTGATGATCCGCCGGGTCGGCTCGTGGCGGACGGAATACCGATGGTCTCTGGCTCCTTCCCATTCGGGCGAATGGTACTCGTCGAGCATGGTCCAGACCGGGGCCTTGCCGCCACCGCGTACAGCCGTGCCGCTGGCGGACGACATGCGTGCCCGCATGCTGGCATGCTCGACCGCCCGGCGCAAGGTGGGCTCCTCGTTGACAATCAGCCGGCCCTGCGGATCAAGCACATCCCACACGCCGCCCAGGTTGTTCCGCGAGCCGCGCATCTCGCCGACCCGCTGGAACTGCCAGCCTTCCTGCCGCAAGCGCCGCCATTCTTCCATGGCGGCCCGCATGGGACTGACACCACGGCCGCCCGGAGTCATCCCCACGCTTTGCAGGGGCTGGCTCAAGCTGCCCTGGGAAAAGCGGTTCTTCTGGAAGTCCTCGGCCTCGCGGGCATTCAGGACGATCTCACCCTTGTGCAGCGTGACCTTGGTGTTGTCCCGGGCGATCCGACCCTGGGCGTCCACCGCGTGGCCGGTGGCTGCCCCGGCGGTGTTGGCGTTCACCGCCGCGCCCGGCGAGGCCTGCATGTTGTGCAGCACATCGACCAACTGCTGCATGACCCCCGGCAGGTTGGCCAGGATCTCGGTCATTTTCTGCTGCAGGTCGAGAATGCGTTCCGGGCCGTGCATGTCGGCCTGGATGCTCTGGTCCAGCAGGGCCCCCATCATCGGGTTGTTGCGGGCGGCCTGCCGCATCATGGGGAAGCCGAAGATCTCCTGGGCGCTGTGGCCCTGGCCGATCATGGCCATGACCTGCGAACCCATGGCCCTTTCCGAGGGCGAGGCCAGCAGCATCTGCCGCTGCAGGTTGCTGTCGCCCAGCAGTCCCATCTGTCTCATGGGGGCCAGCATCGGGGCCAGTCGCTCGACCGCCTGGCTCATGAATCCACGGATGGCCTGCGGGTCGTTACCCAGGGCGCCGGAAGCATCGGTGACCATGCGCTGGATGGCTTCCATGACCATCTGCTGCTGGCTGGCCAGGTAGGCTTCGGGTCCTTCGCCACCGGGCAGGCCCAGTCGCCGGGCGATGGTGCTCACCATGGAGCTTTGCAGGGCGCCCTGGCCGAGCACCTGGCGGCGGATGCGTTCCTCGGCGATCTGCTGCTGCTGCTGGTGGATCAGTTCGTTGAGGCCCTGGAGCAGGTTCTGGCGCAAGGCCGGATCGCCCCCGGACGTTTCGGCTCTGGCCCGCTGGCCTTGCAGAAGCTGGATGGCGAACTGCCGGGCATTCAGGCCCGTCAGGCCGTAGGCGCCGGCCCGATCGGTGGCCCGGCCACTTTCGGCCAGTCGGTCCTGCATGTCGCGCAGGCCGGCGTTGAGGGCGTAGATCCGGTCGGGCAGTGTGGCGATCGTCTGGTCCATGGCCGACAGGGCCGACTTGAGCCCCGCGATCGACCGGGCCGTCTCCTGGATCAGAGCCGGGTCCGCCCCGTTGGCCTGCATGTCCGTCAGGACGACCTGCTGCTGGAGCAGGCCTCCGCGAATGACCTGCCGCAGCAGGTGAAGCTGTTGGACCTGCTCGGCCGGATCGCCGGTCTGCAGGAACCTGCCTGGGGTGCGGGTGCGGCCAAGATCACGCTCGAAGCTGAACTGCTGGGCCAGGCCGTGCACCACCTGCTCGCGGAAGGTCGAGAACTCATCGACCAGATTGCGGACGTTTTCCCCGCGCCGATCGACGAACTCGCGGATCATGACACTGGCCTGCTCACGCAGTAGGTCCATGCCGGCCTCACGGAACTTGCGGGCTTCGTCGCTCTTGCCGGCAAGCTGGGCCGCTCCGGCCTCCTCCGCGAGCTTGCGGACCTCGGCGTAGCGTTCCCCGGCCAGTTGCTGGACCGTGGTCTCGATATACCCGACGGAGCGTCCGAACTCCTCGTCCATGTCGGTGTTCTTGGCACCGCCTCGACGGGCCAGTTGCCGGAAGAACGCTTCACCCGTGCGCTGTACGTCGATCTGCGTATCGCGCAGGCGACTCAGCAGATCGGCGTTGATGCTGAGCAGGCCGCGCAGGGACACGCCCTCGCGGTTGTCGGAGGCCCGAGCCACCTGTCCGGCCCCGATGGAGATACGGCGGGCCAGGGCTCCGGGCCCTTCGTCGGTGATGTTGAGCGGCTGGATACCCTGCACTCCCCGGCCCTGGATACCCACCAGGGTACGGCCCACGCGGGTCAGGCCGCGCAGTCCCTCGCCGCTGACAAGCTGGGCCTGCGGGCCGCCGGCGGCCGCGCCATAGTTCTGGTTGATCCACGCCTGCTGGGTCAGCAGTTCCTGGTTGCGCCGCAGCAGGGAGTTGACGGTTTGCCCGTAGTTGGTGATCAGCCGGTTGATCGCCTGCGGGTTGATCTGCGGTGTACCCTTGAGAACCCCGGCGGCATTGATGAAGATGCGTCCGCTGGAGGCCAGGGACTCCTTCCACTGCTCGATTTCCTCGGTGGTCGAGGCGACTTCCTGGTGGTCGAACAGGCGGAAGATGGGCTCACCTTCCTTGAACTGAATGAAGCCTTCCTTGAGGACCTTGTCGATGGGCTGGCCACCGAGCAGTTCGTTGATGTTCGGCACGTCCTGGCCGCTGGCGGTGGTGATGTACTTGCGCAGGAACTCGCGCTGGGCCCGGCCCTGGGAGACATCCGCGCTTTGACTGACGACCTTGAGCAGGTTCGGGTCCAGGGCCTCGGCAGTCCCCATGTTGGCCCGTCCGGCCCGCAGGCCCATCGCCTGCCAGTAGCTCCACATGGGAGCAAGCTCCTGGCGGACACCGGTCAGTTCGGTCCGGGCCGCCGACTTGGCGGTCGGCGCGCTTGCTCCGAGCATCTTGCGCTCAAGCTCGGCCCGTTTCTGGATGGACTTCTGGTACTCGCTGCCACCGGCCTTGGCCAGGATCTGCTCGCGGGCATTGATCGCCTCGGTGGCCCGCAGGGCCTGCTGGGCCTGCTCCAACTGGTCGCGGCCACGGGTCAGTCGCTGGACCAGGTCCTCGGCCCCCTGGCCGATCCCCTGAAAGGCCGGCACCACGGACGTGAGCCGATCGGTCAGTTCATGCAGGCGGGTCGGGTCGATGTCCTGGCCACCGGCCAGATCCTGCAGGGCGTCGCGCAGGTCGCTGTAGGTCTTGTCCATGGTCTGCGACAGACCGGCAAGCTCCTCGACCTTCTGCTCGCTGGTGCCCAGCCGACTGTTGCCCTGCTGCTCCTTCTTGCGATCCGACAGGTATTGCGAGGTCAGGCTCAAGGCCGAGACGCCGGCCATGAACGGCAGCAGTTTACCCTGGCCGCGCAGGCCGGCGCCCTCGCGCATAAACAGTCGCAGGAAGCCTGCCTGCTCCAGGCCCGACGAAGCCAGGTGCATCCACTTGCGCGAGGGCTCGACCTTCTGGTCGTTCTCGTGGGCCTGGTCGTACCAGGACCGCAGGGCGTGACCGCCGACCATCAGACCCAGGCCCGTCCCCCATTTGCGCATCAGCCGTCCCGGGCCCCGGCCCGGCACGACCATGGGCACCGGCATCGCGGGACCCATTCCCGGCCCGGTCACCACCTGGCCAGGACCCATGCGGTCGGCCATCAGGTTGGTCGCCGCCAAACCCCCGGTGGCGGCCATGCCCCGCCCCCGGAAGCCGGCGGCCTGGGGGCCGTAACCGCCCTGTGGGGATTGGTTCCCGTGCATCAGGCCCATGATCAGCGGGTAGCCGCCGTACATGGCCACCGTGCTGGCCCCGGCCGCGATGGCCAGGCCGGTGCCGGCCATGCCACCCAGGGCCTCGCCCCCGAGCTTGTTGATGGCGCCGATCGACGAGAGCAGTTCACGCAGCAGGGAGATTACGGACTTCAGAGCGTTAATGGCTCCGGTCTCCCCGATGGCCGCCCACATGCCCTGCCACTCGGCCTTGAGTTGGGCGACCTGCTTGTTGAGGGCCTGCATGGTCTTCTCGTTCTCGCGCATGGCCGAGCCCTGCGAGAGCAAGGCGGTCACCGAGATGTCCATGGCCCGATCCCAGCGTTCCATGAGCACGTAGAAGTCATTGGCTCGCCGCGTTCCAGCGATGGCGATGGCCACGTTCTGACGCTGGGCGTCGGACAGGTCGTCCCACCGCTCGCGCAGCGAGGCCAGCACGTTGCGAGCGCTCATCATCCGGCCTTCGGTGTCGGCCATGTAGATGCCGACATCCTGCAGGGCCTCGACGGCCTTCTGCTGCCGCAGGTGCTGGAAAATGAAGCGCATCGAGGTGCCGATCGACTCGCCGCTCTTGCGGGTGGCTTCGCCCACGGCGGCGGTAGAGCCCAGGAACTCCTCGAACGACAGGCCCGCCACCCGGGCACTGGTGCCGGCGGCCATGATGCTCTTGGTGAGCACCTTGGCGTTGACAGCGGTGGTGTTTTCGACCTCGTTCCAGGAGTCCAGAATGCGAATGCTTTCGCTGGCGGGGATCAGGAACTGCTTCTGGGCGGCGGTCAGGGCCTCGGTGGCTTCGACCAGCGACAGTTCGGTGACGTTGGTGGCCAGGACAGCCACCCGGGTCTGTTCGATGATCTCGTTTTGGCTTCGACCCTGCTGGGCGAAGATCTGCATGCCCTGGGTGATCTCATTGAGAGCCACGCCGAAGGTCGAGCCCATCTCCATGGCCGCCTTGGAGACCAGCCGCATGTCGGCGCCCAGCGGGTTCATCACCCGGCGGATCTTGATCAGCCCTTCTTCATAGTCGGACATGGTCCGCAGGGCATTGGAGAAGGTGGCGTAGCCGCCGTAGAGCACGGTGGCCGCCGAGCCGTACAGGCCGGCGCGGGTAAAGGCGTCCATCCAGCGGGTGCCCAGGGGGCTCTTGGTATCACCCATGGCGCCCCGCCGCTTGGTGCCCGACAGTTCCGGGTGTGGCCGGTTGACGATGTCGGCCATGTCGCCACTGGCCGCCATGCCCCGACCCCCGGAAGCGGCCATGGACCCGCCGGGCCGGTAGGCCAGCATGCCCGGCCAGCCGCGTTGCTTGGCCGCGTCGGCTTCCACCAGGGTCGCCGACCGTTCCAGGGCCTTGCCCAGACGGCGGACGCTGTTGGTGGCCCGCACGGTCTGGTCGATGAACTGCTGGTTGGCGTAGAGTTTCCCGCGCGTGATCTGCAGCCGCTCCTGGTTCGGATGCTGCTGCAGGGCCGACGAGGCATTTTCAGCCGTATCGAACACCGCGACGATATTGCCGCCGGCGGCCATGCGCGATCCGGTCTCGTACTGCACGGCATAGGCATCGCGCAGCTTCTTGCGGTCCAGCCGCTGGTGCATGGCCCGGGGCTGGCCTTTGACCAGAATGGGCGGCTTGTCACCGTCCCCGGCCACCGGGCGCGGCTGCTGCTGAGCCAGCGGTCGCTCGTCGGTCTGTTCGACAGTCGTTACCGGCTTGGGGGGTACGGGTGTTCGCGGGGTGCCGCCGGCGGCCGGTGGTCCTTCCGGGCCCCGGGCGACCAGGGCGGCGGTGTGCTGCTCGATGGCCTGGACCGCCGATTGAACGGCCTTGAGGGTGGTGGCGATGGTGTTTAGCTGCGTGTTCTCGACGGCCCGGCGGGCGGTCGGGGTCTTGGCAGCCACCTCGGCCATCAGGTCCTGGCGCATGGCGCTACTGACCTGGCGCAGCCGTTCGGAGTGGATCGGCTTACCCTTCTCGCCCTTGTCGTAGAGCAGTTCGCGGATATAGGCGTCGTTGAAACCCTGGCCACCCACCTGTTCGGCCAGGCGGTGCGATTTGCGCAGGACCCGTTCGGAGACCTGGGCCACCTGCTTGGCGAATCCCGTCTCGTCTTCGAGGTTCACCTGGCCCTGCTGCCACCGCTTGTACATGCGGCGGCTGACTTCCCGGTCGATGGGGCTGGTGGCGAACTGATCGGCCCGGGTGCTCTGGCGGACGCGACCCGTCTTGGTGGTGTAGGCCGCGCCGCCGCCCTCCAGTCCGAAACGGATCATGGCCTCCTCGGGTGAGACCAGCGGGCGGACCGTGCGGCTGAAGCGTCGTGGTTGCTGCAGGCTTTCGTAGGTCAGGGTCTTGCCCAGCATCCGCTCGACCATTTGCATGCTGCGGGCCCCGCCGGTCTTGCGCAGACCGTGGCCCTGCAGGATGTTGAGCATGTAGTCCATGGGCGAGCGGCGGGAACTGACCATCGCCTCGCCCCGGGTGGCAGCCATCTGGGCCACCAGCATCTGGCCCATCATCTGGCTGTACTGGGCCTGGTTCTGGGGATCGAATGCCTGCTGGAAGAACTGGCGGACGGCCTGGCGGGAGGCCCCGGCCCGCTGGCCCTTGGGGGCCATGGCCGACGCCGACTCGCGGGCCGAGGTGACCAGGGGCGACAGGCTGCGTGGCAGGTTGATGCCAAGCTGCTTGGCCATCTTCAGCGGATCATCGCTCTGCCGCATGGCGGCCATTTGGGCGGCCAGGGTCTGCAGGTAGCGGTGGCTGGCCGACTGATCGCCACCCTGGAAGCTGCGGCGGACCAGGCCCAGGGCCAGCAGGCTCTGCCGCGAGCCCAGGCCGCTCTGGGACAGGGCCGTGGCCATACCCCCCCGCACGTGGGCCGGGTCATAGCCGAGATTCTGCTGGGTGGGAATGCGGACCTGGGACAAGGCCCGCTGCAGGTAAGCCTGCGGATCGGCCTGGTATTGGCGGAGATGTTGTTGAGGCCGCTGAAAACCAAACACGTCGCGCATGGCCTGTTCCATCACCCGCTTCTGGCGACGGATCATGCCTTGCTCGGCGACGCCGGTATTGATCTGGTGCTGCTGCTGGACGTAGAGCGGCAGGTAGGCCATGCGCTGGCCCGTGCCACTGGACGGAGGTGGCCGGTCCATGGTTCCGGCCCCCACGGCCCGCTGCTGGTCGATGCGGATGCGCTGCTGCATACCGGCCGGCCAGGTGCGGCCGGCCTTGCTTTGCCCCGCGAAGCCGATGGCGGCCGCCTGCTGCTGTTTGAGCATGTTCGCCTGGCCCAGGGCCTGCACGATAGCCACCGTCTGATTGCTGATGGCGGTGACGATCGGCTGGGTGACCGAGCGCTGCATGGTGGCGGCCAGGGCACCGGCGTTGGCCTGCTGGCCGCCCGTGCCACCCTTGATGTTCATGGCCAGGGTCGCCATATCGGTGCGGAAGTCGGTCACCAGCTTGCGCATGGACCCCCGGGCGGCGGCCAGGTCCTGCTGGAGCCCCTGGATCTGCAACTGGCCTGTCGCCTCGCGGCGGGTGGTGGCGGTGACCCGCTTGTAGCCGCGTTCCATGGCGATTTCCATGGCCCGGGCGTTAATGTCGGATTCGCGCAGGCTGGCGGCGGGACGATGGACCGCCTGGCGTGCCCCGCCGGGCCCGCCCAGGGTCATTTCGCGTTGCAGCATGCGCAGGTCACGGCGCAGGTCGGCGACATGGCGGCGAACCTGGCTCTGGCCGGCCTCCAGGGTCCGCACCCGTTCGGCCATCAGGGCCAGAGTGGCCTCCTTGCCCATCTTGTTGATGCTTTGCACCGTGGCTTCGATGGTGGGGCGCAACGAAGTCAGCCGCGTGGAGACGCGGTCGATATCGTTGACCACCTTGGCCAGTTCGTTGAGGCTCTGGCCTCGGACACTGACCTGCAGGGCCCAGATTTCCCCGCCGAATGCCGTCATGCCTGCTGTTCCTCACCGGTGCGAACGCGGTAGCCCTGATTGATCTTGTAGGTCGTGCGGCCGGCCTGTTTCATGGGCCGGCGGCGACCCGAGCCGTCGATGTAGGTGACCGGTCCACCGTCCTTTTTGACACCACCAATCGGGGCACCGGACTGGTTCTGCTGCCGGGCCTGGCGAGCCTTGGCCACCTGCTGATTGACCCAATTCTGCAAGGCCTCATCGTCCTGGATCAGGTCATCACCCGGACATTCGGGGTGGGCCAGGACACTGTCGAAAAAGTCGCTCCACGAGATCAGGTTCAGCTTGTTCTGATCCCAGGTACTACCGAAGCCCTCGAACAGGGGCGTCCCGGACTCCTTGGCGGCCTTCCAGCGCTGCCGCCATTCGGGGGTTCGAGCCAGGGCCCTGATAATGGTTACGCTCAAACCGGTCGAAACTCTCAAATGAGCTTTTCGGGATTCCAGCAGCAGCGTCACATCGTGGGTCTGCTCGTAACTGGCCCAATCGGGCCAGACCGGCTCATTGAGCAGGTCGCCACCCAGGGTGCAGCAGAAGGCTAGGAACGAGGCCCGGGCGTCCTGGGCCCGGTACTCGGCGCAGTTGGCGAAGACCACCTGCTCGACGGCCACAGCCTCGTTGAGCTTCTTCTCGGTGGCGGTGATCTGCTGGGCCAGCAGCACCTTGTGCTGGGGGCTGGTCGAGTCGTCGCGCTGCTTGACCAGGCGTTTCAGGTGGTTGCCCAGGGCTTGTTTCTGGGCTCGTTCGACCGGATCGAACACGCCGTTCTCGACCGCGAAGGCTTCCATCTCGGCCTGGGTCATGAGACCAGCCGCCCGGCATTCGTTCAGCCGCCGGGCGTAGACCAGCCGGGCCTGGTCGATCTGGTTGCGGTCGGGCGTGCAACTGGCGTAGATGCTGCCGTGGACCTCGAACAGGTACTTGCCGTGGATCACCTCGACCAGCAGGTCGTTGATGTGCTCGGGCAGGACCTGGCCGTCACTGCCGATCAGGGCATCGTAGTCGAGCACCTGCAGCATGGCGGACTGCTCCTGCCGATCGGGCCGCACGCTCACGCGACCGGCTGTTCGACCGGCTCGTCCTCACTGACCAACTGGCCGGCCTCGGGCTCGTCGCTGGCCACGCCGGGGGCCACCTGCACCACCGGGTCCGGCTCGTCGGCCGGCGGCTCGTCGATCGGGTCGGGCGACTGGTCGATGGCCGACGGCTCGTCGGCGGGCACCTGGGCCGGGGCGTCCGGCTCGGTCTGATCGGCCTGATCGGTGGCTTGGGTCGTGGCGGTGGCTGGCGCGGGGGTCTGGAAGCTGGCCCAATCGCTTTCCAGGCCGGCCCGGAACATGGTCCACTCGTACATGGCGCGGCTGAGCAGCTTGTTGTCGGTCTCCTGCATCAGGTCATCGACCGAGGGCCACAGCCGTTCGGCCTTCTCATCGCCGACGACCTCGACACTGCAGCACATGAGGAAGTTGCGATAGGCCTGGTCGGCCTTGGCATCGCAGGTGTGGGCCAGCATGGCTTCCAGGTCGCGCCGGGCCTCGTTGAGTTGGGTCATGGCCTCGCGGTGTTCGGTCTTGAGGTCTTCGGACGCCGTATCGCCGGCTTCCGAGAGGCGGTCCTCGATGGCCAGAGCATGCTGGCGCAGCTTTTGCACGCGGGCGTCGTCGGCCTCGGTCCAGAGTTCCGACTGTTTCAGGTGCTTCATCTGCCGGGTGCTGGTGGGCAGGCCGAAGCGCAGGGCCATGTTAAAGGCCCTGGAGAACTCCATGTCGGCCATCTCCAGTTCACGGCGGGTGGCTTCGCGGACGCGAAGCTGGACCTCGGTGCTGTCGTCTTTGGTGGCGGTGAATGCGCGAGATGTCTGCTTGACCTGGTCGGCCATTGTCCTTCTCCTCTCCAGCCGGTGACGGTTTCCAGGCCGTAACCGGTTTGTTTGCCTTGCGTCCCGAGTCTCGCCTTGTGAGACTTCCGGGTTGACTTCCGAGGGAATGCTTCCGGGGGGTGCATGGGGCGGGCCCGGACCCGCAGGTCGATGGGGCCCGCCCGTGCATGCCGGTATGGGTTATCAGGCGATCACGTCGTCATCGACGTAGCTGTCGGGGATGTTCTCACCGGCCTCCCAGTCGCTGTTGGGCTCCCAACTGAAGTTGTCCTTCATGAAGGTCCAGATGGTGCCCGAGCCGTTGACGGTGCCGGAGGCATCGACCATGTCGGTATCGAGGGCGGCGGTGACGATGGCCACCGACGAGTTGCTGGCCAGGCCCAGGTCCACGGCGATCACCTTGCGCAACAGGTTCTGCACGGCGGTCACGCAAGCGGTCTGCAGGCTATCCACCTTGCTGACCGTGGCCTTGACCTGGGTATGCAGGGGCACGATGGCCTCGGTGATGTCGTCGTAGAGGTCCGAATCGGCGGCGCCGTTCTGGGCGAAGGTGCCGGCCATGGCCTTCTTGAGGGCGATCTGCTGCAGTTCGCCCCATCCGGTGGCGGCGGTGCCATGGATGAAGATGATCTTGCCGATCAGCTTGAAGTAGTCCTGGATGGTTGCAAGGCTCAAGGTCATGGTTTCAGATCCTCATTGCGGGTGTTCGGTGTGCCTCTATCCGGCTGGTGCCGGGTCAGTCTTGTCCACGCATGCGGACGCCCGGAGGCAGTTGCCAGGGCCCTTCGCCCTTGAGCACGATGCGTTGCACCACCTGATGTTCCAGGGCCTGCCAGATGACGAAACAGCCAAGCTGGTGTTCCAGGTCGCGTTTCTGGTTGTTGCCCGTGGTCAGCACGCGGTGTCGCAGGGCCTTGAACAGGCGTTCGTTGGCCGAGCCGTCGCCCCGTTCGTGGGGCAGTGCTTCCTCCAGGGCCACCAGGGCGTCGGTCCACAGGTCCTGCAGGGCCTTGTCGATCCTGGCCTTGAGGGCCAGGCGATCGGGGTTGCAGTCCTTGAGGGCCTGCTGCACTTTCTGCATGGACGCCAGCGATTCCTGATCCGCATCCGCTACTGCCTGTGGGTCAGCCATGTCCATCTCCAATCCTGTGCCTGGGAAACTTCCGGGGGTCGCGGGCCCGCGCCGTGCGGGCTCACGGGTTAGTCAAGGGTCGCAGCCGGCGGCTCGTCCAGCGGGACCTGCAGGTCGGCCACCGTGTAGTTGAACGTGTAGGCCCGGTAGCGGCCCACGGCCATGGTCTCGGACTCATCGACCTTCGACAGGTCGATGGCCTGGACGATCTGGCCACTCCAGCCACCGGCCTGGCCGGTCTCGCCAGTCTGCCCGCCGCCGGAGACCACCAGCGTGTCGAACCGCTCGTAGGCCGTGCGGTCGGTGACCTGGTAGACTTCCAGATCGGCGGAAATGTCGATGGGGTAAGTGGTTACGAACTGCACCGGCAGCACCGAACGCACGTCCAGCACGTTGTCGCGGTTGATCCTGGCGTTGAAGTTCAGGCTCTGCAGGCCGGCGGGCAGGTTGCCGTCGGCGATGGTGGTCGGCGAGCCGTCGGTGTCCAGGATGGTCACCCCGTCGCCGGCCTCGCCGCCGCCGGTCGCCGCGATGGCGATGCCCGAGGCGTCGTCGCCCACGACCACGGCGAACGGGTCCTCCTCACCGTGGCGGACGGTCGCGGACTGTTCGGCGAGCATGGCCAGGGTGCTGGCGATCGAGGCGGTCAGGAACCCGTAGGTGGCGGTGGCCGGGTTGCCGGCGGTGAAGGAGATCGACACGTTGGTGAGCACGTACTCCTCCAGGCCCACGTCCACGCTCTGCAGCGCGTACTTGTAGACGCTGGTGTTGGCCGAGGCCACCTCGGTCTGCTCGGTGATCACCACGTCGATGGACACGTCCGAGGTGATGATGCCTCGGGTGAAGTCCACCACGCCGAGATAGCCGACGGCCTGTTGCATCTGCTTGGGCGTGTGCCGACCGACGGTAATGGACTGGATGGCGTTGGAGCCGTGCAGGATGCCGGTGGCAACCATCAGGCCGCTTTCCAGGTCCACGAAGTCGTGCGTGTAGATGGGCATGGAGCTTTCTCCGATCGGTGTCTTGCGGGGCGAAAAAGCCGGGCGCAGGGGCCGCCGCCTGTCATTCGATACTACGGCCAATTTTGAAGTGGATTCACGGTCGCCGATCAGCCGACGAACTCGATTTCCAAGTCGATCATCGCCCGGTACTGCTCCTTGTCGGAGCCATTTCGCTTCGGGCTCAGATTTGTCGCATGCGGTCGGCGCACGACCGGGGCGTAATGCACGAACTGGGCACCCGAGTTCCAGCGGGTGTCGATGGCGCCGCCGTAGCCCAGCGGGTGGTGCTCAGTCAGATCCCAGACGGGGAACAGGCCCAGTTTCTTGCGCAGCAGTCCGGCCAGGCTCTTGCGCTGGCCGTCGGTGCGGGCCAGCAGGTCCACGGTCACCTGGTAGATCAGAAACTCGCTGCTGCTGCCCAGCGAATAGGGTCGCCCGCGTTCATCGGGCACCTCGTAGGCGATCACCGGCAGGTCCAGAACCTCCAGGTCCTCGCGCTCGGGGTACCCCTCGCGGACCAGGGCGTCAAACTCGGTAAAGTCCGCCGTGACCACCCCGCCGGGATTACCGTCAAAGATGACCCAGCCGTTCTCGTAGTCCACGGCGTACAGCCCGCTGGGCACTTCGGTCCCGTCCACGTAGACAGTGACCATGCCCGGGATGGTCTGCACGGCCTCGTCGATGGGTACCCAGCCATGGGAACTGCCGGCCACCGTGGCCCCCTGGCCGTAGGTCCAGGCGGTGGCCCAGTCGTACTGGTCGGCATCCAACGTCGCCAGGTGATCGAGGGTCTGACCGGTGCGCACGGTCATCCACCCGTTGTTGCGCAGGATCTGCCACAGCCGGTAGCGCAGGGAGCCCGAAATGTTGGTCTGCACGCTGCTCATTGGCCGGTCCTCAACCATTGCAGGGTTCGGGCGCGGGCGCGTTCCATGGCCTGCTTGACCGGGTGGTAGCCGCCGGCCCGGGCCTCGGTGATCATCTGCCGGTAGATGTTCCAGGCATTGAAGCCCTCGTGCGGCTCGACGAACTTTTCGGCTCGTCCGAACTCGGGGTAGGCGAAGAACAACGGCTCGTGCAGGGCCACCATGATGCCCTCGCCGTGCTTGCCGGCCATGCGATCCTGCACGTACTGCAGCAGATTCTGCTTGTCGCCGGCATCGAGGTTCAACCGCTCGCCCGCCTGCTGGGCCAGGGCCAGGGCCTGGCCCAGGGGCAGAAAGCCGTAGACCCGGCTTTCCCCCATACGGCCCTGGTAGCCGCTCTCGAACAGGGCGAACCAGCCGGGATAGGCCGGATCGCCCTTGCCCCGATTGCTGGTCCGGCGGTAGACCTGTTCCAGGTTGAACAAGCTCATCTGCACGTCCGGCACCCCCCCGCCGCGATCAATCAGCACCGTCTCCTGGTACAGGGCATGGGCCAGTCGTTCCTGCAGGCTGGGCTCGCCGTCGATCCGCTGTCGCTTGTGGACCTGGTACAGCCGCCGGAGGCGGGCGACCATCTCGGCGGCGATCTTCTCAAGCTCGAACTTGAGGAATTGCATCATGACCCGGCCGACCTGGCGCATGCGGGCCCCGTTGACGGGCATGGTCTGTCCGCCGACCACGAGACTCACGCTGATATCGCTCTGGGGCATGTTGCTTCCGGGGTCGAACTTCCGGGGTTAAACTTCCGGGGGTCAGTCGTCGCGTTTCACCACGAACTCGGTGATCACGTAGCTGAGCAGCCCCCGATTCCACGGCTGGCCCACCAGGTGGCAGCGCACGCCATCGACCAGGAAATACTCGGCTTGCTCGACGGTGCTGCGCTTGGTGCTGGGCACTTTGATCTTGGCGTGCCCTTCCGGCAGCTTGCCTTGCGGCAGCCGGGCGTCGTCCTGCTTGCCGGCGTTGGACCAGCGCACGTTGGCGTTGGCGATGCGCACCTGCTGCTGAGTCTGGAGGCGACCCTTGCCTCCGCAGACCGGGCAGGCCCCCTGGTCAAACGGTTGCGGCCCGGTCCGGTTCCACGTGCCGGTTGAGCATTTGTGGGCCGAGTCCCAATGGCAGTTGTTGCACTGGGTGAAGCTGCCCGACATGACAGCCACGAAGGTGGACCGTTGGGCCAGGGCAGTGTTGACCTGGCTGACCTTGGTCCGGTACAGTCGATCGAGGGCGGGGGTAATGGGCAAAGCCACGGGCGTCTCCTGTCAGGTTCAGGTGCTGGTGTCACCGGTCGAGTCCTGCTCCAAGCCCGCCCGCGATCGGGTCGTGTCGTAATGTCCCGCGAACCGTTTGACCAGCACGTTCCTGACCTGCTGGTCGTACCGTTTCGATCGCCGCTGGGTAGCCCGGTCCTGGGCCCCGGCGGCCTTGCTGGTGTCGATGGTGGTGTCCCCGTCCTTGATCAGGATGGCCTCGTCGGCGGCCCTGGCCCCCTTGCTGTCGGCGACCACCAGGGCGGTTTTCAAGACCAGCAGTCCGCGCACGTCCGCCACCAGTTCATCGCGCCCGTCGGCCCAGTCGTCGGGGATCTCGTAGATCCACTCGTTGTTGTCGTCCACCTCCCAGTCGAGGTCCAGGTCCCCACCCACTTCCCGGGCGGCGTCGGCGAGAAACGCCTGGACCTCGTCGTCGGAATAGGTGGTCTGGGTGTAGGTGACCACGACCGTCGCCCCGTTGGTCAGGGCCTCGGCGAAAACAAGCACGTTGACATCCTGGGTTACCTGGTCGGTATCCACCGCCACCTGGTCCACGCTGATCGACAGCAGGGTGATGGTGCCGGTGTTGTTGAGCACGATGGTGTCGGTGCCGTCGGACACCTGGGTTTCGCGCACCCTCTGGGCGGTATCGCCAATGGCGCGGCGGGTCCAGTCCAGGATGCTGCTGAATTGGAAGTCGATGTTGGCCATGGTCAATTGCCTTCTGTCTTTACGCGGTCACGTAGGCCGCCTGGCGTTCCATGAGCACGGTGACCTGCCGTTCGTTGGCCTGGCCCGGGCTGGTGATGGCCACCGCGTACAGCCGGTAGGTGCGGCCGCTCTGCATGTTGGCGGTGGGCCCCAGCAGTCCCTCGTATTCGCCATCGGAGCCCTCGACGTAATCGAAGGTCACCGAGCCGCCGGTGACCGACTCGTCACGGTGGGTCTTGAGGGTGCCGGTCACCTGGGCGTTGTTGATGTACGCGCCGGTGGCCTTCCATTGCAGCCCGCTGATGGTGATTTTGTTATGGCTGCCGATCTTGAACGTGCCGGTGACTTCCGCCATGGCATCTGTCCTCCCATCTGTCTCAGCTTGCCTAACTTGCCGGGCATTCGCCTGTCACCGGGGTGGTGGCGGCCGACTCCACGTCATGCAGCGCGGCGGTGGCTGCTGATGATACGGCCAGGCTGCCTTGCGTCTCGGCACTGGCAATGTCCTGCTCGGCGGCCACCGTTCCGCCATTCACGTCCATGATCGAGGTGACGTTGACCGACTCGAAGCATGCCTCCATGATGAGGTTGATGCTCATGCACATGGGCAGCAGCGTCATGCCGACGCGATCGCGGGCATCGAGCCGGTTGTTCACCAGGGGGAACAGTCGCATGTACTGCAGGGCCATGGGTCACTCCGAACTAGGCCTGCCAGGCCACCGCGTCCTGCTGCTGGGCGATGGAGGTCTCGCCCAGGGCCTGCGTACCCAGCAGGCTTCCGTTGGCGGCGTAGAACTCGTACTGCTGCTCGACGGCGTCCATGATGACCTTGCCGTAGAAGCGGTGGTAGACCAGGTTCATCATCTGGGGCCAGTTATCCGGCCCGCCGGTCGGCACGGTGGTGGCGACCAGATTCAAGCCGCTGGCCGAAAGGGCGTAGCCGTTCTTGTCGGCGTTGGAGCCCACGGTCACGCGCCCGAAGGCGTCGGTGGCCAGCGTCTGGCTGGGGGTGGTCAGCACCAGGTCAGCCGGGCTCTGGCCTGCCAGGTAGCCGCCGACCGTGACATTGCCGCTGGGCTGCCGTGACAGGATGCTGGCGTCCAGGTAATCCAGGGCGTTGGCTCGCGCCTGGGTGAGCCGATCGTCGTGCAAGGCATTGACCTTGGTCTGCATACCGGTGAGGATGGCCAGGTTGTCGAGGTACCCGGCCCGCGTGGCCGTCAGCCGGCTGTCGTGCAACGTATCGACCTTGGCGGCCAGGGCGTCGATCTCGGCGTCCCGGGTGCCGGCGGTAAGCGTGCGGGTGTCGCTCGACCAGAAGTCGGCTGCCGCCGTCACGTCCAGGGCGTCGGTCTGGGCACTGAAGCTGCCGCCCTTGATGTCGGTGAGGTGGGTGATGATCGTGGCCTGGCTATCCGCCGTGGGCCAGGAGACCGGAATGGTGTCCGTCTTGGCCTTGATGGCGTCGATCTGGTCGTCCCGGGTCCCGGCGGTGAGCGTACGGGTCTGGTTCGCCCAGACATCGGCCGCCGCCGACACGTCCAGGGCGTCGGTCGCAGCGTTGAAGTTCTCGCCCTTGATGTCGGTCAGGTGGGTCACCAGCACACTTTGGATCTCACTGACGGCACTGGCGGCCAGCACGTCGCTGGTAATCGCGTCGGCCGCGAAGCTGGCGGCGGAAATGGCCCCGGCGGCCAGCACCCCGGCGGCGGTGCTCAAGTCGAGGGCGCCACTGCTCTGGCCGGTGCCGGTCAGGTAGCTGGTCGTGGGCAGCTTGCCGTAGATAGCGGCCAGCTTGCTGCGATCATCGGTGGTGAAGTTGACCGCCGTGGCGTCCACCACCACGGTGGTGTTGCCGTAGGCTCGGGTGTTGCCACCCTCGATGACGCTGAAGCTGAAGATCAACTGCTCCATGGCGTGGTCGCTGGCCACGGTGTAGGTCCAACGGTAATGGCCCGTGGCCACATTCGTCGCGGCTGACAGGTTGGCCGCGCGGTCGGTCCCTTCCTGATTGACCACGGTGAGTGTCGGGGTGGAGTCGGGGGCTTCCATGCTGCCCGCGTCGTCGTAGAGCATCAGTTCCAGGCGGTAGGCAACCGACCCGGCGTCCGGCCGTTCCATGCTGGCCGGCACCACCCGCACGCAGCGGGTGTTGTTCTGGATGCTGGTCACCTCGGTGCTGGCGGCCACGTTGCCGGTGATGTTCAGCTTATCGAGGTAGCCCATGCGCAGGGAGGTCACACCGGTGGCCCCCAGGCCCTGCTCGACCTCAAGCTGGATGGTGGCCAGGGCCCCGGCGGCCAAGCTGTTGACCTGGGCCACCTCGCCCAGGATCGCCCCGGTGTGGGTGGCGGCGGCCAGCAGCACCTTGCTGTCGGCGGCGTTGAGCACGATGGCACTGCCGTTGCTGGTGATATTGGCCGCACTGGTCAGGGTCCGGGCCGTGGTGCTCCAGATTTCGGTCACGGCGGTGGTGGCCAGTTGAGCCGAGCCGATGGCATCGGTGGCGATCTTGGCGGCGGTGATGGCGTTGGCGGCGATCTTGGCCGCCGTCAGGAACCCATCGGCGAACTTGGCCGCCGTCAGGAATCCGTCGGCGAACTTGTCGGTGGTCAGGGCCCCGTCGGCGATGGCCGACGCCTGGATCGCGCCCGTGGCAATCTTGGAATCGCTGATGGCCCCGGTGCCGATGTTGCCGTTGCCGATCGCCCCGTTGGCCAGGACCGTGCTGGTGATGGCCCCACTGGCGAACTTGGCGGCGGTAACGGCCCCGCTGGCGATCTTCGCGGCGGTGATGGCCCCGTCAGCGAGCGTAACCCCGTTGTTGACGGTGTTGACCTGCCCGACGGTATCGTTGGCCGCATCGAAGTCGTTCAGTTCGCTGGCCCGCTTGGCGGTGATCTGTCCGAAGCTGCGCACGTCGGCGGTGGTCACCCCGTCGATGGTGGCCATGATGCGGCATTCGAGGTTCTGGCCCTCGGTGGCCCCGGACGGCACGCTGAACAGGCCCTTGTACACCCCGGTGGACTTGACGCTGATGCTGACCCCGTCGCCGTCTTCGCCATTAAGGACGATGATGCCGCTGGGTGCCACGTCCGGGGCGACGGCGTTCCCCTCGGCGTCGGTGGTGGTGAACTGGAAAGCGACGGTTTCACTGGCCTTGTAGCTCATGGCTACGATCTCCGCGTCAGGAGCTTGTTTTCAAGCAGGGGTGAACCGATCATCCGCGAGCCGATGCCCACCGCCCCGGTGAGCGGCACCCACTCCAGGGCACCCCGGTCCCAATACTCACCGGTCGGCAATCTCTCAAACAGCACGGCGTCGTAATACAAGGGCAGGTCGCTGAACACCTCCCCGTCGTGCACGATGGGCAAGCTCACCGCCACGCCGGTGTCGATGGCCGGGCTGGTCTTGGTCAATCGCCAGTCGCTGCTGGCGTCAACCAGTACGCTGGCTGCACTGGCCCCGGTGATGGCATTGCTGCCGGTCGCCGTGGCGTCGCTGGACAGGTTGTAGCTGCGGGTTTCACTGCCGGTGACGATGTCGGTGTAGTAACAGGCCGTGCTGGCACCCACGCAGATATTACTGTGCATGGTGAGGTTGACCGTGCCATCGGCCGACTCATCGACGTAGATCCCGTGGGTGCCGCCGACGCAGGTGTTGAACAGCAGGGTCAGGTCGTCTTCGACCGTCCAGTCGTTGTGCTGGGCCAGGTAGAAGACCTGGTGGTCGCAATCGGTGGCGATGCAGTTGACGATCTGCAGGCCGTCGCTCATTTTGCAATCGGTGTTCTTGTAAATCGCCGACCAGAAGTCTTTCACCCCATCGAGGTCGGCGATCAGGCAATTGGCCAGCAGCATCGAGCCCAGGCTGCCGACCAGGTAGACCCCGGCGGCATTGCCGGTGGTGCCGCTGTTGACGAAGATGGTCAGCCCTTCGATCTCGAAGCGCACGGAGCCGACGCCGCTGACCTGAATCGCTGCAGCGGCGCCTCCCAGAGGTGCCGTGGAGACACTGGCGCGATCGGCCAGGGCCACGCCTGCGGCGGTGCCGTCGTGCCGGTAATCGGGATGGGCCCGGATCACAACCGGGTCCCAGTAGCTGCTGGACGTGCCGGTCCATTGGTAGAAGTTGACGTAGCCGGCATCGCCGCCGTAGACGGTGCACACCTGCCACGGGTCGGCGATGGTCTCGGTCGCCATGGCCGTCTCGAACGCCGCCAGGCTGCTGTAGTTCGGACTGGGAGCCGGGTTCTGCTCCGTGAACGGATGGTTGCCGCCACTGGGCACGATGATCGAAGTCACCGGCCGTCGCTCCCAGGCCCCCAGGTCCCACGCGCCTTGGTAGCCACGGTCCGCACCGGTGGCGTCGTAGGCGGTGCCGTAGCCCAAATCCGGCAGGGTCAGGGCCACACCTCCGCCGTAAGCGGCATTGCCATTGTGCTTGAAACGGCCGGCGGCGGCCGAGCCGATGATGTCACTGACCGCATAGCCGGTGTAGTAAGTGCTCGCCCCCACGCTGGCGGTGTTGTCCGTGCTGAGATTGTAATCCCGGGTCAGGGTGCCGCTGTGCCACTGGAAATCGTAGACGGAATGCCCCACCGCGATGTTGTTCTTGGCCGTGACGTTGAGGGTGGTGCCGCTGTCCTGACGGACAAAGAATCCCACCACCCCGTTGTGGCTGACATTCCCGTAGAGGTAACCGTTCAGCGTACCGTTGAAGGTGCGCATGCGATAGGTCTGCGACCAGGTGTTGTGGGCGACATTGTTGATCATGTAGGCCGGCGCCGAGCCATCGCCTGCGATGCTGATCATGTCGATGGCCCATTTCAACTGGCCACCACCCGCCGGGGTGACCGGCGCAAACATGCAATTGGCAACCACGATCCCCGTACAATTCTGGTTTTGGATCGCAATGCCGGCGTTCGACCCGCTCGGGTCACGCATGGTGATGGTGTCGGCCAGCTTGAACGCCAGGCCGTCGATCTGCAGGTACGAGGGGTTGCTGGCCGAGTTCTGGCAGAAATCAGCGACTGTGATGTGGTTGCCGCTCACCGGCATGACGTAGCCGCCGGGGTAGCTTGGCTGCATCTCGATGTAGGCCCCGTAGTCGGCGTAGGCGGGGATACCGCAGAGATTGTGGCGGTGCTCCAGCGGCACGTAGATCCGCACGTACTCCGTGGCGCTGAACGCATAGAGCCAGGCGGTAAGGATCAACTGCTCGCCGCATTTGCCGGCCCAGCACTCGGCCCAATGGTAGTTGTCCGTGTCGTTGTAGACATCGTCCGCCCAGGCCTCCAACGAGCTATAGGCGTTGCCCGGCGGTGTCGGGTGTCCCATTCCCGTCGGCACGATGTAGTCGATCACCTTGGCCATAGGGCATCGCGGTTAGCTGTCGTGCGGCACAATGCTGCCCGGCGGTAGCAGGGCAGCGGTATTCACCACCAGTTGGCCGGCCGCGTTGACCTTGCGGCGCAGGCCGTCGCCCCGGTACTCCTCGCAGACCAGGGCGGCCTTGGGCACCGCGAACGGCATGGTGCGCACAGTGCGGTTGGTCAGCACGTCGGGGTTGGGCAGCTTGCTGAAATCGACCCGCACCCGGCTGATGCGGGTGACCCGGCTCTGGACCTGGTTGCGTTCCTGGTCGAAGTCGTCGGGCTCCACGATGATCAGGTCGCGGTCGGCGTAGGGGTAGCTCACCTGCCGCCACTGGGGGTTCTGGGCCAGTTCGGCCTCGATGGCCGGGTCGTCGATCTGGACAAGCTGGTGGACGGTGGTTTCGTACTGGGTCCACTCGCTGTTCAGGGTGCGGATGATGATGATGTCGCCGGCCTTGCGGTAGCCGGCGTCATCACCCTGTTTCAAACACAGGGCGTCGAGCATGTCTTTCTCCTCTGCCTTGCTTGAATGCTCCTGGGTCACCAGGCGGCGTTGACCCCACGGCCCTTGAGGGTGCGGCGGACCAGCCGGGCCAGGTTGGTCTTGCCGTGCTTGGAGGCCTCACGGCCCAGGGCCTGCAATTCGTCGGTGCCCAGGTGCGGCACCTGGGCCATCTGTTCGGTCTCGGGGGCGTGCAGCATCTTGAGGGTCTTGCTGGGGTGGTTCATCGACTGCTGAATGCCCGCCGTCCGCTTGTGGGCCTGAGCCACCCCCTCATGCAGCCGGCGCATGCGTTCGGCGACCTCGGGCGGGTAGAAGTCCTCCAGCCGCCGCTTGGGGGCCACCAGGATCTCCCTGGGCTGCACGACCGTGCCGCTGGCCTTGGCGGCGGCCAGTTGGGTCGGGTACTGCTGCTGCATGTAGGTCAGGCACTCGTCGGGGGTCTCGAAGCGTTGCCGTTTGGGGCCGCGTTCCAAGGGGCAGACGTACATCCGCTTGCCCTCCTCCTGGATGCGCTTTTGCCAGTTGGCCGCGACCACCTGGTTGCGGGCGTTGATCCGTTCGTGGGCCCGGGCCAGCAGCGGTGCCGTGGGCTGTTTGCCGTCGTTGACTCCGATCTCCCGGTCGTGCACACTGGGTGCCAAACCGCCGGGTCGCAGCAGTGTACCCGGGCCTTCGGCGGCCGGGCCCTGGGCCATCAGGTCGGCCACGGTGGCGCTGCCCTGCATGACGGGCTGCTCGTCAATCGGGGTGGGTCCTGTGACGATGATCGGGTCGGTGTTCTCGGTCATGGCTTTCTCCTTTGGGTTTTAGGCTCGCAATACGCCTTGCCATTCGATGGTACGGCAAAAGTGCGTCAGGATTCGTATTTAGCGATTTTTGAGGCGCACCGAGATCTGGCCGGGGTCCACCGTCAAGGTCTGACCGCTCTGGATGTAGAACGGCGCCTGAAAGCGGCCCCAGAAACTGATCAGCCCGCCGAAGACGGCGGTGGTCAGCACGTAGTAGCGAAGCTCGCCCCAGTCGGAGGTGGCGGTCGGAAAACTGAGGCTCTGGGCATTCTCGATGGCACCGGTGGTCTGGTTGTAGCTCCACCAGTGGCTGCCGGTGCCGATCGGGATGCGGCGGTAGTCCGCCTGGTACCGTTCGGCCAGTTCGTTGGCCTCCGCCGTGCGCCCGGGGGCACTGTTGGTCACGGCCAGGGACAGGTTACCCATGTGGCCGGTTTCGAGCATGCGCAGGATGAACTGGCCCAGCATCCGCCGCCAGCTATTGGACAGGGCCAGGGTCTCGGGGTAGCGGAATCGCCAGGTGCCATTGGCCGGCAAGGTCAGGACCTGCCCCGCCCCGACGGTGATCGGCAGGTCCTGCAAGGCGTACTTGTAGACATTGCCCCCGGAAGGTGAATCGCAGAGCACCAGGTAGGGCAAGGTGCCCCACGACTCGGTGGAGGCTGGCCAGACCAGGTCCTGGACATTGACCGCCTCGCCCAGGGTGTTGAGCGTCCAGGTGTCGGCGGTGACCATGACCCGTTCGTAGGCCGGGTCTGCAGGCTCGGAAAGCGTCGAGCCGTCCAGGTTGTCCAGGGGTTTGTCGTAGGCCAGGGCCACATAGAGGGCGCTAAGAGGGGTGAAGTCGGTCAGGCCGAACACGTGCTTGAGAAGTTTCTCGCACAGGTACAGGTGGTCGCCGCTTGATTCGACGCCGACCAGGTGGCCATAGAGGCTGGCCATCGCCAGGCCCCGGGCCGCGAAGCTCTTGCTCACCGCCGCCTGGCCGTAGCTTTGGGCCTGGGCGGTGGCTGTGGCGGCCAGGTCGCCGGCGGTACCCACGGTCGGACAGGCATTGTAAGTGCGCCAGGGGTTCGAGCCGGGTGCTGGGGTACCGAAGTTCGAGCCCCAGTAGATCCCGTCGCAACCGTCCACCCCGTTGCTCAACGCCACCCCGTTCTGCCAGCCGTCGTTGCCGCCGTAGGCGAAGTCATAGCCCTGGTCGGGCACCAGCATGACCCAGTCGTGGTAGGCGACTCCGACAGGGTTGTACCGGAAGATTTCCGGGTAGTAGCCGTTGCTGGGCTCGCCATTGACGGTCCAGCCCTCGGAGCACCCTGGCCCGGTCTGTGGTGGGCTTGAATCAGGGTAATAGCCCCCCCACGCCCCGCCGTTGTAAGGGGTGTATTCCAGGATGGTATCGCGCCACTGCTGGGCGGTCATGCTCCACCAGTGCACGCGGTAGCGACTGGGGTATGGGTAGTCCACCACCAGGGACCGGGGCTCGATCAGCGTCACGTTGCAGCAGGACATGCCAGGTTCCTGGTCCGGGGGGCCCGGGGGCCCGGGGTTCGAGGGTCAGGTGGTGGTGAATCGCAAGTCGCTGACGGTGGGTGCGTCGCCGGCGTCCACCGACTTGGGATTGAACATGGGTGCCCACAGAACCAGATTGCCACCCGACACGGCGTCGCACAGGGCCAGGTGGGTCAGATCCGAGCCGGCGGCCCAATTCTCCGTGGCGTCGGCGAAGGTCTTATCGTTGGCAAGCTGGGTCTCACCGGCGACGGCGGCCGACCAGTCCGCCGCCTGGATGTTCAGGCGGGCGTACCCCCCTTCCGTCGGCTCGACGATGGTGGAGCCGGTACTGGTGCGTGTGGGGGCCGTGCTGCACAGGGCCAGGTAGAGGCTGGGCGGCGTGGTAATCTGGGTCTTGCCGAAGCAGTGGTTCAGCAGCCGTCCTCGGAAGTGGTCGCTCAGGCCCGCCGCTTCGGTGAAGGCGAAGGCCAGATCGCCGGCGGCAAAGACTGCCGTGACCCCGTTGGCCACATTCTGGGGCGTGTCCAGCAGACCGTACCACAGCAGGTTGCCCCCGGAACTGGCATCACACACGGCCAGGCCGATGATGTCGCCCCAATCGCCACCGGAGGCGGTGGGGAACGTGAGGTCGGCGGCATTGACGCTCTGGCCGTTGGCGGCGACCGCCATGTTGGCCGGCAGGATCTGGACCCGGGCGTAGGCGTTGCCCACGGGCTCGACGAGGGTGGAGCCGTCGTCGGCGTCGTCGGCGGCGGCGGTCAGCAGGCACAGGTAATTCGAGCCCGGCCAGCTTGCCGGCCAGGTCCCCTTGCCGAACACGTGGTCCATGAGGCTGGTGGCCAGGTGGCTGCTCATGGCCCCGACGCTGATGTTACCCGGTCCGCCGCCGGCCCCCAGGTCCCCCACCGCGACCACTTCCTTGACAGCCAGGGTGCTCATGCCGATCTGGGGTGTCAGCACCAGGGTGTAGACCGTGTCCCCGACGGTATTGACGAAGTTGTAAGCGGTGGGCACGTAATCGGGAGCGAAGCTGGTCAGGAGCACCCCGTCGGTGTCCGGGTCGCCCCGGTACACGTCGATGCGGCCGGGCTTGTACTGGTGGCCGGTCTGGGCATAGCCGCCGGCGGTCTGGATCTGGGTCAGGACCACGGCACTGGCGAAGGTGAGCGTGAGTTTCACGGGCCCGGCCAGGTTCTGCCACTGGGTCCCGGTGGTGAAGTCGCTGTCGTTGATGTTGGCCAGCACCCGGCCGCTGTAGTAGTCGTTGGCATCGGCGGTGGGCGTGTAGCTTTGGGGTTCCATTTCCCTTGGTCCTGTTGCCTGGGTTGCACACAAGGCGAGTTGTCATTGTACCGACAACCGTCTGGGCTTACCATACCCTTACACGAAAAAAAGGCGTGGACTGTGAAGTCCACGCCTTGGCGTGTCCGATTGTGCCGCTTGGGTTGCCCGGGTCATCTTCTTCCAGGGGGTCAGAAGATGATCTCGATCAGACCCAGGGAGTCGAGCACCGCGAAGCCCAGCCGCTCGCGGCCGTGGATGCCGATCTTGTGCTCAAGCTGAGCGATCGGGTTGTCGCGGGTGCGCAGCGGGGTGCGGATGGGCATGACGCCGTACGTGAAGCCCTGCTTCTGCGTGAAGGCGTAGCCCCGGGTGTCGCCGACCAGGTCGCTGTTGTACACCTTGTGCACGCGGATCTCGGCCTCCGACGAGCGGCCCTGGCCGCCGTTCCAGATGGCCTGCCGCATCGCCTCGGGCAGGGCCGTCATGGTGACCTGGTTGCGCAGGTCGCCGTAGCGGCGCGGCGAGACGAAGATGTCGGTCACCCGGCGTCCGCCCACACCGATCTCGTCGGCGGTGGTGATCGCCTCGTTGAGGGTGTAGATGTTCAGCAGGCCGGTGCCGTCGCCCTTCTCGGTGCCGTCGGCGGCGTAGCCGTTGATCTGCTGGGTGGTGTCCAGGGTGGCCGCGTGGGCCTTGATCAGGGCCCAGCCGGCGGCCTCCTCCTGGGCGATGAACTTGTTCTTGAGCAGTTCGGTGGCCCGCTGGGCGACCTGGAAGCGGCCATCCTCGGCCACGTCTTCCTGGTACTCGACACCGCCGTCGAGGCCGTGGGTGTCCACGAACATCTCGGCGCCTTCCAGTTGCACGAACGGCACGCCGCCGATCTGGGGCATCAGGAAGACACAGTCGATGTCCTCGAAGGGGATGTCGTAGCGAGCCTGGGCGCCGGGCCCCAGGTTCTCGACCTGGAAGATGGCCCGCACGGTGGATTGCTCATCCAGCAGCGGCAGGATCACGTCGGCGCGGCTGGCAGCGAACTCGGCCCGGGCGCGGGGGTCGGTGGCGGTGCGCCGGAACCACTCACGCTTCTGTTGGATCGTCATCTCGGGCATTGCTCAATCTCCTCTCGCGGCTCACCGAAACACGCTGGTTCCGGGGTAAGTCAGGGCGTCAGGCGGACGGCCGGTTTACAGGCCGTTGGTGCTGTTGAACGGGAAGTCGAACCGCACGCGGATCTCGGTGCCGCTGCCGCCGGTCTCGGCCCACACGGGCACGTAGTCGCCTTCCGCGACCCCGGCGTAGTCCACGTCCACCAGCTTGCCCGAGGGGCCCACGGCCATCTGCTTGCCGCTGGTGACGGTGCCGTCGAAGTTCCGCAGCAGCCCCCAGCCCGTGCCGGTCAGCACGCCGATGGGCATGCCGTCCAGGCGCTGGCTGGTGTCATTGGCGAAGTGGAAGCCGGCCAGTTGGGCCAGTTGCCCGCTGCTGGCTTCCTCGTAGGTAAGCTGCATGGCCAGGCCGATGACCTTGGCACCCTCGCTGGCGCCCATGGTCGGTGCTTCGACTTCGTAGTTGTCGTAGCACTTGGTGTTGCCGGCGGTGTTCTTGAGCATCACCGGCGCGCCTTCGACCATCACGGCGCTGGTGAAGAAGAACGGGCAGCGAAGGCCGCCAAACAGAGCGTGCAGGCCCTTGCTCTTGCGCGATGCGGGGTTGTACGAAGGAGTGAACTGGCTCATCGTGTTTCTCCTGGCTCCTCAACAAAGCCGGGTGGGCTTGTTCGTGCTCTGTCTGTTACTTGCCGGGTCAGTCGCCGCAGCCGAAGTTGTCGGCCCAGGTCTTCACGCCCTCGCTGGTGACCTTGGCCCCACCGGCCAGCAGGCTGGCGGTGGCCAGGGCGATGTCGTGGCCGCCCTCGGTGGCCGGATCGGACGGGGGTGCGTCGTCGTCGAGTTCGTCGTCCGCCCCGTCGCCAGCGGTCGCCTGGGTCTCGGCGGCGGGCGTCTGCGGCTTGCCGCCAGCAGGCTGTCCGCCCTGGCCTTCGGGCTTGCCAGCACCCTTGCCGGCGGTGTAGGCGTCGGTCAGGTCGCTGATCATCTGGTTCAGGGCGTCGTCGGAATGGGTCAACGCGCCGTCATCGCCGGCGGCCTGGGCACGCTGCTTGAGCGTTTCCTTGACCTTGTCCGGCAGTTCGGCGGTCTCGATGCGATTGAGGCGGTCGGCGACCGTCTTCTGGCGGCTGATCTGGGTCAACTGGGTCTGGGCCTCGGCCAGCCGCTTGTTGGCCGCGACCAGTTCGCCGTCCTTGTCCTGCAGGGTCTTGGCCTTCTCGCCGGCGTCGGCCAGGGCCGCGTCGCGCTCCTCGGTGAGCGTGGCCACGGTCTGCTTCAGGCCGTCGCGCTCCCGGGCGAGCAGGGCCACCTGGTGCTCGGCTTCCGCCTTGCCGGCGGTCAGCGTCTGCACGCTCTTGGCGATGGCCGCTTCGCGGTTCTCGTCGGATCTGATCCGCTGCAGTTCGGCCTGCACGGCGGCGTGAATCTGTTCGTCGGTCGGAGGCGTGGGAGCCTGCGGGCTGTCGGGTGTGGCCTGGGGCATCTGACTCTCCTCGCTTTGGGCTGCTTGGCGGAACACGATCTGCCCAAGGACAGGGCTGCTGAGGCCTCGATCCACCGAGGGGGCAACTTGTTCGTTGGTGCTCACTGCACGCTCCACTCAAGTTGTCCACTCATCAGGGCGTAGGCTGCCGTCAATCGCTCGTGCTCCGCCGACAGCGCGCTTTTCTTCTGCTCATCTGTTTCTACTGCCCAGCGCTCATGGATTTCACGATGGCGAACTTCGAGAACTTGAAGAATTGCACCTTCGGACCCGATCGAGGCGGCCGCTTTGAGGGTGTTGGGAACCACAAAACGAGACAGTGGATTGGCCGGATTCTCGGTCGAGGCACAACCGCCATAGAGGAAATCGTTGGACCGCCGGTAGATGGGCCGCCCCCCTATCGTCTGGTGCATGGCCCACTTATGAAAAGTTCCATCGGTTTCGGCCGTGGCCCGGGCCACAGCCTGGAACCCCTCGCCGTCGGGTTGGGGCACAAGAAAATCCCAGTCGGCGATCCAGCGCTCCATACTGACCGCCATGGAGCCTCTGGCAATGGCTTCGGTGACCGCACTGACCGTCTTGGGGAAAAGAAAACTGTAAAGGGCAGCCCAGGTGGTGACGGCCAGCTTCTGGTCGTCCGGGCGTCCGGGGTCGTCGGCCAGGTCCAGTTCGGCGACCTGCGAATCGCTGAGCACGCTGCCATCGGCCCAGCACAGGGCCGCGTGGGTCATCACCCCGTAGATGGTGTTGACCACCGGCGGGCAGCGCTTGTCCATGCCCACCATCGAGCCGTTTTCCTGGACCACGTGCTCCATGTCGAAGGGCTTGTACAGGGCGGTGGCGAAATGGCGGGCCAGGGCCGGGCGGGGCATGTAGTCCCAGTTGGCGTTGGCCCCCTCGGTATCGAGGATCAACTGCACCCAGGTCAGGTCCGGGTTCTCACTGCGGGGCATGGCCAGTTGGCCGGCCTGGCTCTGGTAAGCGGCCATAGCCTGCGGCGGCATGGTGGCCGGGTCCGCCAGGCGCACCGACGCGGTGATGGGCACCCGCAGGTAGCGGTGCCCACCCAGTTGGATCTCGCGGTGCGACTGGGGATCACTCATGTCAGGTGGCTCATGGCGGCCCGCAGGCGATTGGGCGGCACCAGGTCGTCGGGCACCCGTTCCGGCGGCAGGTCCTCGCGGACCAGTTGCGAGGCCTGGGCCGGTTCCGGCGGCGGCCGCAGATGAAAGGTCTTGACTTCCTGAAGCTCGCCCGGCTTGACGCTGTCCGCCTGGTCGGCGACGGTGAATCGCAGCCACACGGTCTTGTCGTACTCGTCGTTGTAGAGGCCCAGACTCATGGCACTGACGTTCTTGACCTCTTTGCCGTTGACCTTGAAGACGGTGCCGGCCACCGTGCCATCGGAGACCAGTTCCACCTTCTCCATGGCCACGGCGGCCTTGGCCTGCTCGGGAAGGGGCGAGGTTTCCGGCGTGGGGGTATCGCTCATGCTGCTGCCCTTTGCTTTTTTGGTCTTGACTTCGCCGTCGTAGCTCTTGCCGTTCAGCGTGCAGACGTGGCGGTATTGGCCGCCACCGAGGTTCACGGTGCGCACTTTCCCACCGCCCTTCACACACTGGTTGAAGTCCGCTGGCACTGACGCCCCTCCTAAAGGGAGACAGGCTCATCAGATGCTACTGCTGGAAATGGAAAAACTAGGCACCGAACCCCCCGGAAGCCTGGCCCCCGCAAGCGACTCCGAAACCACCCCTCCTGCCCCGGCCTGCTCAGTCGCCACCTTCCGGGGGCAGGTGGCCGTGGTCCTCCAGCCACGCCACCATCGACTTCTCCAGGCCCCGTGGCATCAAGTACCGTCGCAGGATGGCGTTATCGGACATGCCCTGGTCGGCCAACGCCCGATCGCGGGCCGCCTGCACCACCGCTTCGGGCAGCGCCTTCATCCGGTTGCGCAACAGGGCCATCTCCCGCTGATCCCGCAGGGCCACGGCTTCGGCGTCGGCGTGAGCCTGCTGTCGCTGCTGCTGGGCCACCTGGCGGCGAAGCTCGGCGGCCTGGTCGGCGGGAGCCGCCTGAAGGGCCGCTTCCAGGTTTCGCACCAGCAGGCCGATCGGATTGCGGGTGCCCTGCCCCGCCGCTTCCCGCGTCTGACGTGCGACTTTTCGGATCAGTGGGACCGAGATAGCCGGAGTTTGCGCCAGTTGGCTTCGCTTGGGCTCACCGATTCTCTGCCGGGTCAGTTCGGCAACGACATCATCAGCCGGCTGCTGTTGAGGTTCTTGTTTCCGGGATCTTGTTTGGGTCCGTCCGGGCGGACGGCTGCAGTCCGTGGCGACGGACGGTGCCGGTCCGTGCTGGCGGACCGGTCCGTGGTCGCGGACCAGTCCGTCGCGGCGGACGGGTTCCAGCAGTTGGTAGACATTGCAGCCGTAGCGCGGATGGGTACCGATCAGCCCGAGCACCCCCATCGCGTACAAGCCGTTGAGGGCCTTGAAAACACTGGATCGCACCAGGCCGGTCTCGCGGCGCAAGGTGCTGATCGAGAGGTAGGCCTGAGCTTCGGTGTTGGCGTGCGAAGCCATGACCACCAGCACGTTGCGTTCGATATCGGACATGGTGGCCCACTGGCCGTCCTCGATCAGGCTTTTGTACAGGCGGAACCACGGAACGGCCCAGGCCCCCTGCCGGCTGCGCAGTTCCACATCCAGCGGCTCGTCGGATCGGATGGTGGTGGTATGAACCTGGCTCATCGGTCATCGCTCCCCTGCCGGCGACTGGCACACCGATCGCCGGCCGGAAAAAGTACAGTCGCCGTCAGGAGCAAGCCGATGAAGAAGTTGTCACACAGCTTCACTGGGCTCCTGGCGGCCCTGGGTTCTCGAAGGCGGGTTGTCATGGGCCCGCCTTTTTCTGTGGGCTTGGGGGGTGGGCATGCGGAGGCAAGGGCCCACCCCCCTTTCCAGCCCCATGCGTTGGATCTCCTTTCCAGTCTGGGCCATCAACGAGCATCGACGCGACAGCGAGAACCGCATTAAATTATTGCGCCTTCACACTTTACTGACTTGTCGCGCGATCCACCAGAGCATCTGCTGTGATGCTCCACGGTCACCGGGAGCCCCTGTCACGGGTGACACCACAGCGGTCCGCCACCAGAGCACAATCCAGCCTCTATCAGTCCGTCACGCTCTGGTGTCGCGCAGAGCCGTAGAGCCACCAGCACATGGGTCCGGGCTGCGATGTCTCGGGCACCACCGGAAAAACCACATTTCTTTCAAGTCTTCCGCATCCGACCGCCGAAACAAGCTCTGATGGAACACGGCTCTGTGCGACATGGCAGCAAGGTCAGGCAGCGGAAAGGTTCCGCAGAGCCGCTGCTGTGGTGTCGCGCGCAGCACCGGCTCTACGGGCCGTGGCAGCACCAGAGCCGAGGCTGCGATGTCGCGTGTGACACCGCATCCGATGTCGCCGGCGACACCACGACATAACAGAAAGGAGATGCAGATGCAGACCCCACTGAAGGACAAGCTGGGAATCGTCATCACGGTCGGCAATCAAAAAGGGGGGGTGGGTAAATCCACGGCGGCGGTGCACCTGGCCGCAGGCCTGGGCGAGCGTGGTTTTCTGGTATGCCTGATTGATCTGGACCCCACGGCGGGGGCCTCGACCCACCTGGGTGTCGCCCCCGGCACCTGCGGTGGGATTCTGGAGCTTCTGACCAGCCGCGAGTCAGTGCTCAGCACGGTGGTGCGTGACCACATGCCACCCAACGTGCACCTGGTTGCCAGCCGCAAAGAGATGAGCGACATCGACAGCCGGATTGCCCAGGCCCTGCCCGGCGGCAAGTTTTTGGATCGGGGGGCCATTATGGATCGTGTCCTGACCGAGTGCCGCAGGGAATACGATTTCACCATTCTGGACACCCCGCCCAACAGCTTTGCCAGTCAGACGATCGCCGCCTACTGCCGCAGCGACTGGCTGATCATCGCCACCATGGCCGAGTATCTGGCCAAGAGTGGCACCGTGGAGGCCATCAAGGACCTGAGCGAGGTGCGTGAGGCCTGCAATTCGCCCATCCAGCTTCTGGGCATCGTCATGACACGGGTCAATCACGCCTCCACGCTGTGGGCGGAAATCGTTGAGGAACTGCGAACCAAGGGATGGGATCGTTACGTCTTCGACAACCGGCTGCGTCAGGCCAGTCGCTCGATTCAGCGGGCCGTCAAGCAGGGCAAGAGCGTCTTGCAGGTAAAGCTCAGTGACGAGCGAGAGCGGCAGATCGTCGAGGACATCCGGGGGTGGGTCAATGAAGTCGTCCTGCGGCTGCGGTGGCGAGAGCAGTTTCTGCGCTTCGCCAGGCACGAGGCGGACGACTTCCCGCCCATTCTGGAGCCGGTGGTCGTCGGCTCGTCGCAGCCGGCCCCGGTAGAGCAGGAGGTGAGCCATGTCTGAAACCACGGCCAAGAGCATGATGGGTTTGCGTCTGGCACGCGGGAAGGGCGAATCCCCGAGCCCGGCCATGGCCTCCGTGGACCAGGATTTGCGTGATCTGCATCGCGGTGTTCAGCATCAGGAGCCCGAGCAGCCCGTGCTCCCCGCAGCCGATGCTGTGCGCGACACCAGAGCACCACAGCGGCCGTCGGTGCCCTGTCCGGCGGCTGGCATCGAGATGCACGACGTACACCTGAAGATGAGCGGAGACCTGGCGGCGGAACTCGATCGACTGCTGGCCAGCTATCGGCAGGTCACGCGCAGCCGCATGCAGATCAGCGAGATGGCTCGCTGCATGATCAGGGCCATGCTGCACGCCGAGTCGGAACTGATGCGGGCTGTCGGCGAACTGGGGCCCTTGCGCAAGCCGAGTCAGAAACGCGATTTTCTGGCCGAGCGTGAGGCTTTTGAGCAGGTCCTGACCGCCAGCATGGTCCGGGGTCTGCGGGCCACCAGCGAACTGCCGGTCGATCAGGGATCGCTGGATTTACTGAGGCGTGCCTGACCAGGTCGCAGACCCGCAACCAGCAAGCCCAGACCCAGGACGAACATGACCAGACTGGCCGGCTCGGGCACCACCGGGGGCTGCCAGTGAAACGGGGTGTCGGGCAACCAGTCCGGCGGTGGTAAGAAAGTGCGCCAGTCGTTGTGGTGGGGGGGCAGCGACAGGGGTCGGTTGTACCAGCCTCCGAACTGGGGCCGCTGGTCCCAGCCGATCAATTGCATGGGGCCCCACGGCCCGTGCGTCCGATCCACGAACAGGATGGTGGCGTCGGGCCCAAGGTGAACCGGGCCCGACGGGAAATCACCCGGCCGCACCAGCAGGTGATTGCTCTCCAAGGACAGCCAGGTGCTCATGCCATAGCTGGATAGCTGGCCCCGGCCGCCCGAGAGCAGGGGGGCGAACAACTGACTGCCCCGGTGCGGGAATCCGATGGCCTGACCGTCATACACCTCACGAGAGACCGACCCGGAAAGACTGCTCGCCGCAGCCAGGACGATGGCGATGATGAGCGTTCGCATGTCCCGGCCTATCGGCGTGCCAGGGGTCTGCCATGGGCCCGTCGGGTGTGCCGGTCCGCGATTGTGACACCCTGGGTCGCTCTGGTACGATCATGCCGGCGGTAGGGGGCTCAGCCCCCAGTCCCGGGGGCACGGTCCACCAGAGCATGATCGGGATCATCACCCGCCATTGCATTGCGGATCTCCTGCAGCTTCTGGTGGCGGCGATGCAGCATGACCGTGGCGGTCACCAGGATCTCCTGGGCCGAGGCGTAGACACCCAGCCCGTCTTCGCCGGCAAGCTGATCGGTCATGGCCCCGAATCGCTCGTCCATGTCCGGGTCGTCCAGTTGGTAGGGGGCCAGGGCCTCGGTTACCACCTGCTGGTTGATCTGGGCCTTCTGCTTTTGGGTGAGATAGGGTCCCCGCTTGCCGCCGGCATGCTGCTCGCGCTTCTCGGCCTTGGCCTGTTCCTGGAGGGCCTGATCGCGCTGTTCGATCTGATTGAGAAGCTCCTGGCTCAGGCGCACGCAAGCCACGGTCTCGCGGGTGTCCAGTTCCGGCCAGGGCACGACGAACTTGGGCTGTTCACCGTAGGCGTGCTGGTACTGGGCCCGTGACATGACCCAGTCCTTGGGGATCTCGAAGGCGGCGGCCAGTTGTTCGGCCGCCTCGTCCTCGATCCGGTCGGCGTCCACCACCAGGCGGCAGGTGGTGCGGTCCGGGCAGGCGAAGCGGGCGGCGGCCGCCTTCTTGGGCTGGCTCTTGCCCCGCTTGTTCTTGTTGTTGTCGGCCAGGGGCGCCTTCTTGGGTTTGCCGCCGGCTGGCGAGGGCAGGATGCCACCATCGGGTCCCATGTTGTTGGCGCTGGGCAGGGGCACGAAGATGTTGTCCTTCTTGCGCATGTCGCGGGTGTCCTTGAGCCGCTGGACCACGGTGGGGAAGTGGTAGCCCAGAGTCTCCAGGGCGGTACGGGGATCGAGGATGCCGTTCTGCACAAGCTGCTGCATCACGCCGATGAACTCGGCCTCGTCGCGCAGATTGAGTTTGACGAACTTCACGTGCACCATCTTGCCGATGCCCAGGGCCTTCTTCAGCAGGTTGATCTCCTTGTTCAGGAACTCCAGGAAAGCGTCCTGGGCGGTGGTGACCTCCTCCTCCAGCCCCCGGAAGTTCATGATGCTGTTGCCGATGGCACCCGAAGTCTCGCTGGTGCCGGTGAAGATCCGCGAGATGCCGAAGCAGGTGCGGATCTGGTCGTCCCACAGGTTGTACTTGGCCGGGTCCATGAAGGCTTCGAGGCCCGGCTCAATCCACTCGATGTCCAGGGTGTGGTTCCAGTAGATCGCCAGCCCCTCGCGGCGCTGGAAGACACTCTTGAGGCGGGCGATGGAATCGGGGTTGAGCACGGGGAACGTGTCATTGCCGATGGTCACCTTGAGGATGCGTTCCTTGAGGTGCTTGGCGGTATGCTCGTCGGCGGCGATCAAGGCGTCCTTCATCTGCAGGGCCTTGAAAGCATGGCGGATCATGGGTGTGGGGTAGACCTCGTAGTCCTGCTTGTCGCTGAAGGTGATCGAGCAGATATTCGGGCTCAGCCACACCTTGCGAGCACCCTTGCGGATTTGCTGCACAAGCTCCACCGGCAGGGCGTTGATGAACTCGGCCTGCTGCTCGGTCGGATGGCGCACCGCCTGCATGAGCGCGTCGCCGACGGTGAGGTAGGGCTGCCGCAGCAGGTCCATCTCCTCGGGCCCTTCGATGTTGACGGCCATGGGCGAGAGCAGGGTGTAGGCCGCCGGGACCATCCCCTGGAGCCATTCGTACTGCCGGCGCACGACGATGCCGGCCTGCAGCTTCAAGCGCTGGTCCGAGCAGCAGCCTTCCGCGTGGGCCTTCTCAAACTTCTCCAGCCGTTTGGCTTCCTTGAGGTAGTTCTGATAGGCCTGGTTGCCCTTGCTCATCAGGGCCCGGGCCTTGGCCATGCGTACCCGGCGGGCCTTGCGGTTGCCGGCGACCACCCGGCCGTCCTCGTTGGGCTGCGGGATCTTGCCGTCGCGGTAGTCGCGGGGCACATAGGGGATCAGGGCCTTGAGGGCCACCACGAAGCCGCTGCGAAAGTATTCGCGGAACCACTGCTCGCGGAACGAGTGGCCCATGGCCGAGTTGATCCACAGCTTCACCAGCGTGGCCACCTCGTCGTCGTCGGACTCGACCACCAGCCGGCTGTTGGCCAACTGGGTGAGGAACTTGACGCACTTGTAGACCAGCGGGTCCTTGCGCCAGTATTCCATGGCCCGACGGATGTCATTCTTGTCCCGATCGCTGCTGTTCCAGGCGCTGTCGGTTTCCGCCCAGTAGTCGAAGGCATCCCAATAATCCACCGAGACCTGGGCCGCCCCGACGCTGTGCGTGTAGTCACCGGGGGCCAGGTCGTGGATGTAGAACTCGGTTCGACCATTGACCTGACGGGTGGTCACCGGGTTGTGCGGTGCCTTGGCGCCCGGCATGTTGGCCGTGATGACCCCCTGGTCGAAATCGAACCCGTAGCGGTTGGCGTAGGACACCGGCTCGGCGGCAGCCTGGGATGCCTGCACGGCTTGGGACATGGGATTCTGAAGCTGGGTCATGTGGCTTTCTCCTGCCCTGCCAGGGCGGCCGATCAACCCCACGCGCCATCGGGCAGTTCCTGGGGCTTGTGCTTCGAGTCGAGCCATTCCTGGGCGGCGTCGTAGCCAATCAGAACGGCGGAATAGCGGTCCTTGCGCTGCTGCTTGGTGGGCGTATCCCACCGCAGGCGGTTGCCCACGGCGGTGGTCACGATGGACGACACTTCGGTCAGCATCTTCTCCATTTCCAGGTCCAGGTCATCCATCTCGGGCACGTACAGTTCGCCGGGCACCGGCGGGATGGCAGCGATCTGCATGCGGCCATGTTCCAGGGCTGAGCGAAGTGCCTCGTTGGTGTCGCGGACCCAGTCGTAGCAGGAGAACTGCACCAGCGGGGCGAGCAGCCGTTCACCGGTCAGGGCACGGTGATCGTCGTTGTCCTTTTCGAGGATCAGCTTTTCGCCCGGCGGGCAACTGCGCTGATCGGCCAGCAGGTCCCGGAGTGTGGTGCCGCCCCCGCCGGCGTCCATCTTGATCCAGCGAACCTGGAACTGGCGGATGATCTTGCGGATCTCCTGGTGGACCTTGGGGAACGGCTCGTTGTTGTAGGTGAACACCCGCACCAGCCGGATCAGGCGCAGGTCGAAGTCCACCTCGTAGAGGCTGATGGCCAGGTTGTCACCACTGCGGGCCGGGTCGATACCCATCACGTAGTCCACGCCCTGGCGCGGGTACAGGGCGGGCCCGAAGCTGTTGTGGGCCCGGGCGGCATCGAGCAGGGAACGACGGAAGAACCCCTCGCTGTCCGGCGGGAAATAGCAGCAGAACTCCATGAGGAACTGGTAGTCGCTCATGGTTTGCCGTTGCCGCCGGATGGTGGGCATGTCCATGAAACCTTCGGACATATCCCACCAGGCAAACGCGCACAGGGCGTTCTTGCCATCGCTGAGATACCGGGCCGGGATCTGACCCTGGTTCAGGGGGCCACCTTTGGCCACCAGATGCTCATGAGGCAGGCCGCGACGGATCAATCGCTGCTTCTCGGCCCAGATCTGCTCGATCAGGTTCTGCACCCGTTCCCAAAGGTGGTTGTACTGATAAAACGCGGTCGAGCTTCCGATGAACACGTTGCCCGTACCCATTTCCTGGTCGTATTGCTGGCGGGTAATCTTGCCAGCCGCGAGCAAAGCATTCAGACGCCGCGTCTTCTTGACCTGCTTCATCGGGTTCTGCTTGGTGGCCAGGAAGCCACCCACCACGATGTCCAGAACGTCCTTGTTAATCTGGGCAAGCTCGTCGGCCAGCACGTAAAAGTAGCGGGCACCACGAATCTTCGAGCCATCGACACCCATGGGCAGTGCCTCGATGACGCTGCCCACCTTGCCCGGGGCGCTCTTGAGTTTCAACCAGCACTTTTCCGGTGTGGTGCTGGGCCCGTGGGCGACCGACTCCTGGAAGACAGGGCTGATCTCGACCAGCTTCTCCAGTTCCTGCCACATCATCTTGGACTGACGAAAGCTGGGGGCGATAAAGCCGATGCGCTGCCCGGGATAGAGCAGGGCCTGCAAGGAGCCGGTCAGGGCGTCCATGAAGGTCTTGCCGCCACCACGGGTGAAAATGTCGATCTCGAAGTTGTGTGTCCAGCGACTTTTGAGGACCAGCCGCTGGGCCATGTCCAGGTCGAAATCCGGGTCGGTTGCCCCGAAGATGTCCAGGGCCGCCTGGACGGGATTGGCCCGCCAGAAAGCCATCAGGTCATCCACATTGGTGGACTTTTTATTGAGCGTGGTGACACCGTCGGGCACGCGGGCTTTCTCCTGGGCCATGCCATCTAGCTGGCCGCCACCTGCAGGTCCGTGGGTGCGGTGGGCGGATCGTTCAACTGGAACCCGCCAATTGGGCTCCAGCTACTGAATTGTTTGCCATCTGATGCCCGAACTCGCCAAAACCAGATTCCAGGTTCGGGGATGGGGCTCAATGACACGCTGGCAGAGCCCAATTCATCCTCATCCCAGATGATGTTGTCGAAATCCTCGCTGTCGGCGACCTGAACCTGGTAGGTGATGATCTCGCCAGGGTCCACGTCCGACGCCACCGACCAGGCCAGGGCGGGTGCCGTGGTGCAAGCGATCAAAGGCACCTGGTAGAGGGTGTCCCGACCGTTGGCGGTCATGAAGCTCTGGCCCGGGGCTCCCGGCGGGCTATTCCAACGCACCTCGTAGTGGGCGGTAGCCCCGAAATAGCCGCCGGTGTTGCGGGCGGCCACATGGAAGTACCAGATTCCAGATCCGTACTGGGGACTGGCCAGGTCGATCTGGGCGGTAAGCTGGGTCGTGTCGTACCAGGTCTGGTCGGCCTGATCGAGTGCGGCGGAAGTCACCTTCCAGTAATAGCCCACAACCGGCAGGGCCTGCCAGGACGCCAGCGACCAGGTGAAGATGATCTGAGACTCGTCCTGCCAGGACGCTTCCGGCACACTGGCCGTCAGCGGCTCGACATCGCCGGGGACTTCCGGGGGCACGGTGACCCGGGCCGCCAGGGTCTGGTTGACCGCCCGCTGCACCAGGACGCGGCCCGCGAGCACATGGGCCTGCACATTAACACGGGCCATGAGATCGTGCATGGCCATGATAAACACGCGAGCGGGCAGGTCCTGGTCGTTGCGTTCGACCACCACGCGGGCGGCCAGGGTCTGCTCGTCGGCGTCGCCCGGGGTTACCTGCACCCGGGCCGCGAGGTTGATCGACCAAAACGATTGGTACACCCGGGCCGGCAGGTCGGCCTGACCCGTGCCCTGCACGAACACCCGGGCCGGCAATGTCACGCCGGGCGGCGCGTAGACCACCACCACCCGTGCGGCCAGGTCCTCATCGGACCGTTGAAACACCTTCACGCGAGCGGCCACGGTGGCGTAGTCACCAATCTGCACCCGCGCTGGCAACGTGGCGTTGTCCGGCTCGTAGGCGTTGTACCTGGCCCACCACTGAACCCGCGTGATCTGGGGGCTGGTCAAGCCGTCGCTACTGGGCAGCACACGCAATCGCATCTGCACGTACTGGCCATAACCACCCCCGTTGACGGGCACGATCTGACCGTTCTGCGACGGGTCGTCGATGATGTTCCAGTCGGACCAGGCGATGGAGGTATTGCCTGGATCGAAGCTCTGGTCCGAAGCCCGCACGGACACGGCGACATTCTGACCGCTGGTCAGGGTGGCGAAGGTGACCTGGACCTGGTAGATGCTGGTGCCCGCGCCGTATCCGGCCAGAACCACCGGTGACAGGAGGGTAAATTGCTCGGCCTCCAGGCCCCACTGGACCGGGTCGGGGTGACGGCGGGCACTGAAGGCCTGATCGCCGGGCACCCAGGTATGATCCACCACGGGATCATCGCCATCGAGGACCGGGTGACAATGGGCAAGCATGACTTCGTCGAGCGTGTCCTCGTAGGGCAGGCAGTAGCTGTTGGTTCCGTAGTCGCTGCCATTCCACGGTTGCACCGAACGGGCCATGGCCCCCAGCACCGGCTTCTTGGTTTGCATCATGTCCAACCGGACCGGGCTGGACTCGGGACTCTCCAGCATGGCGAACCAGTAATGATCCTGGTCCATGCGCACCTTGGTCTGCTGCTGGAACTTGCCGTCGATGAACCAGCGTGCGTACCACCACTGCTCGTCGGCCGAACGGGTGAAGAACTGGTGCAGCAGGATGTGTCGCCAGGCACTGGTGGCGGCCATGGCGTAGTCGGTGTACAGACTGGCCTGCTGGAACCCGAGCATGCGCCGGTGCAACTGGCAGGAAAGCAGGATCTGGTCGTTGTTGAATCGCCCGGCGGCCAGGGTGATCGAGCCGACCACCCAGGTTCCGACAAAATCAGGATCGTTGCGGAAGTGGCCGCCCAGGATCACGCGGTAGTCGTCGGGTGTCAGGTAGGTCCAGCAGCCGATAACAAACGAGTCGTAGACCCCAGCGGGTGCCGGTGGGATCGGAGGGCTGGTACGGGTGCTTTCGTACAGGTAGCGGTAATCCACAGCCGATCCTGGCAGGTCCACGTAGGCCACGCCGGTCCCACCGCCCGGGTCGGCCTGCAGGCCGTCGGCGTTGAGCACCATGGTGCGTGTGCCGGTGCTGCCGGGGGCGGCGTCACGGCCGTCGTCCGGCGTGTTGTCGTGGGCCTGCAGGGTTCCCCAGCGATAGTGGAACAGGGGCTGCTCGATGTTCAGGCCCGGCGCCTCGGCCATGTTGCTGAAAGCCAGTCGCATGACGTTGGCAAAGACCCGCCGGTGTCCGCTCCAGAGGTCAAAGCCGTCCGTGTCGTTGTAGATCACAGTCGGCACGGGCTCGTAGACGTTCACCCGGGCGGCCAGGTCAGCCGTGTCCGGCAGGTCGCCCGGTGGCATGACGGGGAACAGTTCGCCGTCGGTATCGGAAAACGACAGGTCGTCGAGGTCAACGTGCCCGGCCGCGTCGTTGATCTGGGCCAGGCCGCCCAGCCAGATGCTGGCGATGTTGTCGTAGCCGATCCCGTGACTGAAGACCTGGCTGTGGCCACCCGTGACCGCCAGCCCGAAGGTGGAACTGTTAAGCTGCATCCGCACCTGCTGCCAACCGCCGGTCGCGCCGCAGGCCACGGTGACCGAAGGGGTGTCCAGGCTGTCGTGGACCAGTTGCAGCAGGCCGCGTTGGATCTGCAGGTCGAAGACCCGATCGCCATTGGCATCCAGGGCCCGCATGACCGTGATGGCACCCCGGGCCCCGTGGTTGTAGACCCACGCCTGGGCATAGATCTTGCTGGCAGGCGTGTCCAGGTCGAAGCTGACGTACTGACCGTCGGCCAGGGCCGGGTCATAGTCCCCGGCAAAGGCCAGGACCTTTACGCCCAGGCTTCCGCCATGGGCCGCCTGGGCCAGTTGCTTGAGGCTCACGCGGCCAGCCAGCCCGTCCTCGTCCTCCACCACCGGGCCGATGAAGCAGTCGCCCAGGGTGTGATAGCCCTTGTGCATGCCGCCGACATACAGGTGCCGCGTGGTCCGGGCGGTGGCGGCGGAGATGGTGACGGAGGTGGGGGGGTTCTGATCGTAGACCAGGGTCACGTCGTTGGTGCGGACCTGGACGAGGACGTTGTGCCAATGGGTGTCGATCGGCCAGGTGGCATAGCGTCCGGCCACCGGCTGGGCAATGGCCATCTGTCCGTCAGCGACAAGGACCAAACGTCGGGCACTGACCAGGTAGCTGACGCGCCACACCTCGTTGAGGCTGGCGTCCAGGCCCTTGAGGAAGGTAATCGCCCCCTGGTCGAGCGAGCCGGGGTGGAAAACCGTGCGGATGTCGGTGGTGGTCTTGTCGGACACCAACGGCACGTCGATATAGCTGCCATCGCGGCCCTGCTGGCAGGTTACCCGCAAGCCCAGGGCACCGGCGTAGGCGGCCGGCTGCCCGTCCTGGGTCAGCAGCACCGCCATGGATCACGCTCCAATCCCGCTGTGGTAGAGCGACAGCACGTCATCGGCGTCGATCACCGGGACCCAGATCGAGATCTCATCCAGGCGGCAGGGGATCTCGCGGCCCAGCACCACATAGGGTTGACCCAAGCCGTTGATGGTTTGGCCCCAGTCTTCACGCACGCCCTGCCGGACCCCATCGACGTACAGTCGCACATACAACGAGTTCCAGACCTGCAGCACGACAAAATGCCAGGTGTTCGGATCGTGCGTGTCACACTGGTTGAACTCCAGCACGTTGAGGTAGTAGCTGCTGTCGGTGGTACCCAGGGTGTTGGAAGTCTGACCCACCCAGGCCTGATCGCCGGCGTACAGCCGTTGGGCCATGAAGTCGAACTGCCCGTCGGCGTTGACGATCATGCGGGTGTAGGTACTACCCTGGTCCACCCACCCGGGCACACACTTACCGGGATTGGCAGGATCTTCCTCCAGATAAATCCAGAACGCCTGGGTGCGGTAGCTGTTCAGGGAAAAGTTGTTGATGTACCAATCGTTGCCGATGCCGTTGGCGACCGCGATCGCCTTGTCGTCACTGTCGGCCAGAGCACCAACCTGCTGCAGGGTAAACGAACCCCGGTAGGTGGCATTGGCGTTGCCGAAGTAGTCGTAGCTGATGCCCCCAACCGCCTCGTTGCAGCGATAGTGCGAAAACGGGGGTGTGTCCATGGCCTGAAGGGTGGCCAGGTAATCGTTGGCCGGGGCGACCCAGGTGTTGGCCGGCCCCAGGCCGTCGAAGTTGGCGTCTTCCCAATCGACCGTGACCGGAAGGCTGGGCATGAATCACCTCGCTTCCGGATCGTTAGGCGGCCGGGTAGACGTAGTTGGCCCGGTAGCTCCAGCCGGTGTGCTCACCGGCAATGGCGTTGGACTCGGGCTTGAAGGCCACGTAGATGTAGAAGTTGGTGAAATACTTGGCCGACTCGCCGTTCTGCAGGACCAGCAGCGAGTCGGTGTCGTCGTTGCCGTTGCCCCCATTGTCGGTGGGGTAGGCGGTGCCTGCTTCACCCGGATCGAAGATGATGCCGGTGTCGCCATGGGGCAGTTCGGCCCAGTTCTGCTCGATGTCGTTGTCGGTGATGCCGGTCGGATCGACCCAGTTGGCCTTGAGGCAGATGCGGAAGTCCCAGTCCGTGGCGTCGCCGGGATAGAACTCCTCCAGGTTCGACTCGTGGTCATAGAGCCGGAAGCGGACCTGCTGAGCGGTGTTGCCGTCGAAATAGAAGACCAGCACCTGCGGCGTGGACCAGGCCCCGGCCTGGACGTTGCTGAAATCCCAGTACGGGCTGATGGTGCTGGCAACGGGTCCGCCGGCCAGGTTCACTTCCGGGATGTTGTCGTTGCCGCCGGCGGTGACCTCGTAGAACGTGAATGCGGGTGCAGCCATGGGTTAGCTCTCCTGGTCCTGTCCCGGAAGCTCCGGGGTTTGGGCCGGCTGGTCCGGCTGGTCCGGCTGGTTGCGGGCCTGCAGGGGCAAGGGGTTTTCCGTCCGTCGCTTGGTGACTTCCAGGAACTGCTGCTCCTGCTCATTCTGCACCACGATGACCTGCTGGCGGGCGGACTTGTCGATATCGGGGTTGCGCGGGTCGGCCTGTCCGGCCATGACCGCGATGTTGAAGTTGGTGGTGGCGCCCTGGCCCTTCTTCTGGTGCTCCAGGCGATCGGTGCGGCGGGCGGCGAGGTTTTCGCGGGCCCGCTGCAACCGCAGGGCCGACTCGTGGTAAGCCCGCGCGTCGTACTCTTTGGGCCGCTGAGCCTGCAGGGTGCGCAAGCGCTGCTGGATGACGGTTTCCCAGCAGATCACGGCCACGTCGGTCTGGTCTTCGGCCAGGGTGTACTCGGGATGATCAGCGAACCAGTGGTTCCAGGTCTCGCAGTAGGTGGCCAGTTCCAGTTCGCTCAGGACAGCCCGGGTCTGCCGATAGCGGGCGGTCTGGGGGCCGCCCAGGACCGGCGGGACCGGCACCGAAGGCTGGTCGGCCGGCGGCTGGTCATCCGGCAGGGTATCCGGCAGGGTGGTTTCGGGTTGCTGGGCGGGTTCGGTCATGTGCTTGTGTCGTTTCAGGTTGCCGGCTGATCGTTTCCAGCCGTCCGCTGTCCAGCCGCGATACTGAGCCAGTTGGCGAATCTGGGCAGCCCGGCCGGGATCTGGATCGTCAGGGGCCGGCAGGGCGTCCGGGGGCTGGATCTGGTCCAGTTCCTCTTGGTTGTACTGCCACAGCCGCATGGACCTCACCGATGCCCGTTTCACGGCCGTGTTCCATCCTGGATGCTCAACTGGGCGACTTTCTCGCGGATGCGCTTGATCATCATGCTGAGGCTGGAAGCCTGCTTGTAGCCCAGTTGCTGGGCCAGGTCCTTGACCAGCATTTCGGGATGGGCCATGTACTGCTCGAAGACGGCGGCCTGGGCCCGGGTCAGGTACTTGCCCGGGTGCTTGAGCAGGTCCTCGGCGATCTGGTCGATCTGGTGATCGTGCAGGGTGTCCGGAGCCGCGACCAGGTCACCGAGTTCTTCCGGGTCGATGAGCATCTCCTTGTTGCGGCGGGCGGCCCGGGCGAAGGTGCGCATTTCCTGGCGGAGGAAATTGGCGATGCACGAGTAGACGTAGGTTCCCAGCTTGGTCTTGCGTTGGCGGTCGAACTGGGGCAGGCTTCGTTCCCACAGGCTGATCTTGCAGGTCTGGGCCAGTTCTTCGACCTGGTCCTCGCTGACCCGCTGGCCGCACTGGTTGCGGATGAGGTAGTAGATCATGTCCTCGACACCTTCGAGGACCAGTCCGATCTGATCGCGGATGAAAGCGTGATCTTCGGGATGGCCGCGTCGTGGCCTGAAGGGGTAGCGGCGGTTCGGGAGTCCGAACTGTCGGCCTGTCAGGTAATGACGGGTCGTGGTCTTAGCTGATCGGGGCGTCGGCTGGGGCACGGGCGGGTCCTGCCTGGGGCGCCCCCGGAAGCCCCGGAAGTGGCGGGGTTTCCGGGGCCCGGCCGAGCTTCAGCACATCGGCGATCACCCCGTCGGCCTTGCGCGAAGCGCAGTAGTCGGCCAGGAAGGTGAGGGTGGCGACGTGCTTGTTGTCCGGCTGGGTCAGCGCGTGCGGGGCCCACTTTTCCGGCTTGGTCCAGGGGCCCATGTGTCCCGCGACAGCGTGCAGCAGAAGCAGGTGGTCGGGGTGCCCGACCTGCCCGTTGAGCACACGGGTGAAGATGGCATGGGCCATGTCCACTCCGTGGCAGGAGACGATGTAGTTGCGACCGCCACTGCCCTTGCGTTCGGGCAGATCGGCCTTGGTGGCATCGCCGTTTTTCATCATGTCGTGCAGCATGACCGCCCCCAGGACCACGTCGTGATGCCAGGTGATCGCGCGGCGGTTTTGGGGATCGACACCCTGGGGGTAGGGGTCCATGGCCCGCATGATCTCGCAGGCCCAGTAGCAGCCGTAGAGGGTGTGGCGGACCAGTCCGCCGGGGCCGGCGGAGACCGCCGGATGGTACTTGCCGCTGTTGGACGCCGGCCGCTGCCAGAAGTCATCCTGGCAGCAGGCGGCGGCGCAGTCGATGATCCACTGTCGCCAGGCGGGGTTGCGGATGCCGTTAAGGTGCTCGACGCCGCCGTACTTCCAGGCCCCGTCGGGCAGCAGCCCCAGGGGTCCGGCGAAGTGATGGGTCATGAGGGCATGAACGTCCTGGCCCATGTTGCTCTCTCTTAACCTCTGAACTGCGTCCACAACTTTCAAAAGTTCACAACTCTAAAGCGTGTGCATGGTACCAGAGTTGACGGAGGTTGTCTATCCCTGCAACGATAAATGAGCCAATCTTTATGACTGGTTGTAGCGATTGTGCCGGATAGGATCAGGCGTAGAACTCGATGGGGGCGGCGTCGGGCCGGACCAGGCGGCGGAAGCGGGTGGGCCAGGTATCGTGGCCACCGCAGGCCGGACAAGCCAGGCCGGCGGCCGTGCTCACGAAGCGCTCACCGCACGATGTGCAGACTCGGCCCGTCAGCAGGACCGGGGAGCCGGCAGGCGGCTTCGCTCTTGGCACAGTGGCAATAGGGGCAAGCGTGCTCACGTTGGTCATCCGTCACCGGAAACAGTCGCCCGCAGGACCGGCAGCGGCGGCGGTTCTCCACCACGCCGGTGGCCCGATCGAAACCGACGGGCACCGTGGACGGGCGATCATCCGAAGGTTGTTCGGCCATGGTTGGGACCTCCCACAATGATGATATGGGAGCAAACTTCAAAAACTCACAATTCGGCGGTGTGGCCGGGCTGCAGAATCTCCACGGCAGCGATCAGCCAGTCGTGCATGGCCAGGCAGTGATCGGCGATCTGGACCAGGTCACGATTGGGGTAGACCTGGCTGTAGCGGGCGAAGAACCGCTGAACCAGTTGGATGATGGCATCTTCGGAAAGCGGGCCAAGTCGCGCTTGCATCCAGGCACACAGGCAGGTCAGGGCCGCCGCCGGCGACCGGCTGACTCCCCTGCTGCAGTGGATCAGGCACGGTCCGGGGTGTTCCAGGACAATCTGGGCAAAGTCGGCAAGTTGGCGAACCTGCTCGATGGTGGGAGGGTGATAATCATCGCTGCGCACGCGAGCGGGTCCGATGCTGTCGTGGAACTGCAGGTGCAGGCGGTAGGGAATGGCATGAAAGCCAGGTGCGGGGGGATACCCAGGATCGCTGATGGACACCACGGCTGCGATGCGTGGGTGTCGTTGCAGCAGGTGCTCGACCTGCCAGCGGGCACAGAGGACGATCTGGGGCTCGGCGGAGGTCATTTTATCGGGCCGTCAGAAAACAGAAGCGAAGAACTGGCCGATGTTTATCGTCAGAAAGGGTATGGCGTGTTGAAAACAACGTCAGGGTTTGAACCCGGCTCGGCGAAGGATCTGCTGAATCGTCTGGCCCCGGGTCGCTACGGGCAGATGCCGCACGCTGGAATGGACACCAGGCAGCACGCGGGCCAGGACCTGGTCCGGCGAGGAGAAGTCGGCCAGGTGTCTGGTGACGACCTTGCGCAGGGCCAGGCGGGCGGCTCCCAGGCAGGGGGCACGGACGGCAAGAACGGTGGCGACCCGTTGCTCACTAGAGGCCACGGAGGCCCAGGGAAACAGGTCGAGCAAGCGCAGCCAGGCTGCTTGGCACTGGGGTCCAGTCAGTTCGAGGGTGAACAGGTGCCGGTCATGGGGGGTCGGGGGCATGGGAGCGTCCGGAGTACAGCGGCCACAGCTTCACCAGCCCATGGGGGTTGGCCACCAGGGACAGCAGGCGGTCCATGTACAGGTCCTCGGGCAGCACGTCAAAGCTGATCTCGACCTGCCAGGCCCGTTGGTGGATCAGTTCGCGCAGGCGGGTGACCAGGTTCTCACTGGTCTGGGCAATCAGACTCTGGGTATCTTCGGCATACACGCTGTAGAGCACGGCCAGGGCGTCCTGTTCGGCGATGTCCACCAGCCGGACGTTGCAGCCGCCGGTCCACATGCGCTCGTAGAACCAGATGGCCAGGGGATGGCGATCCTCGCCGACGAAGATCCAGCGGACGACGAAAAGGGGACAATCTTCTTCAACTGGATCGTCGTCGGGCAGCATGGGGATATGATCAGGCACGGATGGTCCTCGGGAGTTGGGTGTCGGTATTGATGGGCATGATGACGCGAAAGTCGAAGCGATCGCACATGGTGGCCTCGAAGAACTTGACATCGCCCCGGAAGAACTGGTCGTTGGCCTGTTTGATGTCGTGGTCGGGCTTGATCTTCAAGGTCTTGCGTCGGGGGGCCATGCGGGTCTTGACGACTGTCTCGACGGCGAGCTTGACCTTTTTCTGCAGTTCGGCGGGGGTCCACAGCCGGTAATGCACGAAGGTGCAGATGGCCGACTGGGTACGATCATCCATGGCTACCAGCACGACGTAGACGAAGGCACTGTTCAGGCCTTCGGGCGGCTGCTTGAGCGGGGTGTTCAAGACGTAGCAGGCCAGGTTGTGCACGGCCCCCAGGGGGGCATTGGGTTCACCCTGATCAGGGCCGGTGGCGGTGATGTTCTGGTACTGGAAAACCTCCTCGCCACTGTCCAGGGCTGAGACTTGGTGGCCACCAGGATCGACCTGGGGCTTCTGGACGGCTGGGTCCTGGTTGGGATCGGGCAGAGGCAAGTGGTTCATGCTCATGGTTTAACTCACAGGTCGTGGGTTTTGCTGGAAGGAAGCGTCGGGATCGAGCCCATGGTCGCGCAGCCGTTTTTCCAACTGGGCCACGCGCTGTCGCAGGGCCTGGAGGACGGTGGCATCGACCGGGTCCTGGGTCAAGGCCGGCGGGGGGGTGTTGGTCTGGGCCTGATACTGGTTAGCGCGGTGTTGCCAGGCCGAGACGTTGTTGCGCAGCAGGTGGTTGTCGCGTGACAGGTCTCGCACCTGGTGCTTGAGTTGCTGGTAATGAGCGATGGTCGGCTGCAGGTACGTGATGTGGGCGGCCAGGGCCTCCGGGGTGTAGGGGATGACCGCATAGACGCCGCACTTGGTGCAGCGGCGATAGCCATAGCCCGGATCAGTCAGGGTCTGGTTCTCGACATCGGAGTTGATGACCGTGCCGGTGGCCTGGACCTGTCGGTTGCAGGCCACGCAGAAGCCATCGTCCGGATGCGAGGGTGGGGGGGGTGCTTGCTCGGGCATGTCAACTGACGGGTCTTGGTTTTTGCTGCTGATCCACGGTCGGCTGCTCTTGCGGATGCGAAAGCCGCCGTGGAAGATCGGGATGGTCACGCGGCTGGCTGGCGAGGGGGCTGGTCCGTTGCTGCCCATAGGCGATTTCCCGCTTGCGGCGATCGTGATGCAGGGCGGTCTTGTAGTTTTCGGCCGAGTTGATGAGCTTGACCAGGTCATCCAAGGGCACACCACGGTTCATGGCGTTGGCCAGCAGGGTGTTCACCGCCTGCATGCGGTTGAACGATTCGTCAGCGACAGTCCGATCGGGGGCGGGCAGATCGCTTGAGCTTTGAACCGGAAAATCTCCGAAATCCGGCGAAATATTGCCATTTTCAGCCATTTCTCGCCCAGATCAGGCATTTTCGACCGCTTCCGGGTCACCGGCACAGGAGCAGTTTTCACAGTCCGAATGACCAGTCACAGCGGAATGTTCGGCACGGCGGGTGGCCCGGAGGAACTGGAGGGCCTGGTCCAGGTCGTAGACCGCTCGCAGGGGTGAAAACTGGAAACTCAGGTCGTAGTTGGCATGTGGGTGCAGGTAGATGGTGCGCGGTTCCTCGGACGGCTGCTTGAACAGGTGACCGTCGAAGCAGACCATGAATCCGGGTTCCTCGAAGTCAACACCCATGAGCGTGCCGACGTTGGTGTCAGCCGTGAAATCGGGATGCAGCTTCACAGTGACAGTGGCGTGCTGACCGGTTGGCAACGGCCACACGTGGCTGTCGTCCTGGTCCGAGACGGGTTCCGAGGTGGTGGGGGGGTCGGATTCTTCGGCCACCACGCGCGGTCGCGTACTGATCATGTGGATGTCGGCGGGGGGGCGGTATTGGGTCTGCAGCGAGGCGACGAACTCATAGCCTGCCGGCGCCGAGAGGTGACCCTCGGGTGAACTGGCGGCGATCATGACCCTGACCAGGTGACGGACGGGCACAGTCATGGAGATCTGGTGCACGAAGGGACTGATGCGCACGGGTTGCTGAGCCACGGGCTCGGTGAAGCCCCCTGTTTCGAGCGGTGCGGCGACGGACCAGAAGGCGATATAGCCAAGCTGGTTGAAGACCGGTGCGGCCTGCTGCTGCTGGGCCTGGCTCATGAGGATCTCGACCATGCCCTGCACGTCCGCGCTGGGCTCGAAGCGCAGCACGCTGGTCACGTGGGTGGGATCTGCCATTTCCAAATCTCCTCTCCGTGTGTGTGTGAGAGCAAGCATGATACCACGCAGTTGTTTTCTCAGCAAGGCAAAGTCGCAAATAGGCCCGGAAATTATTTTCAAACACGCAGTTTGCGCCATGGGCGACAGAGGGCCCAGGAGAAACACCCCCCCCACCCCATCGAGATGGCGGCAGGGTGAACTGGTGGTAACGAGTGTGCCGGGCGGTGAACTGGGGCGGTGTAGGGGGGTTGGGTTGGCGTAGGTCTTGCGCATGGACCGGCCCATAGGAGAACGGGCGGGCGCACGCGAGCGAGCACGTCAAAGCCCCCCCGGTTCGGCGATTCACGTGAATCGGCGTGGTGGTCGTTGAGCCGGTCACGTTGGCCGGGTCACACACGAATCCCGTACACGGAGCTTCGCTCATGGCCACCAAGTTGCAGAACGGTGCCCCGAAGGGGCAGGACAAGTCAGCACCGAAGCCGTCACGGCGTAGCCGTGGTAGCAAGAGCAAAGACCAGGACGCGACCCCGAAGGGGTCGGCTGGCGAGCAGGTCGAGCAGCAGTCGCCCCCGAAGGGGGCGAACGTGAAGTTCAGGGCGATTATGTCGGTCGTCAACGCCCGGATGATCCTGGTGACACTGGGCAGGGGAAACCGCTTCGGCGGTTTCAGTCAGCGGTGTGGGATGCTCATGCGGAAGCTGATGGATATCAGCTTCGGCAACTACCGGCCCAGCGACGTGCTTTCCGCTTTGCGGAAAGAGGACTTCGCCGAGCAGTTCAAGGCCACGCTGAAAGCGTGGAAGGACGCCTGGTCACCCGGCGTCACGACGGAGACTGAAAGTCTCCGTGAGGGCCAGTATAAGGCCAGCATGGCCTTTGTGACCGAAGGTCACTACCGGCTGGTGGCCGATGCGGTCGAGTCGATGCTGGCCCATAGGGCCAGTGAGGTGGTGCTCCAGGATGGAGCAGGGAACACCCGTGTTCAGAACGTCATCGACGTTCTGGACCTCTGCTTCGGGATTAGGCTTACCTCGGCCCGGGCGGCCAACCTTAGGTTGAAGGGCACCCGGTGAGTCGAGCCAGCCCCTACGGGGCTGGTCAGCGGGCTCGGCAAGGGTCGAGCCTGCTGACCGAACCCGTAAGGTTCGGGTCAGCATCCGCATGTTGTGGTAAGCGGCTAGGCTGACGGGGCCACGTCCGGACGGCTTTGTCCCTGCGGGGACCGGCCTTGCCGGTAAAGTGCCTCGGCCCAGCGTACTGCGGCTGGTGATCGCCCACCGGGCTTGCTCCCTACGGGAGCCGCCTTTGTGGAATAGCGGCCAGTGTCAAGCGGCGACTGGAAAGCGCGTCTACCGACGAACGTGCTCAACGCCCCCTGTGGGAATCGTGGTCTTGGAGCAAGGTGTAGCGTGCTCGCCCAGCGAGCCGCAAGCATCGGGCCAAGGGAAGCAAGCCAGCAGGCATGGTGCCCGGTATGTACGGGGCAACCCAGCAGAGCATCACGTAGTGATGATGCCGCCGGCGGAAGCGGCTCTAGGGGCGACACCCCTGGGGTGATCCGCAGTAAGCGGTGGAATTGCGTGCTGTATGGTGCCCACGATGTACCTGGTCAAGCGTCGCCCGAACGGTGTCACCACGGTCGGTGGTCAATGGCCATGCCCGGTGTGCTTGATTCACAGAGTGTAAGAGATAGCCGGTTGCCAGACGAGCACCCGCCGTTGGGCGTAGCGTCCCCGTGGCGGGCCCGCGTAGAGTGCGTTGTGCCTGGGTGATGACGCATGGCTGGGATGCACCAGCCATGCCACTCCACTCCCTGGGATGCACGAAGCGTGAGCGTGGTGCCTGGTGTACGCTCCCTGACGGGAGCGAGCCAGGCCCGGGGGCCACGTTAGGGCAGCAGAGCGTGGCAATCGGTGAACGGTAGCACTCGCCGCCAGCCCCCACAGATCAGCCGTTTATGAGCGGTGGGGTAATGCGGTGCACAACCGATCATCCAGTCGGGGCGATGTTGCTGCGTAGCAGCATCACCAGGCCCGTAGAACAACGGGCTATGCCGATGGGCTTGAGCGTGCGGGCGATGGAACCTGCCCCACGCTGACGATGCCGAGTCGGTTGCTCGACCACTGATGCCCTGGCCCCACAGGGGGCCAGTGAGTTGCCACCGTCAGTGGTTCATGCCTCCGGTGTGCGCCGGGGGTGTGAACCCTGACGGTGATGTCAGGCAGGAGATTCCCCATGAACAGCGTGTACGATGCGAAGAACCCAGCACCTGGTGTGGTTGTGGCACCATGCCCGCATGAGCCCGCGAAGGGCCTGAGCAGCAGCCAGGCCAAGGGCCTGCGGCAGTACGAGCTTGGCGTGGTGAACCACCATGCCAAGTGCCAGCCCATGCGGCTGGATGTGTTGAGTGCAGCCCGTGAGGCCAACCGTGCAGGCCCGATTGTGGCCACGCATGGGCCCGGGGTGCGCCCTGCCAAGCGTAGGCGCAGCCCCAAGATGGGCACCACGAGCCTGTGCCATACCAGTGGCAATCGGGATTTTGAGCTTGAGGCCAGTCGCAAGCGTAGTGCAAGCAAGCGTGCGGACAAGGCCCGCAGGCGGGGCAACCTGCTGCGCAGGGCCAAGGCAGCCATCCGGCAGGGCAATCGGGGTGCCCTGACCAGGGCCGTGCGCTGCATCATGCGGGAGTGTCCGGGCCAGGTAGGCGTGCTGCGTGGGTACGCTGCCCAGGTGAACGGCGACAAGCAGGCCCGGTAGGGCCAATGTCTCATGAAAAACCGCCGGGGCAGCGCGATTGCGCCACACCCGACGGCTTCCGGGGGCAAGATAATCCTCCTCCTGCCTGGTGGGGCAACCTACCAGGACACCACGACCTGTGCAAGTCCGACCAGGTTTGCACGGGTTTCCCACAATCGGACCCGGGAATCCTGCACATGGCCGGCGGCCTGCCCGGCTATCGGTGCGCCCCGGAATCCCACACACGCAGGCCAGGAGACCAGCCATGAAGACCATTGGACCCACGGGCGTCCTGACCACCCAGGAAGCCCGCACGGCACTGACACCAGGCGAGTGGACGCGCCTGAAGCTCCAGGGTGTGGTCGTGACCCTGGGGGTGCGGGTGACCCACCAGACCCGCAGTCGCCACGTGCACGTCTGGGGCTCGGAGCAGGACATCTACGAGTTTGTCCACAATCGGACCCCGGACTCCTGGCAGGATATCCGGGAGCGGTCCCACCTGCACTACACGCCACCGAGCCAGCAGGCCCAGGTCCAGGCCCAGGAAGAAGCCGACCAGCAGCAATTCCGGCTGCGATTCCTGGCCATGTAGGTTACGGGACTGTGTGTAACCACAGGTAAATCCAGCACTTACAGTCCGAGAATGACGCTTATGTAAAACTGGGTTATCTCACCCAGGATTCCCACCTGCGCGGCCCGGGTTGGGAATCACACCTGTATCTCCTGGCCGCAACGGGAATCAGACCCATGGCCATCACCATCGTGATCCAGCAAGCCGAGCCCACTGTGCACCTGATTGCCACGCACACGCGACAGCGGTATCCGGACCTGCGTGTGCAGGAGCACGGGACCGGGTTCTTCGCCCGTGGTCTGGGCCACCACATCAGCCTGTACCGCCAGGATGACACCTGGGTAGCGGCTGACAATGACAGCAAGCTGTCCTGCCCGGACCTGCGATCCGCCCATGAGGTGCTGACCGGCATGCTGGACGCCGCCGTGGCCCAGCCCGAACAGGAGACCACCGCGCAGCACCGGTAGCCCAACCCACGCCCACCTACGCCCGTAGACCGCACCCACTCAGGAGATCCACCCGCCATGCTTGTCCTCAAGATACTCGGCCTCACCATCCTGGTCCTGGGATTCGCAGCCCTGTTGCTGGCCGGCGCCCTGCACGGCACACCCGCACTCAGGCCCGGCGACCCACACCAGACCGACCCGCACCACCAGGATTTGCTGCTGCGATTCCTGCGGCCCCGCAAGACCCGCAAAGTACCCAGGCCCTGGAGATTCACCCGCCTGCACAAGCCCCGCAAGCAGCACAGTACAGCCAGCTAGACCTGCCGCCACCAAATCCGGCAGGATGCGTAAGTCTTGCCCCCGGACGGCCCCTCTGTCCACCACCACAGGCCCATTTCAGCCCTTGCAACCCACTGTCCAGTCTGCATTTACAGGCACCCACGCACGACCGCACAGCCATATCACCCTGGCGTGACATCAGAACCCAGGGCCAGCACCCTCTGTGCACCACGGTCCTGATCGGTGCAAGTACATGACAGGCATAGACTTGGGCCAAGCAAGCACCCTACAGCGGCATGAGCACACAACTGCCGCTCAACACAGGTCTTAGGGCCACATGAGCCTGCCACATTTCACCCCAGGGTGAACCCGGTCCGCAATCGAGACGTGAGTTCACTCTGGCGTGACATGCCCAGACGCCCATGTTGGCACGTTGCCAGCACGCCTGGGAACCCACAACCGGACCCTTGTGGTCCAGAAAGTCAATCCCATGACCAAGAGCAACACCCAGACCGCAGCCGCTGTCCAGACCAACCCCACCATCACCATCAGCCCGGACAACCTCGAAGTCAGCCTCCAGCCCGAGTTGGGTCTCGCAGTGATCGCCATGCCCCGTGAGGGTATCTCCATCAAGGGCGGCAAGGTGACCGGCCCGGCCACCCTCCAGCCGTCCAAGACCGGCAAGACCCTGCTGGTCGCGTCCACCCACGGCTTCCAGGACACGGGCATCAAGGCCCCCAACGGTGAGGCCGTGAAGCTCAACCTCACCGCTTACGTCAAGCCGTTGCCGGACGGCTCGGCCCCCGCCGATCCCACCAAGCGGCCCTCGGGCGACTTCGCCGTGTCCGTGCCCGGTGAGGGTGAGGCCACCAGTGCCCTGAGCCAGGAGATGTTCGTCCTGGTGGTGCCCTACAACCCCGAGCCCGGTGAGCCCGGCGTCAAGACCCGCAAGGTCGGTCGCCGCGTGATCGAGGAGCGGGGCAAGATGCGCCTGTACCAGGCCATCGGCAAGCTGGACATCGGTGCCGACGTGAGCATCGGTGACCAGCCGGTGGTCGTCAACCTGACCCTGGGCTACAAGGACACCCAGGCCCCGGCCCCCGCGACTGAGTGATCCATCGGGAGTCGAGAACCTGGCCCCCGCCAGTCCATGAGTACCCGCGAGCCTGGCCCCCCAACGGGGGCTGGGCTCTTTTTACGCACCCTTTCACCCTCTTGCACAGGAGAGCCATCATGAGTAACAGACCAGGCACACTCACCCGGGCACCCGGCAGCACCTTCGCCCCGCCCAGCCGGCCCCCGGGGCAATTCCGGGGGCACGTCCGGGAACAGGTCCGGGCCACCTTCCGCGAGGAGTTGACCCTGGACCGAGCCCACCAGATCCGCCAGGCATTCGGCCGCAACTCGTACACCTGGTGGAGACTCAAGAGCCCCCGCGACCTGGTGGCCAACTACCAGGGCGGCCAGCCCCCGCACCCGGATGACCCGCCGGTCTTCCCGGACTGCTACCACACCCGGCTGCGTGGCCGCCGGCGTGGCGCCCCGTGGACTCACGTGCAGGACTACATCCGGCACCTGCTGAACCTGGAGGACGCCCAGCGTGATGTCGCACGCCAGGACGAACTGGACGCCACGCCCCGTTCAGACTGGCCGGACGTGATCGCCATGTGGGACCGCCATCGTGAGCAACTGGTCCAGCGTCTGCGTGACGCCGGCCTGTTGCCCCGCGCCTAGCCCCGGACTCAGCCCATGTCACCCCAGGGTGAACTCGTGTTCACCCCCGGAAGCAACCCCAGCGTGACATCACCCCTTCCGGGGGCAGGAGAACCGCACTGTGCCCAAGTCCAGCAAGAGGCCCAACGCCTCACGCTACAACAAGCTGGCCCAGGCGTCCCGCGACTATGCCCGGGCGACGCTGGCCATGCTCCAGGCCGAGAAAGCCATGAACCTGGTGCTGGCCCGAGTCTTTGACCGCCACAAGCCCGACGACAGGCGCAACCGTGCCATCGCCATTCGCCGTGCCCAGGTGGCCACCCGCAAGGCCCACCGCAAGTACATGGCCCTTCGCCAGGCGGTGGACGTGGGGCCCAGACCCCCGGGCTACGAGCACGTCCCGGGTGTGCCCGCCATACCCCTGGAGCGCCATGCTTCTGACTCAGATCGTTGACTGCCTGCTGCACAATCCCGTTCTGCTGGTCGTCGGTCTGCTGCTGCTGATCTTCCTGTACCGGGCCACCCACACCCTGCGGACTCCAGGCCCGCCTGGCCCATCCGGCCCCGGCAAACCCGGCCAGGACCAGCCCAGCAGTTCCACCAGCACTTCCGGGGGCAACGACAGGCGCACCGACCGTTCCTACTGGCACGACGCCGACGATTCCCGTTTCAACCCGTGGCGATAGACCCAACCTCGCGTGAGCTTGGGGTCGCCTGACCACCCTTGACACCCCGGACCTCAGCTTCCGGGGGGAAGGAGCATCACCATGCGTAACATGAGCACCCACCTGTACACCCGTGGCGAGCGCGTGACCGAGCCGGACGCCTTCGGCCTGCTGGCGGTGATTCGCCCCGACGACCGGGCGGACCAGCCGTACAACCCGCCCCGCAACCACCTGATGGTGCTGGGCAAGCTGGTCTGGCGGATCAGCCGCACCCAGTGGGGCATCTACGAGGTCGGTGTCGGCTGGCACTGGCTGACCACCGACCAGTGGCGGCAGCAGTGGATCACGCTCCCGCCGGCCAGGGACTGCTGGCCCCCCGAGAAGCAGGACTGGTTCTGGGACACCTGCCAGGCCCTCAAGGACACCCGGCACCCGGTGATGAACCTGTACGGGCTCAAGCCCACGCAGATGGGCATCATGGCCCGGCTGATCAAGCGTCAGCCCCGCATGCCCCTGGTGTATGATGTCCTGAGCAACTCGCTGGCGGACATCCTGCGTCAGGCCCCTCTGGCATGGCAGCACCACCTGCGCCAGCAGCAGGACGCCGGCGACCCGCAGGCCAAGCTGGCACTGGCAGGATAACCCTCATGGGCAAGGCCAAGACCAACAGGAGCAAGTGGACCACCACCCCCCCACCGGGCATTCAGGACCTGCCCACCGTGGGCAAGCTGTACTGGTTCGAGTACCACTGCTGGGAGTCTCACCAATCCGGCGACGCCAAGCTCTGGTACCGCTCACACACACAAGCCACCGTGCTGGGCTACTACGCCGACGACTCGGAATGGCCCACGATCGAGAAGCGTTGCGAGCAAGGTGAGGTGCTGTGCTGCCGTGTGCGATTCGAGGACGGCACCTACGGCGACGTGTTTGAGGACGAACTGCTGGACAGCCGGGACGACTTCTGCCGCCCGGACCCACCCAAAGGACCACCCCCGCCCCCGAAAGCCAAGACATGAGCCGACCACGCACCAAGTACCGCAACGGAGATTCCATCGACCTGCTCTGTGGGTGCAATTCGTGCAATCCGTCACGCATCAACGGGGTGCTCTGCCATGAGGCAGGGTGCCCCGATGCGTGGCGTGACCAGCAGCGTGAATGCCCGGACTGTGGCCGCAAGTTCTACCGCAAGGTGATGGACCCGCGCAGCGTGTTCGACAAGCTGTGCCACGTCTGCCGAAGGAAATGCTACCGATGACACAATCCGAGACCCGTGCCAAGCTGGCCGACTTCCTGCTGTCGTGCGGGCACAACGGTATCCACGCCGTTCAGCAGGTGACCGTGACCATCAAGGGCGTGGACTACGTGGCTGCCAAGTACCGCCAGCACTGCACGCCGCCGGCGGGTGCCCGCAACCCCGAACCCTACGTGCAGGAGGTGATCTACTGCGTGGGTGCCCTGCCCAAGTGCTACCTGAAGCGCAAGGCCACGTGCTTCACCTGGCAAGGCGACGACCGCGAGTGGTTCATCGCCGGCTACTACCCGCCCATTCAACGTGGCCGGCAGATCGTCACCGACCCCAACTTCGACCAGTACCACCCCTGCGGGCACAGCTTCCTGATCATGCCCTGGCCCCCCGAGCACGGCAAGATCGACGACGGCGAACGCTGCACCTACGACCGTGTGCCCATGCACATCAACCCCCCGGAAGTAAGACCCTCGCAAGTCAGTCCTCGGTAAAGCCATGACCACAGTCCAATCCCCACCCGCACCTGCACCTGACGCACCGGCCCGGCCCACACCGCTGGAAATCCTGGCCCGGGCCAGCTACGGACATCTGGCTAACCTCTACCCCAGCCATTGGGGCGAGTTCGGCAAGCGTGGACGCGGCCTGCGATTCACCAGCACCGGCCTGGCCCGCATGGCCCACATCGTCGGCTGGATTCTGGGCATCGCCCTGGCCGACAACCCCCTGGCCGAGAAACTGGCCGCCGACTTCTGTAACAAGCTCGACTACCTGGACGGCTACGGCGGCCCGTTCAACTACGACGATCCGATCTGCCGCCAGGATCGACCCTTGCAACTGCCCAGGTACCTGGTGGAGCTATCCGACGACGGGACATTCGCCGGGTTCAGCGTCTTGTGGTTCGTCAACGTACCCAAGGACCGGCTCAACCAGCTTCCGGCCCTGGACGCCCAGCACCTGCGCTGGCACCAGACCTGCTACGGTACCCGGGTGCCCTACGTGTTCAGCATGAACGGCGGACTGTTATTCCACGGATTCACCAGCGATCGCTGCCCCGGCGGCTACCCCCTGCTGGCCGTGCGCCTGGGTGACAGCACCGACCCCTGGAGCATTCACACATGACCCCCGCCCCCGGAAGCCCCGGAAGTAAGCCACCGCACCGCAACAAGGAGCGTGACCCCATCGAAGCCGGCGTCCGCGTGATCATCAAGCGGTCCATGCTGTCCGTGGGCATGACCACCCAAATGTTCCACAAGTGGACCCACGACCAGATGGTCCAGTGGGCTGCCAACCACCCCAAGGCCATCGCCCAGCGTGTGCGGCAGTGGTACATCGACGCCGTGGCCGAACGCGACCCGACCAGCGACGAGTCGGCCATTCACACCTACGAGCGCCGCATCAAGCAGGCGGACACGCTGCTCAAGGCCCTGGGCATCCAGACCAGCTATGCTGGCCTGTACCCCACCTTTGTGCTGCCGGGCCAGGTGTTCTACACCTTCGACGAGTTGTACAACGCCCTGCGCATGGCCTGTGCCACGCACGTGGTCAAGCACGACGGGGTGGAAAGATTCCGCAGCACCGACGCCGAGTGCTTCGCCTGGCTGCTTAACCACCAGCCATGCAGCGTGCACCACGCGACAACCCATGAAGGATGGAGCATCGAGCCGCTATGCCAAGACCCACCGAAGACCTGATCGTCCAACTGCCGGCAGACAACGACTACGACGTGCGCCTGGACTTGCCCAACGGCCAGCAGGTTGCACTCCAATGGCGGATCGAGCACGTGACCATGGACGTGTGCCTGCCGGAGCCCGACCACATCGTCACCTGCTGGAAGGGGTTTGACCTGGAAGACGCCCCGGCCTATCACCCCCAACGCCCCAGCGAACGGGTCTGCGGCCAATTGTGCATTGGCTTCGACCCCAAGGTGCTGACCAAGCCCACGGACTGAATCAGCCGATGACAGCCTGTATGACCCGCCCCCGGAACAGCCCCCGCGCACGCAACAAAGTCGGACGCAATGACCACTGCCCCTGCGGGTCCGGTAAGAAGTACAAGAAGTGCTGCGGCCCCCGGAATGCCCACGCGGTCACCACCGACCCGGCACCCAACAGCAAGGCCCTGTACACCTGGACCAGGCAGTGGGAGATCGACCAGGTACAGCGCTGGCTCGATTACGTGGCCCAGCACCCCGAGGACCGCGAGAATTATGGGCACGCCATCCTGGAGTACGCCAACAAACACCGCATTCCCTTGAGCCAGAAGCACGAAGCCATGCTGGCCAGCCAGAAGCGGCGCAGCTTGAACTGCATGGCCACCATCGCCGCTGCCCTGGGCGCCGGCTGGGGCCGCTGACCCCCGGATTGCCACCATGACCATCACCCTCACCCCACCACCGGACACCGGCGCCAGCCCACCCACCATAGATGCCTACTTCCGGGGCCTGCTGGACTGGCTGGATAAGCTGCACGACCAGGCCAATGCCCTGATCCACGACGGCAATGAGAAGTTCAAGGCCCTGCGCCTGGCCGAGCAGAAGAAGCGACACCCCCGCAAACGCAAGAACTTGCCCGACCTGCCCCAAGAGGTCAACCAGGCCCTGATCGCCCGGTTCGAGAACAGTCACCTGGCCCCCCATCGCCGGCTGGGTGACATGCAGGAGGCCATCCGCGAAGAACTCTGCCGCATTGCCGACCACGTCACTCTCACGCCCCTCAAGACAGCGTACCACGCGGTGATGCGGGACGACTCCTGGTCACACCACACCCAGGGCTGGGGTGCGGCCAAGTACGCACGCGGCAGCCTCTTGCCCGAGGAATACGCCCTCAAGCGCCACGGGTTCGACACCCACGTCCAGAAAGTCCTGCATCCCACGCCCGAATGGGGCAAGAGTTGCATGGACGCCAAGACCGAGTTTGTGCTCTGGAGCAACATCGAGCCCTGGCAGTTTGAGGCCGTGAAGCGTACCATTACCATCACCCAGGCGGCCCAGGACATGGCCCGGCACAGCGTGCATCCGCAGGTGCTCATGCCCCTGGCCTACGCCCATCCGGCGGTGAACAACCCCGCCTGGCACAACCAGCCGACCGACGGCATCAGGATCGAGCTATGACCCCCCGGAAGCAAACCCCCCGGAAGCAAACCACCACCAAGCCCCGACGCATCCAGATCAACGGTCGCACGCCCCGCCAGTACGCGGCTTACATGACCCTGGACAACGACAGCGACCTGGACAAGTGGGCCAAGGGCGAACACCCCCTGGACCAGGACGTGATCGACCAGGTGTCTGCCCTGCTGTTGGCCAACCAGAACGACATGGATGACCTGCTGCGGGTCAACGCCTTCGACCCGGCGGACATGGACCAAGACCCCACGTGGCGCAAACTGGGCAAGACAATCGCCTGTCTAACCAAGCTGCGAGACTGGATGCAGGACGAGTTATTGAGGTGACCCATCGTGACTGACAAGAACCCCACCGACTCGGGCTTCGAGCTATCCGACGGCGGCGTGATCGAGTGGCCCGACGACGACAGCGGCACCATCCGCCGCCGTGACAAGGACGGCAACACCGAAGAAGTCCGCAATCCCGGCGACGCCGACTACCAGGAATGGCGCGACCTGTTCCCCGCCGACGCCACCCCCGGAAGCACCACACTCGACTGCGACGAATGCGGCCAGGAGATGTTTGTGGACGACGACGGCGTCAGTCACCACGTCAGCGACGAGCACCCCGACGGCATCGACTACGACGCCGACGCCGACCACGTGCCCTACAACAGGGAGCACGAACCGTCATGACCACCCCCACCACCAGACAGCTTATTGCCCGCACCAACGAGCAGCGGATCGCCGAAGATGCCACCGGCTGCGTAGGCTCCGGCGACTACCGCAAGTGGGCCGAGGCTCAAGGCTACGAGCACTGTGAGGTGCTCGACTGGTCTTCCAGTGCTGGCGACTGGCAGTTCATCGTGAGCAAAGACGGCGAGACCTGGTTCATCATGGAGCAGGAAAACAACTACCCACGGCCCGGCTTCACCCGCACCGTGGGTACCGAGGAGTTCTTCGGCACCGCCGATGAAGTCCTGCAGCAGATCGCGGAGCTATACCAGTGACCGACACCCAAGACCAGACCGACTGCATGAAGACCGACCCGGGTGACACCTTCAAGGGTGCCAAGCCCATCACCGTGGACAACCAGCAGGTGGTGGGCATCATCGCCGAGTACAAGAGTCCCAACGCCGTGGGTGGCATTGCCCGGGCAAGCTGGAACCTGGGCTGGCGGCTCGATGTGGACGAGGCCAGATATGGCCGGATCGACACCCTGATCTGCCGCGTGGACGTGGGCCACTATTCCAGCCGGGGCGACCGCTGGTACCTGTGCTGCGTCCAGGACTGCTTCGACCCGCCCCTGTGCCTGGTGCAGGCCGACTCGCTGGAAGAAGCTCTGAGCATCTTCGAGACCGAATGTGAAGACTGGGCCAAAATCCCCGATGAGGACGTGGCCGAGTACCACAAGGAACTGTACACCAAGCACCATCCCGGTGCCACCGACGTGGACCAGGACACCGTGCAGACGTGGCTCAACGAGGTGCTACAGGCGGACACCGTCGAGTACAACCCGCCGGACACCAGTGTCAACGACAACGGCACCATCGTGACCACCGAGACCCACGCCATCACCTGCAGCCACGTGCACCTGATCGTGGCCTGCACCCCGGAGAACTGACCCATGTTCGACATACTCCCTCATCGGTACGTGGTGGTCAACGACGCCGGGGAATCCATGCGAGTCTGGGTGTGGGCCTTGACCGAACTCAGCCGCACCTTGCAAGCCGAGGACAAAGCCGCCCGCAAAACAGGTGACCATAGTTACACCGTCTTGCGCTACGCTGGTCGCCAACAGAAGAAGTAACCCATGGCCGAACAACCCACCACCAGCCCCATCTCCGACGACCTGCTCGATCACGCCCTGGGCGATCTGACCCGGGCCGCCGAGCGCACCCGCACGGAACTGGAGCAGACCATCAACCGCATCCATCAGGCACCGGAAAACCAGGACGAAGTCCTGGATGCCGTTGAGCCCTGGGACCGCCTGACGGACCGCATCGAGGCCCTGCTCAAACAGATGCAGGCCGCCGGCCATTACCGGGGCGAGCCGTATGACGGCAGTAAGTGCCCGCACTGCGGCAGCACCGACATCAGCGGCCACGAGATCGACCCGGAAGGCGCCGACAAAGCCTACCGCAACGTGGACTGCGACGAGTGCGGGGCCACCTGGACCGAGATCCTGGCGGTTATCGGCTGCGACAACGTCCAGCCACCCGCCCCCGGAACTTCCGGGGGCCCCGGAAGCTGACCATGCCCACCATGACCGCCCGCCAATGGCTGCAATCTGACCCTGAGATCCTGCACGTGCTGGCCAGACGGGTCGAGGAGCAATACCTGCGCCGCTTGAGTGTATCCCTGGGCGCCGAGAGTCACCCCATGCGTGGCCTCATGCGTGGCCCTATGCGTAACGGTCGCGGCGAAGCCGCCCCGGCCCCCCGCCCCCGGACACCCCGGACACCCTGGAGAACCTACCCATGATCTGCACCATGTGCATGCACGGTGTGACCGTCGGCTACAACGGGGCCTGGAAATGCGTGTGCGGCGAGGTGAACTGCCGGCACGCCGTGGGGATCTGCTCGCACTGCGGGCTGACCCTGCGCAAGCTCACCGAGGCCGGTATGGTGGACCGGGACGGCCACCCCCTGACCATGGCCGACATGACCGAGCCGCAGCTTGAACTGGTCATGAAAAACCTGGCCTGCCGCACCGAAGCCGCCCTGCCACCCGGACCGAGTCCCAACGGCAAGATGCTGTTCACCCTGCTGGTGTTCGACGAGCCGCAAGGCGGCCAGTACATCGGCAACTGCGATCGAGCCAGCATCATCCAGGCCCTGCGCAACACCGCCGACCGGCTGGAAGTCAGACAGGACGTACCCCGATGACCCCCGAAAAACAGGATCGCCTCATTCAAGCCCTGACCCGGATCGCCGAGCATGAGCATCGAGCCGACCGCAGGTACCGGAACATGGTGGACGTGTCCGAATTGGACGACCTGCAGCGGATCGCCAGCAACGCCCTGGCCCAAGATACCGGCACCGAAGACGGCGACGGGCCCGTGCCCGAGACACCGCTCGAAGACCTCCAGCGGCAACTGGCCCAGCAGAATACCAACCTCATGTGGCTGATCGACGTGATCAACGAGGCCCACGGCGCCCTGTGCCCCGAGCAGACCGGCACCTGGCAGCAGAAGGCCATCCAGGTGCTCGAAGCCGCCCGCAGCCACGCCCAACGCCCAGCCCGTCAGGACGCACCCCTGGGTGAATGGGAAATGACCATCGACCTGGGCCCGGGCGACTTCGACCAGCAGCAGGAAAACGCCCTGTTCGAGCGGTTCAGCAGCGAGCCGGCGTGCTCCGATCCCCTGCTGTTCAGCCGTGAGGGCCGCAAGTGCATCGAGATCAGCATCCAGCACACCAACGCCGCCAGTGCCTTGACGGCGGTGCTGGCCATGCTGCACGACCTCCAGCCGGGGGTCAACATCATGAACCTGCTGGAGATCCATGCGTTCGCCGAGCCCGAGCCGATTGCCTGGCAGGTCGGCGTCCCCCGTGAGCTTTGGGGCTTGAAGCAAGATCAGGCCCTCAAGGAGGGCTGGATGCTGTTTGGCGGCGACCTGCCCATCGACCCCATGCACATCGGGCGGGTCGAACTGCCAGCCGACAAGTCCCGCTTCCAGACCAACGACGAAGCGTTCGGATACGTGCTGGCCCGGGCCCTGCAGGGCAGCAGACTGCACCTGCTGGCCATCTACCTGCACGGCAGAGTCACCGACCAGGACGTGCCCGTGCCCGCATGCCTGCTGGAGAACTAATCCCATGGACGCCTACATCTACGACGCCGACCTGTACTGCGAAGACTGCATCGCCGCGATCAAAGCCAAGCTGGAAGCCGACGGTAACAAGCCCGAGAATCCCGACGACGAAATCTCTTTCGACTCGGGTGACTGGCCCAAGGGGCCCTACCCCGACGGTGGCGGTGAAGCCGACAGCTTCCAGCACTGTGCCGATTGCGGCACGTTCCTGGAGAACAGCCTGACCACCCAGGGCGTCAAGTACCATATCGCCATGCTGGGCGACTGGATACTGGACCACGACGACGGCAATGTCAAAGTCCTGGACCTGTGGTCCGAGCACCTGGGCGACTACAGCCTGGACCACGACCAGAAGGTGGTGCTCACAGCCTTCAACCAGATCCGCAACCTGCAACTGCGACTGGCCCAGGCCAAGCCCGAGGACCAGCCGGGGCCCGTGTGGGTGATTGGCCGCAAGGACGCCAGACACACCGGACGTGACCTGTACTGGCACACAGACGACGGCTGGGTGGACCTGAATCATGCCGAGCGGTTCACTCAGACCGAACACGACACGATGAAGATCCCCCGCCAAGGGGAGTGGTACGGCACCGACGAACTTGGCACCTGGACCGTCCCTGACTTCAAGGACTTTCTCGAAGCCCACGGCCAGCAATGGGCTGAAGTCACCGACACCGATCCTGCCCGCATAGAGCCGCCCACCGATACGGAGATCGCCCTGGTCCGACAGCGGGTGGAGCGGATGATCCGAGGCGAGCCCTATGGGTGCGAGTGCGAGGAAGGCCACAAAGAACGGGGCAACTGCTGCCGCTGGTGCTGGGACTGCCTGGCACGGATCGCCCAGGAGATCGCCGACCAGGGTCACAAGTCCTGCTATATCGCCATCCTGCCCAGCGGGCCCGAGGGCGAATACTGGCTGGAGATCGAGGTGGTGCCCCAGGACATCATCGGGGCCTGCTTCGACACACAGATCTACGACCTAGCCTGGGCCCGCCACTACGCCAACCTGCTGGATAAGATGCTCACCGAGGGCCACGGCATCAAGGTGTTCCAGGACCGCGAAGCATGGGAGAACCAGCCACTGCCCGGTGACGGCTAAACCCCCACGGGTCAAACCCCGATGACCATTACCATCATGCCACCCTCCGAAACGAAAGCCCGCACGCCCCCGATGGACCTGTCCATCCGGGGTCAGGCCATGGACCTGGTGCGCGAGGCCGGCGGCGATTGGATCGCCGCCGCCGAGCAGGCCAACCACTTCCGGGGGCAGTACAAGACCTGGTGCAAGGCCAAGCACCATTGGGACGACGTGGCCAAGCTGATCCACAACTGGTGGAAGCTCAAGTACGAGGCCAGCCACCACCGCCGCCAGCGTCACGACCAGCGGGTGAACCAGGCCCTGGAAGTATTGCGCACCTACGCCCGCAAGCACCATCACCAGGAGGTGCTGCACCTGCTGGACGCCATTCCCGAGCAGGTGGACCTGACCGCCCCGGCCACTGCCCGCAACAGTTTCGTGACCAACCCTGACGACCTCTTGGAGTGGGCCGACAAGGCTATTATGGCCAAGGGCAACAAAGCCTTCGAGAAAGGCGACTACGGCACCGCGAACCATTACTTCGAGCAGGCCAAGCTGCTGGAAGACGTGGCCTGCCAGATGCAAGAATAAACCATGAGCATCGCCGCACCCAAAAAGACACGCGACAACAAGACCAAGCTGGCCTTCGAGCAGTTCATGCGTGACCGGGCTGTGCCCTACGTCGAGGTGAACGAGGCCAAGCGAGCTTTGTCCGGCCCGCCCCGGCCCGGTCAGGCCATCTCGCAGACCCTGGGCGGTCTGGACTTCGTGGTGTACCTGGCGCACGGCCCCCACCTGCTGGTGTCCTGCCGCCGCCAGACCGACCAGAACAAGCAGGACATGGCCAAGTGGGGAGAAATCTTCGGCGGTAAAGACTTTCAGCCCTGCTTCGTGACCCACCGTCGCCGCGTCGGCTGGTCGTGCCACAGCCCCGCCGGCGAGGTGATGCTCCCCCTCTGGCCCGAGCCCCCGGAAGCCCCGGAAGCCCCGGAAGCCCCCTTGGGTGGCACCACAAGCATCGTGTAACGGCTGCGGCGAAGCCGCGCCAGAAAGCTCTACCATGACCATCAACCTCCAACCCGCAGCCACAACCACACCGCCGCCGGTCAGCGATCAGCCCGCATGGGTACGCCTGACGCCCGTCGGTGGCCGCTACCAGGTGCCCGATGACCGGGGCCGCAAGTATTACCTCGACGTGGACCCGACGGACTACCAGTTCGTGGTGGCCGGGGCGATCTACGGCACGCCAGGCAGCCGGTTCGACCACCCGCACGTGGCCGTGCTTCACGACCTGGTCCACGAGTTCAAGCACTCCCGGCCCGACGGCCACAAGTGGTACACCAGCCGGCCGGGCACCGAGTTCCTGTTCGCCATCCCCCGCTATCGGGTCGAGATCCTGCTGGCCAAGGGGTACTCGTATATCAAGACCCGCATCGGTCGCGTAACCGCCGATTTCAACGTCAGTGGCGGTGGTGACGGCAGCGAGTGGTCCGACCATCTGCCCCCACTGGCCTGCATTCACGCGGACTGCTCGCGTGAGCAGCTTCTGAATCTGGCTTACGAAGCGGTGTCACCCTGGACCATCCCCGCCCCGCACAACCCCAAGTACCCGGACTGCTACCGTCACCATCTCGAACCGCTCAATCCCGAGGACGCGGCCCACTTCACCCGCCTGGCCTGCCAACAAGCCTACCAGGGCAAGCTGGAGCCCGGCCAGAAGCTATGGCTGGCCGATGGGTACAAGGTCGATGGCCAACAGGGTCCGTTCCCGGTGGTTGAGGGTGCGGCACCCAAACGGCACTACCATCTGTGCCAGACACCCTGGGGTCTGACCAAGGCCAAGTACAATCAGATCGACTGGCTGCGCACCGCTCAGGGAAACGAGTTCGACCTGCCCCTGCCCCGCCACGTAAATCGCCTGCAGAAACCCACACCATGACACCCATCCACGTCTACATCGAACCGCAGAACGAACAAACCGCCGCCGCCATGTGGCTGCACCTGGCCCAGGCCAGTGTCTCGTACTACTACATCGGCGCCGCCAGCATGGGTGTCAACGGCTTTGCCTTCAAGCCGCTGGATGCCGACAACCGCACGGACCTGGTCAAGACCCTCACCGACTGGGGCACGCAGGCCGGCGTCACCGTCCGCATCGAGACCCCCAAAGCGGTCGGCAAGTACATCCGCATCGAATACGACGACGATCCGCCCTGCCCGATGGACGACGACGGGCAGTGGACGTTGCACTCGTTCTGCTCGAAGCACAAGCACTACAAGGACCCCGACACCTTGCTCCGGGACCCTTCCGGGGGTGAGGGGCTGCCTCTGGCCCTGCGCAACAAGCTCAAGGCCGGCACCGCGTTCTTCCTGAGCTATTTCGAGCACGGCCTGTGCAAATGGGGTCTGGCCGGCAGTATGGACAACACCCCGGACTTCCGGTGGGACGGCACGAGCATGGCCGGCCTGCTGGTGTGGGAGCATCCCACCAGCGACATGGGTGCCAAGACCTACGCCGACCGCCAGAAAGACGCCGCAGGCTTCCTGCGGGAGTACACCGCCTGGTGCAACGGTGAGGTGTACGGCTACGTGATCGAGGACGAAGACGGTGACACGCTGGACTCCTGCTTCGGCCACGTCGGCTCCGACGGACTGGAAGACCAGATCGCCGAACTGTTCGAGCAGTGGGGCCAGCTTGAGCCCAAAGGACATCTGGCCGAGACCTACGTCCCCTGACCCCCGGGATCTGACCCTCACCATGACCACCCACCAACGCCCCAACGTCAACATCGAGAGCGGCATTCCCTACGGCACGATCGACGCCCGCCACGTGCCCGGGCTGTTCGAGCAGATCCAGGCCAGCGGCACCAACGTCAGCTACCTGGCCTGGAAGCAAGGGCTCATCGAGGAACTGGCCAATATCCTGCACACCTACCACGACGGCAAGCGGGACCTGGCCGAGCAGGAACTGGCCGCCTGGCTGGGCGCCAACTGGGACCAGACCATCGACAACGAGTTCGACAGCCGCACCCGCTGCAAGTCCAAGGCCAAGAAGATCCTGGCCGACTACGACGGCACCGAACAGACCGAGGACGACGACGCGGCGGGCATCTTCGAGGACCTGGAACTGGCCGAGCACTACGACGAGGACCAGGACACCTACACCTACCAGGAAGGCGAGGGCAAGAACCTGTGCCGGTACCAGCTTGGCTACCTGGGCGGGGCGCCCCTGATCTGGGTGATTCAGAGCCCGGTCACCACCACCTGCCGACGCTGCTCGCCCTGCGTGCCCAACGCCGGCAACCTGGACAGCCCCGACCCGGACGGTGGCATCACCTGCTACGATATCCCCCCGGACTGGAAGAATCAGGACGACGAGCATTAACCCATGACCCCACACATCAAACTCGACGACGACGTAAGAGATGTCCTGGAACGGTCCGCAATCACCGACACGCAGCTTGTGCTGCCCGATCAGCTTGAGCGCAAGCTGTACGAGCGGGTGAACAAGGTGATCGTGGCCGCCGGCGGCAAGTGGCTTCGCAAGGCCAAGGCCCATGTCTTCACCCGCGACCCGCGCCAGGTGCTGGGCCTGGCCCTGGCCAACGGCCAGATCACCGACACCAAGAAGCTGCACAACCAGTTCTTCACGCCGCCGGACCTGGCCGCCCGCATGTGCCAGATGGCCCTGGTCCGACCGGCCAAGATGGTGCTGGAACCGTCGGCGGGCGCCGGTGCCCTGGTTGACGCAGCCATCCAGGCTGGCGGGAAAGTCACTGCCATCGAGATCGACCTGGATCTGGTGTCACGCGAACTGATCAAGTTCCCCATCGAGCACCTGGTGACGGTAGACTTCCTGGAACTGACCACCAAGCACCTGCCGGCGTTCGACTGTGTGGTCATGAACCCGCCGTTCGCCAACAATGCGGACATCAAGCACGTCACCCACGCCTTCGAGTTCCTGCGACAGCACAGCTTTGGCCAGGGCCGACTGGTGGCGGTGATGAGCCCGCACTTCACGTTCGCCGAGGACAAGCCCAGCAAGCAGTTCCGCAAGCTGGTCAACACCCACGGCGTCTACGAGAAGCTGCCCGAGGACACCTTCCGGGGGGCGGGCACCAGTGTCAACACCGTGCTGGTCACCCTGGAAAGAAACTGAACCGAGCCACCCATGAAAGCCACCGTCACACTCACACTGAACGTCCCCGCCAAGACCAACGTCAAAGCGCTCAAGAAGGTCATCCGCATGATGTTCGATATCGGCAAATACGACGCGGTCCTGACACTGAAGGATCTACCCGAGCCGGATCGGGACAGCAACCCCGAGGCCCTGCTGGCCAGTGACCTCACCCTCAAGAAGGTCGATGTAAACTCGGACCTGACCGCCACCCCCCGGAAGCCCAAGTCATGAGTGAACCCATCAACACCGAGATCGAGATCGGCGGCAATCTGCCCGAAGCCCTGATTGTCCTTCTGGCCCAGGCCGCCGAGGCCGACGGGGCCAGTGGCGGCCCTGCCGGCGAGCCGGCCAAAGCCGAGAAACTGGCCCAGGACATCCGACTGCAAGACCCCCAGGCATCACTGACCCTGTACGCCCTGAAAGCCGAGTACGGTGACCTGCCTGCGATCATCGAGTTCTGTCAGGAGCACCATCTGGCCTACCGCAAGCACGTAGAGGCCAAGGACCACTACGAGGCCGACATCACCTGGTGGCAGCCGGGAATGCTGGAGCCTAAAACCGTCCAGGCCGACCAGAACCAGCACCCCTGCATCCGCGTGGCGGACGTGCGCGAGGTCATCGCCAAGGGCTCGAAACGGGACGTGATCAAACGCCTCACCGCCCTGCTCGACGAACACACACCCATCGAAGTCCCGCCGCTGACCCTCACGGAGTAACCCATGGCGATCGAGTTCAACAAGACACCGCGACCAGTTTCCAAGGACGCCAAACCGCAAGCGGCTTTCGGGGATTCCGGGGGTTCCGGGGGTTCCGGGGGTTGCGGGGGCGGGGGCAAGGGGCCGGCCGTGATCCAGATGGCCAGCGAGGATCAGATCGACGCGGCCATCGCCCGGCACGATCGCACCTGGCTGGCCAACCCCCAGTGGGGACCGCCCCAACGCCGACCGGACGACCCGCTGGTCCGCAGTATCTACTTCAAGCCGGGCGAAAACTTCCGGGGGCACGTGGTGGTCGAGGTGTGGCGGACCGCCGGCCCCGGCTGTGCGGACGCCGTGCTGCACTTGACACTGATAGCACCCGACGGAAACTGCTGGGGCCTGATCGGCCACGAGGCCGAACGCCTCAGCCGCGACCTGCGCGAGGGTCCCCGCCCCCGCCGCCGCCCCCGGAAGTCAAGCCCCCGGAAGCACCCCCAGAAGCAACCCCGGAAGACCAACCCATGAAAGTCCAAATCCTCACCGTGATCGAGATCGACGTAGACCCGAAGACCAAGCCCAGCCAACTGGCCGACCACGCCCAGACCAAGCTGGACGCCTTCCGCGAGGCGATCGGACCCAGCGAGAACTACGGCCTGTGCATCTTCCGGGCCACCGGCGACGATCTGGACCGGTTCCGGCACGATGAATGTATGGCCGTCGGGCCGCATGGTTTCATCCTGCCCCGACTGACTCCCGACTGAGCAACGAACCATGACCACCCTGCACCAAGAAGCGCAAGCACAGTACGAGAAGCTGCTGGCCGTCGGCAAGCTCCTGGCCGAACGGCTCACGGGGATCACCGATCAGCCCTGGACCTGCCAGCCGCGCAAGACCGGCAACGGCGACTGCCCGCCCAACTGGCTGACCGTCAACGGACCCGACGAGCAGGTTATCGGCATCTCATTCGCCGACCGCGACGACTCGCGGCTGTGCTGCTCGGGCCACTACCCCAACGACCCGGACGCCGGGGGTTTCAGTTGCCCGCCCAACTGGCTGACCGTCAACGGACCCGACGAGCAGGTTATCGGCATCTCATTCGCCGACCGCGACGACTCGCGGCTGTGCTGCTCGGGCCACTACCCCAACGACCCGGACGCCGGGGGTTTCAGTGAGATCCGGCCCTGGGACTCGGAACGCCGCGAACTGGACAACCCCACCGACCGGATCACCGTGGCCGCCAGCAAGACCCCCGAGCAAATCGCCAGGGACATCGCCCACCGGCTACTGCCCGGCTACGTCAACCTGCTGGCCAAAGTCAAAGAGCGCCGCCGGCAGGTCGTCCAGTACCGCGACCGTCAGGCCGAAGCCGCCAAGCTGCTGCTGGCCGCCGCCGGCGACCTGACGGTCAACCCGTACCATCCCGAGAGTGGTGTCACCACCTTCGAGCAGCTTGACAAGCAGACACCCACCATCCACCTGTACACCCAGGCCAAGGCTGGCGGCTTCAACGGCGACGTGAAGAACATCAACGGCAACAATTGTGACCTGGAGCTATGCGACGTGCCGCTGGACCTGGCCCAGTTCATACTCAAACTGCTGCGGGACACCAAGCGGAAAGCGAGCAAGTAACCCATGCCCCCCCAAAAACCCCCGCATAACGGCCGCGGCGCAGCCGCCACCGGCCCCATCGTTCTGCCCGTCGAGCGGGTGGCCGTGCTGTCCACCGGCCACGTCACCAAGGAAGACTGCGAGAAGCTGGACCAGGACTTCCAGCGAAGCGAGCACGCCCTGATCGTCTACGTGAAAGACGAGTATGGCTTCTGGGTGTACGTGCCCAGCGACCAGGCTGTATTCGCCGAGACCCACCAGAACGCCCAGCAAGCTGGATACAGCGAAGCCTTCCTGCACATCTTCACCCTGGCCCGCAACCAGGGCTGCATCTGGCTGATGCTGGACCGGGACGCCGAGCAGATCGACGGCCTGCCCCAGTTCGACTGGTAACCCCGGCAAAGCATTGCCGATTTGAGATTGCAGATTTGAGATTGGAGTAACCCATGCTGCTATGGCTCAAACATCACGGTGAGGACCAGCGCCGCTGCTTCTCGGACGTGAACGACCTGGTGGACTATTTGCGGGACGAGACATTCACCGCCCCGCTTATCCGCCAGGACGCGACGGACAGCGTTTGCGGCTACCGCTTCGACGCCCCGTGGTTGGCCCAGGACCAGTTCCTGGTGCTCTACTGGGGCGATCAGCAAGGCGTGGCCGAAGCGGCCTTGAATGACCAGGAAGTGGCCGAGATCAACGGGGCCCTGGCCCAAGGCGTGGCCGACCCCCCGCCCCCGGAAGACACGGACCCCCCGGAAGCATAACCCATGCAACTGTGGCTGCGCATCGGCGACAGTGACGACTACGAGAGCTTCGACCAGGATTTAGACGCCCTGGCGGACACGCTGCGTGAGGCCCGCGTTGTGGGTCCGCTGGTGAGAAAAGGCGACGTGGCCGGCAACGAATACCACTTCACCGCCGCCAACTACCAGTACCAGGGTCAGAATTACATCTCCCTGTACTGGGGCGACCCCAGAGGCACGCCCGAGGCGGCCCTGGATGATCAAGAACTGGCCCAGATCAACACCGCCCTGGACCTGGACCTGCCGGAACTCTAACCCATGCCCCGCATCTGGATCTGCATCAACGCCACGCCCGAGAAGCCGGTTCCCGAGAACCCCGAGAACGACGCCCTGGACTTCTGCGCCAAGTGCTGGCCGCCGCACGAAGATGAACTGCTGGCCCTGGGCTATACCAGCTTCGTGATCCAGCAGGCCCTGCCACCGCAGTCGGCACCCGAAGAAGCACGCGACCACCCGCCCTACGCCGAGACCAGCTACAAGTGCGAAGCCTGCGGCACCCCGCTGACCAACCAGGATGACTGACCCCATGAAAGTTGAAAACCGACCCACCGCATACGAAGTCTGGCATAACACCCAGTGCGAGCACTGCGGCGCGGACCTGATGGAACTGCGCAGCATCCACGTGGACCTGTCCGACGGTGACAAGGTGTACGACACGGTGCACAGCCACGTCAACGCCGACGGCCAACTCGCCGACCCCACGGATGACGAGGCCATCAACGAACAGGGCCACCACGCCGGCAGCAGGTGCGTCAACTGTGAGGAACTGCTCGAAGAACTCCAGCCCCCCACCCCGGAAGCTGAGAACGCCATGAGCCAAGCCAACCACCACCCCGAAAGCCCCGGCCCGCAGGATGAAGCTCCCGAGCCCCGCAAAGTCGAGTTCTTCCGGCTGCTGGAAGACCACACCTGGGACACCTTCGTCGAGACCCTGCCGCCGGTCGGCGAGTTCACTAGCGACGACCCCACCTGGGACGACGTGTGCCAGGACGACTTCAACCGCTTCATGGACCAGTTCATCCACGAGAAGCTGATCGGCCAATGCCAGCACCGCAAGGCCGTCATGATGGGGGTCTACAACAGCGACCCGGAGCAGGAATAAAAAGCTCATGACCAACCCCTTCCCCTTCCAGATCGAGAGCATCGTCATCCCCGGTTTCAAGCTCCAGGCAGTAGTGGCCGCCCTGCTCGAAGCCTCCCAGTGGTTCGCCGTCATGCCCTTGCCCGACGAGGACTGGCAGATTTCCGTCAAGGTCGAGACACTGGACATGCTCAACGGCATCGTCCAGCACGTGACCGACCACGGTACCCCGACCGAAGACCAGCCCGCGCCCGTCCGCATCGCCGTCGCCATCGAGGGCGGCCTGGTCCAGAGCATCTGCTCGGATCAGCACCAGTTGGCCGGCCAACTGGTGGACATCGCCATCGTGGACTATGATACCGACGGGGTTGAAGACGACGAAATCACCCTGGTCACCCAGGACAACGGCGACCAGGCCCGGGCCCGCGTCATCGGGTGGGGCATCGAACCGGCCGACATCAACCTGGACGAGGTATTCGGCTGAAATGGCCACCATCACCCCGAAGGTGAAGCCCATGCCCATGTTCGACATGATGGTGAGACTGGTTCAAGCGTGGTTGCCCATGTGGAAGCATCTGCTCGATGCCTGCATGTGCTTCCACTGGCCGGTCATCGCCCACGAGGTGCTGCCCAAGCTGCAACCGGACGTGGACCTGGAACTGACCGAGTTCCGACTGCCCTACCCGGTGATCGCCGTCGAGGACCGGGGCGGGGTCACCGTGCTGGTGGACAAAACCTCGGGCCAGAAGGGCCTGCACACCCCCAGGCTCTACCTGGACTGCATCCCGCCGGCGGTGGCCCGCGACCCCCGGGCCTACGCCCAGGGCAGCTACGGCCCGCAGGAAGAAGCAGCCATGCTCCACAACCCGGTCTGCCAGTACCCGGTGGTCAACGTGGGCAGCATGGTCATCACCGGCTACCGCTATTCGGAAACCTCCGGAGAGCCATGCACCTGGATGATCGAGGGTACCATCGACCACTCCCTGGTCGGCACACCCGACCGGCTCATCATGCCACCCGACTTTGTCCAGCGCTTCGACCAGTCCTTGCAGGACGCCACCGTGCTGACGGCCGTGCGTAACGCAGTGACCTGCATGGACAGCATCATGACCATTCCGACCCTGCCCGAGTTCGGCGTCCCGCCAGCCGGCGGTGACCCGGGCGGCTCCACTTCCGGGGGTTGGCCGCCCCCGGAACTTCACCCGCCTCCGCCGGGGCTCAGCCTGCTCAGTCACCAGCGACCCGTCTGGGAGATCCATCCGGTCACCGGACGGATCACCCGCCGGCCCGCACGTCCGACGCCGACCGGGCAGATAGGTCCACGGTCATGTTGAGGTTCATCCGCTGCTGCATCTCGACCATGATCTCGCCGGGCTCGGGCGGGGTCCCCTCCCGCAGGGCCGTCTGCACGTCATCCCAACTGGCGTAGACCACCTCGGGGTCACCCATGCGGTAACGCTCGCCGGGTCCGGGCCGGCTGAATGGATACACCAGCCAGATGATCTCACTGTTGGCCTTGGAGTCCAACCGCCGGAACGTCGGCAGCGACGCGAAGAAGCTGGCGTCCACCGCCACGAAGAACTTCTGGCCCCAACGCCGGAAGACCGGCACCTTGAGACTAAGCTGGGGCATGAGTCTTTTCTGGGCGCTGGAACGGAAGTCGGGCCGCCGCTCGGAGCCGATCGGCACCACCCCCTGCTGCACATAGGTCTCGAAAGCACCGCGCAACGACCGGCCCGAGAAGTACACGCTCTGCACCTCCAGGGCGGCGAAGTCGGCGATCTTCCCGGAACTGTCCCGATGGCCCACCATGTAATCGACCTTGCCCACCCGACTGCCGCCGGCCACCTGCAAGATGCGGATCTCGGGAACCGCCACCACGTCCGAGCCGGGCCCGAACGCCAGATCGCCCACGTCCCGGAAGATGCGGTTGTCCTGCCGGAAGCGCATCGGACAGGTGACCGTCAGCGTGTTATCATGACGCAGACCGCAAATGCCCAAGGGATCGCTGGCCGATACCTTGGTACACGGCCCGCCCTGGAACGGACAGACCCCACACCCCTCGGTCGGCAGCAGACCCGCATCGACCGGAAAACCAAAGACCTCACCCATGACCATCAACGCCATTTTAGAGCCCCCAAGCCATAAGAGGAACGCGAGTATGCACGTCGTCAACGTCGCCAGTGTACCACAACGCAGCGTCTTCCGCTACCCCGGCGGCAAGACCTGGCTCGTGCCCCACTTCCGCCAGTGGATGGCCGGACTGGGCTTCAAGCCCAGGTTCCTGGTCGAGCCGTTCTGCGGCGGCGGGATCATCGGCCTGACGGCCCTGTTCGAGCGACTCACCACCCAGGGTGTGGTCCTGGGTGAGCTTGACCCGCACGTCAGTGCCGTGTGGCGGGTGCTGACCAACTACAGCCAGGCCACGTTCCTGGCCGTCGCGATCCTGGCCTACCCGATCAGCCGCGAGCGGGTGATCCAGGACCTCAAGCGTGAGCCGGTCGATATCGCACACCACGCTTTTCTCACCATCCTGCGCAACCGGGTACAGCGGGGTGGCATCATGAGCCCCGGTGCCAGCCTTATGCGTAACGGCGAGAACGGCAAGGGTGTGGCCAGTCGCTGGTATGCCAACACCCTGTACGAGCGGATTCTGGCCATCCGCGACCACGCGGCGGACTTGAGTTTTGTCGAGGGTGACGGCCTGGCCCTGATGCGGCGGCACCTCAAGCAGAAGCGCACCGCGTTCTTTGTTGATCCCCCCTACACCGCCGGCGGCAAGCGGGCCGGCAAGCGGCTGTACACGGTGAACAACGTGGACCACGCCAAGCTGTTCGAGTTGGCCGCCCGGGCCGCCGGGCCGGTCATGATGACCTACGACGACGCCCCGGAAGTGCGGGCTCTGGCCCGCCGCTATAAGCTCACCGTCACCGAGATCCCCATGAAGTCCACCCACCACGCCAACATGGTCGAACTGGTCATCACCCATGCCGGGAGACTCACCCCATGATCGAAGTTCAAACCCAAGGCGTCAACACGCTCAGTCTTCAGGGCCGCTGCCTGATGGACACGCCGATGCACCAATCCAGCATCACCCTGCACCCGGCCGGCTGGAGCGTCCGGCTGGTGCTGGCCGGGCTGCACGATCGGCTGCAGGTGCGTGAATGTCTGGAAGCCCAGAACCTCACCCGCCTAGCAGTGTTGACCACCATCCGCCAGATGCTCGACGAGCACGATCTGGACGAGCCGATCCATAATCTTGATCTGAACAAGTACATGGACGCCATCGAACGGATCTTCCCGGCCTACGCCCAGAACGCCCGCGTAACGGCCGCGGCACAGCCGCCGCTGGTCTCCCCGGCCCAGCCGCCGCTGGTCGTCAAGTTCGTGAAACCAACCACCCTGCGGGCGGGTGATCTGGTGGTCACCCCCGAGGGCAACCACGGCCTGGCCTTGGACACCATGGTCACGGGGTCCACGATGAAAGTCTCGGTGTTCCTGGACAACGGCCTGCAATGCCAGTATCACCTGGGCACGTTGCGACTGATCACCTTGCCGAATTCACCGGCCCCGGCCAACTTCGCCGAACTGCTGGATCAGCACAACCTGCACACCCGCTGCGGCGTGACCTACGCCGGCCAGCCCAACACCTCACAGAAGAAGAACCCCAATGACTGAGCCACAAACCCCCGCCAAGCAACCGCACTGGAGCGAGCAGGCCGTCGCCGCCCTGATCTCTCACGTCCAGGCCCACCCGCAGAAGCCCAAGGACGTGCCAGGCACGTTTCTCGGCATCGTCCGTCGGGCATGGTGCCCGGGCCAGATCGCCAAGATCGAGATCTCGGACCTGGTGTTCACCCGCACCGAGATCGTGCCGTTCCAGCCCCACGGCGAGCACCAGGGCGGCTTCGTGCTGCGCTGGGGCACCCAGGATATCGGCTTCGGCGAGATCACCTTCTTGAACCAGGCCGACAACACCGTCAAGGTCCACACCGAGTGCATGAGCCCGGCCTTCGTCCGCCGCGTTGTGGACGAACTGCTCCAGCACGCGGTGTATGATAACGAGTAACCCCATGGAAATAACCTGTGTGATCGTGCAGATCGAGAACCGGATCACCACCGTGGCCAGCTTCATCGACTCGACCCACGAAGCAGTCTACGAGCGGGGCAAGGCCCGCTACGTCAAACTGCTTGCCGCCCAGTTAGCCCGCATCGGGATCAGCCCCCGCGCGTTCATTGACCCGGACACCGACATGGCCGAGCTATTCAAGCGGACCGGCGTGGCCGTGGGCCAGTGGCACGACAAAAACTCCAAGACCCCGCACATGCGCAGCGTCATCGGGGGTACTCACGGCATGGTGCAGATCGACCTGCTGGACCCCTCGAACATCGACGTGGAAGTCAACCTGCCGGGCAACCCCCCCACCCCTTGATCCCCCGCGTAACGGCCGCGGCGCAGCCGCCGCCGATGCGGAGGCGCAAGCGAACTACAATCATGACCACCACCACCGAACAACAACACCGCACCGAAGCCCAACTCACCAACGCCGTGCGCCTGCTGGGCGAACAACTGGCCGAGGTCGAGAAATACTTAACCGCCCTGGAGGCCACGGAAAACCCCATCAGCTTCGACCTGCCCGACCACGGTGACATCCTCCAGGCCCTGCACCAGGCCGGCTACTGGAAGGACTTCCGCAAACCGTTCACCACCCTGCCGGGTGAGAGCTTCTGGTTCCTGCCTGATTTGTGGGTAGTGGCCCTGGACATCACCGATATCTACGGCGGGGGCGACTTGAGCGTACTGGGCCCGGGCCACGAATGGATCGAACGCATCGAGGAGGTCCGGTTCTTTGACCGCACCCAGGTCACCCACCTGTGCAGCTTCGGTGGTACCTACTGGCTGCTGCACATCGAAGACCAGGCTGTTTTCAAGCCCGGGGTGCCAGAACAGGTCAAGGACGACATCGACGTAGCCATACAGGGCCCATCCAGTCGCACGCCCGACGACTATTTCAACCAGGACGAGATCGACGCCTTGCTTGAGGAGCACCAGAAGAACAACTCCGCCCGCGTCCACCACATCGGCCCCCCGGGGATAGACATCTCCCAGATGGACGGCGAGGCCGACTGTGACCGGTACAACACCATGATGGACGAACTGCGCCAAGCCTACCGCGAGAACCCGGTGCTATGAGCACGCCCGAACAATACCGCAAGCAACTGAACAAGCTGCCCGACCCGAGCAAGAAAACCCTGGCCCTGGGCGCCGAGTACGCCTGCATCTTTCAGTACCTGGCCGAGAGCTACACGGACTGCCCACCGGGCGGCGAGCACGTCGAAATGACCGACATCCTCGACGAGTTCGAGGAAGTGATCCACGGCATCCGCAAGATCGCGGAACTACCCCCAAGCGATCTGGTCAAGGCCCTGCAGGTGATGGTGCTGGACAAGAAGCACCGGATGTACCTGCACATCAACGATCCCAAGGCCATGGAGCAGGTCGAGCAGGCTTTGCAAGCCGTCGGGGCCCAGCATAAGCCCGAGATCCAGAACTGTGCCATGCCCGGCATGGACCTGCGTATCCCCATCATCGCCGCCCTACAGCACGCCGCCAAGAGCTTTCACCATCCCGAGTGCGACCGGAAGTACAACGACGGCCAGCACTGCTCGTGCCACGTGGCCAAGGCCCAGCACGCCCTCGTGCTCATGGGCCTGAGAAGCGGCCCTGTTCTGGAGATGCGCGAGTCATGAGAAAGCTCACCGACCCCGAGATCCTGGCGGCCCAGAAGATCCTGCAGAAATACCTGGCCGTGCCGCCGGTCACCGAGATCGAACGGCAGGCCCACTACGTCGCCAACCGTCTGCGTGAGCCCGTGCCGTGCCCACTGTGTTCGCAGCCCTGCCCGCCCTATTTGGCCCACGTGGCCTGGCAGATGGCCGATCAGCCCCTCACGCGGGACATGGTGCTCGACCAACTGACTGGTCACACGCCCGACGACGACCACACCTGCCCGCACTGCGGCGCGGGCTTGCTGCACATCCTGACCATCCAGGGCCAGCAACTCTGGAGTATCCGACCATGACCCATGCCAGCGCCATGACCGTGCCCGAACTGCTTGACACGCTGCTGGAGAAGCTCGCCGAATACCGCCAGGCCGGGTCCGCCGGCATCAGCTTCTCGGTGATCACCGACTACGACGACGTGGTCACCGTGGGCGACACGGTGGACGAGCTTGTCCGCCGCACTAACCAGATCCCGCTCAAGACCCTGCTGGCCGCCAGCCACGCCGGAGACTGACCTGCATGACCGCCAAACTCCCCCAAGTCCAGACCGACACGCTCGCCCTGCTCGCCGAGCAGCTTGCCGCCGTCAAGCAGCTTCTGGAAAAGCGGGCCCAGACCCTGGCCGAGCAGGATTTACCCCTGTCGCCCATCGAGGAACTGGGTGTGCCCAACAACCTGCGCGAAGCGAGCTTGAGACTCGGCTACGCCATCCGCTGTCTGGATCACGACGGCGAGCACCTGGAACTCTGGGGCAACGATGGCGAGCCGGGTGCCCCGGACACCCACCCGCGTCGCGGGCCCTACGTCCCGGATGATCGGTTCCACGCCATTCCCCGCATGCTCAACGAATGGAAGCCATGAACACCCCCGAAAACACCCCCGAACACCCCCGCGTATTATTCAAGTTCAACCACGCCAACGAGTGGCTGGAGCACAAGATCCAGGACCACGAGATGAACAAGGACCCGCGCGAGGGCCGGCAGGCCCTGGCCGGCATGCTGCGATCGGTCGCCACCATCCTCGACGGTGACCAGGTCCAGGACATCTTCCAGCAGGAGATGGACGCCGACGGCTTCTTCAACCCCACCTACGTCGATCAGTACGGTGACCAGGTGCCCAACGACCTGGTCCTGCTGCCGGACTACGACGACCTGGACGACGAGGAGGTGAAGACCGTCCTGACCGCCAACTGGTACCAGCCCGAGGGCCGGCACGGGTGCCTCATGGCCTCGGCCCGGGACCTGGGCGATCTCAGCGAACTCGATCCGGCCGACGCCGACGTGGACCTGACCCACGCCGACACCCGCATCGACCGCGTGGATAACTGCCTGAAGCGCGGCAACCCCCAAGACGGGTTCTATCACGCATGACCCGCCAACAGCACCGCCACGTGGCCGCCGGGATTCTGACCCAGACGGTCCAGCCCGAGCACTGCTGCGACAGCACGCAGACCTATGCCCGAGGGTATCTGGACGCCTGCCGCGACGCCGCAATCATCACCCTGGCCGAACACGAAGCAGCCTTGAGCTTCCTGTTCCAGGACACGGTCCCCCAACACCTCGAACACTGGTGGAAGAACACCCGATGAACACCACAACCTACTGCCGAACCGTCGGCCGGGCCATCGCCACCCTGGACAAGGGCAGCTTCGCCCGACCCGACGAGAACAAGAACCGCGACGGCCAGGACTGGATCACCGCTCGCAACCTGCTGTTTGGGATTCTCAAGCGCAACGGCTATGAGTTCTGCCAGCCCGACAGTTCGCGCATTAAGAAAACCCGCAAGGTCCAGCCCCCGGAACCCCCGGAAGCCATCGAGCCGGGCGTCACCATCGACATCGCCGAGCAGGTCCGCTTCCAGAGCGACATGCCCGACGTGCTGCGCCGGGTGGCCGACCTGGTGGACCAGGGCTACACCAGCGGCATCGACCCGACCTGGAGCCTCCAGGGCGAAGACGCCTTCGACCCCGCGACGGGTAAACGCTGCCTGGACTGCAACGCCCTGAACCCGCCCGAGGCCAAGACCTGCGAAGACTGCGGGTCCGAGGAGTTCGAGCACCATGACGACGACGACAGCAACCAAAGCACCTCTGATTGAACTGACCACCTGCCGCCGGCTGTTCGGTGGGCCGGGCACCCAGGAAGCGATCAACCGCCACAGCGTCCGATATTACCGCTTCAAGGGTCGCCTGCTCCACCTGGATCGCAACCTGTCCATCTCACCGCCCTGCTTCCGCCTCAGCCGCATTCCCAAACCCATGAGCCACGCGATGCAGATTGCCCAGACCGTGCAGGTCGAGGGTGCCGAATACTTTGCCAACGGCGAACCCTGGGCCCGGGCCGAACGGGCCGTCCAGCAAGCCCTGCACGCCGGCGAGATCCGACGAGACGCCAGTGGCGATGACCCGTTCATCCTCAAGGGCTGTCTGGGCTAAACTTCCGAGGTCCAGGGGCCGATACGGGTGGTATGGAACGCATCAAAGAGTTCGTCCAGGCGTGGGGGCCCACGGTGTTGTGCCTGCTGGCCTGCCTGCTGCTGGCGTATATTCTCTGGGACCAGCAGCACAGCCGGATTACGGCCCGCCAGGTGGCACCGCCACCTGGGATCAGGGGGCTGAACCCGGCCGATGCGCCGCCGAGTCTGTGCCCTCGGCACCGCTGGCTGCGACCTACGCCACAGCCGGCCGGTGACGGCGTGTGACCGAGCCAACAACTTCCCCTGGCCGGCCAGTCACCCGCCCACACGACCCCCCGACCCGCACGCCCGACCTGCACCTCCCCGCAGGCGGGCGTGCTCTATTATCTACCATGACCCGACCAAGCAAAACCCACGCCTGGGACCACGTCTGGCAGGACACTCAATCCGCCCATTGGCTCAGCCATCAGGAACCGGCCCCCAGCGACCACCACCGCGAAGTGGCCGACGCCCTGGGCCAACTCTCGCGGCGCCAGGATCTCACCATCGAGGTCATTCACCTCGTCGGCGAGGCGGTACACTATGCCTACGAGGCCGGCCGCTTCGACGCACTGAAATAAAGGACACCAAGAACATGGACGCACAGCGCATGCTCGACCTGGATCGCATGGTCCGCCGCCTGCAGGATGCGGCGGGTGTGTTCGCCCAGACCACCAACTGTCTGGCCGAGATCGAAGCAATGAAGGTGGCCAACGCCGAACGGCAGGCCAACGGCCATGCCGCCGCCTACCACGAAGAATCTTTCCGGGCCCTGCCGGCCCAGTACGGCATCACGCAGGACGCCGTGCACCACTGGCTGTTCCAGGACTGACAGGAGCCGCCATGAAGATCATCGTCCGCCGCGAGCCGGCCCGGGTGCTGATGCTGCCCTACCCCACACCCAGCGGGTTCGGCGGACCCGGGGTGGTCATCCCGGTGGCGCAATACACCTTCAGCCACGCCTACGGCTTGCAGGTCATCGTCACCCGGCCACCGTGGCACGAGATGCTGACCCTGGACGCACGCGGCGAAGTGTTCAGCCCCGACCAGATCACCGACATCCTCACCGAAATGCGCCACGCGGGGGTCGAGCCCACCGACGAGCAGGTCACCGTGCACCGCCCCGCCGGCCAGTTCGGCTGGCCCGAGCCCCCGGAGACCTAGCCCCCGGAGACCTAGCCCCATGCGTAACGGTCGCGGTGCAGCCGCACCGGCCCCCGCCCCCGGAAGCCCAATCCGGACAGTCCGGCACCTGCCCGCTGGCCCTGTCGGGATTGAGGGGTATAATACCTAACGGTGCATTGCTGAAAACAAAAACCCCTTTTATGCAACTGGAAGACATGCCAATGGCAAGCACAAAGACCAAGACCCAGCAACGGGGCCGACGTGGCCCACGCAAGCGACTGCCCTGGAAACGTGAACTCTGGTACGTCAAGCCCGGCCACCAGGTGACCGACGCCCACCTGCACTCGGCCCGCATCGACCGCGAGGCCAAGGCGGCCAAGCTGGCCAAGGCCCAGGCGGCCTACGACGAGGCCCTGGCCTACGAGACGGAAATCGCCCGGGTGGGCAAGCTGCAGAAGACCAGGGGCTTCCAGGCCCTGATCGCCAAACTGCAGCGGGCGGCCGAGCAGCGGCATCGCTTGAAAGCCCACATCGCCCAGAAGACCAACAAGATCGAACGGCTCACCAGCGAGCAGCAGGCCGAGGCCCGCAAGATGGACCACCTGCGCAGCCGCCTGGACGCCGACGGCCAACTGCCCCAGGAAAAGAGCGTGGCCGGCCAGCTTGCCGACATGGTGAGCAAGGCCCCGCCCGTGCAGACCCAGATCCCCCACGAACCCAGCGCCCGTGAGCGCCATCGCCAGCGGTCCACCACCCCCGCCGGCAAGGAGTAACCATGCCCGGCGCCTTGGATATGAACTTCGACCCGCCCCTCCCCGGCAGCCAGAACCTGACCGAACAGTCCTGCCAGCCCGAGAGTCTGACCGAGTTCATCGGCCAGAGCACGCTCATCCGCCAGCTTGTCCCCGAAGTCAAAGCCGCCATCGCGGAAGGAAGGTCCGTACAGTCGTGTTGTCTTTACGGCCCAGCAGGCACGGGTAAGTCAACTTTAGCCCGCGCTATCGCCCTGGCACGCGGCGTGGATCTGATCATTCTGCAAGGCTCCAAGCTGCAAAAGGCGGATCTCGATCGCGTGTTTCGACTTAGGCCAGGCAACAACCCGGACCCCACCGCCGAAGTGTCCATGGCCGGGTACAAGCCGATATTCTGGCGCTACGCACACGAACCGGAGTCTGTGAAACGCCGCACCTGGGAGCCCGACGGCACACCCAAGCGACCCAGTGTGATTTTGATCGAAGAAGTCGAAGCCATGGCTCAGGGGTCGCGGCTGGCTCAGAACCTGCAAGACGTGCTGTCTCCCGACGAGCACGGCAAACGCTACTACCAGTCGTCCGACGGCTCGCGCAGCGTGGACATTTTCTGCCCCGACGTGTCCGTTGTGCTCACGACCAATTACATGGAGAAGCTGCTGCGAATTGCTCAGCCGCTGGTGTCACGCTGCGCCATTCGCTACCGGTTCAACCTCTACACCCTGGATGAACTGGTGACCATTCTGATGCAGTTCGCTCGCAAGAACGACCTGATCCTGGAGCCCGACGCCGCCAAGCGAGTCGCCGAGTTCGCCCGGGGCACGCCCCGCCAGGCCCTGCACCTGCTGCGGGCCGCCCGCAACATCCTGGCTGCCGACCTGGGGCGCGACGCGGCACAATACCCGATCACCGCCAATCACGTCGAGCAATCGTTCGCGTTCGCCGGATTGGACGGACGCGGACTCAATGAGATTGAGCAGACCTATTTGGTCATCCTGCTACAAGCCAATGACGACCGGAAATTGAGCCTGCCCAGTCTGGCCACACATATGGGTGAAGGGCCGCGCACCGTCTCGGAAGTCATCGAGCCGGACCTGATGCGCATGGGCCTGGTCACCGTCTGTCAGGGCCAGGGCCGACAGTTGACCCGCGAGGGTGTTTTGCACGCGGAACGAATCATCAGTGCCGGCGAACTGGACCACCCGTTTGTCCAGGTCGCCGCTCAGCAGCAGAACCTGCGGGTCCAGCAACGATTCCCCGGGCACCACGCGATCAACATCATCAAGGGAGAGTAACCCACCATGAGCCACCTTCACAACCTGCCCCAGCACATCGCCGACAGTTGGTTAGCAGGCTTCACCTCCCGCTATTACGTGGGGGCCGAGCCGCTGCAGTACCAGATGGCCGCCACCAAGGCCCGCCAGATCATCCACGACCAGTGCGCCGAGAACCCGCGCGTCGTGTTCTGGAACCGGGTCTCGGGGTTCTACTGCGGCATGCCCAGTTCCCTGCCGCCCAAGATCCCCGTGTTCAACGAACTGCGGGTGGCCGCCCAGGCCATGCTCCTGGGCCTGCCCGAGATCATGGCCGCCCAGGAAGACGGCCGGCTGCCCAAGTTCCCCACCGACGCCAAGGCCTTCGACGCCGGACTCTGGCCCTTCCACCCGGCCCAGGACATCATCTTCGTGGTCCACGAGATCGACGCGGTGCTCGATGAGATGCGCAACAACTGCCAACTCACCACCGTGCTGCGCAACTACATCAACACCCAGGACAACAACCGCAAGCCGCTGCTCGATGAGTACGACCAGCCAGTCCAGATCGACGGGGAGGCACAGGTCATGCGCGGCAAGCGGCTGCTGGTGCTGCTGGGCACCCGCACCGAGCCGCTGACGTTCTTCCCGGAACTCAAGTGCTACACCGTGGCCCTGCCCGGCCGCGAGGCCACCGAAAGGGCCATCCACAACTGCTTTGGAGCCTGGGTCGAGCAGGATAAGATCGAACCCCTGACCGACGCCCAGATCGAGGCGATCGACAATGCCTGCCGGGGCATGCCGGCCACCGAACGCGACGACGCGGTCAGCCTGGCCCAGCAGAAGCAGCGGGCCGAGATCCTCACCGCCCGCACCATCCCCGACCTGCCGGAGTTCGTCGCCGCCATCGAGAGCGAGAAGGCCCGCTACGCCTCCAGTATCCCGGGCCTGGAATACGTCAGCAAGGACTCGCTGCCGACCAACAACCTGCCCGGCTACGACCTGGTGGACGAGTTCATCGAGAGCGTCGTGCAGATCGACCCGGCCCGGGCCCGGGCCCACAACCTGCCGGCCATGCGCGGTCTGCTGCTGATCGGGCCGCAAGGCACAGGCAAAACCGAGTTCGCCCGCACCGTGGCCCGCAAGTGCAACCGCATGATGGTCCGCATCTCGGCCGGTGAGATCCAAGGCTCGCTGGTCGGCCAGACCGAAGCCCAGGCCCGCAAGGTCATCGACTTCTGCAAGGCCCAGGCCCCGGTGGCCTTCCTGGACGAGGCCGACAAGCTGGGTGCCAACGTCGTGTCCCAGGGCCGCTCGGGCGACAGCGGCACCAGCAGCCGCATGTTCGGCATGTTCCTGGAAGCCATGACCGATCCCGGCAACCAGACCATCTGGATCTTGGCCGCCAACAACCTGGTGGGCGAGGACGGCAGTCTCATGCTGCCCGGGCCGCTCTTGCGTAAAGGTCGGCTCGATGAACTCTACTTCGTGGACCTGCCCGACGCACCGGTCCGCGAAGCCATCCTGCAGGTGCACACACAACGGCTGAACATCACCGCCCATCACGACCTGTTGACCCTGGCCGCCCGGGCCACCGAAAAGTGGACCGGGGCGGAACTGGCCGACCTGGTGGTACGGGCCACCCGCCACGCCGTCAAGTGTGAGTCCGACACCCTCGATACCGACTTCGTGATGACCCGCATCAGGAACACCACCCCCCAATTCGCCCAGGACGCCTTCATCGTCGAACTCGACCGCAACCGCAAGGCCTGCCACGACTTCGTGGTGGTGGGCCGAACCCCTGACCCGTCCCCGCGTCCCGCCCCCGCCAGTGCCCCCCCCCCGCCACAATACCTCGCCACTCTCAGGTAGCGCCAGACCCGTGAGAATTCGCAGCAGGCTGGTTTTGCCGCTTCCATTCTTGCCCTCAACCAGCAATATCTGCCCTTCCCCCAG